TTAGAGTTGTTAAACAAACAACGAAGCATACTAGTTTTGATGAACCTACCATCACATACAGCATACATGAAGTCTGCTACGATGAAAGCCATAACGTATCTAATGTATCACCAGAACCAGCAAGATTGATTGCTAGTAATCACTTAGATTTATATGACATTGTAGGTAAAATTGAAGTGTGTCTCAATAAAAAGACAGTTATTTTTGAAACAGGAGAAGAGGAAGTATGAAAGATAGATTTGATTTAGAAAATGAGATTACCAAATTACATATTTTTACTGATGATCTTGGAACATTGAGCGAGGGAATTCTTGAGCATGGTTTGAGCAGAGATGAGATTGTTAATGCTATTGAGGGGCTACGAGTGATGCTTACGCTCCAAGCAAATAAGTTGTTTGATACCATGACTCAGTGTTTTAAACTGGATCAATATAGAGATTCAACCGATAATGATGTTGCCGACGTTTACTCTTAATAGGAATTTAAATGAATAATCCTGTTGTATTTAATGTTACTAATTTTATGAGTCAAGTAGCCAATTATCTTTACATGGAGTATGGCGACTACTACTATAGAGAGTATACCAGAGATAAAAATTTACAGAGCATGTATGATTTTACTGGTAGTTATTATTTTGGAGGAAACAATGCTCCAGACACAGCGCGATATGTTGTGGAATTAATTGATATGATTCGTGACGGCAGGGCTTAATTAAACTTTTACAAATAGATAGGATTTATATGAGTAAGTATTATTTTCTGGTTGCGGCTTTCGCTAGTTTTGTTTTTAGTGTTACTCTTTGGTTTATCGGAGATACTGACCTATCTAGGGATCAGGCTGTTTTTGTTGGTCTTTGGGTTCCATCTATTCTTTCATTAGGGAATTTGACAAACAATGGATAATATAATTATTTTTGTGGTCGGTGTTGCTGTTGCCCTTATAACTGGTATTGGGGTACTTACAAGTCAAGTATTTTGTGGATATAAGAAACCTAGATACAATCATGAGCCTACTGAAAATATTAGAAATATCCCTGGGTATTTTACTCGCTAATTTCTTTTTATTTTGTATCAGAAAAATATATGCAAAATTCTGAAGATAATCAAGAAGAAAATGAGATGCCAATTTTTGGATTAGAAATCAATGACGGTATTAATGCCCCGTTTGCTGATTTGTATCTAGATATGTTTCCTGAGTATTATGATGTAGAATGAAATCACTAGCAAAATACTTTAAAGATAAAAACAACTTCGATGGAGTTGTTATGATAAGATTAGTACACGATGGTGTGTACGAAGATTATTCAAAATGGACATACGACCATACTTATTTATTCTTTTTTGATAACTCTATGAAAATAGGTCATATTTTGTTATTTGCTGATCCTATTAAAGAAATAGACGATACCCATATAGTAATTAATCTAGATAAACCTAACTTATGTTTAGGCTTAGAACTATTTTATGGTGGAGTAACCCATGAATAGTATAGAGCAATTGATCCAAATGTTGCATAGCGTAACAGAATACGATATCATGGACTGTGGCTATGATTCTGATGGCCACAAATGTTATGCTATTCGTAATCTTTCAATAAGTCCGTCTACTCTTTTACTGGGAAATTTAGAAACTACTGATTTTCCAGAGTGGTGTGGTAAGAATAAAAATTAAGGAGATAATATGAAAAATTTAGCAAGATGCTTGATGGTGTTAGTGTTTATTGTGATGGGATCAAATATTTATGCGCAAAATTGGGTCCAATATCAAGAAGTTGTTCAAACTCAAACAACTTATATTCCTCAACCTCAACCAGTAGTAGTTTATCAATGGGTTCCTTATATCTCTCAGCAAAACTTTATAGTCGAACAACAAAGAGTTTTTTGTAAAACGCAAACAGTAGTTAGTAGACCTTTTACTCAGTGGATACTACAACCAGTAGTAATTTACAGATGAAACCAAATCTAGATATAGATATATTCGACAGCGATACCATAGTAGAAAAATGTAAACATAGCACAGTTTATAGTCAAAATCTTTATGCTGCTATGTGTAATAATAGTTTTTTTTATGGCGATGAAGAATGGAGTACTTCTTGGCGTGGCGCTGGTAATATTGTAGCAGATATAAGGGATGTCGGTGAGACTTATCTAGATTGGTATTGTTCTGGTATGGCCGATAAAGAAGGTTACGTTCCAGAAAGTGTTGTAACTGACGAAATACGTCTTGATCTCATTAAATTAGGATGGACTGTTAGACCCTACGAACCAAAATTAGAGCCAGGAGTTTATACTAATGTTTGGTGATTTAGTAAACTACAAAGAAAAGCCTGCAAAAAATGCTAAAGGGTTTTTCCTTTATAGTCCAGTCAAACAAGGATATTTTTTTAGAATATATGATGGCGACACCTTTAAGGACTATGATCTTGTCGCAGAAGAAATAGAGGTAAATTTAGTAGGGGATTGGATTTCTTTATACGAAAGTGAAGAAAATAATAAGTTAGACTTTAGCACAAAAGCATTGGGAAAATAATATGCCAAAAATAACATTTGAATTCGACTTACCAGAAGAAGAAAGAGAATACGAGGTAACATCTCAGGCAACTAAGATGCAAACTTTTTTGTGGGATTATAGTCAACAGTTACGAGCATGGCATAAGTATGGTCATACATTTAAAGATGCTGATGATGCTTTAGATAAGATAAGAGAAGAATTTTATAGACTAATTAATGAAAACCAAGTCAATATAGACTTATGATAAAAGACAGATTACATCACTGGAATTGTTCTAAATTTGCCGATTGGATAAGAGGCGAAAAGAAACCCTATGCTCTTGAATGGGGAGAGTGGGATAAGTGGGACAAAAAACAAAAAGAAGAAAGACCGTGGCGTTTTTGGTTAAGCGACACCTTGTTGCCAAAAATTCAAGACATAGTTTATTTTCCGTACGATATTTACAGAACAGTAAAAATTTATATTCGTAATCGTTATTTTGATAAACTTCACTATATTCGCACAGGATTAAAACCTGGACAATATTACGATCTTGATACTCGTATATTATATGGTTTATTTAATGAGTTGGTAGACTTTGTTGAGGTAGAATTGGCTCACCTAAGCCTCTGGAGTCAAGATAAAAAGTACAAATTCAAAAACGGACGCTGTATAGAAGCAGCATATGATTATTTGGATTGGGTTACTAATTTAAAATACGACGAAGATTATTTAACATCTCCAGATGATGAGCATTATGGCAAACTAACAGATCAAGCAAAAGCATATAGAAAAATTAGAAAATTGTATGAGTGGTGGAAAAATGAAAGACCAAATCGTAAATCTCCATATGACGATCCATCATTAGGAGATATCGCAGATATTTGTGATAATAAAAAATATAAGAACAAAAAGACGTTATACGAGCAAGCATATCAAAAAGAAATAGATCAAGAAAATGAAGACACTAAAATGCTGATCGAATTGATACGAGTGCGTAAAAATCTATGGACTTAGCTTATAATTCACCGCCACAGTATCTGGTGTTTAATCATATACCAAAATGTGGAGGAACAAGTTTTAGGCGCATGATATACCGAGCCTGTCTAAAAAATGACGGGAATAATTTTTATGAGCAACCCATATACATAAGCGACCTTACCCACAACAACATTACACTAGGCCAAGAATCTAATGTATGTATTAAAAAAATAATACATCCTAAAACAAAAGTATTCGTTGATCATAGTAAATATCTACAAATAGAAAACATCTTCGATTTAAACAAAAGCCTAACATATAGATCAGTATGCGTCAGGAACCCCATAGACAGAATCATTAGTCACAATGAATTTTTCTGCCGAATACCTATAGATGATTTATTAAATAACGAAAAATCTCTTGACGCCCTAATTTATGACTGCGGTAAGCTTTATATGAATTATGTTACATACAATATAAACGCATCAGACCAAGAAAAATATGACATAGCTAAAGACATATACAAAAATTGCTATAATTTTATTTTTCATTTACATACCCTAGACAAAGACATTGAAATATTTAATAAAACAAATCCATTTAATCTAAAACTAAATAATATAATAACTAATAAAAGTAGCAATAAACCTAATTATCCAAATGATCTAATAGAAAAAATTAAATCAAAAATACCATTAGAGATAGATCTATATAATTATATTTTGCAACTAAGGACGCAAGGCGAATATGTTAAAGATCAAAAACCAGCCCTATAACAGCGTTTGGATTAGCGCAGACTCTCAAAAAGAACTTGGTGAAACTTTTATACGTTTTCAAGAATATTACGAGAGTCCTAGTAATAAATTTCGTAACAAAATTTTTACTCTTGGTGATATAAAAAGTTTTTATAGCAAAAAATATGGCGCAGATTTATATAGTGAAATATGGATCGGTTTTAACTTTCCCAGTTGTGTTCTGAGTCCTTTTAAAGACGGACTATTTGATCCATTAACACCACAAGAGACAGAATTATTAACCTTGCTAAAATATAGAGTTGATGATTTCTATATTATAGGAGCTCAAAATAATAGTACTCTACGGCACGAATTATCTCACGCGATGTATGGATATGATGAAAACTACAGGAATGAAATAGATGACTTAATCAAAAAACATCGTAAAGGTTTTGCTAAAGTATCAAACTATATACTTACAAAAGGATATGCCAAAACTGTATTAAATGATGAAATACAAGCATATATAACCGATAATGACGACGAGTTTATTCGTAATAATCTTGATTCAAATTTAATAAATAAAGTTTTTTCTATTTATAGGAGATATAAAAAACATGACAGAAGACTGGGATGATTTGTGTGATGAAGAACGCTCATTTAATGAATGGCTGGCTCGAAATGATTCAGCAATAAATATATCAGTCGAAAAAATAATGTCCTTATATAAGGAAATATATATGCACGGATATGCCGCTGGATTTCTCGATAGACAAAAAATAAATGCTATGGAGCAATTACAAAAATAGATTTATGGCCGCATTGACAATTGATCCAAATGTGGTACTATTACCTGAAGGAGACTGGTTATGCTTTGGAAAGAAATTAAAACTTGGGCGAAAAACAAAGGATATGAAACCATTAAAGATAAAAAAGATGGTCAATATTATTGGGCAAAATTTGACTCTAGTGATCCTATGTCTAGTGGTGTTGCCTCAAGCGTTAGCAAACTTGCCACAGCGATATACAATCATATGACTGATGATAAGTGGTTAGATCATCAAAAAGAGTATCGAGATAACCTAGAACTTAAAAAAGTAGAAGTAAGTGAATACTAAAAAAAATAAAAACTTTGTTTATACCTGTGTGGTTGTACCAGTAGCAGTTGCTAATGGTATTATCGGCGGTATCTCTAGCGTAATAACCGCTTATTTTTTTAGACCGATATGGAAAAAAATTACAAAACTATGGGAAAAACCATGAATGTAAAATTAATTAGCACAACTCCAGACGCAGAAAAACATATTGCGTATTGTGCTAGAGTGAGCAATCCAAATAACCAAGACAATGAAAATATTAGCAAGCTTTTAAAGTATTGTATAGACCACCATCATTGGAGTATATTTGAAATGGCCTTTATGACTCTGGAAATAAACACAACCAGAGGTCTTGCTGCCCAGATTTTACGCCATCGTAGTTTTACTTTTCAAGAATTCAGCCAAAGATATGCTGATACAACCTTACTTAGCGACGATATACCCCTGTTCGACTTGCGTAAACAAGACACAAAAAACAGACAAAATAGTATAGACTGTATAGATGACTATGAAAAAAAATATTGGAACGCTAGAATTTCAGACCATTTTAGAAGCGCTAAATTATTATATGATCAAATGATTCGTGATGGAATTGCAAAAGAGTGTGCTAGGTTCATATTGCCCTTAGCCACTCCTACCAGATTGTACATGAGCGGAAATTTGAGATCGTGGATAACATACATATCTTTAAGAGAAAAAAATGGCACTCAAAAAGAACACATGCTTATAGCAAAAGAATGTAAAGCAATTTTTGTTGAACACTTTCCCATCATTAGTGAGGCATTAGGAGGTCTTGAAAAAGATTGGATTTTATGAGAACATTTAATGTTACGGCACAGGTTTGTGATATGTGTGGAGATAATCCTGGGCAAAGCCTATTATACAATGAAATAGTGCATTCATCAGATAAAGATAAGGCAGAAAAACAATTTACTTTTAATCTTTTAATTGATGATATCATCGTTCAAAAAATTTTATCAGTAGAAGAAATCCCTCAAGCGAACGGTTGACTTTTGTCGATGATGAGGTATACTACGCTTGAGGCTTTACTATGAATCGCTACGGACTGTGTTGTATTTCCCTTAAACTTAAAGAACAGGGTATTGGTCATCAAACCATGACCTTTAAAAGATTTAATTGCCTACGCAGAGAAGAGGCGGTCCAAACTCTTGGAGATAGAATTCTAAACAACCTCAAAACAACTAATGAAACTATCAAATATTGCTCCAAAAATAATTATACATATCGTGTTAGTAGTGATATCTTTCCACTGATAACATATGATGAGGCAAATGTATCATTAGAAGAGTTGCCTAATTATGATGACATACAAAACGAGTTTAAGAATATTTCACAAACTATTTCCGATACTGGGGTTCGTGTTTCTTGTCATCCTAGCGAATTTAATGTATTGGCATCTCTCAATCCCAAAGCAGTCGAAAAAACAATCAAAGAACTTAACTTCTACAGCAATTTCTTCGACAGAATCGGCCTTGAAGCAAATTATAACAACCCGATGAACCTGCACGTTCATAATAAAAATGGAACACACTCTGAAATCATTGATCGTTTTATTCAAAATTTTAATCGTCTTGATCCTAATTGCAGGAGCAGACTTGTTATTGAAAATGATGACAAAGTTAACTGCTGGAGTGTGAAAGAACTTATCGAACATTTTCACCCTGCCACAAATATACCTATTACATTTGATTATCTTCATCACAAGTGCAATCCTAATGATTTAAATGAACAAGAAGCACTTGAGTCTTGCTATTTGACATGGCAAGGATATCGACCGCTTTTTCACTACAGCGAAAGTAGGCCGGGAAATAATCCCCGTGCTCATGCTGATTATGCTGAAAATATGTTTAATAACTATGGATTAGAATTTGATGTTGATATGGAACTCAAAATGAAAGACTATGCTATAGAACATCATGAAGAAATCTGTAAAGGGGTAATCGCATGAGTGCTTGGTTAATTGCTTTTACTGGTTGCTGCTATTTGTACGTTGCTTGCGAGCAAGGATACAAAGGCAATACTGGTATGCTAATAACATATATCGGATATGCTTTTGCTAATGTTGGACTATATATACTAGCAAATAAATAAGGAAATACGCTATGAAAGAACCAAAAAAAATACCACTAACAGACAATCCAAGAAATAAAGAACCAGAAAAAATTCCACTAACTACACCTACTTACTATGATATCGAAATGGCTGATGATCTTTGGATAAAAAATGAAAATAATAAACAAAACGATCAGACGAGCATACAAGAATTGGAATCCGACTAAAAGTATTCGATGTTACCATTATGCTGGTTGTTATGATGGAACAAAACTAATTTGTTTCACCCAAAACAATCCTATCAAAACCCATGCTGGAGCCTACAGAATAGGCGAAGACTTTAATCTTCCTAAATATAAAGAGTTTCCCTACTATCATAGTGAGTCTAGGCTTATTTCTGAATTGCTGGGTCGTTATAATACTATTGATCCTAACTGGAGTATTGTTGTTATGCGAATTAATAGAAAAGGATTAATTCTGGGTAGTAAACCTTGTGAAAATTGCAGCAAGTTATTAAGCAGCGTTGGCTTGAATGATGTTTATTATAGTACTGACAACGGAGACTTTGTTGATAGTATAGGAAATCCGATTCAAGCAACCCGGTTGACAGTGCCGATGAGTATGGTATAATCCAATCAACGGAGGATACCAATGAATTGTATTTATTGTCAAAACGATATTGATTTTGATCGTTATGAATTTCTTGTTGAAACTGGCCGTAAGATTATCTGTAAAGATTGTAGTGTAGAGAATCGTGCTGTTGGATTTATGGATTGGGGACACAAAACAGCACCCAGTTTGGTTATGGTTCCTGCTAATGCTAGAGAAACTATTCGCAAATTAGATAGAGCAAACCGGAGGGCTAGATAATAATGAACTGGCTTGATCTATATAATTTTCTTCATCAAAAAGCAAATGATATGAAAGCATTTGGTAAATTTGATTGGCAACAAGATGTTAAGGTTTACGACAATGCTTATGGTGGATTATTTAATGGTGATCTAATAGAGTTTAATGACACAGAGGAAAAGGGAATTTACATAAAATTTGATTCTGGAGAAAATAATGGATCTTGAAATTGAAAACCTTCTGTTTAAGCAAGTAGAGAAACCTAAACGTCATCTAATGACCAAAATTATAAATGTTTGGGAAAATAGATACAGAATTAATGTATATATCGAAATAGAAGAAAATAACCTAATTAAGAGAAGAATTCATTCTAGTTATTTTTGTCATTATGAGCCTGGAAAACTCACAATTGTGGACGGTCTAAAGAAAACCGCTTGACAACGCCGATAACGGTAGTATACTTAGCATATTCACTGACACAGGAGATTAGAAATGCCCAAAGGCAAAAAGACTTGTCCGAATTGTTCTAACATGGTTGGGCCGCGAGCCTATGTTTGTAAGAATTGCAATCATGTTTTTTCTTTTAAAATCAACAACAAAGAAAAGCGAACACATAAAATTATTAGAGACTTTAACTGGAAGGATCTTGAGCCGGGCGATAAGATCAAGGTAGGTGGCGGCCCATATTTTCTACACAATGGAGAACTTGTCCCTATGGGATATAGAGGAAGATTTGTTGTAGAAAAGATTGATGATAAAGGCATCTGCGCTTGGGGTATTGATAAGAACGCTGGATTTGCTCATATTTATATGGGGCCAGATTGTCAAAATCCTGAAACTGGAGTTTGGAAAGTTAAACATAAAATTCTCAAAATGAAAAAGAAAGATTCTGCATATAATCCTAAATACGATAAGGCATTAGTTTAATGTTAAGCCAGGATCAAAAAGATCAATTGAACCTACTTATGGATTATAGAGACCAAATAGACAGTTCTATATTTCATATACAGAGAATATTGAAGACTTATTTTCCAGAAGAATTTGATGTAGCGTATCAGCACTGGATTCCTCAAATTATAACGGCACTAGATAGTAATAGCCGATGGTTAAATAGAGGAGAAGTAAATATGCAATATACAATTAGCCGAATTCTTGATAAAATATCAGAAGATTCCGGTCAGGGTGTATCTAAGTTTATTAAATAACTTATTGGAGATTAATAATGCAGGACGATACTGTTTATGCTATTACTGACATTAATGGTTATGTTTCTCAAATGAGAGAAGCAGCAGCAAAAAGCATTAGTGAACATAGCCACCAAGACAATTTGGATGACTATATTAGCATTGGCCAAATGATTGGTTTAGTTGAGTCTTATTGTTTGGGCTTTGACGCTAATAATAGACCTCTTTTGAACGAAAAACAAAACGAAATTATTTTTCATGAAACAGCGACAATGATCCACAACACCGGGCTTGCTAAACTAGCAGCAAGAGACATTGTAGAATGTGCTTGGGACGATGAGTTAAACGAAATGGTATTTTGGCATAAGGAGACTATTCAAAATGACCAACCAAAACCTAAGCGAAAACGAAAAAGAAAAAATTCTTGAACGCATATCAAAGATCAAAGAAGATATATGGGAGGCTAGAGAATATATAGTTTCTGATTATTGTAAAAAATGCTCAGACACATATTCTCTAATATTTAGGTTGGAAAAAAAATTGGAAAGCTTACAAAGAAAAATTGAAAAATGAACGTGATTGATAGCCTAAAAGAATATGCTATTCCTGATATTGCTGAATACTGTATTAGTAACAGCATACCAGCGAGTGTTGCCATGATTAATATTAGCGGAGATTTTAATCTTAGTACACTGGTTCGTAACGCAAACTTTTTTGGGTTTAGTAGTGTCCATTATATCGGTAAAAAGAAATGGGATAAAAGAGGCAGCGTAGGAACCCATCACTACACACCAATGTATCACCATAAAGATGAACAGTCTTTTATTTCACAATGCCCTGGTAGGACTGTTATTGCTATTGAAAATAACGTTCCCGAATATAGTCACAAAACCGTTAATCTCTTTGATTATCAATACTACAATACTACTCAACCTATATTTTTATTTGGAGAAGAAAATAAAGGACTATCAGATTTCATTTTGGATAAGTGTGATATTATCCTTACTATTCCTAATTATGGTAGCGTTCGTTCTCTCAACGTGGGAACAACTAGTGGTATTGTTATGGGAATTTATAGAAACTTTGTGGAAAAATTGAAAAACGAAACTGGAGAGTTGACAGAGATCGGTCGATAGTGTATAATACAACATACGCTCCTGTGCCGGTGGTTCCCGGCAATTACTCTTATAAGGTAATCCGAAAGGGGACTTGGTTCGATTCCAAGCAGGAGTATTATTTTTGGACTATGTAATATTTACGAGAACTATTTCCTTTATTTTTTGCTTTATAGGTTGGTAATTGACAGTCGCAATTAGGACAAACAATACGAAGATTATCTAGTTTATTATTATTAGATTTTCCATCAATATGATCCACAATAAGAGTTATAGGTTTACCATTCCAATCATTTCCTGACTGTCCGCAAATCATACAATTATTACCATGCTTTTTAACTAGATATTTTCTTATAGAATTATTGTGGTAATGACCTTCACCAAAACCATTAGTTTGAATATTGTATTCTCTATGATTTTGTAAGCATTGTTTATTACAATATTTTTGATTATAACTATGAAGAGAATGAAATTGATTTTTACAAAATTTACAAGTTCTCATCCTTTTAATTCTTTTAGGTTTTATTCGATTATTGTATGACACACCACATGATCTTGAACAAAACCTTGGATTACTTGTTTCTTTGGAACAGTTGACGCATTGATTCATAATCGAATCTCCTTTCTATAACTAGATAATATCATACACCATTTTCGATTAACAGGCAACAAAATTCATGACAAATCGTTCAAAACATATGCCATATTATGTAATAATAATTGGTATTCTATCTATGTCTTTAGGTTTTAATCTTATTCAATACGAAGAGATAAAATTATTGAGACAAGAAAAAGCAACGTACAAAGTATTTTTTGAATATTTGTATCTGAAGTTAGAGGCTTTGGAACATTTGAAAAACAAAGATTTTGTGTATAATAATTAGGGCGAGTAAAGGTTTCGACTACATAAAGAAGATTATATTGGCAAGTAGTGGTTGGTGGAAAGGCCACTTTAAAAATCTACCAAATGCTGTAACTGGCAATACTCAGTTAGCCCTTGCTGCTTAATAAAAGGTAGCAACAATCTTAGAAAGCGATGAAGGTAGCGTTCAAAAGATTGTCGTAAAATCCTTCGGCTGCTAGAATAGCCAACGGGTTCTAGCCTGAGACTAGTTGGTACGGAAAGATGAATGTTGTTTGTTCTTTAATCTTTCTCAAAACTTATGAACAGAATAAACTTGTAGAAGATGTAATTAGAAATATGATAGGACAGGGGTTCGACTCCCCTCTCGTCCAGTATGCCTAGAAAAATTTGTACTTACTGCGGCAAACGAAAAAACCATAAAAGTTTTCCCAAGCACAGTATGTACAAAGATAATTTGGATAGCAGATGTAGAAGTTGCGTTAAAAAACACAGCAAAGTAAGAAATCAGCTACATAAAGAAGCTCCGCCAAAACCAGAAGTTTGTGAATGTTGTGGAAAAATTCCTCTTAAATGGTGTTTAGATCACGATCATAGTGACGATAGTTTTAGGGGTTGGCTCTGTGAGCCTTGTAATACGGGATTGGGAAAGTTGGGAGATAATCTAGACGGCATAATTAAAGCTGCTAACTATTTAATTATGTCTAAAAATAGACAAAAATAGTGTATTATACTAAGCCGCTTTTAAAGGAGGGCTTATCATGTTTATACTTAAAAAGCTTTTTTTGTTTTCTCTTTTAGGACTATGCTCTCTATCTTATAGCGGAACTATAGATCCAAATATACCAGATCAAAAATATTTAGATTTTGGTAGCAAATTTTATTGTGTTGTTAGGCTTTGTGGCACATACCAAGATGATACAAAATTTTGTGCTTCTGGAGTTATTATTGAAAAACATTTTGTACTAACTGCCGGTCACGTTGTTAAAGGATACAAAACTTGTTATGTAAAAATAGGAGACAAACAGTTTATTGTAGACAATATAATTGTACACAAAGATTTTGATGGCCGATTTGGAGTGGCTGATATAGCATTAGGATATTCTGAAAGCGGTTTTGATCAAGAGCATTTTCCTCCATTATATGAAGATGAAAACGAAGTTGGTAAAGTAGCCTCAATTGCTGGCTGGGGACTAACTGGTAATTTCAATACCGGTATATATAAATCAGATAATAAATTAAGAGCAGGATCCAATGTGATCGATGGAATAGAAAAAGATATGCTGCTATGTTCTCCATCGCGATATGGAGCAAAAGATCATACAATATTAGAGTATATGATAGGAAGTGGAGATAGTGGTGGGGGTCTTTTTATAGAAGGTAAACTAGCAGGAATAAATTCGTGTGTAATGACTATTGGTAAATCTCCAATGTCAAAGTATGGAGAAGAATCTGGGCATACCAGAGTTTCTAAATTTTTAGAATGGATAAAAGAATCCAAAACCGAACTTAAAAAGTAGGCAGTAAAACGTCTATGAGAATAACACAAAAATGGAAAGATCATCTTAAAGAAAATAATATGACTTATATAGAGCATTTGGGCTTTGCTTTATTTTATGGTATCTGTTGTTTATTGGCCGGATTACTATTAATAATACATTCTATATTACCATGTTTTTTCCCAACAGCAGGCAGTGATTTAGTTAAAAAATTAAGCAAGAGGTTTAGTCGTGAAACTAAAAAGTAACTTCTATTATCTAGAACCAAACGATTTACAAATTGTTATAGATGCTTTAAATATATTATATGTACAAATGGGTATGCATAAACAATTAGGTATAGAAACCCCATATAGTAAAGAAGATGTCGAAATGGTTTTAGAAGCCCTTAAAAATAGCAATCAATATAAATGAAACAATCTTCAAGAAAAAAACTACCAAAAGAATTAGCAATTATAAATGCCGATAATTGTACAGGCTGTGGGGCTTGTTTGGAAGTTTGTCCCGTGGATTGCATAATCAAAATACAACAAAATGATAATCTAGGAAACTTACAAAGTTGGTGCGAAATAGATCTTGATAAATGTGTTGGGTGTGAAGTTTGTGTCCGGATACCTCAAAAAAAATCTAATCCATATGATTTAAAGGTTTGTCCTTGGGATGCTATAGAAATGGTTCCCCTAGAATCAGCTCCAGAAATTGTAGCAAAAATTGGAGGACCACCAGAATATGTGAACAAAAATTGGGATAGGTTGGTTGATTCAGCACAAAAGCTGGTTGAATTAAAATTTAATCAAGACTAACTAAAGAAATGTGCTTGACAACGCCGATAGTATATGATATACTGGCTTGAACACAGGAAACCGGAGAAACTTTGGATGATTCACGATTTTAATTATGTTTGGGGTATGGTTCGTGATCTTAGGGCTACTAGCAGCACTATTGATAAGCAAGGTATTATTGAAGATTATTGTAATCATAATTCTGAGGCTGCAAATTTTGCTAAAAAAATTCTTCTTTACACCTATCACCCTTTGTGGCAGTATAATGTTACTAGCGACAATCTGAAAAAGAAGAATTCTTTGAGAGGAAAATCCTATAAGAATTTCTTCGATCTACTTGATGCCCTAAAGAGTCGAAAGATTACTGGTCACGATGCTATTGGAGCAGTCCATACTTTTATTGATAGTCAGTCAAATAAAGACAATATTGAGGAACTTATTTATTGCATTATTGATAAGGACTTGAAAACCCGTGCTGGTGACAAGATTATCAACAAGGCTATTCCTGACCATATTCCAGAGTTTAGTGTTGCTCTGGCAGATAAGTATGAGCCTAAACTTGTAGAATGGAAGGATAATTGGTATGTTAGCAGAAAAATTGATGGTGCTAGATGTATTTGTATTGTTGATGGTAATGGGGACTCTACTTTTTATTCCCGCACAGGAAAGAGTTTTGAAACTCTTGGTGTTGTTAGCCGTGGGATTAAGGCTTTGGGGGTTACTGATGTAATATTTGATGGTGAACTGTGTCTTGTAGATGATGATGGTAATGAGGATTTCCAAGGGATTATGAAACAACTTAAAAAGAAGGATCATACTATTCCTAATCCGTCATTCAAAATTTTTGATATGATCTCTCACGACGAGTTTTATAGCAAGAAGGGTGAAAAGAATCGTCCATATTCTATTCGGTTAGCAAATCTTACAGAGATTATGACCAAAAATGAATGTCCGTGCCTTACTCTGCTTGAACAAGAATTGATTCATAATGACGAGCATTTTCAAGAATGGGTCAAAGAAGCGGCTGATTATGGTTGGGAAGGAGTAATGCTACGAGCAGACGAGCCATATAAAGGCAAGCGTAGCAAAGACCTGTTGAAAGTTAAGAAGTTTTTTGATGACGAGTATGAAGTAATCGACACAGAAATGGGGCCATTTCGTTATGTAAAGAATGGTGCTGAGTGTGAAGAAACTATGTTGAGTTGCGTTACTATTAAGCATAAGGATCATCTTGTGAGAGTTGGTAGCGGTTTCACTATAGAACAACGTCAGGAATTTTATCGGAACCCTAATAAGATTCTTGGACAGATTATAACTGTGCAGTATTTTGAGGAAACTAAAAACCAAGATGGTGGTATCAGTTTGCGATTTCCTACGTTTAAAATTCTACATGGGTCTGCGAGAACCGTCTAAAGAAACGAGTCTTGACAAGTCGATACTCGTAGTGTAGAATCGTAGCATAACCATTGGAGAAAACCATGATTGTTGAGAATACTGTAATTCCGGTTCAGAATACTACTCTTGATAAGACCAAGGCTGATATTTTCTTTGCTACTTTTCCTAGAGACAAGGTAGTTTCATACAAGGAATATTGGGAGAGTGTGCGTCCACAGAATGTGGAAGATATTTTTCGTAGATATCTTTTTGCATACACAAGCGTACATACTACTTGGCAAGGCAATGTTAAGGGCTATAATGCCATTAAGAATTTTGACGAATGGATTGATAACGAAAATATTCTGAGAGAAAAACTGCATAAGAGTGGTGTTGGTCTACACAATAATCGCACCAAGTATATTTGGGATTTTGCTACTAAATTTTGGACAAACCCTAAAGACTTTTATTTTACAACTAAAAAAGGCCACGTTAAAAAGCGTGATGCTATTGTTAATAAGATCAATGGTATTGGTCTGGCTAAAGTTAGTTTTGCTCTGGAAATGATTCATCCTAATGAAGCAAGAGTATTGTGTGGAGATATTCATCAACTTCGCCTTTACGATATGGAACATTTGAAATATAATAAGAGCAAGATCGGAACCGATTCTTACAAGAAAATGGAACGTCATTGGGTTATTAATTGTGGAAAATATAAAATTCCACCATATATTGCTCGGTGCTTGTATTGGGATAATCTTCAAAAGAAAGACGATTCTCGTTATTGGTCATTTGTACTGGAGTGATGAATATGAGCCAAAATGGAAAAGGCGATAAGAGAAGGCCAAAAAGTGTAGACTATAATACGTGGAGTAAAAATTACGAAAACATTTTTGGTAAAAAAGAAAAAAAGAAAAATAAATATGCTAGACGCAAACGATCTTAATTATTTAAGATGGATCTCACAAAGACTATCTGTTAAATACAAAGAGAGTCCAGAGATAATTTTGATTGTTAATAATATTATAGAAAAAATAGAAGCAAATATATCTACATACCAACACTACAGTAATTTTACTACAAGCTCTGTTAGTTATTGCATAAATACACTCAAGGAAATTATGGTGTATGAAAAAAACCTAGCATCTATCTCTAAAGATCTGGCTACAAAGGCTATTTTAGATAAAGGCAATAATACGTTTGAAAATATTTGCATAACAAAATTAATTAAATAAAATGGAAATTATACAGAGCTATTTTAGCAATTTAAGCAATAATATAAGATCAAATATTAGCCTTGTTGCTAGTCAATCTTTAGTTTCTTGTAAATTCCTTAAAAAGCATAAATATACTGTTGTTCTATATACATCTCCAGACCTAAAAGATTCTTTTAAAGAAAACCCTTACGACGATATAATCTGTATAGATGAAGATGAATACAAAGATATTATTAAAAACAACTTCTGGTCTGGTACTAAATTGGTTTCGTGCTGTAAGCATGAAAGACCATATGTTCATATTGACATAGATCTATTTTTAATAGAAAATATATTAGCTGATAAAATCAATACTGGCCTTATAACACTACATATAGAACCATGGATCAAAAATATACTTAAGGTTGACCACGCCTTATATAGTAAAATATATAACACTCAAACATCTGAACTAGACAGTTATAATTGTGCTGTGTTTGGTGGCAGCGATACACAAATTATTAATAACGCAATTAAAAGGACTATATCAACAACAATAAATAACTTAGATACATTTGATAGTGGCTTGGTCAATCATATTAATACGCCAGACTCCTCATGGGTTAAAAGTGTTTTTATAGAACAGATGGTGTTGATTGATAGTATTCCCATACCACCAACAACATTAATAGATACCTTCCACTGTAAAAATTTTTGGGACGTTTTTAGTGTTTTAAAACAAAGCAATATTATCCATTTATGGATGTTAAAAAGCTGCGTAAGTCAATCGATTGGTGTAGATAGATTAATGGCCCTAATGAATAATTACTATTTTTAGAACGTACATAATATGGAAATAATACCACTGCCAGATGATGCAACAGATGAACAAATGATTTCTTATATAAAATATCTGCAAAAAATTATTAAAGATGTAGAAGATCAAATAAAACAAGAAGCCTTAATAGAAAAAGAAGGTTCTAGAAATGAAAAGATTAACTAAAAGTCAAAAACATAAAAATATTTTTGGTGTTTGCGGAGGCATTTCTGAATATATGGGTATCGAAGTTTCTTTAGTTAGAATTTTATTTGTACTAGGATTTTTTGCAACCGGCAGTCTATTATTGTGGATATATATATTACTCGCAATTATTTTGCCGTCTGAGTAGAATTTTTCAAGTTTGGGTATTGACAACGCCGATACATAGGATATAATGCTAATACAACACGGGTGTTTGAGGTCGTGTGGCCGAAACCGTGAAGTAAGGTAACTTAATTTGGAGGTTGATTATCATGGCAGAAATTAGTAATGTTGAGAAGCAGACCCGTGTTCGTTGCAGCGATGAGGCATTTCTTGAAGCGGTTTACTCGTCTAAGACTTATGCTGAGATCGCTAGTAAGACTGGTCAAAAGGTTGCCAGTACTATGGCTCGTTATGCTCGCACCAAGGCCGCTCTGGCCCAGAAGGGTATCGAACTTCCTTCTATGGAACGTGCGAAGCCAACCAAGACAGTAGATAATGTTGAGGCTATGGCTGAGTTTGTTCGTCGCCTCAAGGCTCATAACAACGGCTGAGAGTCAATACTATAAAAAAGGTAGTCGGCTACAACGGTTATAATGGGAGAGGCACACAAATAATCAACCTCAAACTTTTGATTGTTGTAGTCGATTGCTTTTTTTATTCTTTTATTATTCCAGCATGAAGTTTTCTATGACAATTAGAACAGATTACTATGCACTTATCAATTTCATTTTTAATTGTTGCTATTGAACTAGCACTCCTAGACATTACTGATATATTCCAATCTTTAATGTTTGGGTCAACATGATGAAAATCCAAACATACAGGAGTATTTTCTTGACAGAATTTACAACCCTTTTTGGCTTTATATTCATTAATAAATTGTTGATTTCTTTGTTTATATCTTGGATTATTGGCTCTGGCTCTTTCGCAATATGTTTCTTTGTTTGATTTATAATGTTGTTTATGATATTTTGATTGACACTTTTTACATCTAGTTTGTAATCTACCTAATTTTCTATTTTTAAATGCAAAAAATGATTCGTCTTTGTACACTTGACAACAGGAACACTTTCGTTTAGGATTCATATCATACCTCACGGTGGCGAAACTGGTATACGCAAGGCACTTAAAATGCCTCGACTTTTAGTCTTGAGGGTTCGAGTCCCTCCCGTGAGATTATTACACCAAAACCTTTTTAAAGAACAAGGAAAACAAATGAGCAAAAACTCTCTAGAATTTTACAATATTGGAACCAGGGTTAAGTTGACAGATGATGTTTACGGGACTATCATTTGTGTTAGTATTGGTCCTAATCATGCAATCACTTATAAGTGTGGGTGGTGGAGCGGTCGATCATATTGTACCGAAATCTTTAACTCTTCTGATATAGAGGCTGTTGTTACAACAGAAAAAACTAGAATAGGATTCATTTGATGAACGAACACTCTAACCCTATCGACTTTATTATTGAATTTGCTTGGGCCAGTGGTGCTGATCGTTTTGTAGTAAATAATGCTAAAGATGAGTTAAAAAAACTTAGAGCAGATAGCGCAGATTCTCAAAGATGGTTAAGCTGTGAGAAAGAACTAAGCGACCTAAAGCAAAAATATACTAAGATCATAGATATATTCAAGCATCCTGTTGCTTATGGTCTAGTCAACGATAGACAAGACCTATATGATCTAAGACTTATTGACAATCCATACAACCCAGATGAAAAAGTGGTTCCTCTTTACTCTAACAAAAAAGAATTTTTAGCTGGAGACTGGAAAGGATATAACCAATATGGTAAGTTTACCAAATAGATTTTATCGAGGTATTGTGCATAGTGACCCGGACTTTAAGCATCCAAATTTTCGCTTTATTTTAGTCGATACGATAAAAGAAGTTCAAGACGAACACGGCGATTGGTATTTAGACATTTTCCATGATGCTGTAGATTTTTTGATGCACGATCATTCTTTGGGAGATGTTTTCTACGGGGTCTATGCATCTTATTGGATAGACATTCCGAAAGGTCCGCTTAAAATTACAGACACTAAAGATTTGAAAGAAGCTATCAATATTTCTGAAGAAATAATGGGTAACAAAATAGTAGATAGATCTAATGATTAATAATCAGTATCTAATAGACTGTTCAGACTGGAGTGATGAAGGAGGATCTTGTCAGGTTTATCCAATTAAAAATCAATCCAATCTAGTATTCAAAGAATTCAAAAACAAAAAAAAGGCCATAGCAGCACACTCAATACAAAAAAAATTATCACGATTCGATCTTGCTCCAAAAATATACACAGAAATATGTAAGTTAAAATTTGCTTATCATAACGACATATATTTTGACGATCCTAGCAACTGGGGGTTCGTTACCGAATTAGCCACGCTATATGATCCTGCTACGGAAATTAGTATGCGGGACATTCAAAATTTAGTCAATGATATAGAATTCAAAACCGGCTTAAAATTTTGGGACTGTCATTGGTATAATGTTGGAACAGTAAAAAGAGGCCGAAAAAAGAAAGTTGTCTGCATAGATACTGGAAAAGAAAGTTTTAATGGAATATCTAATGCTTGGGGAAATCCAGACCCAGGCCCAAAATGCTCATATTGCAGACGATACAAGTGTAAGTGTTTCGCATAGAAGATGGTGTATATTTATTTTGCGTCTATAAATCCCGATGGAGAAAACAATGTCTAAAAATATAGATGACTTATACAAAAAATTGGATCAACTATCTCGGGAGTCTGATAAAAATGACTTAATGTTAAATAAACAAGTAACAGATCTTGGAAAAGAAACATCTAGCCTTAAAAAAGAGATATGCTCTATTAAAAAAGAGGTTTCTGAAATTATGACAAAAGTAGATATTGTTTTAGAAATTTTGAATAACTTCACCATTCTATTGGCAGAAGAAGATGATATGGATGTAGAAGATTATGAAGAAGAAAATTGGGCATCAAAAGACGATAATTTTTGGGAAAATGATACAGACGAATCAATTTGATGCGAATTCAGCATTACTGATATTTATAACATATTTTATACTAGATATGTTTTATGCATATTATATTCTTTGCATAGAATCTAGACAAAATTTAATGTCGTCTTTTATGGCTGGTATGATAACTTCACTATCCGCATTTGGGGTAGTAAGCTTTAGCAAAAATATGCTATATATTATTCCGCTATTTTTAGGTGCATTTGCTGGAACTTTCGTAACCATGAAAGCGAAAGAAATCTTGCAATCCAGAAAGCGTAATGTTGACAACGCGGATTGACGATGTATACTTGGAGCATCACAGGACACTTGGAGAAACAAAATGAAACTTGCGGATCGAACGGTTGAAGTTCATAGTGCTGGTATTAGTGCATCTAATCAGTTTACGATTGCTCAAACTAGCAAAATGTTTAAGATTCTGTCGGACTCTCTTTATTCCGACAAGGTTATGGCAGTTATTCGTGAACTTGCCACTAATGCTTATGACTCTCACATTAGTGCTGGTAATAAGAATCCTTTTCTTGTAAAGTTGCCAACCGCTGCTGATCCCAATTTCAGTGTGCGTGATTACGGCACTGGTCTTAGTCAGAAGGATATGGAGCATCTGTACACAACTTATGGTGCTTCTAATAAGAATGATAGTAATGATTTCGTTGGTTGCCTTGGTCTAGGTTCTAAGAGTCCGTTTGCTTATACTAAGAGCTTTACCACAACGTCTTATTTCAACGGCACTCAATACACATATATCGCGGCTATTGACGATGCTGGTGTTCCTAATCTGAATCTTATTCATTCTTGCGAAACATCTGAGCCTAATGGTCTTGAGATTAGTTTTGCTGTTAAGCAATATGATTTCCAAGAATTTAGTCAGAAAGCTATCAGGGTTTTTCATTACTTTAAGATGAAGCCTATTATTTCTGGCGGTGTTACTTGGGATTTTAACAAGGAATACAGCCAGCGAAATATTGTTATTGATGGTGATGGTTGGCGTGTTTGCCGACTCAATAATGATAGTAATAAGTTTCCTAACAATTATCATCGTATTCAGAGTGGTGTTATTGCTCTGATGGGTAACATTGCGTACCCAGTTGAGGTTTCTCATCTTATTGGTGAGGAAAAGGCTGAAACTCCAGACCATATTGCAAAGTGGAATAGGGCTTTCAATAAGGCAGATATCGCTTCATGGAAGGCTTTTGTCGGAGAAATTATTAGTCAGGGTCTTTACCTTGAGCTTGAGTTCAATATTGGTGAACTTGAGATGGATGTTAGTCGAGAAGGTTTGCAATACACTAAGAGTGTTGTAAAGACTCTACGAGAAAAGACCCAGGATATTTTCTTGGAACTCAAGAAGAATTTTAGTGACAAGATCGCTACTGCTAAGACTAAGATTGAGGCAATCACCACTTATTATCAGATGAATGATCTTGCTGGTGGTTGGGGCGTTGGTGCTAGTTGGACTGATTCATCTGGTAATGACCATAATATTACTAGTGGTCAAGATATTGAGTATAAACTTAAGAAGGATGAGAATCTATATGTGTTCAATTACAGAACATCTGGATATCGCTCTCGTCGCTTAGTTTATATGACAGACCGAATCCATCACGATACTCTTACTGGTAAGGGTTATTCTTACTGGAATAGTAGTCGCAAGTCCGGCAATATGGTTTTCTTCTGGTGCGATATTTCTGCCACAGAAACCGCCAAAAAGATTGTTACGAAGTATTGCAATCAGAACGATTGTTTTGCTTATCTGTTGGTCAATGCTAATGATCATACTGATGTACAGAATAACTTTGCCTCTCTTGTTGAAGATGTTGGAGAAAAGAATATTCTGAACGTGTCAGATTATCGTGATCTGATTAAGTCCACCCCTAAAGCAAGAGGGAGTCAGGGTAGCAAGGGTAGCGTTAGCGACCAAGATATTTTCTTGATCTTTGGAGATCGTAAGAATACAGAGCCTCTTAATTATGACTACAATGATGCTAGTCTGATGCGTAGTCTTAGCAAGAGTAGGCTCGATGATCTTGAGGATGAGGATCAAATTGTGTATATTCCTATTCTTAGATACGCAGCCGCTACTACTGATTATCCATCAATTAGTAGTTTGTCTATGAATAAGGACTTTCTTGAGAAGCAAAAGATATTTGATGACACAAATATTTATGGTATCAAGCAGAGTGTAGTCAATCGTTTAGTCAAGGAGGGTTACAACCTTGTCGATTTTAACACTTGGTTCAAGACCCGTCTAAAGAAACTCAATGACACAAAGTTTAAGGATATCTATCAGTTTAATAGCCTTGTTGAACAGTGTAAAGCTGAGTTCAATTCAGACGATAAGATGAGTCATGGATATGGTCACGGATACATTGATCGCCAGTTCCTATTCCATATGCTTAATATTTTCGGACTTGAATATAGTAAGTTTATCAATAATCAGAAGATTGTGTCCGCTTTGGACAGTCTGATGATTTTGGAGTTCTTTGCCGATACTATTCATCGTAACGAATTTGATATTAGCAAGTTCAAGAAAGACGATTACTATGGTCACATGACCAAACTACTTAGTGATTTTGGTATCAACGGCTTGGACAGTGCTAAAATCAAAGATTCTAATGTGGTCTATAATCAAATTCATCGGGTTATTGATCAGATTTATGATAGTGGCAAGGTTTCACAATATAAGAATGTCTTTAAGAAATCCGAGTCAGATAAAGAGTATACGGCTCCAAAGATTTCTTCTCTTAGAAAAATTATTAAAGCGGAACTTGACAACAATCCGATACTGAAGTATACTATGTGTGTTACGCCTGTCAGTGGCAACCTGAGAGAATTGAAGAACATTAATCCTCTCAAGCAGCATGACGGTAATAGGGGTTACTACTATCGTGATAACAATAGTTGGTCTAACTCTATTGATGATGTTGAGAGATTAAAGGTTCAGTTTGGTCAAATGATTGGTTAATTTTCACAGGAAACAGGAGAAAACAAATGAGCGTTCCTTTTATGTGGGTTGATGGTAATCTTACCCTTGTTCTTAACAACAAGAGTTATCAGGTTTTGCCGGATCATATTAATTACAAGATGATTCTTGAGGCGTTGCCAACCGCAACCGCTGATGAACTCTTGGAGATTGTTGATGTGCAAAAGGCTGTTGCTACTTTTAGTGATGGCCTTGTGGAGATTAAGAACGGTCAAGTTCTTTATGAGGGCGAGGTTGTTCATGGCAGTATTAGTAAGCGTATTCTGGAATTTATGAGCAAGGGTCTGCCTTTTCAGCCTCTTGTTAATTTCCTGAATAATCTTATGGATAATCCTAGTATGCAGAGTCAAAAAGAGCTTTATGATTTCCTTGAACACGAACACCTACCCATTACTGAGGACGGTTGTTTTCTTGCTTATAAGGCAGTCAGAAGTGATTACAAGGATAAGTATCGTGGAGTATTCGATAATAGCGTTGGCAACATCTGTAAGATGACCAGAGCAAAGGTTGACGATGATCGTAGTCGCGGTTGTTCTGATGGGCTTCATGCTGGTGCATTAAATTATGTTGCTGGTTATGGGAGTGTTGATGCTGGTGATCGTATTGTCATTGTTAAGATTAATCCCAAGGACGTTGTGAGTGTTCCTAGCGACTGCAACTGCGAGAAACTTCGCACATGCGAATATCTTGTGGTTGGAGAATACCAAGGAGAACTTCTCAAGCCATTGTATTCGGCTACATTCTCAGAGGATGAGTATGCTGATTATGATGATGACGAGGATTATGATATCCGCGACGATTACTGGGATCAGTTTGATGACGATGAAGATGATTACGAAGATGAGGATGACTACGATAGCGTTTATTGATTAAAAAGGATTAGTGGAGTCTGGGGACTAAGATAGTAGCCTCTGGTATCGAATGATACACACGCTATTTGAGAGGGTTCGATTCCCTCCCGCTATTTTATATTGCTAATGGTGGTAGAGGTTGCCGCCCCAATATAGGTTCACAGAAGAAACAGGTAAAGAAATGTTTAGTGATAATCTTGGATTTAATCCTTTTGATAAGAACAATAATACGTCGGTCAAGAACAGCGAAAAATTCTTGAATTCTTTTAAGCAAAATCATATTTTTGTTTACAACGGTAATCCTCGTAAGAAGATTAGCAGTATGAGTCATACTGATCGTCTTACAGAGGCGATAAATGCCAATAATAGTAATGACTCTGACGTTTATTTCTATGTAAACGGTGGTCGCAAAATGTATGCGATTAATCAGTTTACTAGTTGCTTTTGTGATATGGATGCTGGTAGAGACAATGAAGGCAAGTATTTTAAGCCTAGTGTTGTAATGCAGCACAAGAAGCGATTTCTTGAAAAGATTAACAACTTTCCAGTTAAGCCTAGTTGGGTAGTTGATACTCGTAATGGTTATCAGTGCTACTGGATTTTTGATGAATCTAGTCGCCAAATAATCGGTAAGAATAAAACCTACTGGAATGGTCTACAAAAGAAACTGGTAAATTACTTTGGTGGCGATCCACGAGCGATCAAGCCTAATCAGATTTATCGTGTTCCTTATACTTGGTGGCGTAAGGGTTGGGAGAAGAAAGCTCCTTATTTTACCAGTATTCTGCCAGGATCAACTGGTCAACCAATTAATGTTGCGGCTTTGCAGTCGGCACTAACTGGTCAAAGCACCAACATAGTCACCGATCCTGCTAAATGCAGTGATGAATGGTATAAGGGTTATGCTAAGGCATATAAGAAGGCTGATGAAAATGGTCTACCTGTATCTGTAGATGTGGCAAAAGAAATTTTGCAACAACTTAGTCCTAGTTGCGGTCAGAAAAATACTCAGAATTCTATAGATACTTTTCATCATCTTGGAGCTAATACGAATTATAATGCGACTATTACATCTTCAGATTTTGATGATGCTGTTTATGTTAACTCAACAGATCAAGTCAAGGCTTATGGAGATGCTAATCCTGTTGTGCCTGGAAGAGTATCTGGTGACGGTTGTTTAAACCTGACTGGTCAGCAGACCAAACTTTTAAAAACGGTCGTGGAGTACCTTAATCAAGCGTCCACAGCGTTGTATTTCAGCAACAATCGCTTTCTAAGTAGTGCTGCCAAAGACCTTGCTGCTCAACTTGGCGACCAATTTTGTATAGGTTAAAGATGCATGATCCATACGACGATGAAGATGATGGCTATGATGACGATTATTATAACTATGATTATGGCGATCAATATGACCCATATAAATTTTATTTTAAGTTCGACCTTAATCAGAATTCTCCATTATCCGAATGGATAAGCAAAATGGTAAATAACTTTCTTGGTAAAGATTTTGATCCAGATAAGATGATAGTGTTTCCTGTGAATAGTTGGAACCCCAATGCTGGAGGCAAGGACAAACTCCAGTATTTGGGGTCCAATTATGCAAACGAGCCTATATGGAAAACAAAATATTGGGCTATAGACCCAATTAACTCAGCTTACAAGTCTCATATTCAGGCGAATGCTGTTCATTTTATTACTCAGCCAAAATATTATAAGGGCTTATTCGAGATTTTAAATTAAGGAGCAACAATGTCAAAACCAGAATGGTATATAATACCAGATTTATCAGAATTTACAGACAGAGTAAGGTATATAGTATATAATAATTTTGGATCATGGGATGATAGGTCTGAGTTAGATACTCTTATAGACGATATAAAAGATGCTGAAAAAGAGGAACTAAATAAGATATTATCTCACCAAGAGTCACTAGTTATAGTAAAAGAAAATATCAAAACTCAAAGACATAAAATAACAAAAAAAACTAGATATCTTTTAGATGATAAGATCTTTACTGAAATAGTTAGTAAGCTTAATGATAGAATGGTAAGTAATATAATGGTAGGTCTAGTTCAAAAGGGATTGGTTGAAACAGCTTTTGACGAGAAGGCAAACGACTTCGTATTTTGGGTAAAAAATAATGAATACAAAGAAGAGATTGAAAAACCAGAAACCGATTGATGTTGATGCTCACTTCAAGTACAGGTGTCCTAAAACAGATTGTGGATTTGATCACTGGCTATCTTTGAAAGAATCCCAAACAAAAGGATTCAAGATAGTTTGTGATTGTGGTTTGGTTTTTCGTCCAAAGAGGATACAAAAAATAGAAATAGTCTTTAGTCAACCAAAGCCATTGGCGAAAGTCAAACAAGAAGAAGTTGCAACTAAAGAAAAATCTGAGATGGGTCTTGATCTTTTGGCCGATTGTGCTAAAGTCTTGATAGGCTATGGCTTTACAGATAGTGAAGCAAAATCTTTGTGCAAAAAAGCTTTTGAGAAAAACCCGGTGGACAACTCTGGGTCGTTGATTAGATACATATTACAAAATTTGGAGGATTTAAATGTCAACAATTAAGAGACCAACATCGTTCGATAGAATTATAGGACAATCCGAGGTAGTTAATAGACTTAAAATAAGTACGCTAGGCTGTAAAAAAAGCAATAGTGTGTTACCCCATGTTTTAATTGATGGGCCTCCTGGTCTTGGTAAAACAACTATAGCTGGAGCAATAGCGACCGAAATGGATGTTAATCTATATACTGCTAATGCCGCAAACTTGAGAAGTGTAAAAAATGTTTTACCGTACCTAATGAGAATGACTAAAAAATCAGTGTTTTTTATTGATGAAATCCATAGATTACCCAAACTAGTTGAGGAGTTTTTGTATCCAGTTATGGAAGACTTTAAGATTAATATTGTTCTAGAAAAAGAGCCAGAAGAAATTGAAATCCCAGCATTTACCCTTATTGGTGCAACAACCAGTGGGGGTAGTCTTAGTCAGCCTTTCTATGATCGATTTCAAATAAAAGAACATTTATCATTTTATACGGACGATGAACTAGCTAAACTAGCAGGATTGAATTCTGATAGTCTGGGATTAGTAATATCGGAATCAGACCTTCTAGAAATTGCAAAAAGAAGTAAGGGAACTCCGAGAATTTTAAATGCAAGATTACAATGGTATAAAAACTACAAGATGTGCAATGATACACAATGTAGTATTGACGATATATTTCGTATACAGGGTATAGACGAGCACGGTCTTGACATCTATGATAGAGCATATTTGGAGATACTAAAAAATAACAGAGGTAATCCATTGGGATTAAAGTCTATAAGTTCCCTTACTGGAATAGCAATTGAAACAATAGAAAACAGCATAGAACCATACTTAGTAAGGAAGGGTTTTGTTAGTCGTACCCAAAAAGGCAGGGTTCTTAGTCAAGTATGGAAAGCTCAAGCATGAGAAAGCTATCTGATGAATTAGATATTGTAAAAAATATCTGCACCTATTGGGACGATGGCAAGACTAGTGTTATTAAACAAACGCTAAGTTCTTGGAAAAAGCATAATAAAGATTATGCTCTGTCTCTAATAGATAGAGCAGAAATACAGGAGTTCTTACAAGAATATAATTATAAGTATCTGTACCTATATTTTAATAGATTTAATCTATATTCCATAAGATCAGATATAGCTAGAATAGCACATCTATTCATATATGGTGGATTTTACTTAGATAGTCATGTTGGATTATATGGATCGCTAAATAATATTTGTTACGATAACAATTTGAATGATTATAACAAAGACAGCTTATGCTATACGCAACCGATGGGGTTGATATATTCTCAACCAAAAGCAAAACTATTACTAGAATGTCTGGATGTAATGAATATTAAGGTCAAAGAAATAATTTTGTCTAATAAAATTAGAGCCGGACAATATAAAAAAGATATGTATGTAGCATGTGGTAACGGTATGTATAACCATCTTAATAAAAAAGGGGAAATTATCGACTTTAATACACAGCCGTCAAATACAGATCAAATATTAAAATTTTTTAGAATCTTTGTAGAAGATGACAGCCTGTATAGGTTTTACGGAAACTCACTGGTTATGGATAAGCAAAGGGAAACCAACCACTGGTCTGTTGTATCAGAAAAAATTGATCTAATATGAGAGATAAATTTTTTATAGACTGCGAATTGTTGTGTTTATGTTCTCCTAGAAGCGGCTCCGCATCCCTTGCTCAATATCTTAATTTTTTAGGCTTAGATATCGGTCACGAAATACTAAAAAAATCTGGAATAGTTTCTTGGTGGAATAGTTATAATGAATCGGGCGGTGAGATTTATTTTTGTAGGCAAACTGGTCTTTATTTTAAGCCTAAAACTACGATTAGACTACTACGACAACCTCAAGACTGTATATCTTCTCTGGTATTGGAAAACGAATTCAGGTCTAGAGACAACGTTTCGTTTAAATATCGTTCTTTTGTGATAAATCAAATATATAATATTAATATATCTACAATGAAACCAATTCAGTGTGCCATATATTCATATTTATATTGGAATGAAATAATAGAATCAATGAATAATATTTATGCTAATCTAAGAATAGAGCGTATTAATCAAGATATAAACAAAATTAAAGACAAATTTACATTAAGCTTAAAACAAAATTTAGAAAAACCAGATGTGTTAAATAAATCAATAAATAAGTTTGGAACACATCCCAAAAAAATAAGTAACAAAGAAATACAAAATAGCATAAAAGACCAGCAAACATCGCAAATTTATGCTAAATACACAGACATGTATTACATGAACAATTAGTTTTGCTCAAGATAATACAGATTCTTATGATATAGTTGACCAATTATTATATTGGCACTAAAATATTTAGTCAAAAATGACTAAAAAGTGTATAATATACTGGGCCTATGCATTTTATAAGCATGATCCAATTATATATTATATAATAAGACTAAAAAATACTATGGTTAAAATAATATATCTGCTATTTATTTTATCAACAATCTTGACGGTCGCTAGCGCCAATGATAGCTTTATATTAACTTCAGTAGAAGAAGCTAATCAACTATCAAAAGAAACCAACAGACCAGCTTTAATAATATTTGGTTCCGATTACTGTCGATTTTGTGAATCGTTAAAAAACGATATATTATCAAGTAAATTGACGCCGCATACTGATAAATATATAGTATGTTATATAGATATTAAAAAGAATTTAGAAATTAAAAATCAATACAATATTTCAACAATACCTGATTCAAGGATTTTTATCAACGAAAAACAAAAAAAGAAAATTATAGGGTATTCAAAAGAAAACTATATTAAATGGTTGAGTAATGATTGACCAAAATATTATTATTATTTGTATTATACTTATTTTAGTTATTAATTCGTTTTTTATAGGATATTTATTAGGTCGGTCTGGACGAGATAATGGTGTATTAAACAGTAAGCCTAGATCTTTTTTTGATCAGGAATCATTGGCTCAAAAAAACTCACAAATTTTAATAGATGACAAAAAATTTGTTGTAGATATAAAAACAGAAGGATTAGAAAAAAAATACGATTCATTAGGTGAAATAAAAAAAAGCGAAGAAAACATATCTAATTCTGTAGATAAACTAAAGAAATTAAAGAGGTAAATTATGTCAAAAGGTTTAGATGTAGGTACAAGCTTCATAGTTTTGTCATCAGAAAAAGAAGGCAATATTGAATACAAAGATTTTCGAGATGCTTTTTACATAATAAGACCAACAACTCCAGTCGCCACAAAAATGATAGAAAAAGGACTGGCTGGAAAAACATTTATCAAAGACAATGATGGCTCATTCATTATATTGGGTAAAGATGCTATAGAAAAAGCTGTAGAAAGAAACGATATTGCTAAACGTCCAATGTATAGAGGAGTAGTATCTGCTAAAGAAAAAGACGCAAAAAGAGTACTAGCATTTATTCTTAAAGAAGTCGTAGGTAAAGCTTCGGAACCAAATGAAAAGCTGGTTTTTTGTGTGCCGGCACAACCAGTTGATCAAGAAGATGAAGATTTTGATGTTGGATACCACGAAGATGTTGTAAAGAGCGTTTTAGCAGAATGTGGATATGACGCTAGAGCCATAAACGAAGCAGAGGCTCTTTGTTATGCAGAACTAGAGGATGATGATTATACCGGCATAGCAATCAGTTGTGGTGCTGGTATGACGAATGTTTGCGTTATGTTGAATGGAGAACCAACTGTAGTCTTTAGTACCACAAAGTCAGGCGACTGGATTGATCGTATGAGTGCTGTAGCCACCGGAGAAAGCGATAGTGTTGTTCAGGCAGAGAAAGAGGGCGGGCAGTTTAAAATAGGCGAACACAACGAAAATCCTGTTTTAGCAGCAGTGTGCGCCTATTATGAGAGGTTGATAGATTATACAACAAAACAGTTATCAAATGCATTATCTGGCCATAAGTCTTTACCAAAGTTCAAGAACCCTCTTAAAATTGTTATCGCCGGTGGAACATCACAAGCAAAGGGATATATTGAATTATTTGCCCAAAAAATAAAAGATAATAATTTTCCGCTACCTATTAAAGAGGTGGTACACGCACAGGATCCTCTGCACTCAGTATCGAAAGGATGTTTAATAGCGTCTAAGGTACTGTAATGTTTGGTATTAAAAAATATACTAGGTTTGCATATAGGTCTCCAAAATGGTCTACGATCAGAAAAGAGCATCTTAATAATAATGGTACATGTGCGGCGTGTGGCAGAAATAAAAAACTTGAAGTTCATCATATAGAGCCAGTGCATGTGAATCCAGATAGAGAGTTAGATATGACTAATCTTATAACTCTATGCGATAGTCCGTGTCATTTAGTATTCGGTCATCTTATGGATTATAAGAGCTGGAATCCATCAGTCGCAGATGACTGCCAAAAATTTTTACATAAATACCAAAACAGACCATATAAGAATATAATTCAATAAATTTTTATGGTGTACAAATAGATTGAGGAAAACTTAATCAATAAATAGGTGTTATAATATGACCATATTTAGCAATATTAACCGGCCAGTAAATCAACAAACTAACCTGGCTGTGTTTAATCAAAATAGAGAAAATATAAATATTAGTATTGATAATAATATAGAAAACAGGTATATAAAACACGATAAAAATATTTATGATCAAAATTTTAAAAGCTATATAGGTCTATATAATAACGAAGTTACGTATAATAATTCTAAAGTAATTAATATAACATTAACAGAAAAAGCTGTTAGAGAATTCAAGTACAACATTTCTTTAAATAAATTTAATGCGGGATATCCGGAATCTGACTCGTATAGGTTATGTTCAGAAACGCTAGGGTCGATTATAAGTATAGGATCTAAACACTACACAACAAGTTATGATCAGATATCAGGATATCCAAAAGGCACTAGTATAAAAACAGTGCAAGAAAGTCAGCACACTCCACTATCATGTAATACTTGCCAAGGTATTATATGCCAACCAGGAGAGACATTTGATCCAGTATCTTGTCGATGTGTTGTTCCAGCTTTGTGTGTTGATCAACCACCAGATTGTGAAATTGTATCTATTCCACAAAATTTAAAAGGCATAATTAATGGATATGCTTATTATGCTAACGATATTAATGTGCCTATAGATATTCCTGGTATAGGATTAGTGAATCCAACATGCGCAAGGGGTCATTGTTGTGATAGAACAATATTTATGCCAATTTTGGTAAAATCTGATGGGTCGCAAATTTTGGCAAATAAAACAATTAACATGAATAATTTGAATGGGGATATATGCGGATCAAGATTTGATACGTTCTCTTTTGCTACAAACGGTACAGAAGATATAGTAGACTCGCAACTGGTATTAAGGTGCGAATTACAATATTGCCACACGGGTGTAACATTTATTGTTCTAGTGGGTTATGATGCAACAACTAATGATCCTGTGGTCTTATTTAAGAGTTGCGTTGCTCCTGGCCCAACTAATACTAAATTAATAGGTACTATTGACTGTAGTGGGCCAATTGTTGAGTGTGATCCAACTTCTACTCCAATGCCAACGCCAACCCCAACAATAACACCATCTATAACATCTACTTCAACACCAACCACAACGCCAACAACAACACCAACAATAACGAAATCTATAACACCAACACCCACACCAACACCATGCATACAATCAAATTGTACTTATGAGGTTGCTGAAGTAGGCGTTACAGACAATTTAGGCAATTATAGAGAGGTGTCAATAGTTTGGAATGATATGGATCAATTCTTAGCAACTTCTGAAGCATTTGCCCAAGAATTTTCTGATGCTGGCTGGGTGATAACCGCAGTAACTACTGCCCCAGCGATTGGAATATGCTGTAATGGTCAATGTTTCCCACCAAGAGAATTATTACCATTGATGTATGAAACAGCAAGCTTTAGTCAATTAAGCTGTGAGTCTGTTCCAATAGACCCAAACGATACTCCAGCAGTTACGCCGACTACAACTCCAACACCAACTATAACACCAACGAGAACACCAACACAAACACCTCCATCACCATCAGTATCATCTGACTTTATATGAAAAAAAAATACGGACTATTACCATATATAAGAGAAGATATATTTGGAATAAATCAGCAACAAATAATTGGTTGGGAAATAAAAAAATTTGATATTCAAAAACAGTGGATCAAAAGTGAAGGCCTAGGAGTAAAGATAGCAGTAATAGATACTGGATGTGATATTTTTCATGAAGATATAAAAAAAAATATATTAGAGGGGTTTAATGCAATTCATGAAGGTAAAGACCCCATAGATAAAAATGGTCATGGAACTCATGTTTGTGGAACCATATGCGCAAATAATAATACAACAGGTATGGTTGGAGTAGCACCGAAGGCTAAAATAGTTCCGGTCAAAGCCTTAGCTGATGATGGAAATGGCTCATTAGAATCTATTATTAAAGCAATAATATGGTCAGCAGATTACGGTGTGGATTTTATAACTATGTCGCTTGGGTCGCCATATGACTCGCATCATTTACACGACGCTATAAAGTATGCAAGCAATAAGGGATGTATAATATTTTGTGCAGCAGGTAACTCTGGTCCATCGAGCGATATAATGTATCCGGCTAAATATAAAGAAACTATTAGTATAGGAGCTATAGATGAGAATCTAGATAGAACTAGCTTCACATGTAGTGGAGAATCATTGGACTTCTTGGCACCTGGGCATAATATATTAAGCTGTGTTCCAAATAATAGATATGCGCTGATGAGCGGAACAAGCATGAGCAATCCGTTTGCTGTTGGTTGTGCGGCACTGGTGTGCTCTTATTTCAAAAATAATTTTGGTAAAAAAATGAATTCGCAAGACTATATTAGCTTTTTCAGAAAAACAGCCATACCTTTAAAAGACCCAGCGTACTCTGGACAAAAGAGATACGAGGGTTATGGCATTATAAAACCAGTCTTGTAGCGAACATCAAACATATCATCTAAATCTTCTTTAGAAAAGTTTTGATATCTTCGCATTCTTGATATCTCTTTTTTTTGAAACTCTAATAGGGTTCTATTATATAGATTCATTTGTTTTTTCTCAAAATAAACACTAGTTTTTAGAGCATCGTTATTTAAATACATAGAGTATGCAACTTGATTATTGATGTTGGCTAGTGATGTTTTATAAGCATAGTCTCCATTAGCATATGTTCTGGAGGCATATGTGTCTGAATTACTCATGCTATTGTTTACAAGACGATCAAGATTATAACCGATACCAGCAACTGGACTAGGGGCATAAACAGATCCTGAATTAAAGGAATAATTTTGAGAAAATGCACTAGATGAATATAGAAAAACAGCAATCAGAATTATTTTTTTCATTGGTAGGCTCCTTATTTAATAATAACGCAAAGCGTGTATCAGGCAAAGTTTTATCTCTCAAGGTAACCAAGCCTATACCATTCATTAGCCATATTATCATTAACCTCAACTGATAGTTTAGATGATCTAAAATTCGAACACCCGCTACGCTCTGTTGGTATGTGGCCTATAACTGGAAAAGACTCTACCCTAGGAGAGAAATCCGTGTCTTTATCATATGATACAACTATTTTTTCTATATTTCTATATCCAAGATAAGCAGAAATAGCCACATCATCGTTCCAGGTTTTTGTGGCAAAGTTTTCTATAAAGTCTTCTACTTCAAAAAATTTTCTAAGAAAAGATACTGTTTTATAACCCTCCAACATTTTAACCCTAGTATCTTTCGATAGAGATGTACAAAAATGACAACTGCCATTTATCGCGGTTATGCCAGCAAAACCTATAGCAGAATTGGGATATTTGTTTCTGATGCTTATATGATAGTTTAGCATATCAGTATTATAATAGAGATCGTCATCTACTATTATAATTATACAATCAGGGTCCGATATCCTTTGTAGGGTTGGTAATAATTTGGTTACTGGGCCATAGTCATCTACGGTGAATATTTTAAGATTTTTATACTTATTTACATAGGAATGAACCCATTCTGGTATATTTACTATCTTACCCATATACTCACGGGGGATATTTAGATGAATTTCATATTCTGGATATGTCTGATTTAATAAGTTGTCTAAACAAATTTTAGTAGTAGAATGATCTCCCCTAAAATTCATTCTGTCTGGAATAGTAGTCAAAGATAATACTATACTCATAGTTCGATAATACCCTTATCTTTATTTATTACGCTACAAAATTTTTGATTATCCCATATATCGCTTGTATCTTTTGCTCTAAATAAATTGCAGCCGCTATTAGATTCAAATGGTAGCATTTCGTCTATTGGAAAGCTATTTGATCCCCTACCGTCGTAATTGACTGGCCTATAGTCTGTTTCACACTCATATGAGCAGCATGCAAAAAACATATTGTTATCCCAACCATAATAACCCATAAGTAAATCATTATTCCATGTCATGTTCAAAAAATCAGGACTCATCAAATATTCTAAATTTAGATTTTTTACCCAGTAAGAGACACTATGCCAATGATCTGGGAGTTTTAAGTAAAGATCTTTTTTTGTTGGAAAAAGTACTGAGCTTTGATAAAATTTTCCGAATTTTTTACCATTATCGTACCATGTTCTAAGCTCCATCGGCTGATTACCCCTAAAGCATATAGAATGATTGTCTGGATATTCTATGAGCTTTTTAAAATGATAGTCTATCATATACGGACTATATAAATGGTCATCGTCACATACTAATAAAATATCATTTTTTTTAAAATTAATATGTTTTAATGGATGAATGATATTACTTATTGGGCCGTAATCATTATCATCTCTTAATAAGATTATGTTTGGATAGTCTTTAAGATAAGTAAAAAACCAACTTGGTATTTCATATGATTTATAGTTTATAAAATATTTTGGTATATTTAATATTATCTGATAGTCTAGCTTGCTTTTTTGATTTAATAAACCAAATAAAAATTTACGACAGATATGTTCGTTAGCTATTCTATCTGGTAAACAACAAACAGATATATATATCATACTTTATTTACCCAGTATAAGTCTATATCTGGAGAATCTTCTTTATTTGATGCGTCTAAACCAAGAACAGGAAAAGTATTAGTTTCTAAACCATAGTTACCAACTATGTTTTTATTAATAAAAGAAAGCTCAATAACATGAGGAAAATTAGGAAGTATTATTTTTTCATTTGAAGAGTTTACGTACTCTAATTCGAATGAATTACCATGAGCATTTCCATGAATATGGAATAGTATCATATTTTGAAAATTATTGTTAATTATTTGATACAGCTTATTTTGATTAATTGGCATATACAAATCGTGTACTTCTAGAGTTAAGCCAATAATATTATTGCCTATGGTTATTGAGTCAAATATTTCATACTCGCCACCTTCAATATCTATTTTTAGTAAAGTTTTTTTATTATCTTTATTAATTATACTTGATAAATTTATTTGATCTGGTTTATTGCCTACATTTTTGTGATAATAAAAAATATTACGATTTATTTTTTCTGGATATTTATTACAAATATTATTACATGGATATGTCCCATCATACATTTCTATAGTTGAGTCTGGAAATTTGTCTACCCAGTCTAACTCAAAGCCATCGTCATAACCTATACCTATAGATACTAATTTTTCGGCGCACTTTAAGATCTCATCGTTCAAGATATATCCGCCATCACTAGCATTGCCTACTCGGACTTTTGAAAAATTTACATCGTATACTTTTAAGCACTCAAGCCACATGAATTCCTCGTTATAAAAATGTTGAATTTGATTTGAATTATAGTACTCCTGTTATTGGACTGGCCCATCCCTTACTTTCGCTATGGGGCCAAACAATCCAACTATAGGGTTTTTGTTTTGTTTGAAACTCTCGCCAAACTTTGCAATATCCATCTGGGTCTGCTTTCATAGAAATAATTTCATTTCTATCAGCATCCTGCCTATACATATCTTCGCCTTTAGCATTTTTAAATGCAACTGCCCAAAAATCATAATCGCTTTCTGGAACCTGATCATAAGAAATATCTATACAGTGTCTGAAAATACTCATGAGACTAGCATCAAATTCTTCGTCGGTTAAGGACAAGGTATTTGCAGATATTGGGTCTATTTTTTGTTGTACAGACTTGTGGATGGATCTGTCCTTGAAGCTCAAACCTGAATATTTTTCGTACTCTCTAAGAGTCCTACGGCTACCAAATCCATATTTGCCAAAATCAATATCTTGTTTTTCGCCGTCCATACCAAAAAGTTTTCTGTTTTTTAGATGACACAAATTATTTTTCTCTACCCACTTCGGATCATCATCCCATTGTTTTGTTCTGCCTTTTCTTGTGTATTCATGCCAACAAACAACCTTGTTTGGATGAAATAAGTCATACCCATGCGTATAAGCTCGTGCTGCTATACTGATTTCTTCTCCGTGAAAATAATACTCAGGATCATGCTGAACTTCTTTAGAAAATTGTCCGACAGTAAAAGCAAAGTGAGCACTATAAAATCTTGCCGGAAGTGGTTCATCAACATTGTCCCATGGATCAAAATTAGATGGTATAAAAAATACAGCGCCTTCAGGTATGAATCTGTCGAAATTCATTTTCCATGGTTGCAAAACTCTTGCTGCTGGATCATTATCCGGATCGAAACTAGGTATATAAGATGTTAATAATGGTTTTTTATATCCCTTTTTTTGTAAATTTTTAACCATATCTATTAGAGTTTTATCCCAATCTTTTTCAAATCTATGATGACTATCTAATTGAAGAGTATATTTTTCATTGTTATATAACTGCTGAACCATGTTTCTTGCCCAACAAACTCCTTTAGATTCCTTATAGTTTATATCTATAATTTTGAATCTATTATCATTGATGTATTTGTCTAAATTGTCCCATTTATCATTATCGCAGTGTTGCCAAGCTATTCCTATGCTTAGATCATCAGGTCTCATGGCCTTATCTAGCATATCGTCTAGGGTCGGCATCAATTGTGGATCCCTATAAGCAGCTATCTGCACAAATATGCTGTTTTGGTTTTTAGTTTTCTTTTCTTTCTGAAGACTCATAAAAATCTACCCTATTATGTGTTATTGGACTAGATAGCAATATTGCTGGAAATACTTTTTGTTCTTTTGTCAATGAGTAAATATGGCTCATCCAAGTTTGTTCAAAAGGGTTGGCCCATTTGGTGTCTATAAACATTTTCTTATTGCCTTCTTGGTTTATAATATGTGGCCAGTTGGAGTAGTAAACCTCTCCGTCGGCATACGGAACACCATTCTTTGATTTTATGTTTTTAAATAATGTGAATGGTTTGTTTTTGATTTCGCCAAAATATTCTATTTTTTTATTATGTGGAACATTATGCCAACTCCATTGCATTCCATTATGTCCGTAGAATTCTGAAAAGCTGAGCTTAATAAAATCGTAATTTTCTTGATCCATTATTGAAACTAAATTATTAAAGAGATCTTTTGTTTTTTTGGGAAAACCGAATCTACAAACACCAGAAAAATCTATTAACATATCATCCTCAAAAAATAACATATACTGGCTTTTATTTTTATAGAACATTTCTGCGGCCAATTGTCTGGAACCGCATATACCTATATTACCTTTTTTGATTTGATTAAAGTTATATTGATTACATATCTCGTCATATTCTGTATCAAATTTTTCATTTGTTGAATTATTAATTAGAAACTTTTTTGTTTTATTTAGGAAATTTGTATCGTGCCGTTCAAAGCTTTCTATCACCATTTTAAGTTGTTTTGGAGAGTTAAATGTATTTATATACAGCTCTATGTTTTTGTTTTTGTGTATTTTTTGTGATTTATTTAGTGATATAAATTTATTGTTTTTTACATTTTCGAAGAAGGTAGATATAAGGCCGTCCTCATTTATCATCTCTACTCTAAAACTTTTGCTGTCTAAATAAGACATGATAGTAAATATGCTTTCTTCGGTTCCCATATATCCTTGAGACAAAGTATCCTTAAGCAAAGCATAATACATATCATTAGCTGGTGATATAAGCTCAGATTTTCCACCAAAAAAACCTCCCCTAGCAACTCTTTTAACAGAATCACACTGACTAAATTTTCTCATTCCTTCTATTTTGAACCCATGTATTTCGGATTCTGTATTATATGGAAAGCATATAAACAAAAAATTATCTAATTTTTCAGATATTTTCTGAAGAACCTTATCGCTACTAAAATAACCTGGATGCACAGTATTTGTTATCCCGCCATCTATCCAAAAAAGATAATCACTATTAAAATCATTATATATTTTAGCATTATGCAGCAGGAACATCTTGCTCATAACTAAAGGATTGTACATTTCTAGCCTAGCTTGAGTGCTTTCTCTAAGCCAACCCGCTTGGTTCAACCATTCTTCGTTTTTTCTTATTTTTTCTACTTCTTCACGAAATGGGAAAAAATTACTATCAAACTCTTCTACTGAATGGTGGTATACTCTGGTATTAGTCTTTTCTCTTATAGACCACACTAATTCTTCCAACGACTTGTCTATAAATACTACCAAATTTATATCTTTAGTATTATTTAGCAGTAGCCTGAAATTATTTATATAGTGCTCAAAAGCCCTAGACCAACCATCTGATAGATTAGATCTACCAAGGTCCCATATTCCTGTCACCAGAGTTATATTTGTATTCATAAGAGTATTATAGCGCCCGGGCCTGCATAATATATAAAGGGATTTTTGTGTTCGTCAACTCAATAAAATTTACTGCTTGCGCCTTGACTTTTTTCTATGACCCTATAGAATAGGTTTGATTTTGGAGAAAAACATGAAAAATGAATCTGATGACTTTTCAATTAGAAAAGAAATAAGAAGAAGTAAGATTAAAAACAAAAAGAAAAAGTATACAAGCGCGGATGAAGATCCATTAGAAGCTAAGTTAAGGAAACAGTCTGAATATAAAAAAATAAAACAGGATTTTGAAGAAGAAGAATGGGAAGACTGGGACAGGTACTACAATCACTAGAATGAAATACTTAGAAGAACTAACAGGAGGTGATTGCTTTGAATATGGAAATAGGTATTACATTATGTCGAAGGACTTTAAAAGTAACGGAGATATTATGTGTCTCGGATTATTCGATGGCTTTACTAAATGGCTACCGCCGAATAGTATGGTGAATCAAATAGAATTACTGACAACAGACAATGATAAAAATATAGTAGCTCTTAAAAGAAGAGAAAAAAATGATATTTCTTAGAATAAAAACCTTTTTAAAATCCCTTCTCTTTCATATTAGTAGAGGTCTACCAAAGTCAACCAAGTCTGAAATTCTATATAGATACCAAATATGTCTTAGCTGCGAAGAATTTGATAGCAAAAATTCACAATGTAAAATATGTGGATGTAATATTAGTAATAGTAGCAAGTTTTTAAATAAATTAGCTTGGGCTGATCAAGAGTGTCCAAAATTAAAATGGACAAAAATTATAAGGTAATTAAAATGTCAATAAAAACCAATAAAAACAATAAAAGACATTCATACGTTATTAGTAAGCACGACATATTTAATTGCTGTATTGAAAAAATTAATACACCTAATAATGGTTCGAGTGTCATAATCCCACACGTATGCAACAACATTGATTCTTTTGGCGCAGGATTCGCTGCTTTTATAGCTGATAAATTTCCTATAGTCAAAATGAACTACCACATGCTTGGTAAATCATTTCTTAGGTCTAATTTGGGATATTGTCAAATTATAAAGGTTATCGAAAATAACAAAACAAAAAATTCTCTATATGTTGCTAATATGATTGCCCAGAATGGGGTGATATCGCCATCAAATACTAGACCATTGAACTATTTGGCCCTTACCAAATCCATGAGCGCAGTTGCCTCTTTCATTAACAGCCAACTGAAAAATAATGAATCATCTACAGATATCTTCGACATACATTGTCCTAGGTTTGGTAGCGGATTAGCTGGAGGAAACTGGTATTTCATATCAGATTTAATTGATGATATTTGGTCTAAGTTCAATGTAACTGTTCATATTCTAGGAAAATAAATTATATTCAATGAATATTTCTGTAATAGGATTGTGGAGAAATTCTGAAAAACACATCTATCGAACTTTGCGTTCATTAGATGACTTGTCCACACTGGGAGATTTTAGTTTTTACTTTTATGAGAATGACTCTGAAGATAAAACATTAGAAATTATTAATTCTTGGATCAAAAATAAATCAGGATCAATAATATCAGAAAAATTAAATACTCCCCAATTTGGTTCTGTAAGCCTTGTGGAAAGACTTGTGCTTATGGCCTATTATAGAAATAAGGCAAAAACATTAATAAAAAACATCGATTCTGAATATACTCTTTTAATAGATACTGATATTATATTTACTAATCAAAATTTTATAATACTATATGAATTCATAACAAATGTGAAAAACTGCGCAATGGTAGTTGCTAATACAAGACAGAATCAAATAGAAGATCTCATGACCAATGAAACACAAAATAGTTTTTACGATGTTTCGGCGTTCAGAGATTATTTTGGCAATAACGGATTGTATTTTACCGATTGTCCATTTTTATTAGATTCTGATAGGCAATTGTGGAAACAAAATAGTGCTATAAAAATCATGTCTGGATTTAGCGGATTTGCACTAATCAAAACAGATATATTAAAAAGACCAGATTGTTATTGGTCAACATGTGGACACATAGAACATGTAAATTTCTGTTACTCAGTATCAAGATACGGAGACATATACATACTCCCATCATGTACTCCAAAAACAGATATTGATCTATCCAAAATCAATATTGACGCGTGTAAAAGTATAGCCAAAAATCAATTAAATCAAATCGAACAAATTAATAAAGCTTATAATATATCAACAAGTGATAAAATAATAATCAAATGATTTCTATATACTCATCAGCATTCAATCTAATAAAAAATAATTTTAACTATAAATACTCAGTTAAAAACTTTTGCGCTATGGCTGATGAAGTGGTTATATGTGTAAATACTAGTGAGGATGAAACTCTATCTGTGCTTACTAGTGAGCAAAGATTATATAATAATTTAAAAATTATATCATCAGACATACCCTACTCTGATTATCTACTAGATGGTAAGATTAAAAATCTAGCTCTTCAATCTACTTCTAGCACACATCAAATAAAAATAGGCCTAGATATGGATGAATACATACCAATATGGCAAAAGCCAATATGGTATGCCGCTGCCTCCAATTTAATTTACGACAATAGTCAATCATATATGATACCATCTATCAATCTATATAAAACATATGAATATTATTCATCCATAACACCAAAATGGTATATGCATAAGTCTGGTTTATTTAGGGGTCCTGTTAATTTTGCAATAAAAAACAACGGATTTATAGACACTACAAAAAGCGATACATGTGAATTAATAGACTCTAATGGTAATTTGGTTTTATGCAAAGCTTTTCCAAGCGACATACAAAGCCTCAGGGGAAACAATCTACCTTTTGTTGTTCATACCGGATACTTATCTCTTGAAAACCGCCTATTAAGAAACAAAAACTTTTGGCTTAAACACTGGTTATTAGAATCTGGTGGCGAACCACCGATACACAAAGTACACGAGTCAATGGACGATTTCCAAGAGCAGTTTCAAGAACATAGGCTTAAAATATAATTACAGACAATAAACCAAAATATTGTCATAGTACGTGACACTAGATTAATTATTAACAGTGTGCCTTAGGCTTATAAAACCGCTTGCCTATCCTGCTCCATGCGCTATAATACACATATGAATGTAGTTTTTGCTATAGTTTTTGTTAGCTGCATCCTCTTAGGAATTCACAAAGGCCTAACAAACAAATATTAATATCTAAATGAATAATAGGCTTAGAAATCAAAGAGTTTATCTAGCAGGGGCAATGGATAGGGTTGCCGATAGGGGAAGTGGATGGAGGGACGATATTACTCCATTCCTAGAAAATTTAGGTATAGTTGTTTTTAATCCAATCAAAAAACCAATTATGATTGGTCAAGAAGATGAAAGAACGCACCTTTATAAAAAAATGTTAAAGCAGCAAAAATCTTATGATGAATTAGCTCAATTAATGAAAGTAATTCGATCTGTAGATTTAAGACTGGTTGATATCAGCGACTTTATGATAGTCAATCTGGATCTAGATGTTCATCCGTGCGGAACATATGAAGAAATTTTTTGGGCAAATCGTCAGAAAAAACCTATTATAGTTCATATGGTTCAAGGCAAACAACAAGCCCCTGATTGGCTTTTTGGCACCATACCTCATCAGATGATTTTTTCATCATGGCTAGAAATTAGAGATTATCTAAACTACATAAATGATTATTCAGAAATAGAAGCTTTTAACAGATGGTATTTTTTCAATGCAAAAAATAATTAATGAAACCAAACTTGATTTTGATGATGTATTAATTGCTCCTCAAAGATCTACCCTTACTAGTAGATCGGATATAGATATTAGTCGAACTTTTCACTTTTATCATTCTCCAAGAGTTTGGAATGGAGTACCTATCATATGTGCAAATATGAGCTTTTGTAGTTTTTCTATGGCTATAGCACTAGCTCGTCATAAAATTATAGCTTGCTTACATAAATATCATACTGTAGATGAATTATTTCAGTACTTCAAGGATTATCCAGATAATATAGATTATACATTTGTATCTATTGGATATAAAAAAAGTGACTTAAATCATTTACTTGAACTAAAAAATAAAATCAATATACAGCCTAATATCTGTATAGATGTACCAAATGGACATATGGACGTTTTTGTTAAGTATTGTAAAAAAGTAAGAGATAATTTCCCAGAAAGTATTATTATAGCCGGTAATATAACCAATACTTCTTCGACCCAAGAACTGATTATTTATGGTGGCGTAGATATTGTAAAATGCGGCATTGGTGGCGGGTCCGCATGTACAACTCGTTTCTTGACAGGATGCGGTTTGCCTCAGTTGAGCTGTTGTTTAGAAAATGCTTATGTGGCACATGGTCTTCAAAACGGAGATAAAAAACCTGGATTGATCTGTTCTGATGGTGGTCATAAAAACGTTGGAGATGTTTGTAAGGCTCTATGCGGCGGTGCTGATTTTGTAATGCTGGGAGGATATTTTGCTGGTGTTGATGAGAGCGAAGGAGAATGGGAATTTGGAGGAGATTATTCTACAATATTAGAATCGAATAAAAAAACTAAAGGTAGTTTCACGTATTATGGTATGAGCACACATCATGCTCAAGAAACATATGAGGATAATATTAAAAAATATAGGGCTTCAGAAGGCACTAAAATTACAGTCCCTTATAAAGGAACAACAAATACGGTGGTTCAAGAATTATTAGGAGGTATAAGATCATGCTGCTGTTATATAGGGGCTAGATCTATCAAGCATATGAGTAAGTGTGGACAATTTTATAGAGTTAATCAAATTCATTCCAACAAAAATCCAGTTTTTGGCGTATAAACTATATAATGAGCAAAACATTATGAATCGCATAATACCAATTCTATATAGATATATGTAACAAAATTAGTAAAAACAATATTTATTCAAGTTAATAACACACATAATAAGGTATATTAAAAATGAACAATATAAACGTCTCTTGTCCTATAAATAGCACTGGATATGGTATAGTATCAAAAAATATACTTAAAAGCATATATAATACATTTTCTAAAAATATTAGTCTTTTTCCTATAGGTAGCTCTTATGTAGAAGATCAAAAGGAATATGATTTCTTCTCTGAGCTTGTAGTTAATTCCGTCAATAACTTAGATATAGACGCCCCTTTCGTTAAAATTTGGCATCAGTTTGATCTTATACAAAAAATAGGTAGAGGAAAATATTTTGCCTTTCCTTTTTTTGAGCTTGATACTTTTAACGATCTTGAAAAAAAACACATGACCGTTCCAGATGCATTATTTGTTACTAGTCAATGGGCAAAAAATATAATTGAAAAGAATAATATTGACACGGAGACTTTTGTTTGCCCTTTGGGTGTTGATCTAAATATTTTTAATGCAGAACTTAATCAGAAATATCAATACAAGAATAAGTTTGTTTTTCTTAATATTGGTAAGTGGGAAATTAGAAAAGGGCATGATATACTATTAAATATTTTTCGGGATGCATTTCCTGATAATGAAGATGTAGAACTATGGATCTTGGCGTCTGAAAACACAAACTCTTACTCATCTAAAGAAGAATTAGAAAAATGGAAAAATATCTATAGTCACAACAACATTAAGTTATTTAATGGTGTAGATACGCATTTTCAAATAGCCGAATTAATAGCCCAGGCAGATTGCGGTATATTTCCATCCAGAGCAGAAGGCTGGAATCTTGAACTACTAGAGTGCATGGCAATGAATAAGCCAGTAATAGCAACCAATTTCTCAGCCCATACAGAATTCTGCAATAGCCAAAATTCGTATCTTATCGACATAGATACTACAGAACCAGCATTCGATGGAAAAGCGTTTAAAGGCCAAGGACATTGGGCTAAAATAAGCCAAAAACAAATAGATCAAGCAATAGGATATATGAGACATGTATATCAAAACGGTATAAAAACGAATATAAATGGTATCAATACGGCTAAAAAATACTCATGGGATAATACCGCTAAAACTATACAAAGGTGTATTGGTCTTTAAGGAGACCACTATGCCAATACCAGAAAAAAAACCTAGCGAAGACAAACAAAAATATGTAAGTCGTTGCATGAGCAGCGATGTTATGAAAAAAGAGTACCCAAACTCACAACAAAGAATCGCAGTATGCCTTAGTCAAGCATCAGATAATAAAGCTTCAATTATAGAGCGCGTACATGATCAGCTGTTCGCAAAAAATTGCTCATGGGATGATGAGTGGGACGAATTTATATGGGACATAGAAATAAATCAAATTTATGATGAAGAAGGAAACATCGTATCTGCATCGGAATATCAAGGCAGAAAAGTAACTTTAAATAAACCTTTCAGAACGCCTGATGGTCCTAAAAAATTTAGTGTGTATGTAAAAAATGAAAAAGGCAATGTTGTCAAAGTTAATTTTGGCAGCCCCGATATGGATATAAAAAGAGACAATCCTGCTAGACGTAAAAGCTTTAGAGCAAGACATAATTGTGATAATCCCGGCCCCAAATGGAAAGCCAGATATTGGAGTTGTCGTCAATGGAGAGCAAGTTCTCCTGTAGAGGACTAAGTTATTTTTGGTGATCTCCTAGCGATTAGGCGTATAATGTTTTGGAGAATCACCAAAATGAACTATGTTTATGGATTATATAAAAAAAATATAACCTATAAAACTAATAGCTTGTCTGAGCATTTATTTTATATAGGAATAGCTAGTGGCGATAAAAATCTTTATCACAGAGAAAAAATCATAGACGAGAAAAATCTAATCCACAAAAATTAAATATAATAGCTAAATATGATTTTGAATTAAGAATATGATGGAAGACTGATGATATAGAAGATCTAAAAGATAGAGAAGAATTCTTAATAAGATGGTTTGGTAAAAAATCTGATGGAGGATTATTAACTAATGTTTTATCTTCGGCACAGGATCTTTCTTTGTGTCATAAGTCAAAAACCGAACAAACTAAACAAAGAATCTCTAATGCTCTCAAAAATATTAACAGAAATCAAAACATTAGAAAAGCTAATAGGGATAGGAATTTAACTAAACCATATTCAGAAATAATAAATCTAATAGAAATTTGGGCCACCAATCCACTAGAATCTCAACAATCTTTTGCTGATAGACATAAAATATCAAGATCAAAATTTAAAGATTGGCTTAGATTATATAAGCCAGAATATATAGGCTTAACCAAAAAGAAAAAACTAGAAATATTTCAGTCGATCAAAAATAAAAATACTAGATCAAAACAAGACATTATTAAAGAATATTCCTTAAAGTCAGGACTAACAATTAATCAAAGTAAGGCAATAGTATATAGACTATTATTAAAATAAAAAAGCAATAATATGAATTTACCATATTTTTTATCCAAAGATAAAATTAATTCTATTGGATATGATACTATATATCTAGAAAAACCCATGTCAAATCTTATTGATTTTGACTGGAAAAAAATTCTAGACCCTCCCCCACAAAACACTAGCGATAAAACCAGAGATGAGCTGATATTAATCTCTAAATCGACAAAAAACAGATCAAAAGAAGATGTATCTTTAGTTTATAGTGTTGATAAAGACCTAGACAAGCCCTTTATTTTACTTCTTAAAAAATATAAGCTAAACTATCCACAAAACTATATAGACCTATTCTATGACATAGTTAAGCCTGTTTTGCTAAATACTAAAAGCTATTGGAATAGAGCAAGACCCAATCAATTGGCCGATATTTATGGTGTAGATATTGACATTATATTAACAGATACTCATCATACAGCAGCATATCCTTCTGGACATACGGTGTATAGCAGTTTAGTTGCTAATATACTTAAACATCTATTTCAACAGATTAATACTAAAGAATTAGACCATATTGTATTAGAAACGGCTAGAGCAAGAGTTATTCAAGGCGTTCATTATCCCACAGATAATAAAGCTTCTTTAATATTTAGTAAAACATTATTTAATCATTTACAACCAAAGCTAAGGAAATATTACAATGAAAAGATATACTGAAATACTATCTGATATTCAGGACTCCATAGAAGCTGCACAAAAAACGTATAAAGGTAAAAAAAGAAGTGATCTTAAAGATAGTGACTTTTTATTTCCCGAAACTCGTTCTTTCCCAATTGTTTCTCCATCTGATGTTCCTGATGCAATCAGTAATTTTGGTCGCATGAAGGGACAAATGAGTTACGATGTATTTATTAAAAAATTATACAACATGGCTAAGCGCAAAGGTCCAGAATTTGTTGCTGCTTTACCGAAAGCGACCAAAGATAAGCTTGGTATTAAAACAGCAAAAGCAGAAGATGGCGATTTTACACAAGTAGAAGACATGGAAGATGAAAGCCCAGAAATGGAACTTATGGAATACAAGTACGACTTTTATCAAATGAGTATGGGTTCCATACAGTCTATTGCTCAACACGCTCAAGCGATTGTAGATGCACTATCCAACCCTTCCGTAAAAGAAAGATTGACAGAGAGCTGGCTACAAGGTAAAATCGCCGTAACAGAAGACTATATGCTAACAATTCATAATTTCCTAATGTTCGGCGAAACTGAAACCGATACAGAAGGAGCAGAGGCAGCAAAAAATCTTCCTGGCCTATGGGAAAATATTCGTAAGAAAAAAGAACGAGAAGGAAAAAATTATAAGCCAGCTAAACCTGGGGATAAAGATAGGCCAGATCCAGAACAGTGGAAAAAATTGACAAAGTAAAGTATCAATAAATTTATTAGGACACAACATAAGGATTAAATTAACAATGCCAGAAGTAAAAGATTCTCTATCCACATATATTTCATTAGCTAAAAAAACTATTGCAAAATTTGCACCAAAATTTTATAACGGTTTGTCTACTGAGATGCTTAAAAGCGAAGAGGCTATATCGGATGTTGCTACGGCTATTATGTATGCCGACTGGAGGTTTGATCCTGATAGGGTCGGTGCTTCTGGTAAACAGAAAACGCTGTACTCATACAGAAATCAATGTGCTATATGGGCCATACAAACATACATTACATCAAAATATAAAAAGCAAAAATGCCTAAGCATAGATAATTATATTAATGACGATAATACCCATGCTCATTTAATTGTCGATAAAAAACAAAAAGATCCATTAGAAATAGCTATTCAGAACGAAAGCGCAGAAGACTTAAGTTTTGCTCTAGATTCTATCTTGAATAGCTCGATCATATCCGAAAAACAAAGAAAACAAATATATATGTATTATTTCGAAGACAAAACGCTATCCGAAATTGGTAAGGTTTTCAATGTGTCTAGAGAAGCTGTTAGACAAAATATCAAAAGGGGACTGGAGCTGATTAAATCCTATGATAGAAGCTAATGTATGTATTTATGTTTTTACAAGAAATAAGACCAATCTGCTCTATGAGATATTGTCTGTTTCAGAAGATGTGATAACACCACCATCAGCAGCGATATCAACTAATGAAGATATGGAGCTTAATATCAAAAAACTGTTCTCTAAATTTTTTAATGACGTAGTTTGCGATATGTATCAATTTACTACATTAGATATTGACAATTATGAAAATAAACTAATGCTCTCATATTTTTGTATTGTTCCATTTGGCGTTACTAATACAAGTGGTTATTTTATTCCTCTAAATAAAACAAATAATGAAAATATTATTAAAAATATACGAAAAGTTTTTAACATTGCTTAAAATAAACAGTTCTCAAAAAATCGAACCCGATATTGAAAACACTACAAAAAAAAATATCACAGATAATGGCTCTGTAATATTTGGGTTATATGAAGATAATTATATTTCAATGCTAGTAAATACTCCAGATATTTCTGACACCAACAATGATCAAAACGCTTTACTGGATCAAGCAGAAAACTATGCAAATTTTTTGGTCTATATAACAAACGGATTAGTTCATGATCAAATCATAAATCTAGTGGAAAAAACGATGAAAGACACCAAAGACCTAAATAAAAAACTATTCTTACAAAATGTGCTATATTTTTTTCCAATACTAGAAAATGAATTAGAAAAAGATTTAACAAAAAATATTTCAAAAAATTTACCAGTGGTTAGGCCACTAAATGTCTTTAGACTATAATTACGTATTGATCCACGGTCGCCAGCGATTATCATACATAGTATGAAACAAAACAATACTATTATATGGCAAAAATGGTTTGATCCATTTGGCGAAGATATCGACGACGATATTTATCGCGAAACAAACGACAACCAATCTGATGTTGACCCAGAGGATGAGTATCCTGGTGAGGATTATGAATGGCCACCACAAAATAATAGCTATATACCAAAAATTGTTAAGGGTATCAAAGTTATAGCTACGCCCATGGGAATCATACCAATAAACGAGAATACTGCCAGTGGTAAAATTTTTAATTTTTGGATGGGTCATACCAATTTTAATATAACATCAAAAATATGTGATCTCATAGAAAATACAGACGGTGTAGAGTGCTTGGATATTTTTACTAGATATCGCTTTAGAATAGCAATAGGAAAAGCATTCAATGATGCTGACACGATGTTACTTATTCAAAATAATATATACAATTTTCTAGAAAATAAAAATGATGATGATGAATAAAAATAAAAAATATTCCGACATAGAATATGATATAGGATATATTCACTCTTATAATATAGACATACCAAACAGAGAAATTTACCTTCACTCTTCTATAGACGGCGGTGACGAGGAGGGTGGAGTAAACTACAAGAGCGCGGTTATATTTGAAAAAAATTTACGATACCTTAATTTATTATCTCTAGAACCGATACTAGTTCATATGCACTTGCCTGGAGGAGATTGGCAAGATTGTTTGGGTATTTTTGACGCAATAAAATATTCAAAAGCAAGGGTAGCTATCCTAGCGTACGCAAAAGTCGAATCAAGTAGTAGTGTTTTACTACAAGCAGCAGACCTGAGGATACTTACTCCAAACACCAACTTCTTAATCCATTATGGTTCTATAAGTGTTGACAACGAGCACAAAGCGGCACTTAGCATGGTTCAGTGGAGCGAAAAAGAGAGCGATAAGATGATCGACATCTTTACCGAAAGGTGTATGAATAGTAGGATTTGCAAAGAAAAAAATTGGAAAAAGATGATGGCAAAAAAACATATCGTTACACAATTGGCAACAAAAAGAGATTGGATACTAACAGCAGAAGAAGCTGTTAATTACGGATTTGCTGATGGGGTACTTGGTACTAAAAAATTTCCAAATATAGACTACATCAAATCTTACTGTAAAAAAATATGACACATATAGAATATTGTTGCTATGACTATGATATAAATGAGACAGAAACGACATTTAATGTCGAAACAGCTATTAAGCATGGTCTTCAAAATATATTCTTACTACCATACTCTATAAACTATATTAGATCTGAACTATTTTCTGTAGATAGCGACATTAAATTCGGCTGCCCTATAGATTTTCCCTACGGTCTCTCTGACCAAAAAACAAGAAATTATACGGTTGAGCATCTAGCTAAATCCAATAAAATTTCTTTTATAGACCTTATGATACCCACTAAGGCAATAACTAATCGTAAATATGATAAATTAAGAGAAGATATAAAAACAAATCTTGATATATGTTCAAAAAATAATGTTCAGCTCAGATATGTCTTAGAATATAGAAGATATGGACATGATGTACTAGCTAAAGTTTGCCAAATTTTAAAAGACCTAAATATTGATACTATTTTACCATCATCTGGAATGATGCTGGACGATATAAATGACAATATTATTGCTTGCAAATTTTTACAAACAAAAACCAATATAAAAACCATATGTAATGGCAATATTTACCGCCAACAACATGTAAATAATATATTGCATTCAAATATCTACGGTTTTAGAATAAATAATTTAAATGCATTAACCCTTATATAAGCCTAATCTCTAGTAAACAAAATTTGCGTTATTTCGTCTTTTTGGGGTATCATATATGAGATGGTTTACTCAATTAACATAAAAGTTATGGAGATTAATATGGCAATTCTGTCAGTTAACAAAATTAATAATAATGGCGGCGCAACCCATCGCATTACGGCAACAAGACTATTAGCTTCAGTTCCAGATGGTTTTGTGCCTGAAAGCATTGGATCAAGAGTTGTCGAAACATCAGATGTCACAAAAAATACCATATTAGGTAATTTCCCACACGACAACAACGAACCAATAGCCAAAAGAATAACGGTGTTTTTAGCTGGTGGACTAACTAACGACTACTTACTAAGCGGTGCTGGTATGCCAGGATTAATTTCTTCGCCATTAAAAATTGAAAGCATTACCACAACAAAATACGCCACAGCTTTTAGAGCTGGCTATTGGAATGAGTTTGATCATGAATGGACAGTAGCGCCACAAACTTCTGTGGATTCTTTTGGCCAAGACAATGCCGCAAGAACGAATAGACAATCCCCTGGTGTTATAACATATACTCTTGGAAATAAAAACTATCCAGTTGTTACAAGCTATTCTAGCAAAACCAATTGATATATATTTAATAGGTTGTTAAATACTTATTACCTTAAGCCAGTGATGCTATTCGTATCATTGGCTTTTTTATTGATGGAGGTTAAATAAAATGACAGAAGTATGGCAATACGTTGCAACAACAAGTATAGGTATTATATTAACTATGTTAGGATTTTGGTTTACTATAGGTCGTAATATGGCTACTAAAAGCGAAGTATGCGATATGATAGAAACAAAGTCACCATATGTTCAAGATCGTCAGTTTATAATGGAAAGACTAGCCGTTAATAAAGAAACCCAAGCAGCATTTGCTGCTGCTCTACAAAGAAATACAGAAGTTATGAATGAGCTTAAATTACAAATAGCTACTTTAGGCCATACGCTAGAGGCACTAGAAAGTAGAATAGAAAGATAAAATGGCAATTTATAGACGAGTAGGCTTTAGGTCGGTCACATCATATTTTAATAGGCCAGTCTATGAGCCTAACGCACCTGGATCTATCCGTTTTGATACGCTTACAATAAATAAGCTTCATAGTATAGAGTACGAAAGAGGGCGTCGAATAACTTTTATAGATCCTAGGTCCCCCATAAATGATTCCAGAACTAATTATAGTTCTCCAAACGATAATGGTCATTGGGCATGGAATGGTAGTAGGTGGTTAGTAGTTAGTGCCCGCACAGGTAACTGGATAGGTCAAGTAACTTCTGAGGATATTCCTCCACCACCCTCACCAACCGCCACACCAACGATAACGCCAACTAACACCCCTACTGTTACCCCGAGTGTCTCGGTGACTCCTAGTATAAGTATAAGCGTATCTGCCACCCCAACCCCAACATGCACACCAACCCCCAATCCGACACCTAGCGTAACAGCTTCTGTAACGCCTACCCCAAACCCGACACCCTCCACCACTCCAACACAAACTCCGACCCCTTCGGTTTCTTTGACTCATACCCCTACTCCGTCTATCACCGTAAGCCTTACTGCTAGCCTGACCCCAACATCTAGCATAACTATCACACCAACCCAAACTCTTAGCAACACACCCACACGCACATCAACTAGTACTCCGACCGTTACCCCAACACAAACCGCCACACCTACTAAGACACCAACAAGAACGCCCACACCAACACCCACTAGAACAGCCACGCCAACACCGACCCCTAGCGAAACCTCTTGCCCTGCCCCATCTCCTACTCCTTCTATTACTCCGAATTTAGCATTAAATGATTGTATTATACAGGCATCTATAGGACCATTAATATCTTCTCATAGATACAAAGTCAACATATTTTCCAATGATTATGATAGTATTACAAAAATCGTGCCTAGTGAAATAGAATTTGTTGCCAAATACGATGGCAATCAAGACATTACTCTTTTATTAACTAGACTAGAATCATCTGATAGCGCCACTGTATCAATTAGAGTACTTGATCTAGAAACACATCTAGAAGATTCTAAAATTGTAGTGGTAAAAAACGATAACTGCGGTTGCGCAACGGCGGACTGTCCAATAGTTTCTCCTACTCCAAGTCCATCTCCTGATGTTAGATCTTCTATTAATTTTGCCGGATGTATAGACTGCGACCCCACAGACTATGCTTTTATAGTTACAACAGTAGGTACTAATGGTAGACAGAGTGGGTATGGTACTTTTGATCAAAATGGAAATGTTTGGGAGTGGACAGAATCAACAGGAGATAATACCTTACATAAAGTACTTAGGGGCGGTTCCTATGCTAGTAGCTTAATGGAAATCGATGCGTTTAGCTTATCGTCTCGGTATTCCAATAATTTTGATCAGGTGTCTTCACAATTTGGTTTTAGAATAGCATCGTATAATAACCCATTAGATATCAAGTGTTTCGCCGATGTAAACGAGCCTTGCAATCTATCTAGTTCGCTTGGTTTTGGAAGAGTAAAATATAGCTACAAAATCCATAAGTATGAAGTAACTAACTATGAGTTTATAGCATTTCTAAATTCTGTAGCATTCGATCAATCTTCCGATCACTTACGACTATATCACCAAGAAATGGAAGATGATAATAACGGAGGAATTATCAGAAGATTCAATCCGTTAAAAGATAGATATGAATACTATCTAAAACAAAATATGGACCATAAACCAGTTAATTTTGTTACCTGGCTAACCGCCATAAGATACTGTAATTGGTTACACAATAATTTCGGAGACACAGAAGATGGCGCCTATAGTATACCTTCTGATGTATCGCCAAGGAATATACATTTAATTAAGCGAAACAACGACGCAAAATATTTCTTACCAACAGACAATGAGTGGTATAAGGCTGCGTACTATAACCCCATTGATTCGAGATATTATCGATATGCCACACAGTCAAACAAACAACCCGTATGTCCATTAATAGATAGTCTTAAAAATGGGCCCTTCCCAAGAGACGCTATTTGTGAATGTCCAAGTATAGAAATTTGTGATGCTACACTAACCGACAAATTAGCTGATGGCGGAGGTATTTTTATACTAGATATGCTTAGAAACCCAAGCTGTTGTTGCAACGTTGAATACAGACTTATAGAAAGAGAATCTATTGATATATATGTTGGAGCCAGAACCCCTTCGTGGAAAGATACTTTTATAGACATAGTAGATGAAGAAGAATTAGAGTTTGGGGCTACTGGAGTCGTGTACTACCCATCGTCTGTTCTGTCCCCATCCACCGTTACAACACCCGTTCCTCTACAATCCGGTCCTAATGGTATCTCAAACAATTTAACTTCATGCAAACTACAAGAAGCTCAACACTTACCTTCCCTATCACTAATAGGCAAAATTGGTGAAAACGGATCGCCTTTCTTTATAGGATCCGACCTGTCTCTTAAAGCAGCAGCATCTGGTCGATTATATTTAGCTATTAATCATATTAATTGCATAGATGAATTACATTGTGGCCTATACTACGTTAATATTAAGCACGAAGTAAGTTTTGCAGATTGGCAACGTGCAGATGCCTCTTGGGTTGATTGCAGCCCATATCAGTATATAACTCTACCATCGATTTGTACTAATTTAATTCCGTAAATTTTGTGAGTAATAATTATGATACCTACTGAAGAATCGCTGAGATATTGTGATTACTCTGACAATGCATGCTTTAGTAAATTTGTCCCAATAGAATGTAATTGTGTTTTTACTGAAAGCGCCTTCAGAATACAGGGTCTGTCCTCTGGGTCTTCTTGGGTAGCATGTGCGGTTACTTATAATAGCGATCAACTTAATGATCCATATAAAAAATGCATAGGTGATGATTGTTTATTTCAGGTTATACGCGGTGCGAATTCCTTGTTATATCCCGGTTCTCCTATAGACGACTGGATCATCGGCGAGCAGGTATCTATAGTTGCTGAGTATGAGGGTGCTAGTTTAGATACTACAGCATATATTTGTGGTAAAACAACAAGAGTTGGAGCTTTGATAACCTATGATGTTTTAGTTTTGAGATGTTCCCCCATACCAACACCAACTTGCGATAAAACATATATACAAGTTATTATTCCGGGTAATGTCTTTAATGATAAAAATTATTCTAGAATATGTTTTAGGGTTGGCGGAACAGATTGTTGTGGTCCTGGATCGCCAAATCAGTACTCAAATACTGTGTGTAAGGCATTAGATCCTCCTGTTCTGCCCCCTCCCCCACAGCCTCCAGAAGCAGGCATAGGCTTTGATGATTATTGTATTATTTTTGCTGACGAGTCTTTATATCCATCAGCACCAAATATTTTTGGATATGTTAATCAATCCCCATATGGTACCCCTAATATATACTGGTATCAGGACATGGATGATTTTAAATTATTGGACAGCCTTAAAGCTATAGACGTAAATAAAATTTTAATATTTCATGTAAGATCTTTTATCAAACAACAATGTACTATTTTACCATTATATCCATATATTAATGTGCCAGACGGATACCAGATGCCAATACCAGATTCTAGAATAATACCATCGTCTAGAAATGTCCCCGCTTGTATAATAAATAATGAGCCATTGACTGGGAATTGGATAAACGAAAAAATAAAAGAAGCTTTTGGTGACATCAATCCCTCTTCTCAGGTTAATGTATTTGTCGATGATAGCCCTTCTCTCGGCTGGTCTTCGGTAAAAGATGGAGTATCAGAATATTTCACCATAGCTAAAAATAATGGATTGACAACAAGACGCATACTGTGCAATTCTGAAAGATGGATAAGATGGATAGTATCAACATTTAATAAGCAGCCTATATGTTCTTAAAGGAATTCTATTATGACCGATGACTATTCTTGTATCGACTTCCCAGATCCAGAACCTCCTCCACCGTGCGTTGCATACGAAGATATCAGTTCTTTTGTATTAAAAGTAAGCTATGATCCATCGGTATGTTCCGGTGGTCATAGGTGCAATAGAGCAAGATTTGATGTTTATATTAATTCCAACGAAGTTGGAGAAATTGATTTAAATAATGCATCAGATGGTGGATATAGAGAATCTAGAATAATATTACCCGCTGGCACAGCTTCGCAAGATGCTAAATATAAAATAGAACTCGTTGGCATCCCAAGCCCTGGCTCTGTACATAGAGGCATAGCCAAAATACAAATTATAGACCCTTCTACTGATGAAGTTATTTTTGAGCAATGCGCTCCTGATGATAAGGCTTTATTGATACCAATATGCTCATAAAAATTAATTACGACCTAAAACATTGGTGTAAATCAATATATCACATAAAAATTTAATAGGACCAAATATGGCTTTTCCAAAAGGTAGTAATACTGCCAATTTTAATAATTGTGCTAGATGGAATCTACAAAACGGTAATATTACCTCAGTAGGTACAAATGGTGGCACTAGTGCATACGGGACAAGAGATCAATCCGGAAATGTTTGGGAATGGAATGAAAATACCATAGAAAATCAAGGCAATTATAATAAAATTCTTAGAGGAGGAGCCTGGAACTCAACAACCACTTCGGTTTTATCTTCTAATTTTTCTATCAATAGTTCCGCTAGTACGAAATCATTTAATATAGGTTTTAGATTAGTACATTTATCAATTGGTTCTATTTTTGGTTCTTTTGTAGGGATAAACGACTCTGGTAATGAAGCCGACACAAACTCAAAAGGATCAGTATCTTATGATTATCACATCATGATACATCCTGTCACTAATCAAGAATATGTCGAATTTTTGAACAACACAGATCCTAGCGGCCAAAATCTGTATAATACATATTCTATAGATATGACAAATAATTTTAGAGGAGGTATTATTTATGTTCCTAGCAATCCTGTTGGATCAAAATATATAGTTAAAAATAATATGTCAAATAAGCCAGTAAATTATGTTGACTGGTTTTGTGCCGCAAGGATGGCGAATTGGCTTCATAATGATTTCGGAGATACAGAATCGGGCGCATATGATTTAACTAATGGCACTAATATATTGTCTATAACTAGAAACCCAAATGCTAAATATGCTATATCTTCAGAAAATGAATGGTATAAATCAGCATACTATAAAGCTGACGGATTAAATAGTGGATATTGGTTATATGCTACGCAATACGATACAGACCCATCATGCGTTATATCGAACATATTAGGTGATGGACCAGTAAATAATATTTTTCCTAGTCCCACCCCTACATTGACACCAAGCCTAACTCCAACTACTACTCCAACAAATACAGTAACTCCAACCTTATCTCCTACACAATCTTTGTCTGTTAGTCTTACTCCAACAACAACTCCGACCATAACAACCACACCTACAACTACTCCAACCCACACCCCAACTAGCAGCATCACACCAACACTAACCCCAACCCCAACAGTCACTACTACTGTTACTACAACCCCAACCTCAACAAGTACTCCCACAAATACAATAAGTCCAACAAAAACACCCACAAAAACTCCAACGCCAACAAGATCAGTAACTCCCACAGTAACACCAACAATAACCACAACCCCAAGTAACACACCCACCCCATCAATATTTACGGCGCCACAAGTAGATAATATTAATAACATGATTCTAGAATCGATGTTTAATATTAAAACATATCTTGGTAGTGATAAACTATCTTTACTTGAGCCTAAATGTGGAGATAAGGTTTTTCAGCCTGGAGAAAAACAATATCAACTATGGCACAATTTTATAGACAATATTTCTACTATATATAGTACAAAAAGTATAGATGATAATACTGCAATTTTTTGGGTATTACCATCTGGTAATGCATTTGTACCTAATCCATACAGCTCCTTATCTGAACTAGAACCTGGCGAATCCTATTATTTTATAACTCGTGAATACCCAGATAAAGATATACATATACCCAGATGCTTAGAGGCAGATCCAAAAATCCTTTGTGAAACCAACATATGTCCAAATATCAATATTTCTGGTATTAATTCTGATAATTTAATTATATCTACAGGATTAATGATCCCGTTCAATATATCACTATCCGGGCTTTTAGATAATTATTCTTACTCTTTTGAATCTGTGGACGCTTCTGCCCCGTGTTCAATCTATCCCTTATCTGGAATAATCACAAATAGACATGACCAAACATCAGAAATCGCTGGGGTTATAGAATTTGGTTTTGATGATGTGTTTATTCAACAAGCTAATCTATCAAAGCTTATCAGTAATGATAAAAATATTTATTCTGTTATTAAGCTGTCTCTTAATAGCAACAAAGAATTAGATAATAATTCATGTAATTACGCAGAAAGGGCCGTATGGGGTGGTAATGCTGGATTAACAACAATCGGCCTTAATGGAAGGCCATCAAAATATGGTATCTATGATATGGCCGGTCAGTTATACGAATGGACAGATACTAGCCCAGACAATAAACCTAATCATAAAATTTTACGTGGTGGTAGCTGGCTAGATAGCGATAGTCTTGCTCTTAGTAAGCACATATTTAAAAACCATGATATTTTTTCTGTTTTTGACGACGGAGGATTTGGTCTAAGAATTGCTTCATATGAAAATCCAGACAATTATAATAATTTTATTATAATAGAAAACGAAGGAAATATTAACGACCCAAGCCCAGAAAGTTGTAATCTTGGTAGCGTATACTATAGTTATTATATACAACAAAATTTATTAACTAATCAAGAATACTGCGACTATTTAAATACTGTTGATCCTCTGGGTGAAAATAATCTTGATTTGTATGATTACAGAATGGCGAACCATCATACAGGAGGCATAGCCTTAGATTCATGCAAAAACTTTGGAGAAAGATATGTAATTAAACCGTTAATGAGCAATAAACCTGCTAATTTTATCTCCTGGATTAGAGCCGCAAAATACTGCAATTGGTTACACAATAATAAAGGATGGGATATATATGAAAATGTACCAAATAATTCTATAGCTCAAGATTGGGTTGATTCCAATATAGACTTACATCCCGACTCTATTGTTGAGATACAAGCGTCTGGGACAATTAAGTTTACAGATGTTACTGATATAAACCAATGGACAGGACCAGAGGGTGTTAATTTAGGAGAACTCGCTTCCGCAACTTGTGGCTTTGATGTTCCTCAAGCAGTAAGTATACCAGTGGCTGCTTTGGTTGGAAAAATAGGAGATAATGGAACTATTTTTGAAATAGGTACTGGCGGTAGGTATAACCCAGAAATTTCTGGACGACTATACCTAGGCATAAACGATGTCAGATGTACTGAAGATAACTTCGGGTCTTTTGACGTTAATATTAGAGTATACGATCCTGCTACTATCAATGATAAACTACTAGTCGGAGCATATGATTTACGCAATATAATATTTGATAACCAAATATACAGAAATTTTGATGCAAAATATTTTATTCCATCTCACAACGAATGGTACAAGGCGGCATTTTATGATTCAGAACTAGCCGCCTATTGGACATATCCCACCCAATCCCATGATGCTCCACAGCCTGTTTTATCTGATTCTTCGGGAAATGCTAAAAATATCCAAACTTTATGTCCAGAAAAAGTTGATCATATCTTTACTGTACAGTGCGACTCATGCCATGACGCTAAAGAACAGTACAATAAATGCCCTAAAATATTATCTATGACTAATAATATTGATTTGTCTCAATTTGAGGGTGATCATGCTGTGGTTGATGTTGTGGTAACTGGACTATCTAAAAATACATCATATTCGTATTTCTTTGATTCCACCGACAGTAATTGGCCAGCTCATATATCCGATAAAGATAATGTGTTCATTGCAAATGGCGATACTCATACAATATCATCCACCTTTACATTTGTCAATGATAAAAACACTAATTTTAATCTACCACCAGTTTCTGAAAAAACTAAAGATTTTAGTAAAATCTATAATATATTACGTTTCAATATAGCAAAAGCATCTCAACCAAATTGTGGTATTGCTTGGTCTGAGTCTTTATTAAAATGCAACAAATGCTATTCCAAGGAATTTGTAACAGATGTAGAGTTTGTTGCTCCTTCTAATCGTCAAATAGAAGTTTCTGGAAATGGATGTAAACAATATATACCAATTATGGTAGATATTAAAAATTATTTACCAGATAGTTATATAGATGACTTGTCTAGTACTAATAATATTTCTAAAGAAAAGTACTATTTTAGATTTGGTAGTGATTCTAGCAATGTTTCATTTTATCCTGCTGGCGGCCACGTTTATGTGGCAAATAATGCTAGATTAACATCTTTAGCCCTCCTGAATGGTAATGTAAATGTTAATGCTTTTATTAGATTAACTAGAGAATCAACCGGCGCCACAAGCACAGACTACATTGCATTAAAGTGTGCAGCACAATGCACCCCAACTCCTTCTCCAACTCCCGTTAGTACAAGAACTCCTACGCCCACGCCAACAATAACTAATAGTCCAACTACTACACCCACGACCACACCCACGGTTACGGTTAGCCAAACAGTTAGTCCAAGTATAACAGTATCGCCGACTGTAACAAGAACAGTAACGCCAACCAATAGCGTGAGCGCAACAGTAACACCAACACCATTGCCATCGAGATCTCCAACACCAACGCAAACCATGACTCCAACACTAACGCCAACACACAGCATGACGCCCACTCCAAGCGTTAGCGTTAGCGTTAGCGCAACAGCAACACCAACACAAACCATCAGTCCTACTGTTAGTCCAAGCGTTAGTGTTTCTCCAATACCACCTGACTCAGTAATAAGCCCCTTAATTATAGATTATGGCCATAATTATTCTACCCTAATTAATTCTAGTACGATGGCTATAACGATTACTATAGACGCGTCGGAGCCCAGCTGGTACTTAGTAGAGGGCGGAACTCAGCAGGATGGGGTAGTTGGAACAGTATTCTTTGATGGCAAACATAGGCTAGTTATTAACTTTACCGACAGAAGACCTAGTGTGGTTACTGCAAGGAATAAAACTGGATCTATTAAAATTACTCCAATTAATCATACTAATACTACGGATGTAGTCATTGCTGATAGCTTTACCTCTACTCCCACATCGAGTGTAGCAGGCGGTGTTACGGGAATATCTTCTTGGATAAGTTCGCTTAAGAGAATAACTTTAGACTCTTTACCACTCCTCAATTCTGTTCCAGATTATATTCCAAAGGCCGAACACATACAACTACCATTATGTACTACTTTCAATGACCCTAATGTTATGAGCTGGGACACATCGAGCATAAATGATATGAATAACATGTTTCGAGGATGTGTAAGATTTAATATTCCGTTATCCCTGTGGGATACCAGCAATGTTACAAATATGTCGAGGATGTTTCAAGACGCTCGGGCATTTACCGGCGATACACTAGATTCTTGGAATACCGGTAAAGTTACAAACATGAGTTCTATGTTTGAGTCGGCTGTAAGCTTTAGAGGAAATATAAGCAATTGGGATACTTCTCAAGTTACAAATATGAATAGCATGTTTTATAATGCTGGTGCTTTCACAACAGATATCAATAATTGGAATGTTTCTAATGTTATAAGTATGCGAGATATGTTTAGGCTTACCGGATACACAACAAAATTATCTAGATGGAATGCTAGTAGTCTTAAGGATGCGGCAGACTTTAGTATTCTGGGAACAGACGATTGGATTCTCCCTGCTTTACTGAGCGATTTGTATTTACCGGGCAGTGACTTGGACAATCTGTTAATCAAATGGGATCAAAATAAATCATTATTCTCTACTTATTTCACAACACCCAGGCCAGCAAGTTCTGCGTTCGAGTACAATTATACTGCTAATACAAAAATTAGAGTGCGTACTAGTAGTCGTGGTACGATAATCGCAAGAACTATTCCTGGTGCGCAAGCATTAGTTAATCTTAGACAGGCGGGTTGGGATATTTAATTGGTGTATTACTTAAATAGCGAATATATTAAAATGAGCCATCTATTTAAAAGGGCAACAGAATACTATGACGCGTAAAGATGTAATAAAATTTAGAAGAGGTACCGCTGCTGAATGGGCCAATAGTGAGCCGCAACCCGGTGGTGAAGTTTTACGCTTAGGAGAGCCAGGATATGAAAAAGATACTGGTAAATTAAAAATTGGCGATGGAGTTACTGCTTGGAATAGCTTACCATATTTACAATCAGAAAATAATCAAGACGTTATATTGCAGCCAGAAGATGTTCAAGATGTTGTTGGCGCCAGCGGATTTTTAATACCCGGTAGCGGAATAAATATAGTTTATGATGACGATAATGATAATTTAACCATTAGTACCAGCGGCAATGCTGAATTTGATAAAATATCTTTTAACATAACAGCAGACCCTACAATAGAAACTGCTGAAATAGGTTGGGATGAAGCACAAGGCACATTGGATTTGGGTCTAGAAGGTGGGACTAAAATTCATGTTGGCGAACATAACTATTTTAGAATTCGCAATAATACTGGTTCCATTCTTAGAGCTGGTCAAGCAGTTTATGTCAGTGATGTTCATAATAACTCTCTCATAGAAGCTAGTTTGTACACTGCTGATGGAACTATAAGAGAAATACGCTTTATGGGATTAGTATTAACAGATATTGACATTAATCAAAAAGGTTATGCTATTAATTTTGGTCATGTTGAAAATTTAGATACCAGAGGCAACGGAGCAGTTAATGGCGATCAAAATTTATATGCGGCCGATGAACCAGCTTGGGTTGAAGGTGACATATTATATGTTCATCCAACAGTTCCTGGTAAATTAACAAAGGTTGAACCAAAACATAGCATCAGCGCTGCTATAGTATTATATGTTAGTCAAAATACTGGTCGCATTTTTGTAAGACCAACTAGTTATGGACATTTAGATGATAATCATGATGTAGATTTAGCCGGTTTACAAAACGATCATTTATTAGTATATAATTCTAACACAAACAATTGGGAACCTAGCTCGTATTTAACATATAGCACAGATAATAATACTCTTAGGCTAATAGCTGATGAAACCATAGGCAATTTTAGAATTAATCAATTCTATAACGCTGATATCGAACCAAGTAGATTAATTTTTAGAAGAGCACGAGGCACACAAGTTTTACCAGAAATAGCTAATAGTGGTGATGGTATATTTGCTGTACGAGGAGAAAGTTTAGATTATAACAAAAACGTGACTATTCTTGGCGGTTTAAGAATGGAGATTGTTGATGAGGCATCCTCAACTTCTTTAAATCCTAGTGCTAGAATTTATTTGCGCACCAGTAGTGGTGGAGATAATCTTTTAGATAAAACGGTATATTTAAATCCAGACGGTACTCTACTAAATACTGGAACGATTCAAGGCCGAAATTTTTATCAACAAACATCAGAAGACAATACATTAAATGGTAGTTTAACTGTAAATAATGGACTAAGTGCGCCTACTCTGATATATGCTCCATCCATTGGTACAATACCAGGCCCATCAGTAAATTTTGGTATATCGTATGCTATAGATAGACAGATTCAAGTTTTTGCAAATTGGCAAAATACAGTTACTAACATTAATTTTATAGAAGGATCAAATTGGCCTAGTGCTAAGAGTGTTGATGTGTTATTAGAATTGACGTTTACCAACCCTATTAATGTAATTTGGAGTATTGTTGATGATTGGTACAATCCCCCACCAAATTTTGTTGCTGGAAAATACTTAGTCTTGTTAAGAAGTATTAATGGTACTATTCAAGGCCACTATATAGGCGAAAAAACTAACTAAGGAAATATAAATGTTTTACTATACAGAAAACGAATCATTATTACGCAGGGTGCCCAAGAATTTCTTTAATCCTGATGGTGTACTAATGATCAATTTTGATCAAAATAACGCAGAAATTTTATCTGATTATGGATTTTATACTGTTAGAAATGACAATAGTGAAATACCCGAAAATTGCGAAAGAGAAGACGTAACAAAACGATCAATAGTATTAGACAAACCTTATGCTGATATTACTAGAGTATGGATAGAAAAACCAAAAGAGGATGACAATGTACTATAATACAAACAACCAAGACCTAACATCAAGCATACCCACAGTCTTGAAATTAAAAAATGGCACAGTAGTTACTGGCTCAATAAGTGATCCGGCAGTATTAGCAGATGCTGGTTATCTAACTGTTAGAAGTGACACTCCAGAACAACCAGAAAATACTGCGGAAGATGCCTCACAAAGAGTGGTTAATATTGACGGTAATTTTGTTGATATTATAAGAACTTGGGTTCCTATACAAAACGTTGTTGGTGTTCCTGAAACTATTAGCGCACGACAAGTGAGGTTGTGGCTTATAGAAAATGATATCAGTTTAACTAGCGTAGAAGCTGCTATCGATACCATAGTAAATGAAAAATTAAGAGCAAAAACACGAGTAGAATGGGAATACGCACCGTACATAGAAAGAAATCATCCTCTTATAGAAAGTTTAGCTCAATATTTAGGCTTAACCCCAGAACAAATTGACCAGGGTTTTATAGTAGCAAGTAAGCTATGAGTACTTTTGTAAAAAATAATAGTCTTTTAATAGGTTCGCAAATAAGGTTTAACTACGATACTACTAATTTAGTATTAGTCTACGATACTTCAAAAGAGCCTATAAACAATACCATATCTGTACCTCTTAATGGAACGGTTAACTGCGTCATAGACTGGGGCGACGGTTCAAGCGAGTCGCACACCACCACTGGATTTAAGACTCATACTTATGCTACTCCCGGAATTTATGTTGTGCAAATTAGTGGCACGATGACACAGCTAAATTACGGAACCGCAAATAGTACAACAAACAATAGATCTAAACTCGTAAGGTGTTTAAGTTTTGGAACTGTTGGATTAACCTCGCTCCTAAATGCATATGCAAACTGCATAAACCTTATTCAATGCCCAGCAAACTTGCCAACTAATAGTAACATTACTAGTCTTCAAGGAGCATTTAGTGGTTGTTCACAATTTAATGATGTTAATATTGTTTCGTGGAATACTTCCACTGTGACAAACATGGATTTCATGTTCTTCAACGCATACTCTTTCAACCAGCCCATCGGTTCTTGGAACACATCAGCCGTAACAAACATGGGCTTCATGTTCTTCAACTCATACTCTTTCAATCAACCTATCGGTTCTTGGAATACATCGGCCGTAACAAACATGAATGGTACGTTTGCCGGTTGCAGTGCCTTCAACCAGCCAATCGGTTCTTGGAATACATCTAAGGTGATTAATATGAGAGGCATGTTCCAGAATGCGTCCTCGTTCAACCAACCGATTAGCTCTTGGAACACAGCAAGCGTTACTACCTTGTTGCTTACTTTTAGCGGAGCAACTGCCTTTACTCAAGACATTTCCAGCTGGGACATTCGCAAGGTCACTACTATGGAGTCGATGTTTTTCAGCGACACTTGGGGAACATCAAACTACGACGCAGCCCTTATTGCTTGGTCTCAACTATTATCTCCTTCTAATGATGTGATTTGGGGAGTTGGAACAAATAAATATTCGTCTGCCGCAGCGTCAGCCAGAAATGTATTAAGTACTACCTATAATTGGAATATTACTGATGGTGGACAATTATAGTATCTATAAATTTGGTGTATTATACTAGTATACCGAAGGAGAATTATTATGGCCAATGATATTATGCGTCTAAACTCTGATAAGCCAATAAATGTTGAATATACTATTTGTTCAACGTTGCCTACCGGCTTTAGTAGTAAATTACTCAGGTTTGGATATTACTCTAATAATTTAACTATAGAAAATATTCAAAATAAATATGACAATCGTTTTGATGATCCGAGTTATTATCATGGTGGCGGCGGTGCTGATGGTGGTGATGTTGCATAGTAGCGAACCCATAAAAACATAATAGAAAAATTAAATATAATGGCTATTAATCCAATTACTATATTTTTACAAGAAGAAACATCAGAAGGTTTTTTTGTTGTCAGATGGCAACATCAACTGTACGTAGATCCTAGGAATAGAAATAATACAGAAAAACCGGAACAAATTTATTTAGAATATAGTTATAATAGTAATTTTTCTGGAAATACACAAAAAATAACTGTCTCGTATTACTCGGGACAACAATCTGTTAGAATACCGCTCGGTTCTGTTATTTATTTGAGGGCTGTTCTAGTAACATCAAAAAATGGAAATCTACCATACGATACTCCTACCGTATCCAACGTGCTCGTTCTGGACGCAAGATCCGCCCCAACCCCACCACAAAATGTTACGGCGATTCTTTTAAACAACAATACTATACAAATAGATTGGACTTTATCCGAAAATAACGGTGGGTCTAACATAGTTAGACACCATATACAATATTCATATAATGGTGGAGACATTTGGTTCTCTAAGCCCGTACCATATACCTCTGTTCTTTTACGTCCAACAAGATACATATTTGATAATCTTGACACAAATAACAGCTATATATTTAGGGTACTAGCTGAAAATGCCGACGGATCAATTAGCCCAACCAGCAACGTAACCAGACCTATAGTTTTACTACCAGACTTAAAAAATATCTTATTTGATAAAACTTCTTGGGAGCACAACAGTAATATACCGGATAGTCTAAAGTCGCTGCTAACCTTTGCTGCAGAAGAGTGGGAAAAACACATTAAAATGGACGAAACGATTGCGATACAAATTAATAAAATATATGATAGCTTTAAAGGAATATTTCTTAGCAATCTTGAAATAATTCAACAGCCTCCAGAAAACGGCTCCTCTGTTTTGGCACAATGCTATGTGACAGATGCTGTGTCTATAGGCGAAGATATGTCTCCACAAGCTAACTCAATATCCTTTGCTCTAATAATTAATACTCATCCAGACGTTATCAGCACCACAAACGATAACACATGGAAATCTGTTTTTGTGCATGAACTAGGGCATGCCTTAGGTTTTGGGCCGTTTTGGAGCGATTATGCTATTTCTAAATTGAAAAAACGCCCAATTATAACAAATCATGGACAACTAGCTGGGAGATATCAGCTTAAGGGCACATTTCGTGGAAATTTTTATGTTAAAGCCCAAGACGAATATAATAAATTATTCAAATTTCAAGCAAAAAGAAAAAATATGCCATTAATGTGGCAGAATGAATTTGACGAAATTAATAGAATATCTCACTGGGCCTATGAAAGAAATCCGCTCAGTAGACACACTCTACTTCACCCACCACTACCACAAGATATTATGAGCTACGGTAGCTTTGCTGGCGTGGCGATTTCTACAGCACAAATAACACCTGTAACTATCGGCATTATGTTAGACTTAGGGTACGTACCTGCTGATAATAGCCCAAACACATCAAGCTTTATTCTACAAGCTCAAACATCATCGCAGGTGGGATACAGCACACCCCTTAGCCCACTACCTCAAAATTTTAATATAGGCAGATGTATTGATTCAAACAAACAAAATAATGCAAAATCTTCAATAAGAATCACACTAAATGAATCAGGACGAGTTTCTTCAACAATAGTTAATTTGGACGAGGATATTCCAGTAGTGAGTCCTACAGTAACTCCCACCCCAACAATAACTCCGTCGCCCAACGCTCAATCGCCAAGCGTCACACCGACAATAAGTCCGTCGCCCAACGCTCAATCGCCAAGCGTCACACCGACAATAAGTCCGTCGCCCAACGCTCAATCGCCAAGCGTCACACCGACAATAACTCCGTCGCCCACATAAATGTAAAAATTAATTAGATAAAGCCTTAAAAAGCCTTGCTTCTTATGGGAGACTCAAAATATGAAAATAAAAGCTGGTTATCGAACTAGTGAATTTTGGTTTACTTTAGTAAGTTTTATATTTAGTGGTTTATATTTAACCGGTATATTAAAAGAAAATGATCAAAAAGAAGAACTAATAACAATAGTATCTCATGCTGTAGAAAGCGTAATATTAATTAGCGGACAAGTATTCATATTAGCAAGATATATTAGAGGCAGAAACGAAGTTAAAAAAATTGCTGAAATAGAAATTAAAAAAGAGGAGACGACAAAAGATGACGCCCAAAGAACTAATAATAGCCGAAGCAGAAAAAGTACACCAACAACTAAAAGAAAGCCTGCAAAGCGTAAAAAAAATAGCACTAAACGAAGCGTGGAGAAGTCTACAGCTCGTAACCGCAAGCACAGTACAGATAATTGAATCAACCGCTAAAACTCTAGAGGGTAAAGATAAAAAAGATATTGCAATTGAATATATTAATAATTTCTACGATAAGGCTTTTTTAATTATAGATATTCCCTTTGTGCCGTCTGTGGTTGAGCCTATTATACATGGGTATATCAAAAAAATTCTCATGATTATGGTTTCGGCCTCAATTGATGCTACTGTTACTATTTTCAGAGAAACAGGCATTTTTTTAAAGAAAGGAACAGCCTAAATGTTAGACTATGCTCAAAGTTTTGAAGAATTTTCTTCTTCGTTAAAGCCTATAGATTTGGCTCTTTATGGTGGTGCAGGACTTATTCTATGGGTCCTATTCAAAGACAGACTCAGTCCTGTACAAAAAATATTGCAAGACCTAGTCAATAAAGCAAAGAGTCTTACGACCAAGACTGATGCTGTAGAAATTCCGAAACCAACCCTAGTAGCACCAGAAAGCAATGATATATTTTTTGAGCTAGTAGCATCTTGGAAGCAGACTCGTGATTTGGCAGTAAAAAGCGGATGCGATGAAGCAGTAAAAGTTGCTGATCAAATGTTTCCATATTTAAGTCCAACAGTTTGTGGCGAGGAAAACAAATGAATAACAAAGTATTACTAACAATAGGCGTAGCATTATTACTATTAGGTTTATTTAGACCAAATATAAACTTACCAATAAATAATCCTAATCCAGTTGATAATATTGTCGTTGTGACTCCTCCTTCTGATGAGGGGCTTAAAAAAACCTGCCAGTTGGTAATAGACGTGCTAAAATCTGGATCTTCTGATAGAAAAAAAGATGGTAAAAGATTATCAGAGCTATATTCTGATTTAGCGGTGTTAATCAGGTTAGATGGCGAAAATGAGGTTGTCAAAACCACAGAAGAAATTAGACAAGCCAACTCTTTAGCTGGCTTGATGTTGCAAATGAATATAAAAGATAAATATGATGGCTTATCTGAAGGAACAAACGCCGTAATTGTTAGCGAGATCGGTAATGATATTATTCCATTAGATGACGACCTAAGAGACAAAGCAGTAAAAGCTTTTATGGCTTTATCGTGGGCTTGTCTAGAAGGAAGCAAATAATATGCCAAGATTTTCTCCAAATGATTTATATAATAATTATCGTAAGGGTTTCTCAGGCTGTCTTTGGGAGCAACATATATTTGATGAGCTATTAGAAAGCTCAAAATATGCTTACTTTACCGATGGCGCTAAAAGAATCAAAAATAGTGGCAAGAGTAAACTTAGCACACCATACAAAAGTGTATTGAAGTTTGATAAGAATCCTTATAATGAAAGACAGACCACAGGCGATTGTGTCAGTCATGCAACACGCAATGCTTGTGATGTATCCAGAGCAGTAGAAATAGATATACATAGAGATAGAGAAGCTTGGTTAGCAAGAGGAGCAACAGAAGCTATTTATGGAGCAAGGGGGCACGGTGGTCAAGGAATGAGTTGCTCTAGAGCGGCCACATTTGTAAGTCAAAGTGGTGGAATTTTAGTCAGAAAAAATTATAAAGGCGTTGTTGATCTTAGTAAATATAACGGTAATCTAGGTGCTAGCTGGGGATCTAGGGGTTTACCCGATCCTGTTATAGATGTTGCCAACGATCATCAAATCAAAACAGTAAGTTTAATTAGAACAATTGAAGAAGCACGAGATGCCTTAGCTAATGGCTATGGCTTATCTGTGTGCTCTAGTTATGGATTTAGTAATAAACGAGATAGTAAAGGTTTTGCAAGAGTCAGCGGCAGTTGGGCTCACGCAATGGCTTGGATAGCTTGTGATGATACTGGTAACGAACCAGCGTTTTTAGTACAGAATAGTTGGGGCAAGTGGAATGATGGAGGTCATCCAGAATGGGGTAAAATACCCGATGGTTCATTTTTAATCCATGCGGACACAGCAGCAGGGATGCTTAAACAGAACGGTGCTTATGCATTTAGTCAGTTTGACGGTTTTCCTGTTCAAAAGCTTCCTTCTTATGGTTTTGAGAATTATTTATGAAAATCTTAGACAAAATAGCTCTTAATAGATTAATTAGTATTATAGCTAGTTTTATATTGGGCGTATTAAAAATTATAGCGCCTAACAGCGTAGAAGAAATAAATACGCCTAAGCCCAGAAGAAAAATTTTTCCATGGAGAAAAACAGATGAATAAAACATTTTGCGTTGCATTAATTGGATCTATATTATTAGCATCAAACTACGGATATGAAGGATCGACAACGAGCGCTGTTGCCCTTGTCGGAGGAATAATTAAGGCGAAACATATTGATAAAGAAAAAAAATATCCTAGAAAAAATTGTCCAGTATGTAAAGGAACAGGCAAATACCTAAGTGGTGATGGTATTAAAATGGTTGATTGTGGGTACTGTGAGCCAGAAAATAAAACAGATACTGGTAAACCAGAAGCCATATCATATAAAAAAGAAAACAAGTGCAATAATCCAAACTGTAAATGTAAAGATTGTAAATGCAAAAATTGCGGATGTGTACCATCTGTGGAGAAAAAACTATGAAAAAAAATATGGCTTTAGAAAAAATTGCTAAAAAAGTTATATCTAATATGAATCTCGAAAAAGATAAGGAATACGGTATAGATCCTATAACAATAATCATTGTTATTGGTGTGATACTGAGTCTAATCAGAGTTATACAAGAATGCAAAAAAAATAGAAAACTACTAAAAGATAAAACTGAGGCTGCCTCTTTAATGAAAAAAGATATTCAAGAAGTGGTTCTAAAAGATTCTTGGCTAAATAGACTCAGGCTACAAAGAATTATGAAGCAAAATATGTCAAAAGATCAGTATAAATCTTATGGCAAAGCTCTACAAAACAGCATAATGGAAACTGGTATAAACCTCACGGATGATGAAGTGTATACTTTAATGGAGGCAGCAAATAATGATTAATTTACTAACATGGTGTGTATATGGTTTATTTGTTGGCAGTATAGCCAAAACCATAGTGCCTGGAGAAGAAAATTTTGGATTTGTTAAGACTGTGGCATTAGGTGTTGCCGGTTCTTATATGGGTGGTGCGATACTCTATTTAATAGGTAGATATGACTCACTATCGCCTGCCGGTGTTTTTGCTGGGGTTATGGGGGCGATAGTTTCTCTCGTACTTTACAATAAAATAGCAGTTGGCCTTAAATAGATAAAAAATATTATAGTTCTGGATTATGCGTACCAATAAGACAGCTGTATGTCTGTACTTGTATCATACAGACTTATGGAACGAATTTAAGTCCTTATTACTACCTGTCGCAGATAATATAAAGCTATACCTAGGGCTGTGCGAAAGTAGTGATACGTACGCAATAGTGAATGACCTAAGTCAATTTGACCACAAACTATCTTTTCATGAAAATCGTGGCGTCGATGTTGCTCCATTCTTACAGCAGTTGTCGCATGTGCAAGAGGATGTGTTTGTAAAAATTCACTCAAAAAAAAGCCAATGGGGATTTAAGTTTCATATCAATTGGAGAGAAATTTTATTAAACGATCTGATTGGATCAGAACAAATTTTTGAGAGAAATCTAAAAACGCTGACTAGATACAAAAATAATGCTGTCTTATGCAACAAGACCATGCTGCTCAATAATAGAGAATTCTATAATTCAAAAAATATACGAGTGATATGTGACATACTCAACATCGATTACGAATCTGTGAAAAATTCTGACTTTGTTGCTGGTAATATGTTTATGGCTAAAACTTCACTATATAAAAAATACTTTAATAATAAAAATACCAAAATGATTCTTTCATTATTATCTGATGAAAGAGGAAAAGTTAGCGACTATCAAGCTGGTACATTTTCTCACAGCATGGAGAGGATATTTGGCTATATAGTCAAATATGATAATCTAAACTTTTGCCACCCCAAGCATAAAGCTATAAAAATATTAAATAATAATGCTCCTAATAAAAAATTTTTTAACCTAATTATTACCCATAATAGCTACTGCTATCTTTTAGAAGAGCCTAATATATATGGTAGATTTATTAAACATAACGACCATTACACTATAGAGTGGTATCATCTCGAATCCAAAACTATTGCCACATACCGAAAAATTAACTATAATACTATTATTAGAGATTCTTTGATCGACTAGGAAAATTTTATGATTTGGGAATCAACGCCGGAAATTAGACGATTCACATCAAAGCTAATGCATTTGATACCAGAAAACTTTGACCATAAAGCATATATTGATTTAAATCCAGACCTTTCTTTGGCGCATATAGATGATTATCAAAAGGCTATAGAGCACTATATTCTATTTGGACGCAAAGAGAATCGCGTTTTCAAATATTACACAGCAAACAAACCCACCCCGTCACACTCTTGCGAACAATGGCCGTCTAAAAATACCAATAATATAATGGTTTTCTCTCCATTGGCACCAGATTATGATCTAAGTAGCGGAGGCAATAGATTATATGAAATATTAAAAATCTTAACTAAAGATCTAAATCAAAATGTTTACTTTTTTTGTAATAATCCGATATCTAAAAAATATATAGAATCACTTCAAAAGCTTAATATAAAAGTCTACTATCCAGATATAGATAATAATATTTATATGGATATTTATTTACAAGATTTATATAATAATAATATAACTTTTGACGCAGCTATTTTCTGTTGGTACGACATAGCAGCGCAATATATGGATATAGTTAAAAAAATTTATCCAAGCACTAAAATTATTGTTGATAGTGTTGATGTGCATTGGATTAGAGAGCAGAGAGGCTACGACACCGGAAATCTCGACATTAGTACACAAGCACTATCTATTAGAAAAAACACAGAAAAAAACGTATATCTATCCGCTGATGTGGTTTTTGCAATTACAAACGAAGACAAAAAACATATTGAGCAAGAGTTAGGATATAGCACAAACATAAAGATTCTTAGTAACATACATTATGCAAAAAACATCAAGTCAAAACTTGGAAATGATATATTTTTTCTTGGCAATTATGCTCACGGTCCTAACAAGGAAGGTGCGCTCAACTCCATAAAAGTATTTAGAACATTCAAGATGTCGCCTGTATATAAAAAATTAAAACATAAGCCTAAATTATATATAGCAGGACCCAACATTTGCAATAAAATTATCTCTCAGGCGAGACAAGATAAGGATATAGTTATCACCGGCAAAATAGATAATATCGAAGATCTATATAAAAAAAGTTGCTTATGTCTCGCTCCTCTATATTGGGGCGCCGGTATTAAGGGTAAAATATGCGATAGTGGTATGTCTGGTATCCCTATTTTAACGACCACCATAGGTAACGAAGGCATTAATTTTACCAATCGGTCAAATGCATTGATAGCAAATTCTGATGAAGAATTCGTTCAACAATTAGAATACTTTTTTTCTTTAAATAGCAAAGACAAAATCAAACTAGGAAAACTTGGTAGAAGCCAATTACAAAAAATCGTAGACCATCAGGCTGCAAAAACCACACTAGAATCAACACTTTTTTCTAAACACATAGCAATTAGTATAGTCGCCTACAAGCAAACAGATAAATTGGAAAAATGCCTGAGCAGCATATTATCTAAGACTAAATATTCTAATTATACTATAGCAATAACTGATAATAGTAATAATACTAATATATTCAATATAATACATAAATTTAAACAACAATATCCAGAAAAAATTGATTATATCAAAAATAAAAGTAACGAATACTTCATAATTCCAAATAATAAAATAATAAACAGTAAAAAATATAAACATTCTGATATTGTATTAGTAAATGATGACATAGAGATTATTTCTGATTGCTGGCTCAATCACTTATACTCTACTGCTTATTCGGCAAATACCGTGGCGGCAGTTGGAGGTAAAACTTTGTATCCAAATAATACGATAGCTGAGGCTGGTGCAGAATTATATAACGACGGTAACGGCAGAAATTTATTTCGATATGCGCCAAACGAAAACCCAGACAGTAATATCAGAAGATCTGTTGGTTATTGTTCCGGCTGTTTGCTATATATGAGAAGAGACGCTATCGCTAATATAGGAGCTCTCGATACTTCTTTAAGCAAGATGTATTATGAAGATAGCGAATGGCAATACAGAGCCCATGTCAAAGGATTAAAGACAATGTACGAGCCAAGGTGTTTAGCTATACATGACGAAGGATCGTCTAGTGGCACAGATATAAATTTAGGAGCTAAGACCTACCAAGTTATAAATAAACAAATATTTATGAAAAAATACAAAAACATAAATATAGAACAGTTCAACAGCCCAGAGTAGCACCAAGTTGCTGCAAGACCTTAAATTTCTGATTGACAGACACGACGCAATGACTATAATATGATCTATGAGCACTACTAGACCAGAGTGGACTGATTATTTTCTTGGATTGGCTAAAGTAATATCATTACGCAGCCACGACATACACACCAAACATGGTTGTGTGATTACAGATAAAAATAATAGGATTCTTGGAGTTGGATATAACGGATTTCCCAAAGGACTAAAGGATGATTTACTACCTAAAAATAGACCAGATAAGTACGCATGGATGGTTCATAGTGAAAAAAACGCTTTAGCAAATTGTGTTGTCAGACCTGACGGCGGAACAGCATATGTCACCGGTCAGTGCTGCAACGACTGTATAATATCTCTTTACCAGGAGGGTATTGATACAGTTTACATGGCTGATGATCATGGAACGAAATTATTTGACGAGCACTCCAAAAAAAACTTTGATACTTTTGTAAAAATGAGCAATATAAAAATATATTATGTTAAACCCAATCTGTCTTGGCTGAGACAATTATGTGGTGTAGTATGATGAATACCCTGTTTATGCTTTCGGTAGTCAATTACTATATGCGATTTAATTTCATGGCTGATTTTGATACTGTTGGTCCAGAATTTGTGAGCATGGTAGTTGTAGGCCTGATAGCAAATATTGTCAATAAATAATGGAGTTTAATATGATATTCAGTGAACAAATTGCCAGAAAACCAGACCTGTATCCTTGGACACAAGACTTTATTGAAGCTATGCACAATGGCTTCTGGACCCATAGAGAGTTTAATTTTCAAAGTGATGTGCAAGATTTTTTAGTTAATTTAACAGATCAGGAGCAGGAGATAGTTATACGGGCATTGTCTACTATAGGACAACTAGAGATTAGTGTAAAAAAATTCTGGGCAAAATTAGGCGAAAATCTACCTCATCCATCACTAAACGATCTAGGCTATACTATGGCTCATGTGGAGGTTATACACGGTGATGCTTATGAGAGACTGTTGGAGGTACTTGGTATAGATGATAATTTTGAAAAAATTCTTCAGCTAGATATTATTAAGAGTCGCGTAAATTATTTGCGAAAACATCTTAGAAAATTTTCTGATGATAGCAAAAAACAATTTGTTTATTCCTTAATATTGTTTACTTTGTTTGTTGAAAACATAGCCCTATTTTCTCAGTTTTATACCATAAGTTTTTTTGGCAGGTTCAAGAACATGCTTAAGGACACTAATAAGCAAGTAGAATATACTAGTAGAGAAGAAAACCTACATGCTATGATAGGAATAAAATTAATTAATACCATAAGGCTAGAATATCCCGAATTATTCGATGACGATTTGGAAAAAATTATACTGCTTGAATCTCAACAAGCCGTAAAATATGAGTGTGAGATTATTGATTGGATAATTAACGGATATGGTGATGAATACCTCAATTCAGATATCTTAAAAGAGTTCATAAAAAATAGACTCAATGAATCCTTGAGCCAAATTGGATACGATAAAATATTTGATGTAGATAATGACCTTTTATCTAAAACTGTTTGGTTTGATGAACAAATACTTGGTAATAACATGACTGATTTCTTTCATTCCAGACCGGTGGAATATGCCAAAAAGGCTTTGTCTTTCGACGCAGAAGCCTTGTTTTAATCATTACTAGGAAAAGACACAGGATATATAAATACATGACAACTAAGCCGTATTATTGGTTAAATTCTCATAGTAGACTATTTTTAGAACGAGGCTATCTACAAAATGGTCAAACACCAGAAGAAAGAATTAAGCAAATCTCTCTGAACTCTGAAAAAATCTTAAGTATATCAGGTTTTGCAGAAAAATTTGAACATTATATGAGCCTAGGATACTATTCTCTTTCTACTCCCGTATGGAATAATTTTGGTAACACAAGAGGCTTGCCGGTGAGCTGTTTCGGCAGCTATATAGACGATACAATAACAAGTATTTTATATAAGGTTGCAGAAGTTGGTATGATGAGCAAAATGGGTGGCGGCACAAGTGGATACTTCGGCTCTCTAAGAGAAAGAGGAGCGGCCATTAGTGTTGGTGGAGAGAGCAGTGGCCCTGTCCACTTTATGGAAATGTTTGACAAGGTTGCAGACGTAATAAGTCAGGGATCAGCGCGTAGAGGTAGCTTTGCTGCCTATTTGCCTGTTGAGCATCCAGACATAGAAGAGTTTTTACAAATCAGAAATGAAGGACACCCTATTCAGAATATGAGTTTGGGGGTGTGTATAGGCGATGAGTGGATGAATAGTATGATAGATGGAGACAAGCAAAAAAGAAAAATATGGGCAAAAATTATTCAAAAAAGATTTGAGAGCGGTTATCCGTACATTTTTTTTACCGATACAATTAACAATAATGCGCCAAAAGCCTATCGAGACAAACAGCTAAAGATACAAGCATCTAATTTATGCTCAGAAATATGCCTACATTCTGATGAAAATAATAGCTTCGTTTGTGTTTTATCTTCTCTAAATTTGTTGCATTGGGACGAAATAGTAAAAACAGATGCTATAGAAACTCTTATTTATTTTCTAGATAGTGTGAACCAAGAGTTTATTGAAAAAACACAACATATTAAATTCATGAAAGGTGCTCGCAGCTTTGCGCTAAACCAAAGGGCTCTTGGTATGGGAGTACTTGGATGGCACTCTTATTTGCAGAGCAAAATGATTGCATTTGAAAGCGTTGTTTCAAAATCTATCAATAACGAAATTTGGAAAACTATTAGAGATAGAGCAGATACGGCTACCACCAAGCTCGCAGAGCTTTTTGGCGAGGCTCCCATACTAGAAGGCTATGGTCGTAGAAATGTAACCACTTTAGCTATAGCCCCAACCACTAGCAGTAGTTTTATTTTAGGCCAAGTTAGTCCTAGCATAGAGCCACTTAATAGTAATTACTTCGTTAAAAATTTAGCCAAAGGTAAATTCACATACAAAAACCCACACCTAAAAGAAATACTAAAAAAATATCATAGAAACGACGATGAAACATGGAAAAGTATCCTTATTAAAGGAGGATCTGTTCAGCACTTAGACTTTCTAACCAAAGAAGAAAAAGATGTCTTTAAAACTTTTGGTGAAATTAGTCAAAAAGATATTATTATACAAGCATCTAATAGACAAAAATATATCGATCAGTCTCAGTCTCTTAATATCATGGTTGGTCCTAATACACCACCAAAACAGGTCAGCGATCTATTAATAGATGGATGGAAGATGGGTATAAAAACATTCTATTATCAGAGAAGCGCCAATCCAGCGCAAGAATTAGCAAGAAATATAATGTCCTGTTCAAACTGTGAGAGTTAAATATGATAAAAGTAAAAAAGGTTCATGAATTAGCAATTATACCCAAAAAAAACAACACAACAGATGCTGGCGCAGATCTGTATTCTGTTGATAATATATCTATCCCACCTCAATCTAGAGCTGCTATATCTACCGGAATATGCGTAGAGATACCTTCTGGTTTTTATGGAAGAATAGCCCCAAGATCAGGATTAGCCGCAAAGTACGGTATAGATGTTTTGGCTGGGGTTTGTGATAGTGGGTATCGCGGAGAAATTAAGGTAATACTAATTAATACGGATAAAGAAAATACTTTCGACGTTACGTATGGAGATAAAATTGCCCAACTAATTATTGAGCAACATTTTGATTTTAATTTTCTAGAAACTGATGAGTTATCCAATTCTGAACGCGGTATAAATGGATTTGGTTCTAGTGGAAATAAATAGTATGGTGTAATCTAATATAGAGAATTATCTATAACCTCTATTATAAAGGATCTCTCTTGACTAGAAAAAAAAATAAGCCTATCAAACTTTCCGAACCTAGCCTAGAAAAAAAACATGATACTATTTTTAGGAATAAATTAAAACCTATCTCTATAAACCAAAATAATCTTATTAAAAACGTAAATAATAATGTTATTGTTTTCTGTCAAGGTGTTGCCGGTAGCGGTAAGACACATATAGCTGTTGGACTAGCTTTACAATATTTATTTGAGGAAAAGGTAGAAAAAATTATCATAACAAGACCTATTGTTGAATCTGGAGAAAAGCTTGGTTTTTTACCAGGAACAGCAGAAGAAAAGCTGCATCCTTATCTTTTGCCTATTTTGGATGAAATCTCTCATTTTATTCCTATGTCTGTATACGGCTCCCTAAAAACACAACATAAGATAGAAATAGTGCCGCTAGCATTAATGAGAGGTAGAAATTTTCATAATTGCTTTATAGTTGCTGACGAATGCCAAAATGCATCTTATGATCAGCTAAAGATGTTGATTACTCGCATAGGCAATAACAGTAAGATGGTATTGACCGGAGATACAGGACAGTCCGACCTTGTAAGACATTTGAGGGGCGGGTTTTTGAATATGATTAATGCATTAACAGATATCGAAGATATAGGCGTATCAATCCTAGAATCTTCCGATATAGCAAGAAATCCTATTATTGGAAAAATCTTAACACGACTAGAAGAATATGGAAACGAAAGCAGACCACAATAGATGCTTAATCTTGAACGCTGATTATACTCCAATAGGCATTGTTCACTGGCACAGGGCCATAATATGGGGCCTCAAATCAGAAAATACTAATAGTCAATACTCCATAGAAATCATAGATTTCTACAAAAATGACTTTATACAAGGTATTAGTAGGAGATTTCCTGTACCAGCTGTGGCAAGAATACATAGATTTTTAAGCCTAAATAATAGAACAGTAAATTTTAATAGAAAAAATATACTAATTAGGGATGCTTATACGTGTCAATACTGTAATAATACATTTAACATAAATCAATTAACTTATGACCACGTTATACCAAAGTCTAAATGGTCTTCAAATACTAGTCCAACAAATTGGACAAATATTGTTACATGCTGTGTCGAATGTAATAGAAAAAAGGGTAATCGCACACCAACACAGGCTGGTATGAAATTATTAAAGATTCCTGTAAGACCAAAATCTAGTTTTCGCTTCTTGCCATTTGTAGAGTCTCTAACTACTATAAAGAGTATTCCCGACGAATGGGCGGCGTATTTACCGCAATCATACGAGCATCTTTAATAATGCCCACATACTCATATAAATGCAATAATTGCGAACAAGAATTTGAGCTGTTTTTTTATATCAAAGATTATACAGAACAGCCGCCGTGTCCGGCGTGTAAAAGCAATAAAACCATTAGGCTTGTTAGTAGAGATGTTATGACGCAGAATATGTCTGTAAAAAAAGCTGACAATGAACTTAAAACTATAGGCGACATAGCCAATAGAAATAGAGACAGGCTGTCAGAAGACGAAAAAAAACACCTATTCGATAAGCACAACTCGTATAAGAACGAGCAATCAAATAAAAAATTACCATCTGGTATGACCAGACTTAAAAAACAACCCAAAACAAAATGGACATAAAATGAATACCAAAGACGAAAATACTGAAAAACAGCCCGAAATTACTGAAGAGCAAATTAAGCAAATTCAACAAGCAATAGAATCATCTTTTAATGATGTAAATATCAATAACCCAGAAGAATTAATTAAATTTTTACAGGATAACTACGTCGGTGCAGCACCCGCAGTAGATGATCCTGTTAAATTATTATCTTGTGCTCACGAAATTATATTTTCCATAACCGCAAATGTTATGGAGGAAAACGAGCATGGAGAAACGACTAGATGTGTAGAAGTATGTAATAAAAATTACCATATACCGGTACCTCCACTAAAAGACTACAATGTATATATGGATACTTTTTTTAAATTTTTAGAAAACTGCATAGCCTCCGCAGCCAATCATACAAAAGACATAAAGGATAAAGACCATGAATGATTTTATATTTCATCAAGAAAAAAATGTCGTATCAAATAATCTAGAAGCTTTTTTTTGCATATCTGGAGAACAAGATTTTTTTGACGACTCAGGATACCCCAGATGTTCTGATGCAAATAATTCTCTGGTTTGCGCTAAAAAATTATCCAAAAACAATAATACAATTAAATATCTCATTAGAATAAATCGAGACGGAAAAATGTATAACCCCATATCTCTATATGGGAAAAAAGATGAGAGCTATACTAAAAATTCTCCGTATTCCAAGGCTAGAACATTTAAAGAAGTAAACCATAAAAGTTTTAATATGTATATCAATTTCCTAAAAACAAAAAACATAGCATGGCTACAAAACGCAGAAAGAGAGGCTGAATAATGGCTAGACTAAAAAATGTAGAAATTTATGCGATTAATTGGTTAAATAGTAAAAATATTTCGCCAGAAGAAATAGCTCAAGAACTTAAAATTAAAGTGGATCAAGTCGTTAAAGTATTGGAAAAAAATGGAGTATCAAAAAAGACAGAAACAGAAGACTCGATCAAAACAGCTTCTGGCCCCGCCGTATCAAAATCAAAAAATCTAATGATTACCAAAACATCGGCTAAGAACAACAATACAGTTGCTATAATGACAAAAGAAGCTTCCGAATATAACGATTCTATAAGACATAAATCGGAAAACCCAAGGACAAAAAATTCTATCTTTAAAACTAATGAATGACAATAAGTACCTATCAAAATACTCTAATGGTAAATATGTAAGCGCAGCTCAGTATATAACAGAAATCATATGTGAAAATAAGGCTCTAAAAGATGGTAGTGATTTACATTACAGGTTTTGGACAACAAAAAAATGGTCTGTATTTTATCGAAATCAAATAGCATCAGCGCATAAGCTTTTAGAAAAATATACAGCACAAGCAATTATAAAGGCTCTTAATTCACCAGAGGGTAAGAAAATTTTTTCCTTGAGAGCACCTCACCTATCTGATATTATAGAGAAGTACACTAGAATTATAGAAAATCAAAATACAAAGCTGACTAAAAAATTAGAAAGAAACAGCGGCTCTACTTTTAGAAAATCTATACATAAAGAAAACATACTATCAAAATTAAGGAATATAGACAATGAGTCTTAAAGACGACGTAACAAAAAATTTTGGCGATCAAGTTATTCTCAGCGGCAATGCTTTAGTTGATAAAACACTTATTAATATTCCTGTTAGTCCAGCATTAGACATAGTTTTAAACGGAGGTATACCAGAAGGCAGTTTTGTGGTACTAACTGGCCAGCCCAAGTGCGGTAAGACAACTACATCATTAGATTTTGCTGCTACTGCCCAGAATCCAAAATACCAAGGAGACCTCAAAAGCCCAAGAGAAGTGTATTACCTAAATATAGAAGGTAGACTCAAAAAGAGAGACCTAGAAGGAATACCGAATTTAGACCTTTCTAGATTTCATATTATAGGCAGTCAACAAGGTAAGATATTGCATGCAGAAGAGTATCTGCAAATAGCTGAAAGAATTATAAATGAAATACCTGGAAGCATCCTGATAATAGACTCATATTCTGCTTTATGTACCGAGGCTGAAATTACTAGCGATATGGATAAAATGCAAAGAGCCGACGGAGCAAAACTATTAGCAAAATTTTGTCGCAAAGTAGCCAACGTTATTCCTGTCAACAAAAATATAGTTATAGGCATAACTCATCTTATGGGTAATCCAACAGGATATGGTGCGGAATTTAAAGAGAAGAGCGGACAAGCAATAGCATATCAAACAGATATTAAAATACGAGCTAAGTCTTTTAAGCCTTGGACTATAGGAAATGACGCTACGCAAATTGGACAAGAAATAGACTGGCAAGTTTTATGCTCTGCTTTGGGCCCTCCTGGAGGAACAATTACTAGCTATATTAGATACGGACAAGGTATAGATAAATACATGGAATTAATTAATTTAGCTTCAGATATAGGGGTTATACAAAAGGGTGGCGCTTGGTACTCAGTGAACATTGGCGAAGAAAAAATGAAATTTCAAGGATCAGAAAAAATAAGACAGTATTTGATAGAAAATCCAGAAGCTTATGAAAAAATATGCGCAGAATTTAAGGAGACGATGGGCGTAGCGTCATGAATGTTGTAGATTTAGACGGAAATTCTTATCTATGGCAGTTGACAGGGTGTCTGTCGCATGGTAAAATCACTAATAAGTCAGATCTTCATCTATCAGCAAGGAGCTTAATTAAAGAACTTTTCCCCACGCTACAAATTCTGGAAGAGGTACCAATTAAAATAACTAGATCAGAAACACTATTTCTTGACTTTTATTTGCCTCTAATAAAAACATGCGTAGAAGTTCATGGAGAACAACACTATAAATTTGTAAAATTTTACCACCAAAATATGATAGGGTTTGCTAAATCAAAAAAAAGAGACTCTTCAAAAACAGAATGGTGCAATATCAACAATATAAAGCAAATCATTTTACCTCATTATGAATCAATAGAACAATGGAAAGATAGGCTTAATGGATATGAAAACAGCTAAAGAGGAATTACAAAACTGGGACAGGATATTAGACGAATATGAAAAGGGTATAGGTATGCCCACATATAATCCTACATATTTACCAGAGTCAGAGCTGAACGAATATCTTTCAATGAATAGAGATCAATTAGAGAAGCTAACACCAGAAGATTGTGCTCAGATAGCGTATAGATTATCTCAATTCTCTTTTCATATACAAAGAACTATAAATAGGGAAATTGCCAGATTCAATTGGTCCGAAGAAAGCATAAAAGAAACCATAGCCGACGAAGTCAATTCATATAAAGGCTATGGATATATAGAGAAGTCTATTCAGGCAATAAAACACAACGACAAAGCACAATCACTAAATAATATTAAAAAATATGCAAAACAACGAATCGATAGGCTATCATATATAGCAAATAGTGCCAAAAATCTGGCGGATATCATACTTTCGGTACAAAAAACAAAGGTGAAACATGGATCTTAATGAGCTTAAAAACAATCCAGAGCAGATCAAAGGACTAATAGCCCTACTGCAAAATCTAATACAAGATGTCGAACCAAATCAAAATAAAGAAGTCGAAGAGTCACAAAAAAACACTAAGCAGAAGCGCGTGGGTGGTTCTCCGGACAGACCCTCACGACATAATGCTTTTTTGGATATGCCAGAAAAAGATATGCATAAAGAAGATCGTGCAGTAGATAAAATTCTTAATAAGCACCCGCCAGTAGCTCGATGCAGAGATTTTGAGCCAGTTAAGGTTACCTGTAGGGTTTGCGGCAGATCAGATATGGTTAACCCATCGCTTGTTTATGACTCTAGAGAAAATAGATATAAATGCAACAGATGCTCCACAACCTCTGGCTGATATAATATATTATGATACTTTGCGACCCATCAGCCGAAAGAGCTGTTTTAAGCTGTATATGTAAATATGGAGATAAGGCCTATATCGAGGTGGCCGATATTATCTCTGATTCTACTTTCACTATTGATAGTAATCAATTTATATGGAAGTGCCTAAAGAACATATTCACTAAAGAGCAACCGATTCATATAGACGTAGCCAGTATTTACTCCTCAGCCCAAGAGCTTGGCGTATTGCCCTTGATGCAAAACAAAGAGGAGACACAACACCTAAAGGCTATATTAGATTTTCCGGCCAGTTTGGAGAATATCAAACCCTTTGCGGCAAAAATAAAAAAATTAGAGATAGCTAGATCGCTACACGCCGAGCTGTCTGTGGCACAAGATAAACTTTTAGATATCAATGGATCAGAGACTATAGGATCTATTCTTGGTATAGCCGAAGATACTATTTTTGATTTTTCTTCTAAGATATCTGGATCTGAAGATACTAATCCAAAACATGTTGGCGATGGTATAGATGACTATTTGCAGCATCTAATAGACAACCCAATAGCTCAGGTTGGCATATCAACGGGATTTCCTATATACGATCAGGCTATTGGAGGAGGCTTAAGAAAAAGCACTGTTAATGTTATAGCTGCGCGTCCAAAAACAGGTAAAACATTATTAGCTGATAATATGGGATTTTTTATAGCTAATAAGTTAAATATACCTGTTTTAAACATGGATACTGAAATGACAACCGAAGATCATGTAAACAGATTGATCGCTATGAGTACTGAGATAGAAATATCTAAAATAGAAACCGGCAAGTTTTCCGAGTCTCCTGTTAGTTTGCAGAAAGTTAATGAGTCAAAAGAAAATCTTAAAAAAACACCACTATTTTACAAAAGCATAGCTGGTAAACCATTCGACGAACAGCTATCTATCATGAAAAGATGGGTTGTTCAAACGGTGGGACTTAATGATGACGGAACAGCTAAAGAGTGCGTTATATTTTACGATTATCTAAAGCTTATGGATACATCAGGACTATCACAAGACCTTAAAGAGTATCAGGTACTGGGCTTTATGATGACTTCTTTACATAATTTTGCTACAAAATATCAAATACCAATCGTGGCATTTGTTCAGCTTAATAGAGACGGAATCACAAAAGAAAGCACAGACACGGCCAGTGGTTCAGACAGAATTATATGGCTGTGTAGTAATTTTACAATATTCAAAAGAAAAAGCGATGAAGAAATAGCTGAAGATGGTGGACAATCAGGTAATCGTAAGCTAATACCCATTATCAGTCGTCATGGAGGCGGATTAGACGATAACGATTACATTAATTGCCAAATGAAAGGTTGGTGCGCTAAGATTTCTGAAGGTTCAACAAAATTAGAGATTACCAATAATACTGGCTCCAAAAAAGATGGATTCATAGTCGATGCAAACAATGAAGAAGAAATACCATTCGCATAAATACAATCAGTATAAATTAAAAATTCTATCTGATAGTCTTTGCGAAGAAATAGATGATCTACTAGAGTATCTGCAGATAGAATATAGACAAAACGGAAAAATGCTATCAATGCCGTGTCCTATACACGGAGGAGATAATATATCTGCTCTAAATCTTTATCCTACTGGAGAGTCTTATAGGGGTAACTGGAAATGCAGAACACATCATTGTGAGGAATATTTTAAATCATCTATTATAGGCTTTGTGAGAGGCGTACTGTCGCATCAAAATCACGGCTGGAATAAAGATGGAGACGAGTGTTGTTCATTTCAAGAAGCTATAGAATTTGTTCAAAATTTTTTGAAACAAAACCTTAGCGATATCAAAATTAATAAAAAGACTATAGAAAAAAATAAATTTGTAAATACCATCAAACATATAAAAAGTCATGAAGAAGAAAATAATCAGAAAATTGGTAGACAAACCATAGTCAGAAATCTGTCGATACCGTCCCAATATTTTTATGATAGAGGATTTAGCGATAAGATCTTAATAAAATACGATGTTGGAGAATGTTTGAATAGTGGCAAAGAAATGTTTGGTCGTTCAGTAGTGCCAGTTTATGATAAAAATTATCAATTTATGGTGGGATGTACAGGAAGAAGCATATTCGAAAAATGCAACAAATGTAACTCTTATCATGATCCAAACTTATCATGTCCAAACGATAGTGATATATGGAAGTATTCCAAGTGGAGACACAGCCATAATTTTAAAACACAAGAAAATCTGTATAATTTTTGGTTCGCAAAAGAACACATACAAAAAACCAAAAGCGTCATACTCGTAGAAAGTCCAGGCAATGTTTGGAGATTAGAGGAATCTGGTATACATAATTCTGTTGCGATATTTGGATCTAATTTAGCAGACAGGCAGAAGCTGCTCTTGGATATATCCGGAGCTATGACCATATTACTGTTAATGGATAATGATAAGGCTGGGACAGAGGGGGCTGAAAAAATAATTAAAAAGTGCCAAAAAACATACAATATTAAAACAATCAAAATTGATGCGCCAGATGTTGGCGGTATGAATGTCGAAGAAGTTAAAAAGGTAATATTACCACAAATAGAAATATTTTTATGACTAAGATTATAGCATTTGCCGGAAGGAAACAATCTGGAAAAACTTCGTGTGCTCGTTTCATAGAGTCTTTAGTTTTTAGGGATTTTCAGTATACAACAGAATGTAGGGTATACAGCTTTGCTGATACATTAAAACAAGATATTTGTATTGATATACTAGGCTTAACAGACAAACAGTGTTATGGCACAGACGAAGAAAAGAACACCCTAACTTGTTTAGAATGGAAGAACATGCCAGGATATAATGCTTCCTGGACATTGATTAAGGACTATGATGAAACGGGATTTATGACAGCTAGACAAGTTATGCAATTTGTCGGAACAGAAATTTTCCGTAAAATGAAAAAAGATGTATGGTGCCAAGCAACTATCAATAAGATAAAAAAAGATGATCCTGATATAGCTGTTATAGCTGATTGTAGATTTCCAAACGAGGTCGAATCCATCAAATCGGCTGGTGGGTATGTTATTAAGCTAACGAGAAATCCTTACAACTCTGAGCATGAAAGCGAAGTTGCTTTGGACCCACAAAATTACTCACATAATAACTTCGATCTAATTATAGATAATAATGACCTAAATATAGATCAACAAAACTCAATCATATATAATTTTCTAAAAAGTAAAAGGATCCTACCATTATAATCACATACTTTAGAAGTAGCTCATTTAACACGCATTCCATGTGTGAGCAACAATATTTTATTGAATATGTTCTAGGGTGGCGAGGACCATCTGGACAAAAGGCAGACAAAGGAACAATAGTTCATAAGGTATTAGAAATACTAGCCTTTATTAAACAGGCTAATCAGGACGATATAGATATTATAGATGATGACATAGTTGGGAAGATCAACATAAACAGTTATGACTTAGATAAAATTATAGATCAGGTATATGATTTTTATTCTACACAAGCAAACCACCACAAGTGGACTCAAAAAGACTTAACTGATTGTCGTAACTGGGTAAATAAAGCAATTTCTTTTAATGATGGTATGTTTGATCCAAGAAATAGAAATATATTGTGTCCAGAAAAGCATTTCGATTTCGAAATAAAAAAACAATGGTCAAAATATTCTTTCCAAACTCCTGAGGGGGTAATAGAGGGCAATCTAGCCCTAAAAGGCACGATAGATCTAATAACACTGGTCAATAAGAACACCATAGAGGTAATAGACTGGAAAACTGGACGTAGGCTTGATTGGGCAACAGGCCAAGAAAAGACTCAAGAAAAATTAGAAAAAGATCCTCAGCTTAGGATTTATCACTATGCCATAAGTCACCTATATCCGGATATAGAGAATATCATTTTTTCTATATACTTTATTAACGACGGAGGACCATTTTCGATATGTTTTGATAAAAACGACCTAATAGAAACCGAACATATGTTAAGGCAAAAATTTGAAGCAATAAAATCTTCAAAAAGACCCAAACTAAATAAGTCTTGGATGTGTACCAAGCTGTGTCACTTTGGAAAAACCACATTTGAAAACTCAAACATACCGGCTATACTAGAATACAGAGACAATCAGACATGCGCCAAAGGCACATACATGACAAAATGTGAACAAATCAAACACGAAATCGAATTAAATGGTATCGACCACACAACTAAAACATATATAAGTCCCAATCACACGATTGGTCATTATAAGGCACCAGGAACTATATGAAAAACTATATACCTCTTCACGTCCATACTCACTATAGCCTATTAGATGGCTTATCCAAACCAGACCAAATAGCCGATAGATGTCTAAATATAGGGTCTAAAGCGTGCGCTATTACTGACCACGGAACAATAGCCGGTGCGGTACAATTCTATAACACAATGAAAAAATATAATATAAAGCCAATATTGGGTTGTGAATTATATATTTCTGATAAAGACGCATCTATAAAAACTAAAGAGAACAGCAAGCTATCTCATTTTATTGTATTGGCCAAAAACTTAGAGGGATGGAAAAGCCTAATAAAGCTTGTGTCGCTAAGTAATACTCCGGAAAATTTTTATCATAAACCCAGAGTAAGCATCCAGGATATAAAAGAATATGCCAATCATAATATGATAGGTTTTTGTGGACACATGGGGTCAACATTGGCTAATTTACTACGGGCCTGTAATTATGATCAGACACAGTGTATAGACTATGTTTATCTTCTAAAAGACATTTTTGGAGCTGACAATATTTTCTTAGAAGCTCAGCTTATGGATCAAGAGTTTTTGCCAGACCAAATACAATTAACAGAAAATATTAGATCAATCGGCAGAATAACAAATACTAAAGTTATATGCACACCAGATGCTCATTATGCCAATAAAGAAGACAGTGCAGATCAAAGAATATTACTTTGTAATAATCTGAAAACCACATTAGTAGATATAAATACAAAAATACTAGATAATGAAGACATACCAATGGGATGTTTTTTTAAATCAGATAATTATTATATAATCTCTGGAGAAGAGATGTCGTCTTTGCATACTGGTCAAGAAATAGAAAATACTTTTATGGTAGAAGAAATGTGTGAAGACTATGACATAACTAGCCGCCCTATGCTACCGCCATTTAGCTGTCCTAATAATATGAATAGCGACGAATACTTAAGAGAACTATGTAGAAAAGGCTGGTCTCAAAAAATAGCCAATAGCATACCCAAACATGATCAAGAAAAATACGTAAACAGAATTAAGTATGAGCTTGAGGTTTTACAGGGGTCTGGCTTGTCTAGCTATTTTTTAATAGTGTCCGATATCGTTGATCAGGTAAGGGACAATGGCTGGTTACCTGGACCAGGAAGAGGTTCTGCTGCCGGGTGCTTGGTATCCTATCTGATAGGAATTACATCTATTGATCCAATAAAATATGACTTAATCTTTGAACGATTTTATAATGCTGGTAGAAATTCGGGTGATCGTATAAGCATGCCAGATATAGACGTTGATGTGCCCAAATATAAAAGAGAGCAAATCATAGAATATATCAAAAATAAATATGGTCATGACAAGGTATCTCAAATGATAACCTTTAACACCATTAAGGGTAGAGGTGCTTTGAAAGACGTACTCAGAGCCTATGGTAATATTAGCTTTGAAGAAATGAATAAAATAACCAAAAATATACCAGATGAGGCTAAAATTGCTGACGAGCTACAAGAGATGAAAGAAGAAACCGGCGAATCTTCTATTATTCGCTGGGCCTTAGAAAACAATGTTGACAAACTCAAAGAATGGTGTTATCTTATGGATGATAATTCCGTAGCTGGCCCACTGGCTAAAAGATTCGAACAAGCCATTCGTTTGGAGGGAACTAAAATAAATCAATCCAAACATGCCGCTGGGGTTGTTATTGGTACACAAAACTTATCAGAAATTTGCCCAATGGTTTATGACTCCAAAAATAAGCAAATGATAGCCGGTATGGAAATGCAGGATTTAGAATCATTGGGTATAATTAAATTTGATGTATTGGGAATAGCTATGTTAGACAAAATAATGATGGTATCCGACACTCTTAATAAAGGCATTAACTATGAATAAAACATTTTCAGAACTTACTGTAGGACAAAGATTTACGATCAATGGAACCGAATATATTAAAACACAAGAGGTCAGAGTAAGCTGCTGCAAAACAATAAACTGTCAAGCTGTAGCCGACCCAAATAATAGGATTTATATTCACCCATCTACATCGGTAACTCTAAATGGCTAATTTACAAAAAATTTGTGTATTTGATTTTGAAACAGACGGATCCAATCCTAGTGTCTGTAGTCCTGTGCAACTAGCGGCAGTAATTATAGACCCAATCAAATTGGAAATAATAAAAGATTCAGAATTTAATGTTTATTTTAAGCCAGATCTATTAGAGGCTGATAGTGAATATGCCTATAAAGATAGCGACGTCTTAGATTTTCACGCTAAAGTAAAGGGCGTCGATAAGTCTAAGATATTATCAGAATGGCTAGCTTATCCTCCACAATCTCAAGGATGGAAAGCGTTTGTGTCATATCTAGAAATGTATCATACCAGATCAGAAAAAAAATCGTGCTTTAGCGCTCCGATTGCTGCTGGGTATAATATAAATAGGTTCGATCTGAAAATTATAGAAAGACTAAGCACTAAATACGGCAATCTCAATAAAGAGGAAAAGTCTTCTCTTTTTTATCCAAGAGATGTTTTGGATTTAATGAACTTGGTATTTTATTGGTTTGAGGGTAGCAACGAACTCAAGAATTATACGATGGACACCCTGCGAGAATACTTAGGCATATCTGCAGAAGGGTCGCACGATGCTATTAAAGACGTAAGAGATACTGCTGACATAATAATTCGATTTCTAAAGCTACATAGAAAAATTGCGAATAAAGTAAAATTTAGGGGATCGTTTGTTTAATAACACATGAGTAAACAAATAAAATTTGATTGTGGCTGTAGTTTTGATTATATAGACGGCTCGGTAGTTTTTTCTGCTGATTTAACTAAGCTGAACTTAAGCTGTGAAAAAACATGGGATTTAATATCTGCCGGAAATACCAAGGGGTGTTTTCAGCTAGAGTCTAGACTAGGTCAAATGACAGCAAAAAAATTAAAGCCTCAAAATATTGAGCAACTTTCTGCGCTTATTGCTATTATTAGGCCCGGTTGCTTAGAAGCTGTAAGAGACGGAAAAAGCGTTACCGACCATTATATAGATAAGAAAAATGGATTGGAGAGCGTAGATATATTTCATCCAGCCCTCGGCCCGGCTCTATTAAATACCTACGGCGAGATGATTTATCAAGAACAGGCTATGCAAATAACAAGAGATATAGCAGGTTTCGACTTAAAAGAAGCTGATATGTTAAGAAAGGCTATCGGCAAGAAAAAGCCAGAAGAAATGTCAAAAATTAAAACCAGATTCTTAGAAGGTTGTTCTGCATTAAATATAGTCTCTCAGGATGAGGCTGAAGAAATTTTTAGCTGGATCGAGAAAAGCCAAAGATACTCTTTCAATAAATCTCACTCTATATCGTATGCGATGAACGGATATTTGTCAGCATATGCAAAAGCTCACTTTCCAAAGGTCTTTTTTGCATCATACTTGAAATACGCGAAAGATAAAATAGACCCCAAGCAAGAAATAAAAGAATTAGTTAAAAATGCATCCGAAATGGATATTTCTGTTAAAATACCAGACCTTAGACTAATGAATCGGTTTTTTGAGATACACAACGACGATATAATTTTTGGTCTTACGGACATAAAGGGTGTCGGTCAATCTATTTTTGATAAGCTTGAACTATTAACGTCTAACATAGACCTTTATTCTGTTTCTTGGCCATCTCTATTACTAAAAATATTAGTGAATATAAATTCAACAGCGGCAAAAGCTATTATTTCTAGTGGAGCTATAGATTTTATCAAAAAGAATAGAACTGAGATGCTATTCGATTTTGAGAATATAAGTCAATTAACAACAAAAGAAATAGAAAAATGCATAGATATATCCCAAAATAATCAGAATGCCGATATTATATCTATACTACGCAAGCTCATTACCGAAAGTAAAATTACAACAAAAAGAAAAACGTCGATAAGCTCAATAATAGACTCTTTACTCAATCCTCCGTATTCTCTAATAGACAAGATAGAATGGCTATCTGATTCTGAGGATACTCTATTAGGATGCTCTATTACATGCTCTAAGTTAGATACTTATGATATTAGTATGACAAATAGTAATTGCAAGCAATTCAAAACATGTATATCAAATAAAAATATTATCATCGCCGGAGAGATAATTAATATCAATACAACAAAAACTAAACGAGGAAAAACCAAGGGATTAGACATGGCGTTTGTATCAATAGAGGACCAGTTCGGTATATTAGACTCTGTGGTCTTATTTCCTGAGCAATATCAAAAATATAAACACCAACTTTTTAATTCTAATATTTTAATATTTGTTGGCAACAAAAATAAAACAGGTGATGGCCTGATAGTAGATAAATGTTTTATGCCGGCGTCTTGACTTTTACCGACCCTATTGTATTATAAGGTGCGATTGGCGCACAAATTTTAACCTTGAAGGAGTTTTGATATGAATATAACTATATTACGTGGTAATCTTGCTAGAGATCCTGAATTAAGAACAGTAAATACCGGAGGAAAACAAACATCCGTTGTTAATTTCACTGTTGCCGTATCGCGAGAATACACCAAGTCTAGTGGTGAAAAGGATAAAATCACATCTTTTATCAATTGTGAAGCATGGGATAGCGGTGCGGATATTATAGGCTCTTCATTTAAGAAGGGTGATCTAGTAATGGTAGAAGGATCATTAAGGAATGATACTTGGGAAAAGGACGGAGTTAAGCATAGCAGCTTAAAAGTTAGAGTAAATAACTTTTCCAAGATTACGAAGCTTTCAAAAAATAGCGGCGCACCAGCGAAAAGCGCAGAAGAAACAGAGGCTATGGCCTTTTGAGACTAATCGCGTAGCGTAATTGAGATACGAAGCGGGGGCTGAAAAGCCCCCACTTCTATTCTCATAAAATAGATTATTTCAAAATGAAAAACAATAAACTAAAAGTACTAATGTGTTCTGAAGCAAGCTTTTTAAGCTCTGGCTTTGGCACATATGCAAAGGAGATTCTGTCGAGACTGTATAAAACAAACAAATTTCACATAGCAGAATTTGCTTCGTACGCTCACGTAAATGACAGTAGAGATAAAGATATAAATTGGCGATTCTATGCTAATGCTGTTAGAGAAAATGACCCTAGGTTCAATGAGTACTCATCCAGACAAGATAATCAATTCGGTAGATGGCGCTTTGAAAAGGTTCTATTAGATTTTCGCCCAGATGTTGTAATAGATGTAAGAGACTATTGGATGAGTCATTATCAGTCTTTATCTCCATTAAGAAGATTTTTTCATTGGATACTAATGCCTACGGTTGATTCTGCTCCTCAGCAAGACGAATGGATAGATACATTTATTGGGGCAGATGCGATATTTACATATTCTGACTGGGGTGCGGATGTACTTAAAAATCAAAGCAGAGGCAAAATAAACTATATAGATACCGCATCACCCGGAGTGGACCTCTCTATATTTAAAGTTCTAGATAAAAATATAATCAAGAAAAATCTTGGTATCCCACCGGAATCCATAATAATTGGTTCTGTTATGAGAAATCAAAAACGAAAACTCATACCAGAATTGCTTTTTGCGTTTAGAAATCTAATAGATAAACTATCACAAGAAAATGCAGAAACCGCTAAAAATTTATATTTGTATCTGCACACTAGCTACCCAGACGCAGGATGGGACATACCAGAATTACTAAGAGATACTAAATTATGCAATAAGGTGCTGTTTACATATTTTTGTGGTAGATGCCATCAAGTAGAAACAACAACGTACAATCATCCTACTAGAATTTGTAAAAACTGCTTAGAGAACTCATGCAGACTACCGTCTGTTGCTATAGGTGTGCCTAACGAAATATTAGCAAATATATATAATACATTCGATATTTATGTACAATATGCTATATGCGAAGGATTTGGCATGCCTCAAGTAGAAGCTGCTGCTTGTGGTGTCCCCGTAGCCACAGTGAATTATAGCGCTATGGTTGATATAATAAATAAACTCAACGCATATAAAGTAGATATAAAAAACAGGTTCAAGGAATTAGAAACCAAAGCAATAAGGGTTTATCCCGATAACGATAGTCTAATTAAAAACATATTATCGTTTATAAATTTACCAGAGCCTATGAGATTACAAAAACGTATAGAGACCAGAAGCTTGGTAGAGAAACACTATAATTGGGATCATATAGCCAAAAAATGGGAAAACTATCTTGATAAACTAGATGACTCTGGATATAGGGCCGATTGGGATCAGGAGCCGCAAATTCTAAATGATTTCGATGTACCAAAAGACCATACGCTGAATATGCTTAATCTAGCGTCTATTTGTGGATCAAACCTAATGGATTACGAAAAAATAGGATCTATGATGATGCTTAATCTTTGTAAAGACATAGCTTATGGCTTCAGTCAATCTGGTACATCTTACCAAAACTTTAGTAGCGATATGGGCGTCGATATGATAAAAACAATTATTAGAAATCATAATCAAGCTGAATTAGCAAGAATTAAAAAGATTAGTTTTGACGAAGACTTCATAGCTTATGCAAAAATGAAAGATACCCAAAAATGAAAGTATTATATTTTGGACCATATTATAATACCGATTTAATAGGTATGGCCTCAAGAAATATTATAGACACAATAAAATCGAATCCTTCTATTCAACTAGAAACAAAGTCAATAATTACCGATTTAGACTATGTTAATGTTGATAAATTCGAAAACTATAGACTAAGACAGAGTTTCGATAGCTACGACTATGTGATACAACACTGTCCCGTCGAAATGATTTGTGATCCAAAATATATCAGCTTGGGAGAAAAAAATATATGCATACCTATGATAGATTATTCCGTAAGCCAATATCAGTTAGAAGTATTACGTAACTTTAATACTGTTTTAGTTGACGATTATACTAATGCTTATATACTAAGTAAATATAATATAGCACACAAAGCGCTAGTATACCATATAGAAAAAATTCCTGATGGACAGCAGGGCAATTTTGATTATTGTAATAATAAAACAAAATTATACTTTATCGGCAATTATTTAGAAAACAATAACATTCTCAATAAGATAATTATATCTTTTATCATATCTTGCCGCAATAGTCTCGAAAAATGTATGGTTTTAGCATTAACGGACCCTAAAAAATACAATGCCCAAGAAGCATTAGAAAAAAATATACAAGATATTTTTGACAAAATGAATTATCATCCTATTCTCAAGCCTATAAAAATTATAAATCAAGAATTTACCTACGACCACTTAAAAGTACTACATAACTCTTGTGATATTTTTATCGACCTGAAAGATCAATACGAGTGCGGATTAAATAGAAGCATGGCTGAGTGCTACAATAGTAAAATACTGGATATCACCAATCTCGACCACATCACTGTTCCATCGATGAACACCGTAGACTACTATATCGACAAGCATAAGCAATCCGTACTAACACAGTCTATAGTGGACGCACTATCTGATCTCAATAAAGTCGAAAAACATGGTTTAGATGCACAAGAAAAAAGCAGAATATTAGATATCCTATGCTAAATAAACAAATCAAAAATCAAATTTACACTAAAAAAAGAATATTAGGAAACCAACCTCCTAATATGCTTTATGCTAAGCATAATTCATTGTTTGACGTAGCGATGTCTAGTGATGAGCAAAAGTATTTTATACCACTAGACATTAATACCAATAAGCCATTTATAGATAATATTTTTTATAGTTGTGTTTGGATAAATAGCGCATTAGAGTTTGCCCAAAACAAAAAAAGCTTATCGGAATATTTCGTTCCGCATATTATATCTATTCACGACGCACCACCACAGACTATGAAAAAAGAAGATATGCAAATATTATTTAGCAATACGTCTGCACACAAAATATTATCGTTTTTTTCGAATGATTCTGTGTGGGAGATGCCTAATATAGAATACATAAACTATGGCGTTATACCACCTAAAAATATCGATACTGTAGAAAGAAATAAAAACATACTAATTATTAATACGAAAAAACAAAAACAGATAGAGGCCGTATATCAGCACCTTAAGCAAACTATACCAGGAACCGATACTCTATATGAATTTAGTAATGATATTAATGAGAATTATGCTATTTTATCCAAGTATCGCATTTGCATCGATACAGACACCTATTATAATCTTTTAGCGGCCTCCGCTTGCGGGTGTTACTGTGTAACCACAAGATTTGCTTTTGATGCCAATATTTTTGTTGTAAAAGATCTACAGGATATGATACACACAGTATCTAATCTACTAAAATCAGATATAGACCAAAAGACGCAAAGCATAGCTTCCGACACGATTAAAAAATACGACTGGTCGGAATTTTGTACCAAAATATATAACCACTATTTAAACAGTATATAGACATAAGGATAGTTGCAAATGATACGGAAAATTAATATTATAGATTATACAAATAAAGAAAAACATAATATCAAAGATTTTGTGGACTGGGATATAAAAAATATAGACTCTATTCCCAATGCGTCGATTGATGTTATTTATTGTGCAGATCTTGCGTTTGTGGCCCAGGACAAGACATCAGCCACAATCGATACTATCATAAATAAAACCAGATATGGCGGACAAGTCACTTTTGTTATTAGCGATGTCTATGCCATTGCTAAATTGTATGTAGATAGGCAGATCTCAGAAGAACAATTTCTAAAAATAATAGAGGGTGTTAAAAATAATATATCTTACGAAAAAATTACAAAACAAATTCTGGATAATAAACAATTCGATATTATCGGTATTGAACAAAATAAAATATTGTCAGCTGTCACCTTCGGAAGAAAGCTATGAAAATTAATACATATTGTTCTGGCTGCTTGTTTATTAAGGATGGTGATAATAAGGGTTGCTACTTTGATATTCCAAATATATTAAAGGATGTAAAAATAATAGAAGATAAAGACGGATATAACTATATTCATGAATATGCGTGTAAATATTGTTTTTCAAAAAGTGTATATGATTCAAACAAAGAATTGCATGAGATAGACATAGTACAGGCAATCAGAGATAATTCTCTGCTTAAATACTATTTAGTAGTGGATCTGAAAAATAACGATACCAATGTAGAAGCCGTGTGCTCAACAATTAATAAATTGGACATCAAGCCAAAATATATATCGTTTATTAATAGAAACAAAGACCTCAGCGACTCCATAGCAAAACAGATACTAAAAAATATCTACGATACGGCCAAATGGAAATTACATAATTTTGTATTAGATAAATCGCTACAAGAATGTATAACTATTTCGCTCGACACTAATATAAATAAGGTCGATAGCAAAATATTTACCGTTTATATACCAGAAAATCCCGAAAAAGAAAATGAACTAAATGATAGAATAAACTTCTTTCATTTTGAGACAAGTGTAAAACAAAATCCATTTAATGCAGTTATAGCGGATCTTACTACTTTAGATGGTATATTCATAGATTTTAATTCTTATAAGTATCTATTGCTAAACGATAACCCTGACATTCTGAAAGCCATGGCCTCAGCAACAGATAGAGGTTTTAAATACATACAATATGAGCTGTAGTTCACCACAAAACATACTTATTTTAGTGCCAGAAGCTACCAAAGGAATGAAATCCATAGGGTCAAAAGCATTATTAAAAATATATCATGATATAACGCTTATAGATTATCAAATAATGTATTGTAAAAAATTTTACAAAAATTCTAGTATAACAGTACTAACCGGATTCGAAAATGAGAAGATTAAAAAACAAATTAAAAAATATAAGTCAGTAAGCATATTACATAATGACAAATATAATGATAGCAATCAGGCGCAGTCGCTGATGCATTATATAATCACAAAAAAGCCATCAAATCTTTTACTTATCAACAACGGTGTTCTCTTAAAAGAAAAATTACCCATATCACAAAAAACAGCACTGTTCGTATTACCAAAAAATAAAGATGGTTTCTCTATAGGTATACAAGATCCCACAAAAGTTGAGTATCTGTTTTACGGCCTGAAACACCAATGGTCTGAATGCATATTTATGAACAACAGGACAATTAAATCGATCCAAAAATTATCTAAACTATACAAATTAGATCATCTGTATATTTTTGAGCTTGTAAACCTGCTAATAAATAATAATATAGATATAGAACCAATAGCTATTCGCAATACAAAGAATATTTACAAAATTAATACATTAGACGATATAAAAAGGGTCAAAAACTTTTATGATAAAAGTATTTTTGTCTGATAGAGACAACAGAATATTGAGTGCTATCAAACACATAAATAGCACAAAATTTCAAATATTCATAGACAAACCTACAAATCTATATGAGATACATCATAAGATTAGTGCTAATGCCTACATCTTTGATAGTTCCTTTATTTCTAACGAAATCATACAGTTTGTGGGCGAATATGGTGACATACTGACAAAAGCGTTTATATATCATAGCAGATCACAAATCAATAAAGATGCTATTAGATATATTAAAAAGGCTAAACACATTTTACACCCCCAAGACCATGATGAGTTTCGGCGATACAGCAATGTTCTAGTACTACCAGATTATTGTATAAACAAAAATTTATTTACTTCTAAGAACAACGAAAACTACAACAGAATAGATAGGATAGCATATTTTTTGGATGAGGATAGTGAGATTCCACAACATATAAAAAAACATCTATATCCAGAAACAAAAGATAGTAAATTTTTATTATTTAATAACAAATCTATACAGCATCCTCAAAATCTCGGAATGCTTACAGAACTAGACAAAAATGATATCTTAAATAATTGCAAATATTTTGTGTCAAATAAATATGAGTCCTATGTTGCTGAAGCATATACCTGTGGCTGCGTCATATTAGACGCAGAGACTCTCACAATAAACAAAAACACAAATAGTTTTAGTCCTGTAGATATAGAGGATTTTCTAGAAAAGATAGTAAAATGAAACTAACAAAAGATCTAGCATTCATATGCCTATACCTCAATCAGTCTGCTGAACACATTGCCCTAATATCAGAAATAAGACCTTTTATAGACCATAATCCGTTGAGCAATATTTGCATATTTAATTGCTCTTCGTCTATGACGTCTCATATGAACATCCCTCTTATGCCTATAAGCCATAGTAAGTTTTTTGATGGTAATATTGTTATATTTGATACTATGTCTTTAATGCTATCTAATAGTTTTCCAAAAGCGCATAACGTATTTTTTTATACTAATGAGACACCATGGGCTTCTGGATATACAGAATATACTTTATGGAAAAAACTGTTTGAAAAAAATAATTTACATATTATATCAACTAGTGATGATGTAAAAAACATATATAACATATGCTGGCCATCATTACGTGTCAATAAAATCAACAAGTTCTCATATGAGGAAATAATCAATGTTATACAATCAGCTGGGTGATGAGGAAAAGAAAAAGTTAATCAAAAAACTGTATATTGATGAAAATAAAAGTTTTGCAGACATCGCGGAGGCATGTGGGACATATGCTAATAAAATTAGACGAGATGCCATACGTTTAAAAATAAATATACGCAATAAATCTGAGGCGCAAAAAAACGCCCTTGTCACAGGAAAACACACACACCCAACCAAAGGACGTAAGAGAAGCGAAGCAACTAAACGTTCAATTGGTAATTCTGTTCTTAAGTCTTGGAGCCAGTTATCGGAGGAAGAGATAAAAGACAGGAAATCTAAAGCTAGAGCGGCATGGAATTTAAAAACAGAGGACGAAAAAGAACAGCTGTTATCGATGGCTAATAAAGCAGTCAGGGAGGCTAGTAAGGTTGGCTCTAAATTAGAAAACTTCTTATTGACAAAACTAATAGAAATGGGCTATAGAGTAGACTTTCATAAAGAACAAATTCTTACAAATACCAAGTTGCAAATAGACCTTTTTCTCCCTACTATTAACACAGCTATAGAGGTTGATGGACCGTCTCATTTTGCTCCGGTTTGGGGTGAGGATTCGTTAAAAAAAAATAAAGCATACGATAATAAAAAATCAGGATTAATTTTGGGAAAAGGATGGAATATTATTAGAATAAAACAATATAAGGACTTTTCTCCTACTAGAGCTGAAAACATTTTACAGCAATTGCTGAGTACGATAGATGAGATACAGAATAACAATAAACAGATTTCTTCATTTACCATAGAGGATAAATAATGCCAAGATTAAAAAAGGACACACCTGAACCACAAACAGAACAACAAGAAATGAGTTTGGAAAAACCAGATATTTCTGATGTATCTTGGACCGATTACGTTTTGTCTCAGTTGTCTGATGACGAAAAAATCAAAGGCAATCCGACCACAGATGGATTGAGGCGTATCTTTGAGTCCGTATTAAATTGTTCCATTATTAGCATATTGACGGATGTGGTTCAGTCTCCATCTCCGGATAATGAGAAAAGAGCTACGGTAGTGTATAGGCTTGATTATATTCTTAATGATAGCTCTATAGATAAAGATATTAGACATCGATCAGTTAGTGGGGCTGCTGATGTCTATTGGGGAAATTGTGATAAAGTATATAGAAATCATCCTGTAGCAGTAGCTGAAACAAGAGCGGAGGGTAGAGCATTAAGACGCGCCCTAAGACTAAGGAAGGTGGTGGCCGCTGAAGAAATAGTAGATACAGTAGAGGATCATCCGGATTCTGGGTCTGTCAATAAAATCACAAATAATCAAATAAATTTCATTGACGTTATAGGACAAAGACTTAATATAAATATATCTAAGCTATTAGAATCTAGTGGCCTAGACAGTAAAAATATATACAGTATTTCACACCAAGATGCGGTTAGTGTAATCAGAAATTTGTCCAAGTATCAACAAGATACTAGTTCCATATCAGATAACCTAATCGGATATACCCAAGAATGGAAGTAATTTATGAAAGTAATTTATAAAGCAAATGATAAATTATCGTTCGAACTAGAAGCAGCTGGGCAGAAAGAAATATTCAAAGAGCTTGCGCTAATTCAAGAAATTTTTTCTGAAGAAAAATGCGGTCTTTGTGGAAGCACCAATTTAAAGTTTGTTGTAAGATCTGTGGACGGAAATGATTACTATGAATTAAGATGCGCTGACTGTGGAGCTGTTCTGGCCTTTGGTCAACACAAAAAGGGCGGTACTCTTTTTCCAAAACGTAAAGACGACAACGGCAATTATTTACCCAATAAAGGATGGCACAAATATCAGAAAAAGGATTAGTCTGATATAGGACCCCATTTACCTATAGGGCATTGCTCTGTTTTCCAAGCAAGCTTACTCATATATATTTTATTGCTAACCAATATGCATCCACATTTAGTGCATGTATTGTGGTCAAAAAAATCACACTCACCACATTGTTTGTATCTAGTCAAAATCTGGTCCTCCGAGCACATGTTTGATGAATCCAGACCATCTGGCTTTAATTCTAAGGCCTGAGCTTTAATGATTTCAGCATCAGACAAGTCGGCTTTTAATGGATCTACTATGGGACCAGCACACGGAAATATGGGCATATCTTCTATACTATCATTAATTTCTATAGTCATTCCGCAATTTATACAAGTGGCTAAATTTAAGCCTATTTTTATGAAATTACATGTAGTCATATGGCAACCAATCGAAGTACTCCTTGCTAGACGATAAACTGGACCCTCTGTGCTCGGCACCGTCTATACTGCCATAATAAGCCCTAAATATCATTTCATTCAACCATTTAAAGTATTTAGGGGGATCAATATAAGATCCCGTCCTTGTGTTAATACAATACCAGAATTGAAGATCTGGATAAAATGGGCCGCCAGGGCCGGAGAGCAAGCTTTTTGTAAGTTGGCCAAATTCATTAGGGTTGTATTTTTCATGATGAGTGTCTATCTTAGAAAGCTTTCTTGGTATTCTTCTAAATCTTACCTTGAGGTTATTTATATTGTCCAAATTAAAAATATTTTTAACCTTATTGCCTACTTGTCCATCTGGCGGTGTTTTGGGAGTAAATATCTTTGGTAGAACATATGTTTCTCTTGATGTTACCAATTGATTTCTTTCTTTTCCATAAGCGTTTATGAAAAAACTTCGATCAACCACAAGAGTCTCACCATCTGTAACGCTACCATCTGGGTTTATAACTGGCCATATAGTATTAGGATATAAGGATTTTTGTCTATTTATTTCTCTAGTAGACGATCTATATATGTAGTTAGTGCTATTATTTTCCATACTTTCATCTATTCCATTTATAATATTTATCGCGCTTTTGGGACATATGTTTCGCATATCGGAAGACAAGTAATCGTTGACCATTTGGCATGTATATTCTGTTTTAAGCAAAATTTTTGGCATAGCAGATCTATCTAAAGAGCATGATTGTTCTGGATCTATATTTATCCAATAGTCATTAGCAGCATAATATATTTCTTTAAATGATAGAGAGCCATCACTTTCTGTTGAGATTTCTATCTTATTGATTGGTACCCCGATATTAACAGAAGGCGACGGTCTAAATGAAGGAGGGCTGTCTTCGTCTCTAGATATATTTGCTACAGCTTGCCCGGCGTCACAATAAAATAGAATAAAATTCATCTCTATTAATAGTTGTCTCAGTCTAGCAGTAGCTATGCTTTTTCTTTGTTCTCTAACATTCTCTCTAACAGAATTTATATTTTCTAAATAGAAATAAAGATCATTGATAAACAAGGACGAAGGATCTACGCCTGTCCAATAGTTTTGTAGACATTGACCAAGATTTGGATTGTTTGTCTGACAATTGGGTCTTATAGAGCGCTTTCGAAGCAAAACAGATAATCTGCTGTTAATAATACTTAAGTCTGTAGAATTTAATTTGTAGATAGGCATACCAAAATCTAGACTAATGTCTAATTCTATTTCACCATAGTCAGGAATATTTTGAGGTAATGCTTTTTCAAACTTTAAATTCATAAAAGCCATGTCGTTTGTGTCTCTAAAGAAAATTGGGCTTTTATTGAATAAAGCGGCTATTTTTTTTGTACTAAGATCAATATAGTTATCTCCGCTTCTTATATTGGCCATCTCTATGTTACTATAACTATAACCAATTACTGCATCTATAAAATCTTTCAATACTAAATTTTGATTTTTGTCATAGAAATCTGCAACAACTGTTTGTGTTTTAAAATTAAAATCAATACCAAGTCTTTCATTTAATGGTTGCTCATAATTATCTATCTTTTTTCTAGAAATAGTTGGAGGAGAAACTAACATAGATCCAGTTCCATACGATCCTTCACCAAAAGTTGATATTGTTGATTCAACAGCACTATCTTTTAAAATAGTAGAATTGCTGGACGTGGTAAGACCCCACATATTAGCTGGCATTGTTTTAGAATCTTGTACCGTAGTATATTTTGCATCATATATGATAATGCTATTAGTATCGGCAGGACGTTTAGATATAGCATAGCCAATTATAGGATTTTGTAGCTCCAGTATCGTTTTATACGAACCCTTAAGATACGTGTAGCCCTTAGCTATGATTTTATTATCTATCAATATATTTTCTGCAAGCCATAGAGATTCCTTAAGTCTTTTTATTGTTTCTGGATCAGGATTGGGTTTTTTTTCTTCTGACTCTAGTGCTTTTTGAGCAGTTTTGATTGTTTGTAATATTTGATCGGCTTCGTCTAATCTATTTTGTGACCTAAGCTCATTAATTAGATCATACTTAGATCTAATCGTTACTACGTCATTATCTTTATCGAAAAAATGAAATGGAATTAATCCGCTTAGCGATATTAATTTATTAGATAGAATAAAAGGAATATCTATGCGTTCTTCTGGGTCTGGATTCGGTATGAGATTAAAACTAAAGTCTAATAATGAGGATGTCTTAAGAACACTGATTAGCTTATTGTACTGTATAACCCCTGGAACAGTAGATATGGGCACCAAAGTGTTATTTTCATCGACGATATACGTACCGGCGAGAGTTGCGTTATGACTAGTGTTTCTAGCCTGGTTAATTATAGTTTTTTTAATTTGTACTATATCAAATTTTTTGATTTTTGCTCCTATACTTTGCATAGTTTCGGTATGCAAAGAGACCAAAAGCACCAGCTCTTTTAATCTTATATATAGCTGATCTAATGTTGGCGATGTCGGATTGGATGCTACGATTCGATCAATCTGTTGCTGCAGAGCAACTACTTGATTGTCTAAATTGACTTTTGCTAATTCAATAGTCTCATATCTCAAAGAAGTCGCTTCTGATAGAGATGTTAGTGGAATTGATATGATTTTAATATTGTCTTCATTTATGATATCGTCTAATTTACTGATAGTAGAAAATGGAAAAATTGACATAGACTTATTAACCACATGATTTAATTTCATGTAGTTATATCTACGTTTTTTTACAATTGGACAATTACCATATTTGAATATTGAGGCCTCTAGCATATACCATGCGGTATCATCATAACTAACGCTTAATAAAGCCTTGTCGGAACCGCCCATAGCATATTTATCATATTTAGACACATATAGATTATTGAAAAACAATTCTGCTTGTCTAGCATATCGAAGATCTCTAAAATAATCATAAAATTCTCTATTCATTTGATCTAGCTGCGCATCAACAGAAGCTATTTCCGCTAGAGCTCCAACCAATGAAGCCTGGGGATTAACAATAAGAAAAGGAAAGGGACTAAATGGGACAGGATTGTATTTTGGGGCATTTAGTTTTTCTTTCGAATATCTACAAATCTCTGGATCTAGTGTCGATCCATAGGGTGCATTTATGTTGACCGGCGGTAATAAGTATTTCTTGTTGTCAAAATTAGCAATAAAATTATATCCATATATCTTAGGATCTATTTGGTAATACTGTATATTTCCCAATATATCAGATGGCAAAAACCTAGAAGATCCATTAGTATTTATGTGTAAAATTAGATTCCAGCAACAAATACTATTATTTAATAAATCGGCTGTAGATTTCACTATACTAGAGTCTGTATTTGTTTTTTGATCTAGAGCATATACATTATCAGAAACGGACATCATATCACTAGGATTCAATACGGCTATACCCAAACTGAATTTTGTTCTACCAAAACCCAATTTATCTTCAGCTCCAGTAAATAGATCCATACCAGAAAATTTAGCGAATCTATTATTTAGTGTATGAAGATTATTTGATTGTATGATCTGTCTAAAAAAGTTTATATCATTATCGCTATATCCAAATGGAGATAGCGTTGGCAGTAAGTGTACTATACCGTCTTTTTCTACTGCCTTTATCAGAGAGGGGTCTATGTTTTCAGCTATGTTGTTACTGTCAAAAGGCTGTGTGTTTTTATGGATTAAATCAGAAAATTTTATGCTAAAATTAAACCCGTTTCCTTCTATATGCTCCTGGTTTAATAGATATAGTCTAAATATTGGACTTTTTGGTAAGCTCTCATCTGTTGGGTCTAGTGTTATTGTGGTGTCCGAGTCTGGAATACTGATAGAGTTTGTTTGGCCCAAAATTGTCTGCCGTGGATCTGGATTATCATTCATTTCAAATAATGCTTTTAAATAAGACTTTAATGGACCATTTTGCATAGAGTCGATCTTGGCCTTAGTCCTATCGTATCGCGTAAAATAGATAGAGTTATTAAGGTTTTTTGATATGTGACTCCATCTATCTCGTGCCGGAGCCCCGTCCTGAGTATCGCTATTTTTTCTAGGATACAGCTTTTCCGTAATACCAGCACAGGGCAATACGTCTAACCAAATAATCAAATTTTTTGTGTTCACATAATTCATAAAAGCAATTTCTACTTCTATATCTTCTATTTTAGCCTGAAGTATATCTCGACTAAATCTTCGCACATTAGATCTTTGGTTGTCTGGTAAATACTTACCCTTTCTAGGAAAAACATAAGCAGCCTCATATGCTTGAGCCGATTGGGCTGTGCAATAATCTTCGCTAGGAGATGCATCGGCTGGTTCTACGTTTAAAAAAGACGCAAATTCATCTTGGTTATTGAATTGAGAAATTCTGGTTATATTAAAGGTTCTATATCCAAGATGCGGATATTGATCGGCTACTTCCTCTCTTTCTTTTTCTGCTCGTTCCGATTCTGAGCACGGTAAATCACCAACACCATAGCATTCTTGAGCTTCTTCGGCCAGTCTAAGTTCTATCGAGCTAAAATAAATATTTGGTGTATTTATATGATTTGGATTTGCAATATCTGAATTAGCATTATCTAAATAAAAGAAACCAGGACCCTTAAATATAAAAGTTTTACGATATTCTGGTTTAAAATTAATTACAGCTGTTTTATTAATAAAATTATTATATAGGCTGTTGATATACGGCCTATATCTAGGGTCTGTGGTTCTGTTGTTAGGTAACCATCCATAAGAAGGATGAAAGCAACCCTTTTCAAAAACCATTGGTTTCTCAGCATCAACTCTTTTAAGATGGCATAAATGAACCTGTCTGCCTTCGGGAAAAGAGTCGTTTGTTAGTTCCATCCCGGTAATATTGGGTAGTATGCTGCTCGGGGAAGGGTGGTAAGGTATAGATATTCCGAGATCGTTGTTGATTAAATTAGGAGAATACCCACCATAACTAATTATTTTTGTATAGTCACTAGATACATCCTGTGGGTAATTGAATTCTTTTCTAGCGTTATTTTCATCTGTTAGAAAAAATGAAGAATCAACATCTAGCGTAAATCCCTTATTATCTATTATGGTTTTAAAAAACGATCCACAATTATAGCATTCGTTATTATTATCCATCATATGAGATAATATAATGCGACTAATTTGCATTTTAGTATTATTTGGTATGTATGATAGCGATAAAGGCACTGGGGTATTAATAATAGATTTTTTACCATTAGCATCTAAACCGAGATCAAACGCATATTTTCTTAGATCTCCACCAAACGATGCCGTTTTACCATAAGGATTGGTAACCGTATCAAAAGTACTAAGATCAGAATATATAGGCCAAAAAATACCCTGTTTACCTATTGCGAATTCTCTAAGGTGTGGACATATAGAAACTATCCCATTAGTTGGGGCTATATTCACAAGTGTCGCCTTGTTAAGCAATGGTGGGCGTTGGCCGGGGGCATACTCACCATTAGCATTAACAACATATAGTGTTACGCGATCATAAAATACGCCAAATGAATTAGATACCTTGAGCCTCAAAATATACTTACCTATACTTTTAATAAAAAGCGTAGGATATGGCACCGTAGAGTCTTGATATTTTAAATCTAAATTTCCTATAAACCCACCATTTATACCTCTGACAAATGATCTATTGCTGTCGCTGAACCTAAGGCAGTCGGGTCCAGATATTCGTGACCATAATATTTGTGAATCTTCACCCGGAATCAATTCATCTTGCAATCCTAGGTCTCTGACATCCATTCTGAACTGTATTTCGTCCCCACTACCAATTTCCTTAATTTTTTGATCATAGTTTATGATAAAATCATCCCCAGCAGTAAATTTTGATGTTATGTTCAAAATTTTTCTTTTATTGATATCCCATAGAGGAATATTAACTCTTGGAGATCTAGATCTAGTATCATATACGGAAAAATAAGTTTGATTAGCAGTTATAGCTGATTGTAGGGTGAATGGGCCTATTTGAGACACAAAATTATTGTAAACTACCGCATTACTAATACTAGTCGATACTTTACTTATAATATCTTGGTTAATTTTCACATGTGGACCATATTTGAGCCTAGGCGTATATGATAGTGTAGTATTTGTAGATCCTATATTTAGATATGATCCATATTTGCCTATTAAATTTTTAATAATATCTGTAGTAGAAAAACAGTATCCTGATGTATTTTGATTATATTTTATGTTAGAAGACAAGTTCTTAAATAGTTCAGATATCTTGATTAAGGCTAGCTTTAATTGTCGTGTCTCTTCTGGTACATTATTACCAACGCTTAAATTAATAAAGTCATTAATAATAGTTTGAGCCTGTTCTGATAATAGTATGCTAATAGTAGTTCTATCTATAAGAGGATAAGAAGCTAAAAACATAGCTATTTTTTGTAATAATTTAACCTGAGAAATTTTTAAAGCAGAGCCATTTATCTTTTGTTGATTTATGGTAAGGATATTATATATTTCTCTATATTCTTGATGCAGTGTGGCCGATAGGTATGTTGATGACGCAATTCTCGATATGGCTTTGGTTTGTGTATCTTCAAAATAACTATATACATCACCTTTTGGTATAAATAATATTGTGCTATTGCTAATAATATTTGTGGTAGTCGTTGCAGAATTTAATGTGCCAAAAATTCTTGACCTCACCAAATCGATTCTTTCGTTGTATCTGGCTTCAGGTTCGCTGCTGCCTCTTGGATAATTGTACTCTAAGTATGTGCTTAAATTAAAAGCTTTATTTTTATCTAAAAAATTAAATTTACCTAGATTAAATCTAATCTCTCCATTATTAATGATTTGTAAGTTATCTTTATCTATTTTATACAAAACATCGCTTGGTGATATAGATATTGTTTTTTTCTTTTTTATGCCATTTACAACAACCTCGATAACATAAGAGATAAAAGATTTTATTTTAAACATAGCGCCAACTGGTATGTCGTCAATTTTAATATCCGACACTTTTCTGCTAGAATCTTGAATCCAACATAGTAGTCCATATTCTGAGATATTCGTAGATACGCTAGCAGAAATATGCCAGTCGCACGACATTGTAGAAGAACCTATGATAGACCAGCTCCTAAACTTGCCAGGAAAGGATATTGCTTCATCTATGCCAAGATTAATATATGGTTGTACAGAACCTTTGAATAGGAACCTGGAATTTATCTTGTTATTGGCAAGGTTTAAAAAAACGGGATACCAGACATCTTTTTGGCGATTTGGCACAGATGCGTATTCAGAGGATATTATACTAGAAATATTAGAGTTAATCGTAACGGGTAGTCTGGTATTATCATCATAAAGTATAAACGCCGCCCCGTTTTCTTCTACAAAAGAATATCCTTGTAGATCATCTAAAAAATGCTTATCGTAAAAAACACAATTTTCTCTAGTTTTAGTTATCATTTTTTGCTACCAAAACCCATGTGCCATTTTCATAATAAAACATTCCTCTGCTATTTGCAGATATATTCATTTTGAATCTAGTATTATCAAAAACTATATTTAGCGTTGGAAAATTACTACCTCTGTGCTTACCCTGTATATAAGATAAATCAACAACCGCATTATTTCCACCAGTTATTGTACCAAATACAAAATAAGACTGTTTAGATACAGGTTCATAAAAGCCCGTATCTTTATCATATCTACATAATAACTTAGCTGCTCTAGGAGCAGTATATCCAGATCGATCTTTGACAAATACTAGTCTTCTAGCTTTATTGGGTAGTGGCTCCTTGGAATACTGTATATCGTCAATGAACCCTCTTACAGGATATGTTTCATCATAATCTGGTTCCTTTATCATGTCCTCCTCTAGGGTAATATAAATTAGCTTGTAAGGACATTCGCTCTTTGGCAACTTAGTGAACTCAGACAATAGCGCAGGATCATCTGTATCCGCTATTATGAATGGCGGCAACTGCTCTGGACAACCACCCTCGCCACCGGCGGTCCACACTCTGCGATTAGCATCCCATCTTAAGTCAATAGGACCAACAGGCCATAAATCAGGGCGCTCGCCCCAATTCACATGAAAATATTTAGATGGTGTTCTGGTCCACGACCCATCGGAGAATTTCCACCCTTTGCCTATAATATCTCCGAGCCCATAAGGCGCCTGGGTTGCAAAAACAGCACCGTCTTGAGTATAGTCATTTGTGCCAGATACTGTTAATCTGAATCTTTTTGGTAGGTTACTGATCATAGTTTGTGGATCTGGTTCGTCGGCTTCATTCGGCACGGGATATCCAGAAATGTCGTATCCCCAGCCGTGAAGCATCAGCGGCCCTCGTAAAGCAAAAAACCTATGATTATTTAGATAAAATCCACCGTTCGCATGGAACATACCGATATCGGCCACATGAAAGTCTTTGTTTACCCCAGCCCCATTCTCTACAATTTTATTATTCAAAGGATCTATTAAAACTTCTTTGTTTTTATCTATATCTAAAGACATTCCATTACGGGCATCAAATGGCGCCAACCAATTTCTACCAACTACTCTTATACTATGTCTTTGTCTTTCTCCACTAGAAGGCGGCTGAGCATGAGCATTGCGCCACACAGGAAATGGAACCACCACAGGCTGTAGATTCATGGCGTTTACGCCACTTACTCCGCTTCCAATATCAGCAGGAACGTTTTGCGCAAACACAATAGAGGGCATACCTCGCGAACAACATGGACATGGGGCTGTTAGATTAGATAATTGATTACCTATTCCAACTTGTTGGGTTACAGAATGAGTACCTCTACAACAGGGGCACATTGATCGCCCATTAATTTTTGGATATGGCAACATCGCATATGTTGAATTATTGGGTGTTGGATAAAAAGACACAGGAGATAATAAACCATCTAGGCTCATAGCTGCTTTTTCTTCATATCCTTCTTGTAATTCGGTTTTGGTTTCCCAGTGCTGGAACATCCCTACCCATGATCTGTGTCTGTATTTTTTACTTAGACCACCAACATCTTTAGGATTAACTGCAATATCACCAGGGTCTTGACCATTTATAGAAAGCGGTGACGTAGTGACACCGTTCGGCATTCCGTTTGGTGTTCTATTAGCAAACGCCATAGATATTCTATTTTCGATGATATTTACAGAAGGAAGGTATCCCTGTGCGGAGCCTATGAATACTTCAGTGGGGCTGGTGCCGAAGAGCTTACTGTTTCTTAATGACTCTATTGAATAAGAAGATCGGTCGTTGTTTCTTTCGTTTATTCTATTTTGCACCAGAATATTTTTAGAGTTTCTGATACCACTATCTAGTGAAAATAGTGTTTTGTTCAATTGTAGCGACTGTTGTACGCTGTTTTTTAGCCTATCAGAGAACTGTTTAGAGTACAATCCTAACTTTCTAGCATATGATCGAAACGTATATGTGGTATTAAATCCAGAAGTGTCGAACCTCGTTGACATATTAGTAATAATGGGAGCTATACCAGTTCTATTTTGCGATAGTAGAGTTATAACATTATAAGTAACGTTGATTTTGGTATATGTAGTACCCCCTATAGGCGGAAGATAAATTGGATTTCCTACAATAGGAATATTTATAGGTGTAGACGAAGGATTAGCTTTTACATCTTCATACTGCAATGGAATAACGTTAACCTGATAGGCCTCATTATTAAAGCGAATTGATCCTGTTATAGAATCCGGATCTGTATACATAAATTCGCCGCCTATACCAAATATTGGAGCGCTATTAATTTGTATTTGTGCTGTCTCTAATATTTGCCTAAAATCAGTGTTACTATTTATAAATCCTATAACCACCTTATCTAGAAAAGCCATGCCTCCATAATTCCAAGGAACAAAATCTGGCTCTATTTGCACCTTAACCCCACCAACTAAATTTTCTATAGCCGCACCACTAGAAACATTATTGCGAGCGGTATTAGCGCGGTTAATTAACTGACCAATTCTTTTGATACTTCTAGCAATTTCTTTCCTATCTAAATTAGATAATTGAGGACTATTTAATTGACTATTAAGATAATCTAATTCAGAATTATAAGACGCTAACTGATTAGTAATTCCATCACTAAAAATTTCTGAACGAATCAAATATGGGTAGTTTGTCCATGGTCCATAACACGACTGGTTTAATCTCATGGGTATAGCGGCAAAATAAGGATGGGCTGCTTTTGGGGCTATTTGAGCATGTTGAGTTGTTACGTTATTATTATAAGCCATAGCTGGCCAGCTCCCGCCAAATAGAGCTCCAACCAAAGCATTTCCTTGAGGATTCAAATAAACATTGGAAAATGCATCATAACCCCTAATTTGTCTAAGTAAATGATTTATAAATGATTTGTCTTGAATTGGTCCTGGCACAGCCTTTAAATAAACTAACAAATCCTCTACGGCCGCATTACATAAAACTGTTCTTGTAGGATCCACAGAAAAAATGAGAGATACTGGATTTAGCTCAACTCCAGGAGAGGTTAAAATAATTCTAGGATCTCTTAGATTAAGAGGATCCATGAATCCCATTTCATCAGCTTGTGCTTTTACAAATAATTTTTTGGCCATCCCTTGAGGGTTGGTTACAGGGGCTAATTGAAGATTTGGTTGTAAAATGGGTGGTAATATTGTGTTTCGATTGCCGGGGCTAATAGTGTCTCCAAAAGCATTTATTCTTGAGCTATTTGTATTAACGATAACAAAATCATTTTTATTTAATGAGCTAACATTGATCGAAGGATAAATAAACTTATCTTTAGAGCAAGATCCTGTACCAGCAGTGAGAAAAAATCTAACCATATTTCCGTAACTAGTATCTGTTTTCAGAGCGGTAGACTGATTAGCGAAAGATCCTAAATAAGTAAAATTACTATAGTTATAACCCAATGTTCTTGGCATACTGGCACTAGGGTCTAGAGAAGATAGAGCGGATTGAGCAATATTAGCATTAGTAGTACGGGATACTCCGCCGGGCATTATTTTACTAATTAAACAAAGCCTCATAGCTTCTGAGTCGTAATTGTCGCTAGCATTATATCCTAAAAGCGGCGGAATTTTACCTTGTTCATTAATCAGGTTATACCATGCTGCGCCACCAACCACAAAACTATCATCAATTATATTTCCCGGCTCTTCCCACGCGCTATCACATGGCTCTGAGCTAAAGTATATTTTTCCACCACCTTGAAATACCGCTATTTGCTCAGTACTGTTAGGCAAATAAGTAGAAGCATTGATGATATACGGAGTAGATCCGTTTAGATAAGCCGTGGTATCTCTGTATGAATTAATTCCTCCTATTCTAACCATGTATTTTTTACCATAAAAGCTATTACCAATATTAGCTATAAATTGACAAATTGTCATCAAGTCTTTAATAAAATTATCATCAATTAAAGCTGACCATCCAATAGAGGTCGGTGCGGATTGTGGATTACCCGGTAATCCTAAATTATTAGCGACGTTTGCTTCGGCAAATATATTTTCTGGCGGTAAAAAAGGAATAATTGACCCGTTGGTGCCTCTGGCCCAACCAACGCCTCCGCCCCTATTATTGGCAAAAGCAGGGTTAGCATGGTAATATGCGCTTAACAGCATTAGATATAGTTGCGGCTTATTAGCAACGGCCTTAGCATCACAATAAGTAAAGTAAGAATCGAAACCACTCATAGCTGCTCGAATTTCTGTTTCTGTAATTAGCACAGACCCGTTTGGAAGAATGGTTTGTAAACTAGCTGTTCTAAATAGAGAACTAGAGCCCAAAGTGATGGGTGGAAGTTCGGATGTTTTAATAACTACTGCGAGCTGACCTGTTAAATTATCAAACCAAACTGGACGAATTTTGCGAAAATTATTGGAGGCATTGCCTGTGTTAACATTGGCTTGGTCGTCCATAACATAGCCAAAAAATGGACTAATGGTATCCATATAAATTGGGATATATCTTTGATTTTGTTTGTCCAGTCTGTTGAAAACTAGATTTGCTCTTATAGATGGGGAATAATTCCAGTGTTTTACCTGATCACTTCCACCAACCTCTGTGTCAGTCCAAATATTATCAATAGATTCTGGAACTACTCTTTCTATGCGTAAGCGTATGTTTTCTATTTGATTAAAGACATTTGTGGCAAAAGTACCATTAACCGAGCTAGATATCGCTGTGTTTCTAGTAGAATATGGACTAGGATATCTAACTTTTCCTAAATCGTTTAAAAAGTCAAAATCCACAAATTTATTTAGTGCTGGATCATATACATATGCTGTTTGTCTAAATCCTAATCTATAGTTTTTGGCCTGGTATAATCTTTCTTGTTTAGCTCCGACATACATAATCTTGGACGAACTACTATCGGATTTTTCTTTACCTAGGCTATTTACATTGACTTTATATCCGGCTGTTTTTAATGAATTAATGGTTAAAGATATCTGATTATCTGCTGGTCTAATATTACGATCAATAACTTTTACTTTAATTATATTATGCAAAATGCCGTTGATTGATACTGGCAGAAGCTGCGTATAAAAATCTTTGCCCGATACAGCAGTTAAGCTACGAATAAAGTCCATGATACTAACTACGTCTCCAGACATTCTAAATGAGTTATCCAAGATTGGGAGTTCTGATAAATCTAGCGTATAAAAACTTCGATTGATATTAAGATCATCGACTTGACTGGGCACCACACCAAAATTTCCCATTGTGGCTACGCTCAAATCCAAATCAACAATAGGTTTTGATAAAATTCTGCCAAATGGAGAAAATGCTCTTTTATTAAGATTATTCAATATGTTAACGGCAGCAGCTTGATTGCCCTCTATTGAAGTTAGCACAGATAAAGCGTCGATAATCGATGAATATGGTATTCCGTCTTCGGTAGCGTTTGATCCTCCATAATAATCAACTCCGAAAGATTCTAAAAATCCATATACATTAAAAACATTATGAATATTTCCATCTGCTATTTTCCCATTATTTTGCGCTAATGGTCCAATATAAGGTAGCGGAGCACCCAAAGAACTTCCAGTAGACGAAAAAATAGATCCTCCATAATCTCTTAAAATTATCCAGCTATTTTCTAGTAAACTATCTGGTCCTTCTATGGTCACGGTGTATGTGCGAGTTATAGGATTTTTTTCCCATGATTGAACTATACCAGCAAATACAAAACTATCTAATACAAAAACAACAGGAGAGCCTATAATATCATAGGATGACGCCAAGTCTTTAGTATAGGCGCCCGTTTTATTTATATAGGTATAATCTCCAAAAAATCCCGGATCACCATCTTTCCAATATTGAGATTTTATCTCGCCGTTTTCGAAGTAAAAATATAACTTGCCCGGTCTCATCTTTTTAAGCGGCGGAGGTCTGTTATTGCGGCTATATGTTCGACCTCGCTCATCTATATAACAAGCATCACCAACACATGTATAATAATGGTCTGGTCCAAAACTAGAGTTAGGAAAAAGAGACGTATTGTCTGCTTCACACGCTGCTGGCTGTTCATCATTAATTAGTTCCACATTAAGTACTGATGGCTGTCCTCCCCACCCTATATTAACACTATAAGATAGTACTGATGCGCCAAGAAATAATGTTTGAATAACCTGATCAGAATTGTTTTGAGCGCCTGGGCATGTATTACTCATATAAAAGTATTTCCTGTGATGATTGCGCGTACTAATTAGTCATTAATGATCCAAATAAAACCGCTGATTAGAGCATTGCTGGTATATCCAACTAACGGTCCTATTATATCTTCCTTGTGTTGGCGTCCAAGTATCTTGATCGGAAGTTTTATATGCTTGGCCAAATTGATTTTTAGATTGAGCATATCTTCCAAATAAAGCAACATCCTGTGCTATTCCGAACGGCTTGTATCCCTCAATCAATTTATTAATCGTAGTATATATATAACCACCAGTATATAATGGGCAAGATGGATTATTTACAAAAAATCCTTCTACTCCTGTTGGAGTCATAACTACTACCTCTATATTAATTGTTTTTTTAGTGGCCGTTGTGCCAGTTTTGGTCATAATTGGGCCCAATTCTCTGCCTGGAACCTGGGTTTCGGCTATAGTATCTGCTGGGCCATCATTGGTTATGGTGATATTTTCACTAATAACACCACTAATTACATTAAATTTATTATTATACTCATAAGTAAACGATATTGTTCCTTTTTTAGGATCATGACCCTCTGTTGTTGATACTGGTATAACACTTAATAAAGACTCTGTTGCGTAAATAGGATTTTCAGGAACCTTAGGAGGATTGGTTTCATAGGCTGGTACGTACGGCTGTTTTCTATCTGCGCTATTCATGGCCATACTAGCTCGTCTGTACATATACGGCTTAATATCATGTAACCATCCACTCAAAGCGTTTATATATTTACTGCTATACATTTGAGTATTAGCGCTCATAATGTTGCTACCAACATCTGGCAAATTATATGCTCTTATGCTTCCGCTCATTGCGTCTCGTAAACTGTATCCCAAATTAATACCAGGTTGTGGAGGAAAAGTTAACCCTTCGCCTGGGGGCGTATTACCAGTTGGCGACATTCCTGTTGGAAATATGGCTGCGCCTGCAACAGTAGTTCCGCCGTCCATGATATCTATATTACCAATACTCAATCCTTGTACACTACCAGCCACCCTAACAGTTTTTATCATCTCTAAACTAGTTGATGTTTCAACTGTATAAGTCTCTATATACGGCATTCCTGTTGGCATAGCTAGCCATGTATCCGTAGCTTCGTATGTTCCGTTACTGATATCTATATTAATAGACCTATTATGGTCATATAAGTACGTACTTGGAAAAGGACCAAACATATCTGGGCTTGTTGGTCTACGAATTGTAAAATACGGAAGTAATCCTGTTGGACGACTATTACTAAATAAATCGTTTAGTTTTTGATCGACCCATAACTTAGCAGATAGCCACGAGCCATCACCCGGCTTGGATGGCTTAATATTTGGATTTGGCTCTGTGCATGTTGTTGAACCATCAAGATTTGTTGTGCATTCACATTTTGGAGTAATTGGAGGTGAAATGCCTTTTGCGGATAATCTTCTTGTTATTCTAAATTGAGGAACAGATAAGATCTGTAAATCCATAGATCCTGCGCCTTGAGCACCAACAGCTCCTGGTGGTACTGTGTTATTTATGCTAGGTGCTACTGGCTTCATATTCGGGTTGGACCACTCACTCCTCAAATTAGACTTGGTAATAAATTTAGCATATACCGTTTCATCAAGAGGCTCTATTGACCACGTTTCAGATCGCTCAGTAACATTTTCTGTTGGATCATCATCTACCGAAGATGTTTTTTCTAAAGATATTGTAAAATCAACGGTTTTACCCCAATTATTTTCTGTTCTAGAAAAAGAAAGATCCACAAGTCTTGCTCCAGAAGCCACATACATTTCTACGTCTGGATTAGAGCATTTTATTTTAAAGTCATTAATAGGACATTTTTTAAAAAGTTTCTCTAGTCCCTGAACAGCTTCTAGAGTGCCAGAAATACCTTTGTTATCTGAAACACTTCTGTCTTGACCCTCTTCTGGATTCTCCCACTCAAAATCAGTAGCTCTAAGAATTTTACCAGTAAGTGTGATGGTTGAAGTTACAGATTCTGGTGTGCCATTAGATGATAAGTTTATTCTGTTACTAATATCCACAAATGGAGTTGGGCCAGTAATATCGGATATCTTAGCGTCTCCCCAGAAAACACTAACAGGCACAGGAGGAGCAAGTCGCGTACCACCATTGTTTTGAGCTCCAAAAAATATATTTGGATCATTATTTATTGTCATATTTTATCCTACTATAAGCTATATGCTATCAGAAATATCTATTGATAGGGTCCTAATATTAGTAATATCTGTGTTTGTATTGTATTGGTTTGATAACACAAAATTACTAGTATTTGCTAAGCCAACATTAAAATAAGTATTGTTATTGACTGTAGCACTAATATCATTTACACCACCATCTATAAATGGTCTTGAGTACACCTCAAAATTAGTAGTATTTAATTCACTAAAATTTGGATTATAAGAAATATCCCAAGGTCTAATATTCATTAATTGGGCTATTCGGTCTATTCTGCAAGCATAGCCGTAATGCGTACTCGTAGAAGGATTAGTTAAACTACCAGAATTACCAGCAAATGCTAGACCAATTATTTTATACTGACCTCCTATATTAGCAAAAACAGCCGAGCCTGAATCTCCTGGAGCAATTGGGAAATTACTGTAGTCTTCGTATCTAAATCTAATAATATCGTCGTATTGCGCAGCCATAACCCTATCTCTATCTTGGAACATTATGTTAACCCTAACAAATAATCCGTCTATTTCTAGTTTACACGAGGATGTTGAACCCCATCCCTTAGGACCCGTGGTTCGACCAGTGCTATATATAGGGGGTTTTGGTGAAGCGCTCAGCAGACCATCTATTTCCTCTGTTGTTGCAAAAGTCATGAATCCAACATCCGGAACACCTTGAGGCAAATGTATCATATAAGAACTGCTGTTAAGATAAGAGCCATTTAGGTGAACCAAAGCAACATCCACATAATTTAAAAGATTAATGTTTGTATTATATATGGGGTAATATTTCTTGATTCGCGTGGCAAGTCGGTCAGCTGGAGCTAAGATATTGGTTCCGTTTCTAGCGGTTAATCCTGCTGGATATGAATTATTATCAACAATCCAGTTTATAGGCTCATATAAATTGTATGGATTAGATATAGCGTCGCTATTTTCTATTCTTAGAGAGTTAAATAGGTACGAAAAACATGCAACATGAGCATTAGTAACTCCTACAGGCCGATTATCTTCATTATCAACAGCCATAAACCCTAGTGTGCCAACAGCAATAGAATACGACCCCCCTGAAGGAGTCCATTTGGTCGGAAATTGAACAATTTCTTGACCTCCCTTAATAGGTATTGATAGTGTGGGATTGCCCTGAAGCTTGAGTATCTCGGGTTCGTTTACAAAATCAGTATAGCAAGTAAGAGCTTTAATAGGAGAGTTGTCTTCTATAACATCCGTTATATATAATTCATTATCGATAGTAATTTGTTGTGGAATCACTTCCGATGGATCCAGTTCCGAAATAGGTTTTTTATTATCGACATTAAAAACTATAGATAAATTATTAGTCTTAATACCGCCAATATACTTATATCCAAGCATAACGGAATTTATCGACGCATCTATACCGAACCCAAGCTGTTGGATAGCTTTATTGACTATGTTCATAATGCCCTCATAAATACTACGCTTAAATTAGATGTGTCTGGAGGATCTGGCTGATCAGGAGGTTGGGCGGGTGGCGTACACCTAAGGACTATGCCTTCGTATACACCCTCGTTTGAAGATATTAGTGTTGTGCCACATATATATCCAAACGTATTTATAAAGCTGGGAGCGTATCCTAATACCATATCTACCTTTTCGCCTATGATCCAATTTGATAGCGGAGAACCAGGATATCTAATTGACACAGAACCACGGATGACGATCATAGAGCAGTCACCATTATTGTCGCACTGACCATCTGGGCCATTATATGAAACTGAAACTCTTCGCCATATCGAACCGGACTGTTCTCCAGAAACATAGACCTCAGGAGCATTAAATACACAGCCACAGTTAAGTGGCTCTAGTGCAGAAAAGCAAAAATTATCAGAAGGATCGCAAACATAGGACGTTGGTGGCAACACAACATTTGGGGTAGGTGATGGCGTAGGCGTCATAGAAGGCGTGACGGATAGTGTCATGGACGGCGTAATAGATAGAGTGATTGATGGCGTCACAGATGGAGTTGGGGAGGGACTAGGCGAGGGAAAAACATCTTCCAGACATTCTGGAGGAAGGTCTGGATTATTAGATTTGGAGCAGCACAATTTAACAATTCTATCGGCAAAATTTGAAAAAATTATTCTCATAGTTATATACTTTACATAATTATTAAATATATTATACGTCTTCTTCTACTATCCAAGACTCCGGACATCTGATAACAGTACCATCAAAAGCTTTTTGATTTGATTTTTTATGATTCAATACGACATGAACCGCCGAGCTTCTTTGACCGTCCAGATAAGCAAGAACCGATATACTACCAGATCCTTCGTCGAAGCTTAAGTTGCCGCTTCTGGGAATAATGGTTATATCTGGATATGAGTAAAAATCATAACTATATGGCTCGCCAGAAACAGCATCTGTAATCTGTAAACTAATATTAATAGGTTTACTGCAACATTCTTCTCCTAAGCCACTATTATAGGCATTATGTTCCCAATTTGGCCTACGATTTATGCTAGCTGCTTTATCGCTAGTAATACCCAATCCATTGAAGGTAGAAATGACCCCGTCATCAAATAGCGAAGGATATCTAAATCCAGGGCCAAGTAAAGAGCTGAAAGTGGTTCTATATTCAGGATTATCAAATTTTATGGTTGTTTTAAAATCTGTAGAAGGAAAACACTTCTCACATTCAAGTAGCATTTTTTTATATACGGGATTACAATAATTATTTCCTATAGGATACAGAGAAAAAATTAAATTGGTATATAGGTCAGTATCAACTGCTGGGTCTGCCACAATGCTGGAAGTTGGTAACAAATTACCAACTGACGCTAGGCTATCCCTATGTTCAAAAACACTATATATGGTTATTGATGGCTTGGTCATAACCGATTCTGATTCTGCAGAATCATTTGCATTAAAAGGTGTCATAGCATAGCTAGCGTTACGACTATCTATAATACCAGAAAGAGGAGTTATATTTGCTGTGCAATTAGACGAATCGGTAGAAAAGTTATACATAAATCTACTATTATCTGGAAGATTTTTAACTGTAGTAATTATATATTTGGTATTGTTGTCTTTGTTGCCACTAGCAATCATTTCCACAGTTGGACAGTTATGCGGATCTATACATGAGGAACAAGACAGGATCAAATTTTTGTCATAGACACTGCATTTACTATTAAAAATGCTCAAATTTATTATGCTAAATATATTTTCTGTATAATAATTAGAGTCAACTACTTTATTGAGGGAGTATGGAATTGACGCAGATAGGTCGTGCGTTAGTGACGGATAGTATGAAAAAACTGCTTCTAAATGTCCACTAGTTTTACCAAGATCATTTGCTGTTGAAGCTAAGACTATTTCTCCGCTAGTTGGACTTAGTTTAGCTGGCCAGTTTGAATATACTGGGGATATAGAGTAGCTATATATTTCATTACTTATTGCATTTTGAATATCTGCTCTGATTCTATGAAATGTGCCACTTTCTGGTGTTAAATTAACTACTACTTCTTCAGAGCTAAGAACTGGACAGCAGCTGTCGTCATTATAGGTTGTGTTTTCTGGTGCGTAAGATACAAAATCTTTTAATCCTATGGGATTTGGTATTCTTAAAGGAAGGTGAGAGTCTGAGTTTATAATAAACAAATAAGATTGCCCAGGAATTAGGAACTTAAGAGTACTGTTAGAGTCGGGTATCAGCATATCCGGATCAGATGAGCTTGATACTGTTCTGAAAACCGGTATGTGACCGTCTTTATTTTGAGTTGCGTATATGGCATCTATAGCACTAATAAATGCATTATAATCATAGTATAGTTGCCTATCCGAGTCCGGAGAAGGCGGATGCATAAGGTCCAGAACCTGACTACTTTTGTAGGTTAAAACGCTACTATTAGCCTGAATAATCATAATTAAACAAGTCCTCGACGGTTACGAAAGGAGATATTCTATATTCTATATTATTATTTTTAAAAGTTACAACAATATCGCTATTATTAAGAACATGATAATCATATAGTAGCTGTCCAAAAAAATAGCCTACTTGATTAGTATCGGACCAAGATAAAAACATAATAGATGGTATGCTTTGTGGTTCAGAGATATAGAGCGCTACCTCTCCTACATCTTTAAGTGTTATCCTATTGGTCTGAGTCTCTCCTGGTGAAAGTGATTCTATTTGTAGGTTTTCTAATTGTTGAACCGACATACCAGAAAAAGATACGATAAATCTATTAAATTTTTCATCTATAGAAATATTTTTTTGTAAAGATGCACTTATTGGATTTTCTAAAATTACTGTTTTAACCTGTCCTTTAGAGATACCTTTGCTTTGACCTAATAGTGGATCATATGTAAAAATTAATCTATCAAAGTTAGTATTACTTGGTAATATGCCATCTGCTGGTTTAGGCAACCTAATTTTAATATTCTCATAGCCATTTAGATTTTTATCTGGAATAAATTGCGCAATCAAAAACCCATTATTTTTATATGTCCAATTATTTTGTCTGTTTAGATAAATAAAAGAAGGTACTATAGGCTTTTGAGCAATTATTTCGCATGGAGAGTCTGCGGATCTTGAGCAAACAATTTGTTTATATTCAGTGAATAGGACCTTGCCAAAACTATTAGTAATAGAAAGTTTAATAATTGTTTTACTAGAGGTTGTATAGAGAGAACTAATTCTAACGCTAGTAGTCGGTATAAAATTATTACCTCCTTGAATTGTATAAGACTCAGGAGTAATAACAACATCCGAATTGTCTGGTATAGATAATTCTTTTGTAAAATTAATCACATATGAATCACTATTCTCTATATTTGGGACCGTATATACATAACCGGATACCTCTGTGGTTGTAACATCAGGAGTTCTTAACCCAAAGGAAAAAGTATTTGCCGCATTTTGATTAAGAGAACCAACGGCTGTTATAGTATGTCTTCCAACAAAAACAGAGTCTAGTGTACCACCCGAAACAATTTCTATTAAATCGCCAGCTTTTATTGTATGATCAACTAGGGTTGTGAATGTGACAACAAAATTGTTAACCTGTACGCTTATAAGATCTCCTAGTTTGGTCTTAGCTGGTCTTACCTCAGTGAACCCTAAAGGTATTCCGCATTCACAATTTTTATTATTTAGCCTCATTGTTTCAAACATAATCAGCATTCCTTACAGGCTATTGTCAAAGTTCTTTCAGCAACGATATTATTATCAGAAACAACTTTAAATTTTAGTACGGTCAAATTTTTTTGTCCTTGTATGTTTAGTGTTATAGGAACTATGGCCTGTCTTAGATTTATCGGTGTTGGAGCCAAATCGGCCACAATAGAGTCTGGATAGGTCGTATAATCGCTATATATTGCGGCACTAATACTATAGTTAACAGTATTATTACTTAAGTCTTCTATTTCAAAAATATAAGATGTTGGCGCAGGCTTAAGATCTCTTACGGTGACAGTAAGTAGGTCACCGAAACAGCAAAATCCAGCCACGTCGCTAAAAGATATGGACGGTGTCTGTTCATAGCATATTAGCTGTCCAACATATTCAATAATTTTACCATTAACTAATTTGGTATATAGTTTACCCGTAACCGCATTAAGTGCTAGTTCTCCAATCTGTAGTTGGTCAGGATGAGGGGCGTTTGTGGTTACTATGTCTCTCTTGATTTTGAATCTACTGGTCATAAGCATACTCCTGTAAATGCTATTTCGCCAAAATCCCAATCCTCTTCGGGCTCGGGCTCTGGCGCAACAGGCTGATTAATATCGTTATCTGATCCTACCGAAAAAATAGAAGCATAAGCTCCTGAAGTGATGGAATTTTGTGCCCTCACTCTTATATAGTAAGTAGGACCAGAAGATAAGTTGGTTAGTGTCACATTAGTTGTGGTACCTATAAACTCTGGCCAAGTCGTCCATGTTAAAGGACCAGGAGGGCTTACAGAACTTGCATATTCTACAATATAATTTACTACAGATTGACCCGTGGGACCTTGGTACTGAGGTATCGCCCAATCCACAATAATTTGTGATTCTGATCTGTTTATAATTGTAAGATTGGTTGGCTGCGTAGGAGCATTTGCTGTTGGTTTTATAGCATCGCTTGCTTCTGATGGGACGCTGGTTCCAATTTCATTAACAGTATATATTCTAAACTTATAATCTATGGCATTTTGTAACCCGGTGACTAATATAGAGGTATCAACCGATGGGTCGTGTTCAAATACCTCCCATATTTCTCCATTCTCTGAGTACTCTATCACATAGTCTATAATCGGGGTGTTGCCGGTGTTTTCTGGCTGGTTCCATTGAAGTCTAACACTACTATTTGCGGCAAAACCAGAAACATTAGTTGGAGGATCTGAAATAGTGGGTTGTGGGGGAGGGACTATAGACACTATTTGACCCAACGAATTAATAGTCAAAGGAGCATTGGGTATATACTCTCTATTTTCTGTGTTTTTTAATACAATTTCTGTTGATATAATTCCACTACTATATGTATATCCGTTAATGGTCAAGTCTGCATATGTGGCTATGTCTTGTTCCGAAGACACTAGTTTACCGGTAGGTAAAACGCTATTTGGATAAATAAGACCTGTTTTCACACCAGATAATGATGTTACAATATGAGGTTGCTTTGTATTTATTGTGATTTTTGCACTAGGGTCTGGGATAATGCCAGAAGCAAATAATCTCTTGTTGTCAGCAAATACGCCACTGCCTATGGTGCCAATAAAAGATGAATCAATAAAAGAATCTATATATAGTGCTGGAATAAGCCCAGATGGATTGCCTCGACTGTTTGATGCAAATAGCTCCTCTTCATATCTATCATTAAGCGTTTGCACATAATTATAAATAGCAAAATCGATATCTTCGCCAAGCTTATTAAAAGAAGTATCTGTGCCAGGACGAATACTTATTGTATTTATTGTGCTTGGCTTAAAGCCATACGGCGAATTTTCTAAATCAGCATCTGTTTCACAGGAAAACCTGCTGGTGGCGCTGGGCTCTATTGACATATCGAGATGAGCACCCTTGTCAACAGAGAAAGCGTAACCTATGTATACAGAAGGATCAGAATTTGGCACCAAGCTATTATCTATGAAGGCATCGGGCAAGCTGGGGCAGACTATTATCTCTAGTGCTTCCTCGTTACTAAAAATGCTAATATCTTCGTCATTTTGTCCGACTGGTACTATAGCTGCTATTTTTACATATTCTACTTCTCTTTGCTGATTATAAATAGCAATAGTATCATTTAGCCCAAATTCTTGCTCTATTGCCTCTCTAGTTACAGCACCAGTACCACCATCTGACTGAGACAGACTAGAGAATCGTAAGACATTACCAGAAAGTATTTCTACTGCACGACGCTCGTATCTATTCCAACTCATACCATCTGCTCGCATATAATTCGCTGGTTGCCAAACAGCAAGATCCGTACCATTATGGGTCAAAATGCTTCCAGAAAAAGCTGGTAACGGCGGGCCGATTCTAATGGATTCGACCACTAGTGGAATACTAGGCTGCTCATTGCCTTCTCCATCAGTTTCGCCAGGTGTTGCCTCAACATTACCTATAGCGACCACTTCTCCATCTAGTCCTTCAACAGTAGCGCCAAATCTTACAAACTCATAACTAGATAAAATACCCAGATTATTTGCATATATAGCATTATTTGGTTCTGAGCCAGCTAGCACAATACCCGTCACATTGTCTGCCTCAACATAAGAAAGTAAATTAGATGCTAGTGGCAAATCAGTTGTAACGTCTTTATAGATAAAGCCACCATTTGGTCCTGGAAACTGACCTCCTTCTATAGGATCACCGGTGTCTGGGTCTATGTAAGTTATATTTTTAGTAAATAAGTGGTCGCTACATAATCCGCTGATTTTTACACACTCGGGACTAATAAGTTTAATTGTTCCGCTGGTAGCTAGTTGTATCCCCTCTGTAGGATAGGGAGATATAAATGTTGAGTGTTCGCCATCCCAATCTTCAGTCTCTGAATCTAATGCAATAGCACCTGAAGGTCCTATATTTAACATATAATTATTATAACCATAATTAATGCTAGTAATACCAGACCCATTTTCATCTAGTGTGGATAGTAAAGAGCCGACTGAATCATTATTGGTTCCAATTACTAGCTCATCAGCATAAATACCTCCACCAACATTAAATGATGCTAAGTTACCGCTAGAAATTTCAACAGGCAGCTCTCTCCTAATCATTATTGCGGAGGCATCTGCCTCTGCGTCGCTAACGACAGGAGTAAAATAAGCAGCTTTATGCCACTCATTCAAATTTGGCAACCAGTATTTTTGGTCTCGGTTTTTGTATACTGTGGTCCCATAAGGATTAGACACTATAGTATACGCACCATCCTCGATATCTTCTAATTCAAAATTTTCACTATCGGGAGCACCGTTATGCAACCAATTGATAAACCTGATAGCGCTTAAGTAATTTACATACACAACTGGCTTGTCGCCCATGTTGGTTTTGGTTGTATAAACATAGTCGCCATCAGAACCAGACCTCAGTATTCCACCAACTATAGCGGATGACATATTATCGTTATACAGATCGAAAATAGCAGTTTTATTAACCGAGTTTAAAAATTTAATATATTGAGCGTTGGTAATCTCGTATGTCGATATGCGATATGGATGCTGAACCTTGCCCAAATTAATAATAGATGATGGTACGGGAGGAAGATTTAATTCGTCTCGATTAGAGTATGATTCTGTATATATAAAAGAGTTGTCTTCTATATTATCTAAATTAGAAACAGCAACAAAAGAAAGTCCGATGGTTGGCGATATCGCATCATCAGAATAACCATATCTAGAACATATTCTAAATCCAACATCTTCTAAGGCTAAATTAGCTGGTGTAGAAATTACACTCCTCAAACCCTCAGCAGTTAAAGTTTTCCATGAGCCACCGCAAACATTCTGGTTTATCGATATAGATGCTGGGTTTGTGTCTTCTACCCATTCGTAAACATTTCCGTTTTGATCATATGTGCCGTAGAAACTTGGCTTACCATTAGTACCAACAGATGTAACTTTGTTTAGCCATAAATCAGAAGGGATATTGGCAAAATTAACACTGTTGTGAGAAGTACCTATTCCTACTCCTAGTGGATTCGGTATGCTAGCAAATGGCTCATCGATAGTAGCAAATTTGTTATAAACTCCAGAATTTACAGGCACCGTAGTTGCTTTGGCCATAATATGTAGAGCTGGGGTGTCCTCAATACCATATACGGTGAAATTAATATTTTTTTGTTTAGTATTGAACACTGTGTTTGTGTCTGGTCTTGTGCTTAATATGGTGGCAGTAGCCTGGGATTCTGTGCCGTCTTCTGTTCTAACCTGAATAGTTAACACGCCGCCTTTGGTGATCGAATAACAAAATATGGTAGAATCAATAGTTGTAACGTTTTGATCTAATAAGATATAGCTAATAAGATCATCTGTTCTGTCTATAGAAGTTATATTGCGATATATGGTGCCTTGATTTGGTGCAACTCCTGTTACTATTGCTAGCTGATCTCCTACAGCAAATTCGTTAACGGGAAAATCTTCTATGGGAGTAATTTGTCTCAAACAAACATTGCCTAGTCTAGGAGGAAATTTACTCCATGTTATGTCGCCATCTGTGAGCAAAAATGAATCGTCACTATAAGCACCAGTAACAACACCACTAGCGTCAGTAGTCAATAGTTTATTTGATCCTACGCCATTAATAGTGAAATTAGTAGCTGGTGCCAGTAAACCTTGAGAATTAACTGCTAATACTTTATTTTGTTCAATATAAGGCATACCAATATTAATACCGTTAATAATAACGGCTTGATTAAGATTTATGGTTCCGGTGGAGGTGATATTTACAGCACTACCTCCAGAAACTGATACAATACCACCTGACATACCAGCTAAACTATCTGATACAAAAATTTGATTATTTGATCTGGGTGCTATCATTCGAATACCAGATGTGCTGTTAGCAACCAAATAGTAATCAGATAAATAGCCTAAAACAGTAGACAACGGATCGGAAGAAAGTGTGTTTACGCTCTGATATCCGGACGCCAAAATCAAGTCAAACTTTCCAGTAGCATCCGACGGATCAACTTTTTGAGCGGTTGTCTGTAGTACAGCATAATCCTTTTTGTTATTATTGGAGTCGCGACTAGCGAAAACAACTTTACTTATAATAGTATCATCAGAAACACCAGATGGCTTGTGATATAGTGTGACGTTGGGTATATGCGTTGGACAGTCGCTGAGATTTTCGATCCTGATGCTTTCTCTGCAAGAATTGTTGATTATATGAAGAGCAGTTTGTGGCTTAGCCCCAGAAGGGAGATTTAATCCAAGCTTACCATCATAGGTGAAAATAAGATTTTTTGGTAGATAACCATCTGGCACACCACTTCCATGAACAATAAAGTCCGATTTATTTTTAGTATTATTAATGATGGTGTCATAATTACCAGAAGTTGGTATAATGCTTTTAGCGTTAGATTCTATGCTATCAGGACCAAAAAGAATCTTATCATCAGAACCTAAATATACGGGACCGCCAGAAAAACTAGTTCCGACCTTGTACTGAAATGACCCATCGTCTCCGGCTGGATCACCAAGTATAGAAAAATCGCTTGAGGCAGATAGTGCTGAGAGCATATTGCTACTATTAGATGATGGACTAAGTAATATCCTCCACTTACTTCCATCGGAGACTATAGATAGATATTTTTGATTATATTTTAACACATAGCGAAAACTGTGGTCATCAGATATCTCTACTACACTATTTTCATCGCTAGATATAATCTTAAATTGAAGTTCTACAGATTTAGCTTTGGCTGGATCAATTAGTTTGACTTTAGTGATACCGTTTTTTTCTATTAAGTAGCAGGCTCTGGATGTCCCAGCAAAAAAATCGCTTGTTGCAACAACAACGTTGTTGAATCCACTATTATAGCCATCGGCATTAGCAAATAAATAGAAGTTTTTTTGTCCGGGGGACTCAATCGACCCATATGACTGTATTACATTATGTCTAGAAACTATGATCTTACTATCAGCCTTCTCTACAAACCCAACCCCTATCTCCCATGCTATAATCTGATCTCTAGATATATTTCTTACTAAATAGGGAATATAACTACCCACATGATTATTATCGAGAGTATTATAGCCTTTTAAAGCTGTGCCGATAATAAAATTATTGTTGTCTAGAATAAACTCACAGCCTATGTTATTATAAATTTGTATTGGTTGATTCATAAAATTATCCTATGGATAGTCTACATTAAAATCTAAAGTTCCGGGATTTTTTGTGGCCAAATTATCAAATGCGGTTTTGATCATATTCATAGCGAGCTGTTTCATAGATGGGTCTAGACTGGAAAGTACCTGTAATCCATTAGCGTTAACATTGATGTCTTGTCGTCCTTGTATAGTGATTTCTGGTGGTACAGATATCGTCTCTAGTCGATTCGCCAAATCTCCCAAATTTCTAGTAAACGCCGCTATTTGATCAACAACAGCACCATTATCAGATACACCATCGCTAGAATTAGATCGCAATAGCTCAGAATTTTCAAAAGCTTTGGTTATAGCTGTTTCTACTGCTGATTGTATGCTCTGAGTAAGTTTTGATACCATATCAGATAAACCGGCCAAAGAGGGTGCTGATCCACCATTACGTAAATATGCTGGGGAAATAAAACCACCTCGACTTAAAGTTAAAACAGAATCATTTGCAAAATTATTGTTATTAATAGCTTGCAATAGAGACAAGTGCTTATTGGCCGCTTCGCGATTAACCACAAATTCTCCTGGTGTTAACATAGCTGGTACAGTATCGGTACCCCGTGGCTGGAAATTAATAAGCTGTCCGTTACTAGCATAGGTAACTCTACCACCAGAGGCTAGTAGTTTTGGTGGAGCAGCCATCTGCTCTACACGGCGCTCAAATGTGGATACAGCCACTCCTGGACCATAACCAAACGTGGATACTATCTCTTTAAACCTAGGATCTCGTCCAAGATTAGCTAGTACAGGATTAGTTCCAAGCTTATTTAATACTTGTTCACCACCAGCCAATTCGGGCTTGGCGCCATTAAGTTGTTCCTCATTAATTTTTGTAGCAGGATTGCCTTCGAAAGCTTTTCTCATATTAGCAGGATCGTTTATATTTAGGCCTGAGGCTATCGCACTCTTAACTGCTGTTAGGGCCTGCTCATTGTTTCTAATAATGTGTCGCAAATAATTAATTCTTTGAACTATTGGTCTTAATTTAGTTAATATTGCTGGAACGCCCAAAGCAACAGATGCGGGGTTGTTGGGATCCATATTATCAACAATAGCCATAATTGGCTTTATATTTTCATCAACATTAACATTTCGATTGAAGAAATCAGGATTAAATATGCTAAATTGATTTCGATCTAAATTAATTTGATAAGCTAGTTCATCAAAAATCTTGGCATATAGTGGTTGCTGCATCCATTTTTTTCTAGCCTTGTTCAGTGCTTGTTGAGCTGAGGCTGGTTTGACTTCAGGTAACAGTCCGGCTACATTCATCTCTTTGTAGGCATCCATGGCCTCTTTTTCATTTCTTGCTCTTAGAGTAAATATTTCATCTAGTCTATTCGCAAGTAAAGATTCTGTTTGTGGCGGAATATTTTTTGGTGCCGGCTGATTGGGGTTATTAGGATCCTTTGTTAAAAAGCCCGTTGTTTCTGCGCCATTATTATCTCTAGTCTTAACCATGAATACCCATAGCTTGCCTTCTCTGTTTGCGGCGGCCTCGGCCATTTGTTGAGCATTGCGACTGGTCATTTGCGACCTGAATCTATTATCTATTTCTCTAATATCAAGCTTATTTTTATCTCGAGTTGTACGCTGTGGCCTGCCACCAGCAGCTAAATAAACAACTCCTCCATTGCTATATCCGTCAACACCGCTATTAATAGCTTTTAACAGAGGTAGGTTTTTCTGTGTGGCCGTTCGGTTAACTACGAATTCTCCAGGCGTTAACATTGCGGGAACAGTATCGGTGCCACGAGGTTGGAAGTTTATAAACTGGCCTTTGCTAGCATAAATTATACCTCCTTTCTTTTTATTTACAGATTCTAATATTTCTAAGTCGCCATCAATATCTTTATAAGTATTTTGATCAATGGGCATCATTATTTCTTTGAGTATTTTATCAGGAATATATGCCTTACCTAATTTAATTCTATTCAAATCAAATATAGCTGCCATCGAGCCTTGACTACGAGCATTATTTAAATCGGTAAATCCGGGTATGCCATATTTTACAAATATATTTCTCATATCTGTAGCTGATCTTGTGAGCGCCTCAAATCTTGGATCAGGAATATTGGATTTACCAGCAAATTCAGTTTCATATTTAGCTGCTAGCTGGTTTTGAATATTGTCGTAAACCTGCATAACTGTGGCAGATGGTAGATCAAGCGGTCCTTCTGTTCTTACTGCTTTTGCTCTTCCTGTCGTTGGATCATTTTTATATTCTATTGGTCCAAGAGAAACTTTTCTTAGTCCTAAGTCTTTGTATATATTTTCTATTTTTGCTAACGCTGCCGGATTGTCTTTTAGAATTTGATCAGCAGCCAAAAAGTCATCAATGCCTCCTAATATATCAACTGGATATATACCACCCTTAAATTGCGCTAATTGCTCTGGTGTAATATTTCCTGGTTTTAGCTTGTTAGCTAGTAACCAGCTGTCTAATCTCATCTTTAAAAAATTAATAGGTGCTTCGTTAGCATCAAAACCCACATAAAAACCCTCACCAAGCATACCCTGGTTCAGCTTCATTGGGTCTACTTGAATAATTTCTGATCCTGATCCGTGAAAAGATTTTTTAGGAGTGGCTGTTCCAAATTTCGATAAGCTAGGCGGCCCATCACCTAATCTTTCTCTGGATGATGTCCTAAGCTGACCTCTTTTCATATTAGATGATTCGCTGCCAGTTGCTTTTGGAGCAAATTGTTGTAGATGGGCCCTTTGATCTGGAGTAAGTAACCCCCAGTCTTTCCCTGCTTCAGCGACATCAAATACATAACTAACTCTATTCGAATCTACTTTTGGCGTAACGCCAGCGGAAGATAATAGTTTTGCTATATTGTCATCATATAGCAATCCAGCTGTTGGGGGAATCAACGACGCCATTCTGGAATTAAGATCGTCTGGAACATTTGCTGATCTTTTACTAATATGAAATATATTTTGTTGAAATAATTCTTTTAATAGTCTTCCTGTAATGCCTCCGCCACCTGTTTTAGAATTTTGATTAATTATAGATGCGTTATATCCACCTATCTCTGGAACAACGCCTATTTTTGGAGATATTTTTGTATTATATAATTCTATACCTTCTGGAGTATTAAAAAATGAAATAGCTTTATCTAGAGAATCAACTCCATAAGCATTTCCTTTTGGAAATATATCTAAGGCTAAAAATTTTAATAAGCTAGAGTATGTCCTATCTGATCTTTGTACTTTTAGCTTAACCAGATTCATGAATTCAGTATATCCAATCATTTCTTTTATCGCAAGATGCATAAATTCTTTGGATTTGGGATTAGTAATAGAATCTGGTATTTTACCATTTTCTAAATCTAGAGGTGATTTTGTTCTTTGTCTAGTTTTTGGCGCTGGTAATCCTTGGCGTCCAGAAATAGTAATATTTCTTGCGGGAGTATCTGATACGTAGTAGTTTCCTGTTAGCGGATCTCTAATCGCGTCTAATGTGAGACCCATTGAATTAGCTCTTGGTGCATTATTGGGATTTGGTCTACCAATAAGATATGGAATAGCGACTTTAGTTCCTAATGGTCCGGGAGCGTTTCTCTGCATTGGCATTCCAGCAGGCAGGCCACGAACATCTGCTAGTTTTCCGCGACCACCTCCTACTCCGCCCGCCCCGGCAAAAGCACTTACAATAGACTCAAATGCTTGCATTCTTTCTTGAAAATTTGGCAATACTGGGGGAGTCCCATATGCGCTTATGACAGATTCTCCTCTTTTATTCCACCAAAAACCACTAGAGTCTTTAAATCCGTTCCATAATTTTGGATTTTCTCTATATGTTTCTATGTTTGGGGCCGGTTTTGTTGGCATCATAGGATCATATTGTTTTTTAGATGTCTCTACTATAATACCAGGAATTCTTGTTTTACCAGATACAATATCTTGTAAATTATATCCTTGATTTTGTAAGTCTATTAATGATTGTTTTGCTCCAGGAGTTAAGCCGCCATCTTCCAAATAAACCACTCCACCCCTATTATACCCACCAACTCCATTATTTATACTTTGTAATAATCCCAAATTATTTTTAGTTGCTTTAGCATTAACAACAAACTCGCCCGGAGTAAGCATTGCCGGGACAGTATCGGTTCCCTTTGGTTGAAAATTAATGAGCTGTCCTTTGCTAGCATATACAATTCCTCCATCGCTAAACGGAGCAGGAGGCCATGGCGCACCATTACCGAGTCCCTGTGTTATAATGGCTGTTCCTAAACTACTCCAGAAATTTCTTAAAGCCACCAGTAACTGACTATAAACAAACGGAGCCAAGGCTTGAGATAGGTTTTGTAATTCAGTAAATTTAATATTTAGTAGGCTTATAGTTTGTTGTAAAGATTGCGTATTGTTATTTATGCTATCTTTAATATTTTTAATATCTTTTTGAATAGATGTAATACTAGTAAAATTATTGAGAACGTTTTTATTTATATTGTTTAGTTTTGGGGTGATTGTGTCCTTTTGTTCTATAGCTCGTGTTCGTCCTTCTGGAGTCCATCTTAATCTACTAACACCAGCACTTTCGGCCATACCGCCTTCTGCTAAGTAACCGCTATTAATTTGCTGTAATAGTGGCAGGTTTTTTCTTGTAGCAGATCTGTTGACCACGAACTCTCCCGGAGTTAACATAGCAGGAACAGTATCTGTGCCTCGTGGCTGATAGTTAACTAGTGTTCCACCGGACGCATAAACCATACCGCCGGTAGCAAAGTTGCCAGCATCTATACGATTTTGAAACCATTCTTTATTTGGTAAAACTGGACCAAACTTACCAGCCCCACCAAGATTTTGATAGGCAACATTAGATAATTCATATATTCCTTGGGCCTTCTGCAAACTAGCCAGGAATTTTTGAGATCGTGTAGCAGGATCCGGGTCTAAGGTCTTATCAAAGAGATAGTCTTGACCTAGCCAAGGACCAACACCACCATACCATTTATCTAGCTGATTGAGCGAAGTTAATAAGAAATTGAGTGTGTTAGGATCAAAATAAGGCATACCCCTATTATCAACAGCACCAGAAATATCGTTCGTAAGCTTACCAAAAATACCTCTTCTAGTTTTTACAGAAGAAAACTCATTATACGGGTTGATGGCCAATTTGATTAAGTCTTTATAGTTTCTAAATTCAAGATTGGCCGCTTCTTGTAGCTTAATATCGCCATTATCACCAACCGTTGCTATCTTTGACCCACGTAGCTGCTGACCAAGAATATTCTTATAGTCGCCAGATAGTTCGCTCATGGCTATTCTATCAAGCATAGCACCAGAACCAAAACTACGGAATATAGATTCTGGATCCAGATTAGATTTCAGCATTTGTGCTAAATCTGCACTATCTGATCTGGCCAGCGCATCAAATGATTTATAGGCACCTTGTATAAGAATTAAAGTATCCTTTAAGCTATTGTATAGCACAGGATTGGATACTCTTCCGGATATTTGATTAACATATCCACCAACATTATTCATCACATCTCTAATATACGCAGATGCTCCTCTAGCTTGATCGTTAGTAAGACCGGGTGCTCTGCCGCGACCCTGTCTAGACATTAATCCAATAAGCGGTCTTATGTTATTTGCTAGCCATCCACGACCTATACCTGGAATAGGCCTTCTACCAAATACATTCAATGCTCCTTTTGTTAGTTGTTGCAATGCCATCGGAACATCTGATACTACTCGGTCTTGATCATCTGCTCCCTGAGCACGACCAGCTGCTATTCCAGCTTCTTGTTTTAAATTTTTAGCATAGTCTATAACACCTTGAGCAACAAACGCTCCAAAATCAACAGGTGTGTTTGCTAATTGAGAATAGCCTACAAAAACTTCTTTACCAATAGCTCTTTGTAGTTTAATTAGTGATCCCTGATTATCTCCAATATGTCTAAATGTTAATGATGATTGATTTTTTATATTTTGTATTTCTTTATCTATTAAATTTTGTTCAGAATTATTTTTTACCAAATCTATTAATTTATTGATATTGTCAGCTGGTATACTTTGTTGAATATTATTTAGATCAAAAACACCACCCCTTTTAAATAATCTACTTCCATTAGTATCTAAACTAGAAAAAATAGAATTTTCAGCACCCTTATCTGGAAGGAATAAATCTTTGAGCTGTTTATTTTTATCATCACTAAAAGTATTATTGTTTAAATCCCACAAAGGACCACTATATTTTGTGTATGTTGCAGAATAGGGGAGCTCTATGTTCTTACCGGCGCCAAGCGTAAGCGTCATTTTATTATTATCTATTACCATGCTTGTTTCTATAGCATCTTTTTGGGCCTGTAGAGCAACAGCGGCTCTCTTCATAAAACCCTCGCCTAAATCTCTGGCATCTGCATTAATTAAGAATGGGAAAGTTTTGACTGGGCCGGTCCCATCTCTAGAAAAAATATCAAATTCAGTTTTTTTAACCCACTTGTTGGTTGCGTCTTGTAGATCTGGCGGAAGCGGATCTCTAAGACCAATAAGGATTGGATTATCGTTATTGTCTGGGGCGACTCCTTGAGCGAGCTGGGCTTGTTGGTTTTCGATATATTTTTTTAGATCTGATCTAGCAACAGAAGTATTAGACAATACTGTTAGTGATTTAGCATTAGATAATAGCGGATTTGCAAATAAATCCAGCTTATTAAAGTCCTCGTATATAGAAAAATTATTATATAGATTACCCAACTGCTGCTGTAGCTCAAAATAGTCTTTTAATTCGCCAGAATCTTCTAGCTCTATATCTTTAAAATTATCTTTAGCTGCTTGAACAGTTTTATTTATAAGCTTAAATTGTTTGCGATTATAGTTAAGTATATCTTTGGCTCTCTGTGGAGACAAAGCTTTATTTTTATCTATATTCCATACCTTAGCCCACATTGTATCTATTGTTTTAGATAAAGTGGGGCCAGATGAAAAATCTCCATTTGGAGGCTCTGTTCCTATTGAACCAGTAGTAATACCGAAATAATCAGATCGGTTGTCAGATAAAATTTTAGCATATTTAAAAGGAACAGAAGAAGTTCTGAGACCTGCATCTGATGGATAGATAGAGCTTAGCTTTTGCTTAGAATTAGGATCAAAAAATCTATTGTTTAAAGCGGTTGGATCTATATTTGAAGGATATTCTTGTGTAACACCCTCTAATGCTCTGAGCGCAAAGCTTGCTGGGTTGTTAATCCAATTAAATCTTTCTATATTTAACGTCTCTAATTTTTTCTTATATTCAGCAAAATCTTTTTTGCTATATTTTTTAGACGATATGTCTAAATCTGTGGAGTCTAGTCCTAAAATTGTGGTTTTAATACCAGCAGGAATCAAATTAACAGGCTCTAAATACTTGCCTAGTTCTCTGTTAGCGACCGTAGCCATAGACGGAACACTATAATAATAGGGGCCTAAATCTATTTTACTAGTTACGTATCCTGGTAGTATTTCTCCAGAATTAGAATATAATTCTTTTAAGCGATATTTATTTGGCCGATCATCGTATCTTTCTCTTGCGGGAGATGATTTACTGGGTGTTTGTAATCCAGCTTGTGGTTTTCTGATATATGTGCTTGGTAATCTAAATAGTGATGTCTTTGACACATCCTGAAATAGTTGTTCATTTTCAGAAAGATCTAGAAATTTGTCTTTTGTTTGCTGAAAATCGTCCCTAGACTGAGCGTTGGTACTTAAGTAACTACTTACTAAGCCTCCACGAGCATAATACTTTACTTTACCTCCAGAACTAAGAGTCTGGCTATTAATGCTTTTTAATAGAGGTAAATTTTTTGCTGTAGCATTTTTATTAACGACAAATTCTCCAGGAGTTAACATCGCTGGAACAGTATCTGTTCCTTTTGGTGCAAAAACTCCTTTGGAGGCATAAATTATTCCTCCTTTAGCTCTATTTTGTGGAATAAGTCCTCTATTTATGTCTGCTTGTTCAGCATTTTTGAATGTTAGCACCACAGAAGAAAGAGCCGTTGCTATAGCTTTGGCTGCTGCTTCTGCTGTTTGTTCACCTAGTTTTAGATTAATTTGAGCAAGAAAATCGTTGGCCTTAACCTGAAGAATGTTGGCCTGTTCATAAAGAGCAATGGCTTTTTGTGTTTCTGGATCTAGTTCTGGATCTCTAAGAGAGTTTAATATATCTTGAAACATAGGAGAGACACCAACACCAGACTCAGCTAGCATTGATTCTAAAGTATTGGCTCTTATTTGATTTGCTTTATTTCCTCCTCCTAAAAATGGTAGTATATCATTTAGAGCCGACAGAGTCTCTCTTCTTTCGTTCGCAAAAGCATCTTGCGCAGCCTTCATAGCTTCAAAAGCATTGGATCCACTTCTGATGGCTTCAATATAGGCTCGTTGGGCACCAACACTATTATTGATAGTATTAACCTGACCATTAATATTGTTTTGCAGTCTTACGAAAGCTCGATTGAGTCCACTTAATTCTTCTGGTGTTGAGGTCACAAGCTTTTCGATAAAAGAAACTTTTCCCTGTTGTCTTTGTTGTGCTTCTTGTATCTTATTAAGAGCGGCTGATGCTAAATCGGAATTTTCAGCAAGATTTTTTAGCGCATCAAAATTTTCTCTTAGTGCAACATTAGTAGACCTAAGGTTATTTTGCATTTCTACAAAATCTTTAGCTCCAGATGGGCCTCTTTGAGCAGCTACATTCGAAGCGTTTTCTTGTTGCGCCCTCAATAATTCTAGTCTATTTATGTTGCGAAAAATATCCTGTGGGGCCGTAGCTCCTCCAGTTTGTTGAGCAATTCTTAAATTGCGTCGATTAGCTATAGACTCCAGTCCAATATCTTTACCGAGAGATCTAGCTAATGATGCCTGACCATCCAAAAGAATATCATTACTGGTTCTTAGTCTGGACTGATAGTCTATTTGTAGATCGACCAAAGAATTCATAGAAGAAGAATATGAATTTAGAGCATTTTGCCATGTTTCTAACGCTTTAATAGCTATGTCTTGAGCTTTCGTTGTACTATCAATAATTTTGTTTAAATCTTGTAGTTTTTCTTCCAGCTGTGTAAAATCCGCTTGGTCTTCACCATCTTTACGTATTTCTTCTAGAGCCTTGGATACTTCACGAGCTAATTTATCCGATAGATCTTTTGGTAAAGCTAGCCCTGCTAATTTTTCCTTAACGGATTTTTGTATAGCTATAGCTATTTTACCAGGAGAATCATCTCTAGTATCTCTTAATGTCCTATTAATAGTGCCCATTATATTAGCTTCAATATCATCTCCAAGAGTCAATAGTCCACGAATGATATTTCCACTATCTCCAAAAAATCCAGCAGCTTGACCGCGAGCCATATTCAATTCTCCGGAGCCATAGGCTCTAGGGTTTTGCAATACATTAATCGCCTGTATTGATCTTTCACCTAATTTAGCCTGTCCGGTTAGAGAGGATGAAACCAGATCCAAATCTCGACTCATTTTTTCTAGTGCAAAATTTGTCTTATTTATAGCCTGTTCCATATTACCAAACATACGATCCAAAGACCGAGCCAATTGATTCACAACTTTTTGGGCCTGTTTTATTTCAAGCTCTCTCGTTATTGCAGCTGCTCTTTTACGCGCTTCTTGTTCAGCATATGTTGATATAATAAGTTTTTCTTGTGCTGTTTTTTGAGCCTGGGTCAAAACAGTACTGGCTCTAATATTGAGAATTTGTTCAGCAATAGCGGCATTTGATAGTGCTATTGCTTGGCTAAGACCCTTAAATTCATCTGTATTTATATACTGCTCAATATTTAATCCACTACGAATTTTTTCTTCTAAAAGCTTGTTTGAACTATCTGCTATTTCAGAAAATTGTCTAGAAATTTCTCTAGCTTGCTCTGGAGCCATTTCCATAGCAAAGTTAGACCTGCGGCGTTCAGCTCTTTGTTGCGCTGTTCCAGAACCTCCCATAAAAGATTGGCCTATAGTAGTTGTTGATAAATAAGCTGTGGTTCCATATTTTTCTAAAATTTGGGCCCTTTGTGCTGCTTCTCTACCGTTTGAAGCAAAAGCATCTATCATATTTATCCAAAATGCTCTGGCTGTATTGGATTGAATTTCTATTGATCTTTCTGCGGCTTTGGCGGCTTCTACTAGCTTATCACCTATAGCGTTTTGAACATCTATATTTTTAATATCTTTAGACAGTTTATCAAAAAGCCTTACCGTGTCGGCTATCGCAAATTCCACTTTTTTAGCTGACATATTTTTTTCAAATTCTATAGTCGCATTACGCGCATCTATAAATCCCTGAGCCACAGCCCCGGCAGCTGTTGCAACGCCGACAAAAACTTGAGGCAGTCCTGGGGGGACGAGGCTTGATAACATTGTACCCAAAGCTAAAGCATTAGCACCACCCTGAATACCAGCAGACATTGCGGCTCCACCAGCACTAGTTGCTCTGGAAGGATCTCCAGCAAGCATTTGTGCTAGCATGGGTAGTGCAAAACTAGCCGCAAACATACCTTGTTGCATTCGCTGTCCACGAGTACCTCCTGGGCCTGCTGCTCCTCGTGTTTGATTTAGTGTTTGTCTTCGTATTCTGGCTTCTTCAGCAGCATCTCTACTCGCTTGTTGCAGTATACGTCTCCGATCACCACCAAATCTATTTTCAGCAATATATTGATTGTTTAACTCAGCTCGTCTTCTAGCCTCAAACTGTCTGTTCATTTGTTCGAATGTTCTAGGATCTCCCATAGCGCTATTAATAAACTGCCTAATATCATTACCACTTAAACCTGCAGTTTGAGCTGCTGATAATCCTCCTGCTTGAGCCGCTCTACGATATCCTAAATCTTCGATTCTAGCTCTTTGAGCTTCGTTGAGATCAACCCCAGAGTTTTGGGCTCTTTGTATCATTCTTTGTATATTTTGTTGGGCCGTTGTGTCTACTCTCTCTAGTTGCGCTCCGCCAACGCCGGCTAATTGTCTTTGTGCAGCTACTTGAGTCTGAGCTTGTCTTCTCATATTTGCCAAACGTGTTTCTGCCTGAATTACAGCATCCATTGGCGCTCCGGCAACTCTCATTCTTAGTATATCAGCTTCATAAGCAGCATTTGCTGACTCTACGCTTATTCTACCTCCTCTTCTTAAAATATCAGCGGAAGCAGACGAAGCCGCGCCTAATTCTTGTAAAGCAGTAGCGACCTCTCTAAGTTGGGTCGTCACATTTCCTGCTATCATAAGATTTGATGTATTTGCCTCGGTTCCTGGTCTAGCACTTGCTCTTCCTCCAAAAAAGAATCTCTGAACATCACCACCAGAAGAAAATGTTGGCACACGACCAACTTCTCCTCCGGTGTTAAAGCCACTAATTTTATCAGCTTTATTTAATCGATGTAATTTACTAGATCCTAGTCTGGCAGCAGCCTTCTTATTAATTACAAACTCACCAGGGGTTAGCAGTGCTGGTACAGTATCTTTTGGAGACCCCCCCCTAGCAAATTTTTGTATCATTCCACCGAGATTATAACCAGTAGTCATACTACCCAGAAGCTTAGACGCCTCCTGTCGGCTCAGTGTGTGCATAGTCTTATTATTACGAGATAACCTAATCAATCCGTTGTCTAATTCTTCTATATCATAACCAGCGCGCCTAGCGGCTCTGATCATTTCAACTCCACTAAGCTGTTTTCCTAATATAGCTTCTCTAGCTCGTGAAGAAGACACACCAGGAACGAGTCCTCCTTGCGCAAACTTTAGTCCTGGTAATTTAAAAAATCTCAATATTTGATTGACTAATCCTCTTTTATTAATATTAGGAATACCTGCTGATGCTCGTGTTTTAGCTTTGGCTGCCCTAAGTTCTGTTGGGAGTTCAGCGGATATCGGCGCCCCTCCTCTCATAATGCTTGCTACTATATCTCCGACTCTTGATGTGTCTATCGGTGCTGCTTTTCCAGGAAGGCTTGGTCCAGCTTGTGCTCCCAATCCAATGATTCCCTTTTCGAATAATGGGCCCAAAAAATTACCAGCATCTCCATGCGACATAGCAGCATCAACAGCAGACCTAGGGGGTATTGCCCTGCCTTTGCTATCAAATTTAATTCCCCTATCAATTAGGCTCCGTCTATTTTCTGGACTCTGCATAGCATATTCTGTTAATCCGGTTCGTATGAATCTAGCAATGCCTATTCTGGTGCCTTGCACTAAATCTCTAGTCAGCCGTGCTGATAAATCAGGTGTTGGAGAAGCTCTAAGAATATCTGTTTCTCTTCCTCCTATATTTCTTGTGTATTTGGTTGTGTCTTTTGGTCCTAGAGCCTCCAAAGATAATGCTTGTATGGTTGTTTTACCTCCTGGTCCTGTAGGTATTGCTAATCCTCCTGTAGACAGCATTTGATTAGCCAGTCGTGGAGTTAATTGATTTGATTTGATTAAGCCCGCAAGTCTACTAGCTAATTCTGTTGTTCCTACAGATCTATTTCTCTTAGCTACCAAATTTAATAAGGCGGATTGTAGTGCTGGGTCTTCTTTGCCTATGCCTAGACGCGCTTCTCTAGTTATTAGCGCCTTAATATCAGGCGGCAAATCGGGCATTCTTTTTACGGCTTTGCCAGCCATGAACTTCTGAACAAAGCCACCCAAATTTTTCATTACTGATACTTTTCTGGCGCTTACTCCCCTAACCATTTTTGCAGCATCTATATTAGCTGTGTCGTCATCAAAAAAATCAACTTTTCCATATTTTTTAACTATAGCATAGAGCGCCCTAGCTTTTTTCTCTGCTGTACTAAGAGATCCTACTTGGTCGCCGAGGGTTATTATGTTAGATTGCGGTAACATCACTCCGCTTCGTCTAAAAAAGGTGCCGAGAGCTCTTCTCATCTCCCCTCTTGGTCCACCGGATCGTGCTGTAAGAATTTGTGAAGCACCATATCTACGCATAAGGCCAACCAGGCCAGTTGGAGTTGCTCCTAGTATATCTGGCACTGCTAATTTTGGATCTCTAAAACCAGACAGGCTTGGTGTTTCTTTTTGTTTCGTTATTCCAGTTGTCATATCAAAATCAAAAACCCCCATTCTTCTTGAGGCTCTTCCTCCTCTACCAAACGTTGCTATTCCTTTCTTGAATATCTGATTCATAGCCCAGGTAAAATGGGAGACGTGTCCAGGTTTTTCTGGTGTTGAACCAGCTATAAATGAATCGAATTTATCTAGTGCTGTTTTAGCTTTAGTAGCATCTTGTCCAGATGACTGACTCAGTAGTTTCGCTAAAGCGCCCTTTATCTTTGTGGCATTTTCTGAGCCTGGAGCTATCACACCACCAAAAGTACCTCCTTTCTTAAAAGATGCTAATGGTCCTTTTAGGGTTGAAAATAAGGAAGATCCTGCCCCGACGGCTTCTTTCTGAAACTCAGGAGATTGCTGATATCCAGCCATAATTTTTTCCATCTCACCAGCTGGTGCTCGTGGACCTCTGGGCATTTTTGCGGCACTTATTATTAATCCTAGCGGTGTTTTTTTAAGCTTGCCAGATTTTTTGCTTTTACGGCTTCTAAAATTTTGCCTAAAAATCTCCTCTCCTATCAATTCATTGACATAGGCGATTTCAGGTGGCATTGGTATACCATTTACTCTTACTCTTGGCAAGGAAGGATCGGCATCATACTCTGCGTATACTTCACGTTGCCATTTAGCAAAGTCTGCATCTCCTGGTTGCGGTAAATCAAATCTGGCTCGTGGTCCGCGAGGCCCTTTTTTACCCCTGCCTTTAGACAGATTTTTCCAGTTTACACCTTTCTTGGCAACTCCTCCTATGCCAAACCGTTGTACTTGTCCGCCATCTTCAAAATATTGAGCGGGCACTGGGCCGCCATTATTACGATTTAATCTAGATAAACTGCTGACGCCAATTTTTTCAACAGCCTTTTTGCGAATGACGAATTCTCCTGGGGTAAGCATAGCAGGAACAGTATCTCTATTGCCAGACCCAGGAACATAACCACCACTAGCAAAACCTCTTGCTGGAGTACCTCTGATTCCGCCAGCAAAGCCAGCAGCAAACCTAGTTAATGATTGAGCCCCACGAAAAGCCGCAAATGCTCCTATAAGCGGGATCAATTCTTTTGCAGCATCTGCTACCTGGACTAGAGAGCTGGCCAGGTCTAGCCCTAATTTAACCAAAGTTCTAAAGCTAGACGTATCGCCAACGCTTCTAATAAGAGCTAAAAATTCTTCTCTTACTCTTGCTATCTGCACAGCGAGTGCTAATTGACCCTTTGCCGCATCCTCCGATAAAGAACCAGCACCAGTTTGTGCTACTCGAAGAGCGTCTTGTGCCGTAGCAAACTGTTGAATAAGTGGAATAACCTTACCAATTTGTCGAAAGCCGCCGAGCTCTTCTACGATTTGACTAAATCTTAAATCTCTTGGGTCTAATTTGGATAGCCCAGTACTCAATAGCTCTACAGCCTTGTAGGCGCCAACAAACTTCCCCTCGACGTCCGTTAGGCTAATACCAAAATCTTTTAGGGCTTCTATAGTCCCGCCTCTTTGTATTCTTGTAAAAATAGTTCTTAAACCTGTGGCGATTGTTTCTGCGCTTTCACGAGTAGTGGCTCGTACGCTGGTAAACACAGAAATAAATTCATTAAGAGCATCGGTTCCTTCGCTTACGCCTTTGCTAGCAGCTGCAAAAACACCACCAGTTCTCTGAATAGCTGCAATAATATCACCAGCTTCCACAGCAAATTTTGCTGCTACCGCGTTAACAGAACCCAATGCTTGCTCTAGCTGATTACTTTGTATTCCAAACTGTCTCATTAGTGCGATACTACCTTCCACAGTATCGTTAATATTATCAAACGATGGAGCCAGTGTAGTCTTTGCTAAAGACGCAAGAGACTGTTGAGTTTCTTTAGCAGATAACCCAGCTTGAGCCAACACAACAGCTACTTCAGCTAGTTTTTCAGAAGATACTCCGTATAGTTGAGATAAAGAGGTTATACTATTAGAAAGATTTTTTATACTACTTAAGCTATCCCCAGTAACCTGAGATATTCTAACTAGCTGCCTATCAAATTCTATAAATGCCGATAGTCCAGACTGTACAGATCTAGCCAAGCCATAAAAAACAGATGTAACAGTAGTGAACGCGGCAAATCTTCTAATTGCTAATCCCGCTTGTCTTCCGAAATTTTCTATTTCTCCGGACATATTTCTAATGCTTGCATTTGCTGATGATGCATTATTGGTAGTAACATTTAAAGCAGTATTAATTTGGGTTAAAGCATTTGCTCCTCCGCCAGCTGCTCTCATAGCAGCAGATAAATCTCTGATTGCCGTAGCTGCTGAAGTCGCTGACGCGGTGACATTAGTCAATGTTTGATTAAGATTGGTAAGATTGGCATTAAGAGCAGCAGCACTTCTAACTGAAACGGGATTAACAACGACATTGACATTTGCTCTGATGTTATTAAGTCGGGCATTGATATCCCTTCTGGCAGCCGATAAGCTTCTTTGGCTAACATTGACAGACACCGGAATGTTTACGTTACCTATTCCAGTCCTTATATTTCTAGACACAGCCCTTATAGAAGAACTACTTGCAGCAATATTCACTGGTATGCTAATACCAGCTAGTCTAGATCTAATAGTTGTTGCTATAGACCTTATATCTGAGTTCCTAACCGAAGGAGATACGTCAACAGATATAGAATTTAACTGTCTTCTAATATTAGAAACAACGTTCCTAATGTTGCTGGGTCCGCGTAAATTAATTTCTGCCGTAAGATTAAATGCCATATAGTTTCTTTCCCCTAGTTAAAAAAACACCACGCTGTTATTAGCAGCATGGTGTTTATCAGCTTGATAGAAATGTTTTAGTACTCGATTAAGTAGTAGATGAGACGGCATCTTTTCCTGCTGCTTCAACAGGCTTGCTATCATTAGCTTCAGATGGTTTATTAGCACTGGGCTCAACAGTAGTTGCGTCTTTATCATTTGGCTTATCCGATTCGAGAATAATAGGGTTTCCGTTTTCATCAAGAAAAGGCTGCTGCTCAACAACATATTCGCCATCTTTATCCACCTTGTTTCCAAATTTATCAACATAATTACCCTGCTCGTCGATATATCTGCCGTTGTCGTCAATAAGCCGTCCTTCTGCATCAATTAGTCTTCCTTGTTTGTCTATTAGTCTTAGTTTTTCGTCAACAAATTTGTATTTGTGCAAAAATTTATTTTCTGGCAAAGTTTTTTCAAAATTATTATCTAGTCCATAAATCATACCGGCCAAAGTTTGGGCACCTAGCATAGCAACAGGGTTATCGGAACTATTTAGGTACTCTTCTAAGCTATTAAAATAGGGCTTTCCAGAATCTTTATACACCACGCAAACAGATACTAAGTAATTAAATCTAGCATTATCTGCCTGTCCTTCAGCGCTATGATTATCTAGCGATGTTCTAACACTTATTAAGTCTCTTATTTCTTCTCTAATTAGCCTCATTTTAAGAGCTAGTGATTTCGCTTCCTGAATACTAAAGCCTCCTTTAGCAAGTTTCTTTTCACCCTCTAATAGTTCTTTTTGCAGGCTAGTGAATTGGGCCTGTTTTTCGTCATTCCACAATCCTTGTTCTTGTAGTAAATCATCTAGTTTTGCTCTTACTACGCTTTTCGACTTTATAGCATCCGTAAAGGCTTGATTGTATATTTTTTGACCCTCTCTTTGATCTTGTAAAGACGGTGTTTTAACCATAAGTTCTATATTTTTGTCGTTTACTGTAGCGGTAAAAGTTTTTGTGTTCATTGCTGATTATCTCCTTGTTTGGTGTTATTATAGCTGTTTTTTGTGTCAAACTTATAGTGATATGATCCTATTTTTTTATTATAGATAAAAAATTCGTATAGTTCTTCTACTCCAAGTCTCAGCTGGTTGTTGCCAAAATTTAAAATTTCGTTCCTAGTTTTTTCCCATTTATTATAAAAGTCATCGCCATTTTGTGAATTTTCATCCCACAAATAACCGAAATTATTTTCGAATCTAGCGAGAGCACCTATCATAATTGTTGTAAATTTTTTTTCTATATTTTTGATTAATTTATTTTCTTTTTGATTCATTATTTTTACCTCTTATTTAGAGCATTTAATTGTAATTGTATATTGCGTTTAACATCAGGCAATTCGCTATCTTCAGCTGAGCCCTTAGCCTCTATAAATCTCATTTTTTCTTGAATATCCAATCTAGCCTCATCGGAATTTAGGGCCATAACATCTGCAAATTCTTCTTGACTTTTGGGGAATAAGAATACTTCATTCGAGTCTTTGATCTTTTTATTATTGAGCTCCAAAGATTTTTGTTTTTTAGCCTTAACCCTTTCTCTTTGTTGTAGTAATAACCAGCCATCTAACATATCGTCGTCCTCTATTACTATGTCCTCTGGACATTCTGGATGCTCATATATATTATCATACATTTGAGATAGCTTATACAAAAGTCGCTGTTCTTCTGACCATTCAGAAACTGGACCAGAAAATACCGAGTGATTTTTATTAGCAGTCCAGTAGGACTTCCAAGATGGCGATCTGGCTAATTTTTTGATATCTGATATATTGACTGTTAAAGCTTCTATCTCTTGACTTATATTATTAAAGTCTAAATAGCTTTTAGAGCTTGATATATTATTAAAATCAAAAACCAGTTTAGTATTTTTATATAGTGTTTGACATATAATATATTCATTTTTGATAGAGCTAGCGTAGCCTTCTAATGTATGATTATAGAAGTTATTTTTAATAGATAGAATTTTATTTAATTCTCTCTTTATATGTTCAATATTTTTTCTAATAGGTTTTTGTTGACTTGGCATAATCCACGATTTATAAAGTTGTATTTTTAAATCATCCAACCTTTTATACAATCCCTTTATGACATCCTCAGTATTCCTGCCCCAAACACCAGAAGATATCATTGTGGCTTCGATGTTTTCCTCTCGAATCCAATTATGATATTTCTCTTCTGATATAATTTTGTTATATAGTATAGTGGCCCTGTATCTAATATCACTATTTGGTGATTTTAGTATATACTGTTCGTCATTATACTCAAAACATGTATATCCACATAATATTCTATATAAAAAATTTTCTATATCGTTATCATTATTCATTAATCATTAGTTATTTTTATTAGATTCTTCCTTCGAACTATTTTGAGATCTTAATAGCTCTATATATTTTTGCATATTGATTATTTCAACATACATTTTTCCTATAATAGTATATAATTCTTCCATTGGCTAAAATCCTTGTGTCCTAATTTTATTTATATCTTTAAGGCTAATAAATTATCAGTTACAAATTTTCTCTCCGGTTAGTTGATTCACAGAGCATGCAATAGTATCTGCGTAACTTCCAAAAGGAGTAACAATCAGGGTATTATCTGTTGTGAAACTATATGTAATAGTTAGATTACCACCACCAGCCTCACCACCGCCATAACTAATACTAGTTAATTTATTTTTATTGCCAAGGTCTATAATCAACTTATCTCCGGCATCTTTGCCACATAAAGCAAACTTAATGGGGAAATTTTTGAGCTTATTAGTAGAGTTGGTATCAACACAACCATAAGATACTTCATCGATATTGATAAAATCACCGTCTATAGCTAAGCTTTCAATTTCACACGTAATTTCAATAGGAAATTGTACCGATCTATCGTAGACTTCATAAGATCCTAGGGTGTAGATAGCCTCTCTATTAAGGTCGGCGCTTACGGTAACGCTAGTTAATGGTGATCCGGGCCTCATACCTCCATCGCCTATTGGTAGCACAGTGGAGGTTTCTCCACCGCTCGAGAGATCGAATTTCCATCTTCTAACAATAGTACGAGCTGCAGTTTCTGCACCTATAGCAGTAGGTGCTGTACCAGCTGTCCATTTTTTGTTTGATGCTACAAGAGTAACGTCTTCTGTAGCATTACCATCAGTGGGAAATGTCCATGTCACACTCTGTAGAAACATACCGGTACATTCCATATTAGATACGCCAGATGCTGCTAAAGCAAGGTCTGTGGTATCTTTGTAGATCGCAAACTTCATATCTACTCTATTATTATTGAGTTCCACTAAACTGCCGCCAATATTCCATTTTTCGCCGCCCATGCACAATAAATACAATGGGGTAGTGCCATCAAAAATTTTATTGATTGTAACTTCAATCTCTGGATTATTTTCAATACTTTCGTATTGAGCTAGTTGTCCTAGAGTGAAGATTTTTTCTAAATTAAAGTTTGTGGTCATTCCAACGCTCTGAACGCCTAGTGGTGTTTGGTAGTCGCCTGCTGGTGTATATGACCCATTTGCGTAGTTGAGTGGACGGAGTTGTACGGCCTCGCATGCATAGAAAACTCTTTTATTAGTAGCCATGTGTTATCTCCAGAATACTTTTGGACTTGATTTGAATTATATTGTCGTGTGGAAAGCCAAAAATTAATACACCAAAAAAACCTATATCGGAAAAATTCTTATATGCCATCTCACTACACCATTATATATAGAAGAAGATATCTTATTGGTTTCGGACACAGAAGCATCATGAATGTAAAAAACATTGCTTTTGTATGTGGGGTCGCTAAGAATTTGACCATAATTTAAGCCGTTGATATTTTTTCTACCAAGATAATCTAATAAGCTAACATTATTTTCTATAATTTTATTGATATTATATAAATGGGCCTGTTTTTCTTTTTGTAGCAATAAAATATCTATTATAGAATTTAACTGAGTAGGGTTTTCAGCAAAAATATGTAACAAAATATCTTGACCCATTATATTTTTAACATTACCTAATTCATATGGTATTTGTATGGTTCTTGCTGTATTCTCTACGATAATAGTTGGCATTTGAACCCTATGATTAACCATTACTAAATCTGGCTTATTTGTATTTGACCAGTTTGGGTCATATGATAATTGCTGTAATTCTTTCCACCATATAGAATCAGTAGACTTATATACCTGTATATATCTATATGAATAACTTACAGATATTTTAGCTGTGGACCTCTGTGGACTACTAAAAACAACTTGACCAAGAGGATAGTTGATGTAATATGGACCAGAATTATCTGTTGGTAATGGCAAGAAATTATTATCAACAAAAATACCACTAACAGTAACAGGAGAAGAAGATTTATAGGAAACACCAGTTTCACATACCCAATCTTTTCTTACAGCCTCCCAAACGCATCCGGGTTTAGCGGTAGGGTCTGGTGATGGCTTGAGTAGATTAAACTCTCCATTAGACATACCTGATGTGGGAATATTCACATTTACAAAACCGCCAATATTTAAAAAGCCCCAATCCAAAAAACTTTTAATATTATCTTCGAGAGACGAAAATAATAGTTTTTCACTAATACTAGTAACAGACTGGAACATGTATGTCATATGGATTCTCTTATAGCTGATTCTATAAGCCTGTTTATTGATAATTCTGTGGCGGATAATGCTCTTGTTGTCCAATTATTTTGTTCATTGCCTACAAATTCAGGCGGAACCCTCCAATTACCATTTGACTTAATCATCAGGGCGTTGCCTGTGCGAGAAGCAGAATTAGGGCCTATTTTAACTGTGTGTCCAGCAACTATGACCTCGTTACCTCTGAGCAACAGCCATTCTAACCAAGGTAGAGAATATCCTCTTGAGCTATCAACAACATAAGCATCTGGACTATTAATTACACCCCCTAGGTCACTACTTCTCATCATAGTTATTGTTATTCCGCCCACAAGAGACGACGAAGTAAATTTTATTGGAGAGAGCTGTGTATCGAGGGTGTTTACTAGACCATCTATGACTTTATCTACTGAAGACGTGTCGTATATACCCATTTCATATTTTAATCTACCCGATTTTAAAGATGAATATTCTGGTTCTGACTTTAGAGCATTGGAAACTATATCTTTTAATGGCGAAGAAATTTTATTTGGAATTAATTTAAACGCTGATTCTAATTTATTTTTTAGTTCTTTAAAAATTAGTTTCGATATTTGTGCGTCAGATTCTAATAAAGATATATTAATTTTAGTCATTATTTTTTATTCCACATAGTAATAATATAATCTAAATTACCTAGACCGCACAGCATAGGCTCCGAAGCTCTCTCATAAATTCTGGTTGGGTGATCCTTAACTATAAGCTCACTACATGTGGATATAAAAGATAGTTCTTTGGTACTACAAATTGTTTGTATGGAAGAATTTGGAATATTTACAACAGAATTAGATATATTAATAAAGTATTTACTATCAAAGATTACAGCAAGATAGGTGTCGTATTCGTTACTATTATTTTTTATACTACCCTGCCCCATACATACCGGACATACAGAACCAGACTCAAAAGGTATTGGGCCGATATTATTATAATATCCAGAAGAATTTTTTGATATATTATCATAGATACAGTTATCACAAAGAGTTACAAAAAAATTAGTAAATTTTAATGTACATAAGGACGTAAGAGCATTCTTTTTCAAGAGCTCGTCGATGGATTTGTTAAAAAGGTTTTTAAAAGATTCAGATATTAGTGTCATTCGTATTATAAACAATTGCTACTAATGATGGACTAGGGACTATTTCAACAATAGAGTCTTGGGTTAAATTTACTAGCGAACTAGCTAAAACTGGTGACAACGATATTGTATTTGATAAAGAATCAATTGATGATATTGTAAAATTATTGGGTATAGCAGCATAAACGTACGCTATTCCTGTGGTTATTTCGGATATTGTCATATTTCATCTATAGTAAATGGAGGAGGCTTATATGCTATTACCAAACCCCAATCTGATATAGATCCAGATGTGCCGATGTCATCATCTTTAATTATTAATGTCCAATCGCCGCTTGGTGAGGTGCCAATAAGATGGTCAAAATCAGCCAATAGTGTTTCGTTATTAAAATTATATGAAGACCTTTTATCTAGTATGTTAACATAAGGTATTTGGTAAGGTATATTTGCCACATTATTTATATAAGTTCCAGGAACAGCCTTATTGGAGATCACAAAATTAAATCCATTAACAATATTATTGTTTAATATCTTATTATGGGCAGACAATAGAATCTTATCCTGGTTCGGCGTAACTAATACAAAAGCCAAATCTTGTGGATGCTGGTGCTTTAGCTTATTAACAAACAACTCTATATTCTGTATCTCACGCATATCTGATATTGATATTGTTCCAGAGCTAGCGCTGTTGTCATCGATTGTTATGGATGAGCCAGTATACATCTCAGAATATAGGTCTAGTCCGTCGCAAACCAAGTCACAGAGATTGGTATCTGGAGTAGGGGTTGGTTGAGGTACAGATCCGTTACTCGGCGTTGGCGTGGAAGTCAATTCTGGTTCGGTTGGATCGTATGCTAGAGACTCACAATCCGCACAATATCCGGCAGTATTCGTTGCACATTCAGGGAAATTATTTGGCAGTATAGTGATAGTGCCTGTGGAGAGTCTAAATTTTTTGGCGAAAGTGGGGGATTTTTGAGAAAGGTATAGGTCATATACTCCATTCGTCCAATTTATTGCTTTAGTAAAAGCAGCCGACATGGCTATTATAATGTCGCCAGATGTTGTTAATGTGAGGTTATAGCCATTAACAAACAAACTACTATTCTCACTAGACGAAAAGGCTTTTGGAGAACCTAATCCATCAACAGGTCTCCATAGAAAAGAAACACAATAATCAGTTAGATCTATTGGATTTTGATTAAGGTCTAAATATCTAAAAGTAATTTGAAAGTCTGATCCAGACTCTATTGAGAAATTATGAATAGCGGCTGGCATAAATTATCCTTTTAGTAAAAGTCTCGACCTCTTAAAGTATTTCCGGTCAGATATCTGGGATCAAAATTATTGCCAACAAACGGACTAAGTATTGCTCTTACATTATTAATATCTCCTATATTATTATTCATAATAAGTTTTTCGTACATAGAGCAAGGACCCATTTCCAATAGCGTCTTATATCCCTGTAGACTGCCGCCAACACTTAGTCTTGCTGGTCCTAAAGCAGCAGATATTCCTTCGTGCATAGCTTTGGTTCTAAATGTGCTTTGATCTAAGAAACATGCCGATTTTAAGGCCAATAACCCAATAAAAACACCGTCCCTAGACGATGGTGATGCTGGATCTGGGGATATGGTTTCGGCAACAGTATCTATACTGTAGCTTGTCGATAGTATAGCGTCTTGAATAACATAATTAGCAGATACTACTATGAGTTGTTTTATTCTATCATCACTGTATGTTGGATTATTATCCATATCATTAATTAGGGTTCTAACAATAATTGGTATCTCTATATCCCAGTAAGTATTAGCCATTATATTGCTTTCTTTATAAGAAGTGCTGTAATTACAATGATACACCAAAACAATAAGTAGGCCTATTATTACCTAATTGCATGATCATGATCCGTATTTCATTTGCACAGCATCTACAACGGCAACCCATCTCCACGTTTCGCTAGCTGCTCTTGTAACACTAATTTGAAGAGCATCATTGGTATTATCCGCCGTTATTGATATTGTGGTTCCAGCCGCTTCATCGGTTCCCAATGTTATAATCGACCCTACAAGACTTGTAGTTCCACCAACATTTTTTATTGTGAATTGACGAACATATCTAGCTACACTAGCGCCAGTACTTATACTACCAACTATATTAATAGTGCCAGATAGTATAAATCCAGAAGCAACTGTTAGTCTGCTTGTTGTGGTTCCGTCCAAGCCCAATGTTGTTGTTTGTGACCCACTAGTTGTTTTGCCTCGTAACACAAAAATACTATGTTGAGCATCTCCGCTCTCACTAAAAGGACCGGCAGCATGAGCCAATTCGCCAGTACGTGAAGCAACTGCTGACAAACCCCCAGGAACACAGCTATGATTACCGGTTGCTAAATTATTTGATCCACCCCCAATAGAACTATAGCTAGCACTAGCGGTATTAAAAACGCCTCCGCAAACTGTTGAACTTGAACCCGAACTGGCGTTATTACCTCCTCCTAAAACGCAGCTCCTTGATGCACTACTAGAATTAAAATCTCCTCCACACACAACAGAATACGACCCACTACTGGAATTACCCAATCCTCCAGCACAAACAGTAGCAACATTAGTAGCAAAATTACTACTTCCTCCACCAACAAAAGAATACGGGCCACTAGAAGTATTATACTTGCCTCCTGCTACAGATGCACCAACAGTAGAAGATGTATTACCGTATCCGCCAACAACGCAAGAATATGTTGAGCTTGCTGTATTATTACCCCCTCCTCCTATAAATGAAAATACGCCATTAGCAACTTGCGCATTGTTCGATCTGTGGCCTTGTAGATCAGTAGCATGTGATCCTCTTGTATTTCCAGAAATGGTTCTCTGTAAAGCACCGCTCCCATTGCTTTGAATTACGAGATTTCCATTGGTATTTAGTACTGAAATACCATTTCCAGATAACCTCACATTAGCAGCTGTTACCGATGAGATGGTGGTTAATGAATTTGATCCATAGTCGATGGCCATAAACTAACCTTTATTCTGTGGGAGTAGCTGGATTATCTTCCGAAATAGGGTCGATAATTGTTACGGTGCCGTCTTCATTCATAGTAAAATTCCCAACCAAAGAATTGCCTTCAAGAATTGCTTCTGGTTTAACGCTAGCAATTAATTGGCCAAGTTTATAGTGCAGTTCAAAAACTTCTCTAGCGTCGGTTCCTAATTCAGCAGCAATATCCGATGAACTAGCGCCCAAACCATTTGCCCAGAAAATTCTTGATCCCTGATTGAAAGCTTGAACCATTTGTTGATAAGTCATTCTTGTCTGATTTATTAGTCTGTCAGCAGCTATTTTTGCTGGCGGTACAGCATTAGGAACATCATTACGATCTAATATGCTCATTTTAATTTCTCCATAGTTCTAGGTTACTATACTTTTGTGTTAAAAATTCTCCCAAGATTTGTTTGCTAACATGTGGTACGGGAGCTACTTTAGGACGAATACTATGTAAATTTGGGATCCTATGTATTCCTTCGTCGTCTTCTTTTGTGTATTGTTCAACATTGTTAAAATTATGCTCAAAATATGGTAGTTCTAAATAATTATACACCTTTTTCATAGTTTGAAAGGGTTGAGATGTTAACTCGTCAAACTCTACAAATAATAGCCTATCTTTGAATCCGCGATCTATGGCATCTTTTACACGATTAAAAGCCAAGCCAACTGGCTGAGAATTATTAGCCCATATATCACAACGCCCCTCCATTGTTTGAGCTTTGAAATAGTCGTTTTGCTCAAAGAGCCATTGACTTTGACCAGTGCTATTTCTCCACAATTTTTCAAAACTTGCTAGTATTTCGTTAACGTTTCGCACTGGGACAATAATTTTTGGAACATATCCCAGAATAAATTCAGTCATTTCTATAAGGCTTAACCATCCTCTTCCCTTATCTACAATATTATTTTTTTCTGTAGAATGATAGCTATTTAGTATGTGTTGTAGCACTCGCTTTAGCTGATTGTAATTAACGCCCTCTGCTTGATGCTCGATTAATTTATCCCATTGATTCCTGACGTTAAATAAAATATCATGACATCCGCTAGTTGCTTTACTAACAAATAGGTTATCATTTTGGGCCAATATATTGCAAAGCAGTGTGCTGCCGGAACGTGGAAGTCCGCTAATAAAAAAGAAATTTTTCATATTTTTCCTTTGGTAAAAATTTTATATATTACCGTTGATCACCTGACTAATATCTATAGTAGCAACCCAGCGTATGGTCCAAAAGAGTTTTCCTGTTACGGATATATCTAAAGAACCATCGGTATTATTCGCTATTATACTTGCGTCCGCTCCTATAAAACCTTGCTCTACGTTATTTTCATTAATCACAGAACCTATGAATCTAGTGCCTCCAAGAGTAGATCTGGCTATAGCTCCTCTAAAAGTCCAATATCCACAAGCTTGTTGATTAATACCAAATGCGCTAGAACCATAGGCACTTAATTTAACATCAAAATTCCACATAGTACCATCAAAAGTTGAGCTGGGTGTAGGAAGAGTAATTTTTGAGGAGTTTCCGTCCAGATATAAGAGTTGAGCAGTGTCGGTTGTGGTTAACCTTCTTGCTATTAGGATTGTGTGTTGAGCATCTCCATTATTTGTAAACATGCCGGCAGAATGAGATAATTCTCCGTGTCTTGATGCTTTTGCTTGCATTCCGCCGGGAATAGTACTGCAATATCCACTACCTGTGTTATAGAAACCTCCTCCTATGGATGAATAGTATGAACTAGATGTGTTACCTAATCCACCAACTATAGAAACAGCCCCACCGTCTGTAATAGAATTACTTGTTCCTCCTCCTACAAACCCATTATTTCCAATAACGCTATTATTACTACCTCCACATACAACACCATAGCTTGTAGCGGTATTATTTTGTCCGCCGCCAATAACACTATAATCGCCAGCCGCAACCATCGTACCAGTTGATCTAACATTTTGTAAATCAACAGCATATTGGCCCCTAGAATTGCCTCCAGAATCTCTTTGCAAGGCTCCGGTTCCATTGGTTTCAACTATTATGCCTCCATTGGTATTGGTGGAACTAAGTGTATTTCCATCTAAGCGCAAATTATCAACATTAATTTGACTAGTACTTCCAGCAATAGTAAATACTCCAGGACCAGTTAATGTTGCGATGTTTGTTGTTCCTCCATACCACCTGAATTGAGTATTGGTATTGTTTGGAACAGATGACCAGAATGTGTTACCCTCTATTCCTAAAGCATAATCCACAGTATTAGAGGACAATTGTGGATATAATACTACTTTAGTGCCAGCACTTCTTGTTATAAAAGACGGAGCGGCTACTCCATTGGTATTAAAATCGATTCTATTACCTGTTGCTCCATTGAGATATATTTGGCCCCCACCTGTTGTTGTACTATTGCCAGCAGTATTAACTACTTGAGAACTAAATGTTTTTACTCCGCCAATTGTTTGACTGCCGCCGGTCATAACAAAACTAGCATCTTCTCCAACATTTGGTATAGTATAAGCTCTAGGAGCATTTGTTGTATAAGTTAATGTTGCTTTATTTGCTTCAGTACCCAGTCTCAAGTTACCGGTTAATACAAGAGCGGAGCTATCGAAAGTTAAATTGCTTTCAGCATTGATACCAACAGTTGATCCTGTGCTGGTAAGAATACGATTATCTCCGCTATTAGCTATAGTTGGAAACAATCCGCTGACACTAGAATTGAAATCTGTGATATTTGATGAGGTATGTGTATGACCAATAACGCTCACCGAAGTGCCGTTAACACTAACTCCTGTTGCATTAATTTGCCCGGCAGTAATACCAATATACTTATTAGGTAAAGATCTTATCTCTCCGTTTTGTTCGAATACTATATCTACTTCATTAACTCCATCTCCAATATAAACATCTCTGCTAGCATCTCCAATAATAAGATTACCACTTATAGCAGACAAAGCCAAATCATTACTATTTGTTAGCTCTATTTTGGCTAAACTACTAGCTCCTTTGTCTTGATAGAAGTCAATAGTTCCGCCAGATGGAGTTATAATAATATCGCTCATATTATCCACCTAATATTGTTTTAAGTTGATTCATGGTTGCTCTGACCCTAGGAATAGATCTACTGGTAGTAATGTTCAAAATATTTGGTGGTAGATTCATATAGTCGGGATTAGATATGGCGATATCTAAATCTTTTTCCCACCAACCCAAACGATAATTTCCACCAAGGCCTCCATTACACATTACCCCAATATTGAGCAAATAGTTGAAGGATTGGGGTGGTAGTGTTAGCGTCTTAGTTTCATAGTTGCTGGTACTTGAGCTAGTAAATCTTGTGCTAGCGTCCCTAAATCCAATTCCTTCATTTACATATTGACTATCGGGAGATAGCGTAGTTTCGTTCAGGTTGTGGTACTGTCCGGCCCAATAATCTAAAATTCTGTGAGCATAAATATAGGGATAATTGGTATTGTTAGGAAACATCTTGATTGTAGCTTTTATAAATACTTGACTATTAGCTGGCACAAATACTGTATCATATATTCCCATAAATAACGCACCTCCATCTCTGTCTGGCAGTATTCTCCAAGATTTTTCGCTAAAATCATAATATTTTATAGCTAGTGAATTACCCATCATAATTTCATTATATTTAAAGTTACGACTAGTAACTAGCCATAACCCAGATGTAGCGTCTCCTCTTTCTATTCGATGAATATCTAAGCGTGCAGTATCTATACTGTCATTATAAAAGATTGATGAATTTTCACCGGTAACATCCCAATCATTACCCATATAAGAATTGTCTATATGCGTAGTAAAACCCCTATCAGAGTAGATGTCATTATATCTATAATAATTAAAGTAACATTTACTGATTTTCCATATACCACCACGATAAGTCATACCAAATGGTCTTCCGGTATTAAATAATCCGTAACATTGGCGTAAAAATACTTGAGGCTCCCTCCATTGAGATCCTCCATAGCAAGTATCTGTTCTAATAGCATAATTATATTCCATATGTGTAGCCGGCTCATAAAATCCTGCGGTTTGCCAACCAACAAGACATCTAATCATAAGATTATTAAACCATCCCATATTATTGCCTAAGCAATAAAATCCTCCGTGACTATTTCCATTGTAGCTTATATTGTTGCGATAATTTTGTTGATGCTGTTCCCATAATAAGCCACTATTACTATAAGTTTGTCGTCGAACAGGATAAATAACATTTCCCTCAAATTCAAAAGTATACTGACCACCAGAAACTAAGTCAAAACTATTGCCGCCATTTATTCCAATACAACCAAAGTTATTACTATTAGTATTAGAGCCTAAATTTATCAATGTGTTTTTGATTTTGATTCTTCTTGTATAGTTAAAATTACTAGTGCGCTCAGCCCAAATAAAAGAACACTGATCATCTCCATAACTGGTTCCTTCAGGAGCTATAACCTTAGTGTTTCTAGATATATTTACAACCAGACCACCCGACTTAACATTGTCTAACAACGTTGTTTGGGAAGAACTCGTGTATCCTGCTCCGATAGTTATGGTTTTATTTTGTGTATCAATATTAGTTATGGTATAATCACAAACTCTGTCCCATGTTGCTGTATAATTAGGATCATTATTTGGAATTAGTATCATATCACCAATATTAAATCCATTAATATTATTAACAGACACAACATTTGATCCAGCGTTGCTGTCAGCTGTTAATGTGGCAGATATTCTTAAAACATTGTCTCCGCTAAAATGTCCTTTTTCTGTACCGGTTTGATACATGTCCGATCCTACAACTGAACCGGTGATATTAGAATCAAAAGTTATGGTATTAGTAGCATAATTAATATTTGTGACAGTTAGTATGTTACGATTATTCCCTGTACCAAAAATTAGCTTATGACCAACTCTAAACACACTAGAATCGTTAACGACAGCCACAGACCCGCTAGTGCTAACTATAGTCGATTGAGGACTAACAAACTGTCGCAAATATATAACATCATTAGGGTAATCTACGTCATGTACCCACATTCCTTCGTCTGTTTTATAATAGATCCAACTTTTTCCGGGTCTTTCTTCTTTGTATACGGTTATCCAGTCTCCAGCAGCAAATTGGCTGGCATCATTTACAGACAATGATATCGAATTACTATCAGCATCTGCCAACAGAGTAGTCTGAGGATTTGGATTGTCTCCTATAATTTCACAGGTTAATCTTTGTGCATTATTTATTTCTAATCTGTGCTGATCTGCGTTTGTGCCCTTGATCTCTAACACAGCGCCAGGATCCATTCTAAAAAATCCCGCACTAGTTACTCCCTCTGTGAAAGAATTGTTAGAGTTGCTTGGATTGTCTATCAGCAATATACCGTTCATTCGTAACTTGCCTGTTCCGGTGATATGTAACTTACCGTCAATATCGCTGTCATTAAATCCATTGGTTGTGCGTCTGTCATCGTCAATAGTAACAATGTGTCCAGGAGCAACAATAAAGCTATCTCCATCAACAGGAACAGGATTACCTCCCCATGTAGTGGTACTATTAAAATTGCCGCTTTGTGTACTAGTTCTTATAGCCATTTAAAATTCTCTTGGATTTTCATGATTTTGGAAACTACTAACATTAAAAGCTATTTCAAATTTAGTTTCGCTATCTGTTTGTTCTAAAGTATTAGGGTTGAATTGTACCACATCAGTATCTGGATATAAATCATTGTTTACGGTTATTTGTCCAGTAGTTTTATCAATATTTACATAAATTATCATATTTTTTCCTTTTCTACTACTAGGTGATCCACATCTTTACGAACCCCCGTTAGAGTCCAAAAGAATTCTAGATCTCCAAGGGTTTTGGCTCTATCCGCCTTGACTGTGAATCGATCATTAGTTAAATCAATATCGCTAACATAAAGAGTTTTACCGTGCTTATAGTTTGTTAGCTGAATATTTATAGTGTCGTCGTTGTGAATTAGATCTTTGAGGTAGAATGGCAATTCAACCACTCCTATTCCTCTAGTAATCTTACCGCGACCAGTTAAACGAACTCCATGATACGGACTTTCTAAACTTCCATATTCTAGACTATAATTCGGCTTGCTTGGATGATCTATACGGAAACTCTTGGTTGTGGCGCCAAAACTACCGTTTACTTGAAGCTTATATTCTGGAGAGTCTGTACCTATACCGACTTTATAAGTCGAGTCGATTACTATACCAATGTTAGACCCGCCATCTCCTCCGTATCTGAATTTACCATCGGACATTTTAACTGCTATATATTCAGTTGCAGTTGATATCCCCAAATCGCTTCCAAGATTATCATTGCCAATATATACATAATATCCTGGTTCTCCAAATTTGCCCTTTCCTTCTATATCTAATTTGACGGTTGGGTTAGAGGTACCTATCCCAATATTTCCAGCATCGTCTATTCTCATTCTTTCTACAAGAGATGATCCGTTGGATGTGTAAAAACCCATTTCTCTACTAGCAGCATATCCTATAGCAACACCACCAGCAGCAATAGTAGAAGTTCCTATACCAAAACCTATACCTGCCAATCCTCCTCCTAACAAATCCCTACCTATTTGCCATCTAGGGTTAGATTGAGTAGAAAAATATTCACTAACAGCATTGGCCCCACCAATTCCTGCTATTTGAACTCTTGTTCCTCCAGCAGTTCCTATGGCGCAGGTAACTCCATCATCGGATATTATACTATTTCCCTGGGATGAACTGCTTGTCCATTTACTAACATAATTTGTTGTTCCTGATCCTGTAACCGGATTTGTTAACAATGGCTGGTATGATGTTGTATCAACACTCAAAGTACCATTACTACTACCAGTTTTTAAAAACCCATTACTGGTCAACCCAGGGAATCTAATAGTACCATTCGATGTAATGATAAATCTGTCTGTGAAGGTTCCTGTTGGTAAAATGTCTGTAGAGTTAGACTGGGCAATAGCAAACTCGGCTGATGATCCGTAAGTAAATTTGCTAAAAAATCCACCTTTTTTAGTTATACCAACTCTATTAGCATTTGCGTCAAAGCTAAGATAGTTGTTATCAATAGCTCCTTGTATTGAGCCAGCAATTTGTAACACAGAACTAGCCTCTGTAATTATGCTATCTGTCAAAGCCGAAGAAGAGCCCCACTTTGGAATTTTATTTGTGGTTCCTGTACCAGCAACTTTTGTCGCTAGGTTGTTAGTCACAGTGGTTGCAAAATTAGGATCATCTCCAAGAGCCGCAGCTAATTCATTTAATGTGTCTAGTGTTCCTGGCGCCGAATCAACTAGGTTTGTGATTTCTGTTCTAACAAATGCAGTAGTAGCAATTTGAGTAGTATTTGTTCCACTAGCTGCTGTTGGTGCGGATGGTGTTCCTGTAAAAGTTGGACTATTTAATGGAGCATATCCGGCGATTGCGTGATTTCCCCAACCAAAAGCAGTATTCCAATCAGTGCTATTTCCGCCGGTTGCTGTTATAACTCCGCTAACGTCTAGGGCTGTTGTGGGACTGGTTGTTCCTATTCCCAATCCGGTACTATTGATAGTTGCCCAATCATAATGCGTACCGAGAGAATTAAAACCAAAAGAATGTTTATATTCTGAGTTAGAAACGCTGCTTGCTAATGTAGACCCATTGGGTTTATAAATTCTAGTATTGTTATCTCCATAGATAGAAAAATCTGAGCCTCTAACAGAACTACCCTGGGTGGTAATCACTCCGTTCACAACTAATGCGCCATTAGCAGAGGTTAGTACAGAGTTGTTTACATTAATATGGTTTGTATAAAAGCCGTTTGTGACTAAGCCACTGCCAGAAACGTGAAATGAGTGTGATGGACTCGTGGTCCCAATGCCGACTTTACCATCTGTGGCTATTCTAACTCTTTCACTTCCTCCAGCAGCTAATGCTAAATATCCATTTGTGGCGTTGCTCTCCATTCCACAAGCGGAACCGCGACTTCCTCTTAAGCCTATGCTGAATCCAAAAATACCATGCACACCATCAAAAGTTAAGTTGTTGCTGGCCGCTGTTATATTTTTCCAAGCAGAAACACCATCATCGTATAAGCTAAGAACCCCACTAACTCTTGCTGATCCACCAACCTCTAATTTACTTGTTGGATTATCTATTCCTATACCCAATCTATTATTAGAACTATCCCAATAAAGCTGACCACTATCAGCAACTAAACCGCTAGAACTATTCCAATAAGCTATATGATTAGCTAGACCACTACCGATTGGAATTTGATTTCCATTAATATTTAGATTAGTAAAATTTCCGCTACTAGACGGAACCCAATAATCTGTTGCTGAATCATATTGTAGAAATTGACCGTTTGTAACGCCGCTAACATTAACATCGTGATTATCGTCTAGGTGACCGTAGGTTGTGGGCCTTACAAATAATTTACCGTTACTAGCTTTATTTGTAACTATAGCAACACTAATACTATGTTTTGGCTCAATCTTGGTTAGTTTGCCAGGAGTTGTTGGGTGAACATAGAGAATATCGCCCTCATTCCACGCTGGCTCGCCAGTATCCCATAATTTGTTTGTTGTTCCGTATGTGGCAGCGTCTCCTCTGGTGTCAACTCCTCTTATGTAGCCAAAATGGGTTGCGTATCCATTATTGCCAGCATCTGCTAGATCTTCTGTTATTAATCCCATAAATCGGACTTCTCGTATACTGCCATCAGCAACATATAGATTAACTTCTATCCGATTGTTTCCTCCGGCGCTTAATCCGCTAGCATAAACAGGCTGACCTGCTAATAGCGTTGATCCAGTAGTGTTGCGAATTCTATAAAGCATTTCTTCACCAAGGTGCATAGCATAGCTATCATTTAAACCAAGATCAAGCGTGCCTTCTGTGTTATTCCATTGTAATTGGCCAGCCAAAAGATCGGGATCTGCTAAGCCAGTATTAAATACTATTTGATTAACGATACCAGTTTCTGCAATTACATTTCCTGAAACATTAACATTTCCACTAACAGAAACTTTATAGGCCGGATCTGCTACTCCTATGCCTATGTTGCCACTACTACTAATAACCCAATCATTTTGACCAAATCTTCCGCCAACTATGCTATCATCACTAAAAACTTCGAACACTGGTAATCCAGCATTATTATTAACACTCATTAAAGTGCCGCTTAAATTATCTACAACACTAAATAATGACCCATTTGTTCCTTCTACAGTTAGCAGAGTGGCTCCACTAACAGAACTATAAACGGCTACATTTTGAGACTCTAAATCAGAAAAAACCCCATGATTTAAAAGATTTTCCCAAGTAGAGACTCCGTCACCAATTTTAAATATACCGTTTGTGGTGTCTAATCCTGGCTCTCCGTTGGCCAATATGGCCGCAGACGAGTACCACTCTGCTTCAGTACCTTTTCTAACGGTAATAAGGTTATTTATTGGCATATTTTGACCATTTTATACTAGGAGTCTATATATTATATTACACTATTCTAGGGTAGTCCAAAGCGCCCTTTTAAGGCGTTGTGGTTTTGTTGGATTTCTGTCAACGACAAAGACCTATTATAGATCCTGAAGTTGTAGAAATCACAATTAGCCGGTCTATAACCAGCATTTAATGATGTTGAACCTAAGTTAAGTACAGATCCTGCTCTTGTGTTTGTGAATGTAGAAAAAGATATGCTTTGATACAAAATCCCATTGACATAACAAGAAACTAGCGAACCATTCCATGTATAACAGTAGTCGGAGATAATATTATGCCTGTCTGGAATTTGAATAAGATTGCTAGTTCCATTTATTGTAAAAGTTAGTGAATTATTGGCCATGTAAATAGCATAAACAGAAGATCCTATAATAGGGGAGGTACTTCTATGTATAATATATCCAATAGCATCTGCTCCTGCTCCTGTTCTTGTAAGAGCTGTAAAATTTATTGAAAAAGCACTAAAGTTATCTCCAAGATTATCATTATTTGAAATACCTATATAATCATCATAACCATCTGTCCGAATACTTCCCCCATTAATTGAAATGTAAGAAGAACCATTATTGAGCGTTGCGTTGTTATTATTACCGCTTAAGTCATACCAAACACTCCCACTCCCCGGATAACTTTTACTATTACCAGCATCCAAACATAAAATTAATCCGTTTGTTACTATTCGTGGTCCGTTAGAGTAGCTCATAGCCCGAATCTTCCTTTTAAGGCATTATAATTATACAAAATTTCTTCATTTGTTAAAGCCCTATTGTAAGCTAAAAAATTACTTATTTTGCCCGCCCATCTAAAAGCAATACCAGCAGGATCGCTTCTATTCCAAGTCATGGTAGCTGTGCTATTAGATCCAGAATTTATCATAGATACTCCATTTTGAAAAAATTCTCTATTGGGAGTGGTATTCGTCCTGGTTCGCCACGTACCACAAAAGAATTTATTGGTTCCTATAGTAGAGCTTAAAGTAGAGTTATATAGTCTTTGTGTGGCAGCGCAGCACCCTCCAACGTCATATATAAAAGCATTACCCCAAGGAAAATGGGTAAAAATAGCTCTAGTATCTGTCCCAGTATTTGGACTTGCGCCCCAACTAAAAAATACGCTGGAATATAGTATTGATACGCTATTGAAACACAATATTGTATGCTCCATATTACTATTAAAACCAAAGGAGTCCGATGGAGGTCCAATAAAATTGAATAAAGAAGCGTTATAGGATACATCGAATTGTTTGGTGGTAGAATTCCACGATACAAAATTTGTGTTTATAGAATAGTTTCTATTATTTCCACTTATGTCATACCATACGTTTCCGTTTCCCGGATAACTTTTATTATTAGCAGCATCTAAATACAAAACCAAACCATCTGTAACTATGCGTGGGCCATACAAGTTTGCCATTATAATCCAAACCTTCCTTTAAGAGATTGATAATTTATTGCAATTTCTTCAGAGGATAGTGTTTTGTTGTACATTTTACCTATCGATACAGAACCGTTTAAATACCCAGTTCCTATAAAAGAAGATCCGGTACCTAAATTATATCCGCCCATATCAAGGTAATTTCTACCTATATAATTTCCAGCACTAGGCCATGCTGATAAATTGTCAGCATCAAATGTTGTTGAGCTATCAAAAACTCCATTAATATAGAAAGTTAAAGTTCCATCGATAGTGTCTTTATTTAAACATACATGATAAAACTTATTATTTTCCAATGTTAGATTGGATGTAAGTTGTCTATATCCTTGTGTACTAGTAATAACTGAAGTGAATATTTTATTATTTGATGTTATTGCTATCGGGCCAGTAGTGTAACGGGAATAAGTACTACCAACATGTTCATAACCAAAAATCATACTATACGCACTAGGTTGTGTCCCATTTGTTTTAAACCAAACTTCTGTGCAACTATCCAATAATCTATTTGGTGCTGGTATCAAGCCGATTTTGTTAGTTGATCCGTCGAAAATTAATGATTTATTTTCTAGAGTTGCTTTATTTTCAAAATCTACTTGAATATTTCCAATAAGATCATATAGTAAAAATCCCGAAGCGGGATAACTCTTCGTATTAGCAGCATCTAAGCACAACACTAAACCATCAGTAACTATATCTGGTCCACCATATATTGCCATAACATATTTTGTCCTTTATGTTAAAGTAATATCAAGGCGATCCGCCGTCAATAGCAAAGTATGTTAATACAACTGGATTAGCAGCACTAACTCCGCTAATAGCACTATATGTACTACCCAATATTAACGGAGTTTGTCCTATTGTTACTCTATCATTTTTAAGTTGATTGTTGTCTACTCCGCTAACATTAATACTAACAACACCATTAACAACACTAAAATCGTCAGAATCAAAACTAGCTATACCAGTAGCACTAGTACTAGCCAAAATATGACTAGTGGTATTTATGCTAGTAACTCGACCCTTGCTATCTGTTGTAACACTACTAACAAAAGTTGATGATGGACCAGTTGAGGTACTTCCAACACTAACATTTGGCAACAAACCAGACGCTAATGTTCCGGTACTAATATTGCTAGCATTTAGGCTAGTTATTTGAGCACCATTGCCTATAAAATCACCATAAAAACCACTAGCGGTAATATTACTAGCTGTAAAATTACCAAAAGCATTTCTAGCAACTAATGTATTTGGAATATTTGCTGGGGTGGCATTACTAGTAACAGTAAATGTAGTATTACCAGTATCATTAGCGCTAAAGCTTGCGCTTCCAGTTAAACCAATACCACTAACACCTAAAGTTAAGGTACCATTACCAATAGTGGGGATATTGCTAAAATTATCATAGTTTAAGTAATAAGATCCGTGCTGACCATCTAATAGATCAGCATTAAGATTAGTCACTAGCGTGGGAGACTCGACCACAATTGGCGCAACACCAGAAGCCACTGTTGACTCTAGTGTTCTTCCAACAAGCAATCCGGTACTAGAAACTTTTGGGCCACTAAATTGCCACGAGGCATTTGATGTATTCCAAACCAAGCTCTCATAATTACCACTAGTATTAGGATCGCCACCCTTAAATACTTCAAAACCACCAGTGTTTAAGCCACTAGTATTTACTCTAATAATATTGTCACCAATATTAACAACGGTGCTATTAACAGTGGTCGTTGTTCCGTGAACGATGAGGTTTCCACCAACAGTAACGTTATTAGTTGTCGTTAAGCTACTCGCACCAATATTAGCAAGAGTTGCATCACCGCTAGTGGAAATCCCCCAAAAGTCGCCTGGTCCGTAGAAGCCGCTAGCCCTTACAAAACCTTCAGTACTATAAATAACAGCCTTGTTAGGAACAATAGTACCAGCCGAAGAGCCGTCAACTAAATTAAGCTCACTAGCATTACTAGTAACACTAACGTTGTTAATTTTAAGATTTCCTAATATATTGACATTTTCTGAAGAAGCTCCTATGGTAACATTACCGCCCTGACCACCACTAGAGATACCGACATCATCACCGTCTGAACCAATAATTAAAGGATTACCATCTGCGCTGATATTATTTACTATTAATGTTCCTTGAATCGATACGCCGTCCGCAAAAATCGGATTAGTATCAAAAACTAAATTTCCACTACCTGTTGTGCCACTAGTGGCTAGTCGCAAATTAGTAGCAGTAGGGGTGGCTAGAAATGTTCTTAAGTCTTCATCTAAATCAGTAATATCGATTAATTCAATACTATTATCTGCTAGTCCAATTCGTGTTATTCCGGTATCGTCGCTATATGCTGTTACTATACCGCTTACTCCAGAAATCCTTGACCCAATCAAATCTTCTATTTGTTCGCTATTTAGAGTTCCTGTTGTTAAATAGTTATTTAGCCAATCTGTATCAACTCCTATGTTTAGCCCGGATCCCAAAGCATCAAAACCCAAACTAATACCATCGCCCTCAGTAATGAAGCCGCTATTAGCTGGTAAGTTAGCGTACGGTAATGATTCCCATGGCAGTGAATTACCACCTATTTTGAATCTTCTCAAACCATTAGCTAAAAGCTCAACACCAATTTCGCCCTCAGCTAATACTCCTGACATAGCTGCCCATTGAGCTGTCGAGCCTCTTCTTAGTTGAATTCTTGTGTTAACAGCCATTATATTTCTCCGTTTTAAATGTATTGAGTATTATGGGGGGCCGCATTCAAACTCATATTGATCTAAATAAGCGTCTAAACCATCAAAACCAACTCCATATTCATCTGTAAAGTCTATTCTGGATATTGGTAAATTTCCAACAATTTTTGATATTGGAATATCATCTGGCAAATCGCTAGCCAAAACTCTCTCAGTATTAACAATTTCTAAGCTATAGTCATTATATTTAATAATTTCTATATTATTTATTTCATTATTAATAGAGCTATCAATATCTAGATAATATATTGGTCTGTCAACAATTTCAACATAAAAATTACTCATATTTGACAATCCAAATCTGAACCAGATTTACTGTATCTCTTAATAAGATTAATTACACCAAACAATATTCGTGTGGTAAATTTGCCACCGCCACCATATAAGTCATCGGGACTTTGTATTTCCAGATCGTATTTAGCAGTTTTAAAATCAAAATAATTAGTAGCAGAAGCTGGGATCATAAAAGTAATCTTGCCATTGGGTCCATCTATAAAGAATTTATATGCGGAAAAGTCTAAATTTTCTGTTGTAAATATCTGAGTAAGATTATTATTTGTTTTCCATGTTAGTCTCGCACACCAATTTGTTAAATCGACAATATTCTTTTCGGCATCTTTATAAACGATACTTATCGCAAAAGACGAACCCTGCTCGATATCGAAATCATAGCGACTTGCTGCCATGGTGTAGCCTTATCTGTAATAGAGTTATATAGTATTATTACACCTAAAAAAAAGGCTGGCCATAAAGGCCAGCCTAGTTTTAATTGAATAGCATAAGCTAATCGATGATCATCATAGAGAGCCGATTAGAACTCTACGATTATCAAGAACAGCAAAGCCTTGTTCGGCCCAACCATAGAAACCAGCTCGTTTTTGACGATGTAGGGTTTCGTCTTCAAAGATCTGGACTTGTTCGCGAACAGGCATAATAAAGCTGTCGCTCTTTCTAAGGTCTAGACCAACAACAACTTCGCTATCTCCGGTTGGTAGTGTTCCGTTGAGAACATCACCATAGAATAGCTGATATTCTTGACCAACACCTAGTTCGTCTAGGTCGTGTAGATTAACTCCAAACACTCTGTTGAGAGTACCATCAGCAGCAGTGTAGATTTCTCTACGAGTAATTTCATCGACCTGATCAACGCCCCAGTTGCGAATATCTTCCATAGCTTCTGGGCTAACATAAAGATCAGTTAACATTCCGCGATTGTTACTGGCGCTATTACCGCCACCGTTTCTGCGCATAACTGTCTTCATTAAGCTTACCAATCTCTTTGTGAACTGATTAGCATCAGCATCACTATCATAAACCACAATGTTGCGATCAACACCAGCGGCTAAAATGGTATGCCAGCCATCGTCGTTCATCTTTTTAACAAATGAACTCTCTAGAACTTCCATGGCACGACCAACAACATCCCAGCGAGCATCTCTAGCGTACTTTAAGAGATAATCGATTGATGCGCCAATGTCGTAGGTTGGTACCATGACATAATCGCTTTCAACATGGCGCTCTGGAATATAACCATGATTAGGAATTGTGTAGGCCACAAAGTCCTTTTCGGTTCCAGGAGCCAAAAAATCTAGTGGAAATTCTGGAGTAGCACTCTGAGCTAACTGAATTGGCTCAAAAATGCCATCTAGAATATCGCCACTAAGAAGACCCTTTCTTAGCGGTAATTCAAGAGCTTTTGCAAATTCTGCATTAGCAGCAAGAGCAACTTCTCTATTTTGAGAACCAGAACGAACTAAAAGATCTGTTAGTTCTGGCGTTGGCTGAAATTTCTGTGTTTTAGCTGACATTTTTTTCTCCCTTTCAGGTGATATTGATATCTACTTTGACATAACCATCGGAATCAACACTGCTCAAGAATCTACCAACCTGAGTACTGTCGGTACTGACAGTTGTTAGTCTGCCAAAAGCATCGTAATAAGCTGCATCGCCAGCAACAGGAGCTACGCCCGTTGACACAACATTCGTTGTTACTTGGCCTTGACGCAACAATGTTACTTTGCCTCCAACCTGAACCTCGTCTCTGTACCAATTGATGTGTTGACGAGTTAGGTCAATATTAACAACATCGTTTAGCAAAAGACCGGCGGGTTTGGTACCAGCAACAACACCTGTTGGGTAGGTTACAACAGCATTACCATCATCCATTGATACTCCGCTACCGCTTGAGCCGTGAACCACGACACCGCCGCGTTCGCCAGTTGAATCCATGAAAAATGAAATATCTGTGTATGATTCGATACGATCTGATTTAAGAGCCATTTTAATCTCCCTTATTAAAGTTTTTTACCTAGTCTACTCTCAACAAATTCAACTAAAGCCGCTCTAGTTGACTCTAAAGAAGATTCTTCTTCACCGCCAACACTAAGATTAACTTCTGTTTCACTAACTTCAGCAGTTTCTAAAACTTCTGGGTCAGTAGAAGCAGCTATTTCTTCAGAAGCTTTCTTTTTCATCATCATAGCTTCTTCCTCGTCTTTCATCTTTTTCTTGGGCATCATAGCAGCAAAAACTTCTGCCATAGCATCAAAAGACGAATCGTCTAAACTCTCGAACTTGTCTACTGTAGCAGAAGCTAGTTCTGAGTCAACACCACTCTCGATTAGCGCGGCCATCCTCTTCATTTGCTTCTCTTTCTTCATCATTTCTGCTTCTTTGTCTTTGTAAGCTGCTAGCGATTCTAGTGCGGAATCTAGTTCAGCCTTCATTTTTTTCATTTCTTCTTCTTTCATACCAACTTCTTCTTTCATCTTTTTCATAGCTTCTTCTTTTTCGACATTTGAAGCTTCAAGAGCAGCCTTTAGTTCTTCTATGCTGGCTAAGTTAGTAGAAATAGTATTTTCTAGCTCGATATTTTTGTCTTTAAGAGCAGATGCTGAAGCATAGGCTTCTTTAACAGTTTCTGAACAGTCCGTCATGGACTCTACTTTATTTTTAAGTTCGGCAACGTCTTTTAGGACTGGTTCGATATCGCTCATAATAGATTTCTCCGTATTGAGTATTGACTGATTATTTGATACACCTCCAATTGAAAAAATAGCATTTTTTTCATCCGTATTATTTTCTACGGCCTGTGTTTCTTGTTGTGGCTTAGTAAATATTATACTATCTGGGTTAGCTGGTTTGTCTACATAGCCCTTTCCTGAGAAAGTTATATTTCTTAAGACTCTACCTATTTTATAGTTTTCGTGCTCTCCTAATCCTCCGTAGCATCTAAGATGTTTAGTAAGATATGCTGTTTCATTATTTCTACTTAATATTTTATATTTACCCGTAGCTTTATCTATTAAACCATAGTCAAAACCATTAAAAAAACATTCCATACTCACATATTTTTGACCGGATTCTATTTCCGCTATAAGTTGTTCAGATCTGGCCTTAAGATCAGGATCGCTAAATCCTCTATAAATAACTGCGCCGGTTAATATGTGATATTTTTCTGGTAAGTCTTCTATTGGTGTCTCACTATCGATCACCATACCGTCGTCTGTAATAGGCCAATTAGATGTTATATGTCCTATTATAATGCTTTCATTATGTTCAAGATTAGTTGGCTTGTCTTCGGGCGTGTTTCTTGCGGCCCAAACTTCTTTTTTATCAAAAATGTCGTCATTTTTATTCCAACTAGAACTAACTAAAATAGACTGAACATAATATAAATCTGTATCTTTAATAGAAGCTATGCTTTTTATATTTTTAATCTTGCTTAATAGGTGTTCGTCTGTGCATGTATTAACTGCACTAGCGTAAGAAATTGATGCAGATGCTCTTATATTGTCGGCGACTCCGTCATCGTACTCCTGCTGAAAAATAATCATTTTGATTCTCCATTATTAGCGATAGTATTTTCATACACCATCACATAAAAAGATGCTTTGGCTCGTTTTTGTTCCTCTACCGATAGTGTCGATTCTATATTATTTTGAAGAGCTTTAAACCATTTATTATAACCGTTTAATATTTCAAATGTTTGTGGCTTATTGATATGATGTAGACAGGCATTAACTGTGTCATGGCACACTTTCGAAAACGGTTCCATTGTAAAAAGAATTTTTGTTTTTACTATGTCTAGCTCATTAGACTCTTGGGAGGATAATGATCTAACATTTTTTTTCTTGTAAAATTCTAGCATTATAGGATTCATTATGTCTGCAATCTGGTCTTGTGCTCTATTGGCCCAAACTTCTAAAGAAGCACCTGTTTGTGGTTTGAAGACTTTTGTTTTTCGTTGCTGACCATCCTTAGAGTTTTTTGGCCTTCCTTGTCCCGGTTGTCCTGGCAAAGATTCTGGCGAATCTTTTGCCAACTGCGTTGGGTTAGCATTTTTGATCTTATGCTCCAAAGCATTTTTCTCGCCAGGTTTCTTTTTACTTAGATCTAATCCGACCTCACTTGGAGCAACTATACCCGATTGCAGAGCTATTTTCTTAAGAGCGTTTTCTAGCTGAGGATCAAACCAAGGTCCAGATTTAGCCACCATCCTATTACCCTTTCTGTCTCTATGCTCTCTATTCAGTCTAGACTTTTCTATTTCGGGATCAAAGCCAAATTTTGTTTGTAATAGCTCATCGCTGATCAAGTTACGATCAGCTAATTGAATTAATAGCGCCTTTTCGCTTTCTTCATTGCTCAGATCCATTCTGTCGAATTCTATTTTGGCTGGGTATTTAAACCCCATAGCTTTTTGAACTAGCGCTATTTCTTGATCCCAAAAATCTACCAAAACATTTCTGCCGTATTGCAATCTTTGTGTTAGTGTTTTTAGGCTTATAAAATTGTTTGTTGTACCAGCTGCGCCGTAAGTTCCTGTGAGTGTTGGAGGAATTCCTAGGCCAGCATATATAGCATTTAAATGAGGTATATATTTACCTTCTCCCAAAAAGTTATGAACATTTGTATTACTCTCTAATAATTCAATATCTGGGCCCCAAATCAAATCCATTGTGCCTCCACCAACATTATTGCCCAGTATTTGAGCTAGCTTAGCAGTTGCTGCTTTGGTAGGAGCTATTCTGTGTTCTAGGCTACCCAGTTTAAAAATTCTGATATTACTTATTGCACCATCTAATGCTGCCATATCTGCTAATTTTAGTTTTTCTATTACAGTTATATCATCCATAATAGCATATATCATAGGATAGGCCCAGGCCTGCCAATCATCTTTTTTGTAGTGAAAAACTAGAGTTTTGTTTGGGTCTAATGGATAGTTCTTTTTAGTTTTAGCCGCTTCAATAATTTCTGGTGGTAAAGAATCTACTACTTTTTTTTCAGCGTCGGTTTTGGGGCTATTAATAATTTTTTTAAGATTAGCTGGAATTTGAAGCTCGTACTGTTTACTTGATATAAAAGAAGATAATGCGCCAGCAGCCACGTCAACAAAAACAGGATCGATAAATGTATATTTCCAGGGTATTTCTCTTTTTTCTAAAGGAATATTGATATCTTCAGATATCTGATAGTCTGATTTACCTAATGATCTATAAAGATGATCGGCAACTTTTACGCTTATTTTTGCTGTTCTTCTATCTATAACTATATTGCCGCTTTTATATAGATTGTTTAAAAATCTTTCACTTCGATCTTTGCCATTAATTTTTTTGAACCACTGTCTATAGAATCTTTCAATACGCTTATTTCTATGAACCAACCTAATGCCTTGACTAGCAAAATCTCCCATAAGATCAATAACGTTCTTAACTAAACCAACTCTTTGATATATATCATCAGCTCTGCGTAAAATATACTTTAGTTTTTGAGGAGGTGCCTCATCTGGCCTAAAATAATAGTAGTCTGATTTAGTTAGTCCTGGCCTACCACCAGTTTGACCGTCTAGTTTAGAATAATCTAGTCCATATCTTCTAGTGGCAGAAGCTCTTTCTATAAGAGTAAACTCATCTAAAGACGCAGAAGACTCGGTCAAAGCTTCTTTTTTGCTAACAAGATCATCCCCCCAAGTAACATAAGCCTCTTCTGGGACTATTCTAGCATCAGAAATTGCACTATTTTTTTCTTTATTTATTTTTTTTGCCATAGTTAATCGTATTGTAATACTAATGTAATATAATTATATACACAACTATCTGTAAATTCCTGTATAAATGTCATCATTTCCGCCACCGTTTATAAACCAGTCTGGTCCTTTATACATTTGACCGGATTTGCCTGTATATGATCTGGCATTTCCTCCTATAACATCATATTCTATTGTTTTGAGAGATCTGTGCATTTGTCTAGCTATCATATTGGCTATTACTAATGAGCTGTATCTATCTTTGCGTAATCTACCCTTTTTACCATTTGGTAATTTTAGTTCTGGAGTATCCCATCTGTCTCTAGCGTTTGGGCCAGTACTAGTTTGTGTCATGACTATTGTGGTCAATTCATTTTTAAGTTCTTCTATTTCTAATATGCATTCGCTAAGAGTATCATAAATAGGATTTAATTCTGATTCTAATATATTTTTGTTTTCGCTATCTAACGCTAAACCCAAAGTTAAATTATCGAATCGCGGAAATAATAAAACCTTATCTTCAAGATCTTTTCGTAGACCGTGATTAGCTTGACTAGTCCAATCAGCCTTAGCAAATTGAACCAACTCTATAATGTGTAGTCCTGGCTGATCATCAGTATCTTTTGATTTATTTGGATCTATAATGGGCCATAATAATTGCTCACCGTCTTCTAATTTATTTGGATCATGAAGCGCCTCCTCTATTGCTACGCCACCCCCCTGAGCATCAATACCTAGTCTACTACATGGAAAAATTTTCATAAGGTTTCTAATTTTTCTAGCACAAAATCCATAAAAATCATACTCATTAATTAAACCTGTTTTTTGTCTTTCTTTAAAATTGCTTCTATTAGTAGTCCAACAATAAACAAGTCGAGAATGATCTTGATGTACTTCGAGTATGGTTATACTAAAGTTATCTTGTTCACTAGCCGGATCAATACCGTAAACATAGTTACAAGATGGGTTTCCAACAGTCGTAGCATCAAAAACAATCGGTTTTTCATTAATAACAATTGGTTTGGTATCAGAAACAACACAGCTCTCTATTAAAGATCTTCGAAAAAACCCTTCACTATCACTTACAAAACAAGCTGCGTATTCCATGTTATATACGCCAGTATGTATAGTTGCTTTTGCTCTACTAACCTGTTTATCGTCCATAAAACCTTTGGGTATTAATTCATAAGGTATCCTAATAATACAATAATCTTTCCAGTTAAAATTACTAGGAACATCTCCCTTAAATATGTCTTGTAGCACAGTTGTGTCGCCCTTGCTCTCTATAATTGCCTTATATCTTTTCCAGTATGAGGCAAAATGCTTGAATGCATAATCAGCCGTGCCACTTATAATTGCTTGATTACCCATTTTATAGTCTAATGCTTCTAAATCTTCATTCCATATACCAGCTTCTTTCATGGCTTGTTTTTTGGCTTCTTCCTTGACATTTTGTATAGGACTAGCGCTAACCGCAGCGAATCCAGAAACAACAGTTTCATATATTTCCGGACTAATAGACGCAAATTCGTCAGCAATAATTATGTGTGCTCTTAAGCCTCTAATCTTGCTGCCGTCGCCCATAGGAATAGCTATAGCCCAGCTGTCTCCTAGTCTGATAGTACATCTATCAACATCTCGCCTAGGGCCATCATCATTACCGTTAAATATACTCCTTAATATTGGGCTACTTCTCCATATAGTTTCCATATATTCGAAAATAATCTTACTCTGTCTAAAAGCAGAACCAACTATAACAATTTTGGTGCCTGGGAAAAACGCACAACGCAATATAGAATACAAAGCTAGCAAAAAGCTTTTACCCCATCCACGACTAGCTATATACATAGGAAAAGCTCGTATCCAAAATTCTTGCAATATAGCAATTTGTATTGGGTGAAGCTCTATACCAAAAAGCAATTTACAAGTAGTACCTATGTATTTGGGATTTCTTAAAAGTTTTACTAGGTGTAGGTCAGGATTTTCTATATCTACCTTGCTCCTATGTATCATAGGATTATCGAGGATACTAAGGGACGAAAGATCCCCAAGACCCAACCATGCATCATCAAATATTTTATTTGTTGAATTTTTCAATATAGTTTACCTTATTGAGAATATATTCTGCCATTTTTTCAGCATTACTGGCGCTCCCACAAAATACTACTTTTATATTGTGATTTAATTGAAGCTCTAAAAGATTTTTCATTAAAAATGCTGGAGATATCTTAATTTTATCCCACATTCTTTTAGGTACGGTACTACCAACAGGATATATTAATACATCTTTTAGATCGAATTCGAGAAGTAAAAAAGAATATTTAAGCTGACTCATTCGCATAATAACATCTTTAAATCTAGATTCTATGATATTATTTGCAAATTCGCTAACACTCTTTTTTCGTTCTATACATAGTAAATGCTCTAATCCTTCTATACTGTAGTCTCCTGTGTCTAATTTTTTATTTGCTGTGGTATAATTATCAAACATCCAGGGCTGTTGCTCTCTGGTATCTATTATGATAGTAAAGTCATGATTTTTCATTGTTTTTGTTCGCTAATATTTTAAAAAAAATAGCCTCATAAATATGTTCAAGATTTTTTATCATTTTATGATGATTTCTACAAAGAGTAATACCGTTTTCTACCACAAACCTTAAAGAAGGATACTCACTCCAAGTTTTAATATGATGCGCATTCAATTTTTTTTTATCTCCACAACCTGGCCATTGACAAGTAAAATTATCTCTAGTATAAACCTTTTTTCGCCACTGCTTATATTGAGGGTCATCAAAATTACGAAACATTTTTATAATACTCTATGTCAGAGTTAACCATTTCTATCACCAAATGCTGAAAAGAAATATTGGGCTCCCAAGATAATACTCTTCTAGCTTTGGAGCTATCTCCCTTTAAAAATTCAACTTCACAAGGGCGATAAAATTGTGGATCAATCACAACATAATCTTGCCAATTTAATCCGACTAAATTAAAAGCAATTTCTAGAAATTCTTTTACTGAATGAGTTGAGCCCGTACTTATAACAAAGTCGTCAGGTTGTTCTTGAAGCATCATTAAGTGCATGGCTTTAACATAATCTTTAGCGTGTCCCCAATCTCTATGAGCTTCTATGTTGCCTAGGTGTAGTTTATTTTCTGATGAAATTTTATTATTAACAAGCTGACCGATATATGATGTAATTTTTCTAGTAACAAAATTAGACCCTCTTTTTGGGCTCTCATGATTAAATAAGATGCCTGAACATGCAAATAGTCCATAAGCTTCGCGATAAATCTGTATTAGTCTATGACTAGCCAATTTGGCCACAGCATACGGACTTTGGGGCAAAAAAACCGTATTTTCATTTTGATATTTGCCAAGAGCTTCATTTTGGTCATAATTAGACCCAAACATTTCGCTAGTGCTAGCTTGATATACTTTGGTGTGATTAGAGCAAGATCTAACAGCTTCTAGTAAGTGCAGTAGTCCCATAGTATCAATCTGAAAGGTTGTTATTGGTTGACTAAAACTAGTACCAACATGACTTTGAGCGGCCAAATTGTATAATTCGTCTGGACGATATTTTTCTATAATTCTATAGCATCCGCTACTATCTGTTAGATCAAATTCTTCTAAGACAAAATTTGGACTATTTATGTCATTTATTCTGTGAAAATTATCTGTGCTAGATCGTCTATATAAACCAATAACATTATAGTTGTTGTGCAAGAGTAGGTGGGCCAAATATGATCCGTCTTGACCTGTAATTCCTGTGATTAATGCGGTTTTTTTCATGTTAGTCCTCTACGCTTTCTGATGTTAAAAATGGTTTGTCTACCACATTGTCCTGATATGTATGATATTGATATAAGTGATCTTTGGCTTTGTTGGTGGCTAAAGCTAATATTTCCATTTGTTTGCCTTCTTTTTCTCTTATTTCTTCATCCTCAAGCATGCGAATTAGTCCAACCCAACTACTTTTACCATCTTCTATTCTTTTGATTCTTTGTTCTCTAGTGGCTTTAAGGTCTTTGCTAATTTTTTGTTGTTCATTTAGGAGTTTGGTATATTCATTTGTATAGTTGGAAATACTATTTCTAGCAAAACTTAATTGTGTTTCGAGGTTGGCCAGTTTTGGTATATCTCTCTGATCTTCTGGTTTTTCGTATTCTTTATCAACTTGTTTTTGAAGCTTTTCAGTTTCTGCTATGTGTCTTTTTCTTTCTTTCATACTTCTGTTGATGAGAATATCGATGGTGATAAATTGTTTAATTTGCAGTTCTTCTGCTGGTAAAACATCTTCTCTAAATTGTTTAATAAGGCCAACCCATGTATCTTCAAAGTATTGAAGTTCTCCACTATCCTCATCAAACTGTCTCTTGATCTCTGGCCAAAAAGTTTTGCTGTGAAGTTTTTGTTTTAATATTTCGTTGTCTCTAAGCTCTTCACTATTATTTACTGTTGTTAAATTATTTTCTTTTATATATCTTTTAATAGGGTCGATATTTCTATTGAGCTGATTTGCTATATCTTCTATGGTTAAAGACCCATATTGATCTCTGATAAATTTTTCTTCTTCTAAGCTAAGTTGTCCTCTTTTTTTACTGGCCATGGTATTACTCAAAATTTTTCATTAGTAACAGTATGTAGTTTTGAAGTTTTACTAGTTGTGGCTTGGGAATTTTGTCTCCGTGTTTTAGCTTAAGATATGACTCTCTGTATTCTGTGCTAACATTTTCGTCCAAAAATTTTATTATTTCTTCGTTTTGTATAGTGTTTAGTAAGTTGTTTGAGTTTGGTATGTCGTGATCAATATAAGATGGTTGCATAATATTTTTCTTGGCGTCATTTCTTGATGACCATGAATTATATAGTTCGCATTCGGTTTTATCTTTAAACTCTGAGCATTGATTATTTGAGCAAGAATAGTGTTTGTCATAGAAGGGGCAAGTTAAGCAGGGTTTGTCTGGTCTCTGGTAGTTGTTTCTTTTGTAGTTGAATAGTCTATTTCTAACATGGATCCACAAAAAGTTTTCTAGTGGTCTAGAATTGTCATATTTCTCTAGTCCCTCTAGAGCAAATATAGCGGCCTGCTGTTTCATATCATCAAAATCATGATAGCCAAATTTAAATTTGTGGCCTAGTTTTTTACTAATAACGTCTAATACTCTTATGAATTCCTGTTCATCTACGTTATTTGGTAATTTATTTGTTTTCTTCTTTGGTTTTTTGGTCATATAATAATTCTGCTATACTTTTGCCTGGGGGTAATGATAGATCGTTTATAATTTCATTATCCAGGCCGGAAGCTTTAACTTCCAAAATAGAGCTTACAAATTTAATATGGTCTTCTGTCATAATTTCTCCTTGCCAGAAAATGATCAACTGTTAGTATATAGTAACTTTGCTCTATTGCGAGTCAATATTTTAATCAAAAAAGGAACACATTTATGGCAACATATAAAAAATGGACAAGTTCAGAAATCGACTATATTCAAAATAACCATACTTTACTATGCGATGAAAATTTAGCAGCTAAATTAAGTCAAATGACAGGACAAAATATAACCACAGCTATGGTTAGGCGACAAAGGCGAAAGCTGTCTCTAAAGAAGTCTCGTGGCAGACCAAAGAAAAATGTGCCGACCCCTATTAATTCTTTGAGTAATGATAGTTGAACGTTGTAATATATTATTGACTATAAAAGAGCGGGCCCTTTATGGTCCGCTTTTTTTATGGAATCAAGCCAACCATAGCGGATAATAGCTCTATTGTGTAGCTTGGTGTGGGAGTTGGTGGTACGGGAGTATTTGTTGGTGTGGGCTCTGGAGTGGGTTGCGGAGTTGGTGTGGGGCCACATCCTTCGCACGGTCTATCTTCTGGCGGCGGACACTTAGGCTCTAGTGTTAGATCGGCTGGCTGGCCAAAATAAGCACGATTAATATTTTTTGTTATAGCATCAATGCTAGATGGATTTGGAGATTCAAAATAATCATTAACGCTATGAAGAAAGGCTTTAACATTTTTATCAGAATTTAATGGGCCTTTAAATAATCTTCTAGTCATAATTATACTCTTATTCTTCTGGTTTTGATACGCAATGGTTTAATGTAATATTACCATTAAATTGAGGTCCATTAGGACAGTTTGAGCCTTGAGTAGTATAAGGACCAATTTTTTGTGCTCTTTTTGCTCTATCAAACTGATCAGTAAAACATAAAGATATATCAGAAGAGCTTTGGGGATCTAGACTAACATTAACAGATATTTGTACCGGATATGTAACTATAGCATCTGGTTTGCAGCTTATTTCTCCCAGTTTTGCAAGAGCGGCTGGTACATCTATGCTTACTGCAACGTTTTCTTGATCGACTGTTACTATATCTGCTGCATCTTGTATGTTTATTTGAACGCCCTGGCCACCAAGCTGAGACCCTTGTGTTGCTGTTATAGTGGCATTAGCAGATATTTTAATGGGATTTTTTTCTATGCATTTTTGAAAAACCTCTTTTGATATGTCTTGTAGTTGTTGTTGTAGGGCTTCGTTAGTATCGCTTAAAGGATCGTCCAATTCTTCTATTTTATCGTCTAGCTCTTGAATTTTCTTTTCGAATTCTTTTTTGATTCTTTCTGTTTCTGCGGGGCGAGCATTATTCAGGTTTTCTACTGCTCTTTTGAATTTATTTATGCTTGCGGTCAAGACTCTAGGTCTACTAAGCGGCTTAGATGCCTTGAATACTGCTTGAATTAGTTTCTTAAACTCTTCGCTATAACCAGCGTAGTAAAAACAAGCATTGTTGCGATCATTGCCTAGAGCCTCATATTGCTTATAATTATCGACTCCATTGCTTGTGCATAATGGGTCGTTCATCTGAGCTAAAACTGTGTCTCTTTCAGTTTCTAACTGTTGTTTTTGAGTTTGTAATTCAGATACATCTTGCTTGACTGGACAAAATTTATCTGAACCTGGTGTTAGTAAAGATTTGCTTTTCTCTTTAGGACAATTTGATGTGTCTGGGGGTTGGCATTGAAATCCGTTAGGAAATCTTTTGTTAAATTCTGCCTGTAAGCGCGCTAGTTCTTGTCGTAATTCTGCAAGTTTGTCGTTAGAGATTTTTATTCTTGCTTGTATACTAGCTATTTTTATAGCTGTATCTGCTGTTTGAGCCTGTTTTTGTAGATTAGATATGTCTGCTTGTAAAGCATCAACAATTGTAACCCCTTTGTTGATTCTATCTTGTAAAGCAGCACAGATTGGCTCACTCATTAAAATACTCCTATTCTGTCTTTGTTGGGACCATTATATATATACTGAAAAGGGCTTTGGGTCCCAAAGTTTTCTTGTTCAGGATAGTAGGAGGACTGGTGAGTATCGTTGCTATTAATGCTTGTTTCATCAAGTCCCACAGCTATTGGTCGATCATTATTTTTTGCGAATGGTTTTTGAGGATCTATAGGATCAGCAATATGAGAATCAACAACAATTGAACCATAGTTTGGATTTGCTACTCCAAAAGGTACTCCTGTTGCAAATTCATCATCATAATAATAGCCATAGATGTTAGATATTTTATTTGGCAGCTCGCCGGTATTAGGAACAAATATAGACATAAAATTTCTCCTTGATATGGAATACACCATAGTAACAAAAAAAATAAAACCATAATAGCTTATCTAACAATCTGTAACATCAGCTTCTAGAGTCTGCGCACAATAATATTGTAATCTACACATAATCTTATGGTTGCATCTTGTAGGATTAGGTGATACTTAATGGTTGTGGTGGGGTTATTGTGTTTAGACCACCCGCGGTTTTTGGGGGATAAACCCCCCATCAGAGGGAAAATGAAAAAACCCCCCATAGGTGGGGAAACTCTGTAGCAAATCTCGTGCCAAACCTGAGGCGGTGAAGTTTTCGCCAGTGAGATTTTTTGTGATTTTTTTTTGTTGACATTCCGATACTCTATTGTATAATCGAGAGAAAGAAAGCGAGAGTTGAAAATGTTTGCTAACCTGATCGTTCTGAATACTGTGGCCGAGTTGACCGAGTTTCTGAATCACAACACGTTGGATACACTGGTAAATCGCGTGGCTTTCGCTGGCGACCTGCTCGCCCGTGTTCGTGAGAATGATAATGGCATCGAAATCAACGATGAAATCGGATTCTGTGACGATGGCGGATATATCGAAATCGACGAAATCGGATACGTTGTGAACGATATGTATCTTCCGTGATTTTTTTTTAGTTGACATTCAAGAATCCTATTGTAGAATCCCGATATAAGAGTAAGAGAGAAAGAAAGAGAGAAAAAGATGAAAAGGTTTAGCCGTTACGCTTCCGACTATCGTTCCTACCGTTCTTCCTATCGTCCCATCGGTTCGGATGACGGTTACGATTACCAGAAGGATAACCGTTACGGTGAAGTTGACGATTATGTAAAGTTTGTGGAACAATGGCGTAAGGATCAGGCCAAGAAGAATACCCCCCAAACGGAGGATGCCAAATGAGCGAGTTTGAAAGGATTATCGCGGATAGCATGACTTGCGAAGATGGGAAAGATTGGCTGGTTGGATATGCTGGGGTAGATTGGGACGACGAGGAAGAATATATCGACTACGAAGAAGATGCAGACTGGGACGTTTACGGGGAAGAGGAGTTCGCATAACTCCCCCAAAGGTAGGGAAACCAAACTATCCCCCCAATGGGGGATTGTACCACCCAAACCGGGCGGTTAGCGACTGCCAAAACGGCAGAAGAGGCAACCTGCCAAAATGGCAGAAATCGCGCGAAATCTGCCAAAATGGCAGTTACAGCAAATCTTGTGCCAAACGCTCTGCCAATATGGCAACAGCAAATCTTGTGCCAAAAAATCTTTTTTTTCGACTATTTTTTTTTCTTGCAAATGCCGATACCTAATGTAGAATCAAAGCATCACCACAGGAGAGTTGAAGATGAGCAAGTTCGGAACGGTTCAAGTTGGTTTCGATTTTGAGTGTGAGAAGTTGAACGGCAAGCATTACGCTGGCCATATCGTCAAGGTTGCCGCATATCCTCGCGGTACGCTGGTCACGATTGCATACGCCGAGCCTCTGGAAAATGATGGTCGGATGTATAGTGTCGGTGAAATGCCGATGTCGCATCGGTCGATCTACCTTGAAGATTGCAAGGTCTGGTATGCTGGCGAGCCAGCCCCCTATTGAGAGGGGGTTGAATAGTCTGGAAAAGTTTGGTAGGATCAAGTCAGAAGGAAAGTGGTCATGTTCATCATTATGAAAAGTTCGCGAGCGTATGAAGGGGCCACACCCCTCAACGCCTACAGTCAGCCCGAAACGTGTGCTTGTGCTGGTGTCGAACCCGGCAAGGTATATAATAGTCGGGAGTCTGCCCAAGTTGATGCCGACAAGTTGAGCGTATGCAATCCTGTCGGGTTCGTTGTTGTTTCCTGCAAATAAGTTTTTCACTTCACCACTAAGGGTATCCAAAATGTTTCCGATTATTGAAAACGCCAAGCGTCAAGCGTATCTGTGCTTCGTGGGTCTGGCAATCCCTTGCGACAAGAGTACCGCCGATGGCGGCACGATTCGCAGTGAGAAGGTTTTGAAGTTCAATCGTAAGGCTATGCGGGAAACCGCAGTCGAGAAGGTGGAGAAGGTTGACCCCCGCTATAGTGGGGGTGAGGATACGATGATTATCAAGGTTGGCAAGCCGGGTAGTCGGGAGCGTGTAGAGGCTTTGCGGTCACAGTATGATGCTATCGCCGCTATGGGTGAGGAAGTTTCTCCGTTTGCTTGGGAGGGTTGAGAATGAACGATTTTTCTATACTGTTCGCCTGTATCGTAGTGTCGGCTTTTGTTTCATATACCGTACATGAGGCGGGGAAGGCTTTTATGTGCTGGTATGTTGATTTTATGGAAAGTTATTTGGGGGATTGACCCCCTATCGGTAGGGTATACATATGTTCTCCCCCATTATGGGGGAGGGACTGCCAAAATGGCAGAAATCGCCCGCGGCCTGCCAAAATGGCAGCGTCAGCAAATATCGTGCCAAAACAAAATATTTTTTCTTCTCATTTTTTTTATTTGACTTGACGATTATATATTGTAGAATATGAGCATGAAAGTTATCCCGCATCCAACTCGACACGGATTCTGGACGATTCTGATTGACGGCGGCATCTATGGCTGCTATGATCGGAAATCGTTGGCGATTGCTGTTCTGTTGACCCGATAATAAAGGAAATGAAAATGCTTCACGATTTTGAGCGGATTGTGGCCGACAGCATGACGGACGAGGATGGTCGCGAGTGGCTCGTGACGGATGCTACCGGTTGGGATCCGATCATGGGAGATGATGAGGATTGGATCGACACGGATGATGAGTGGCTCGACGATTTTCAGGGCGAGGAAGATTTTGCCTAACCCCCCAAAGGTAGGGTTGGTTGGTACTCCCCTCTTCGGAGGGGTTGTACTAGCCGATCCTATCGGCTGACATAATGGCAGTAGCCAGCGAGATATGACTGCCAAAACGGCAGATGGGCCGCGTTTTCTGCCAAAATGGCAGGCACAGCAAATCTCATGCCAAACTGCCCCCAGCAAATATCATGCCAAACGAAAATATTTTTGTGGGGAAAACTTCACCAACGATTTCTCTATTTCTTTTTTTTGACAATGCCGATACACTATGTAGGATAAGTGAAAAGGAAAAGGGAGATTGAAAATGTTTGATGATGTTGAATATATCTCGCAGTGCTGCGGCTGCCCGGTTGATGTACCTTGCCCAAGCGACCCGGTCGATGATATCGTCGTGATTTGCCCAGATTGCCAGGAATGGACGTCGGTTGAAATCGAGTGATTTTTTTTGTTGACAATGCCGACATCTAATGTAGGATCTAATCATCACAAGGGAGAAATGAAAATGGAAACGGAAATGGAAATGCGTTGCGACAAGTTCGGCACGGTTGCCGTAAATAAGGGTTTCGAGTGCGTCAAGCATAACGGGAAGGGTTACGCCGGAAATATCGTCAAGGTTGCGGCTTATCCTAAGGGTACGCTGGTCACGATTGAATGGTATTATCCTCGCGACCCTAGCCCCACCTATCGGTCGATCTATCTTGAAGAGTGCGAAGTGTGGTGGACGTATACATACAATCGCGAAGTTATTACCCACTGAAAAGAAAGGAACCCAAAAAATGATCGGTTCAATCGTTACGGCTCAGGAAATCATCGACGCTATCTATGAAATGATGGATGATGATGTACGGTTTGATATCACTCCATCGGGGGGTGGTGGATTTTTCTTACGAATCAACAATCATCCCGAAAATGTTTTGCTTCGCTCTGCAGATACTTTCTACCAGAAACTGAACGATTATTGCGTCAGGGTAGAAGATTTTGACAAGCGATACCCTAAGGGGCTGGACGCATACGGACACCCCTACTGAGAGGGGGTTGTAACAGCCGATCCTATCGGCTGACATAATGGCAGTAGCCAGCGAGAATACGCTGCCAAAATGGCAGAAATCGCGCGCGGCCTGCCAAAATGGCAGCGTCAGCAAATATCGTGCCAAACTTTTTTGGTACGCGGTTTGCTACTAGCAAATATCATGCCACAAAAAACTTTTTTTCGACCGATTTTTTTGTTTGACATTCAAGTTGGGCTTGGTATAATGTCGATATAAAGAGAAAGAGAAAGAGAAAGAAAGAGAGTTGAGAATGTTTGCTTTGCGTTTTGATGGTTTTGTTCAGTCCAACGTGTACGCTACGCTCGAAGAGGCTACTGTAGCCTATCGATCTGCTACCAAGTCTAGCCTTTACCAGTACGATTTGGCTATCGTGCGAATCGACGAAAATCGTAAGACCCTGGAAACCATCTACCCCTCATGATGGGGGTTTACGGGGCAGAAAAGTCTGGTAGAATAGTCAGTAGAGAAAGAGAGAAAGAAAATGAAAATCAAGCCAATGCCAGCCCGTTCCACGATCACTGGTCGTTTCAATCGTTACGCTTATGATGCTGGTTTCACTGTCCACCCGCAAGAGGATGGTACGGTCAAACTGTTTGATATGCGAATGAAGTATTACGTTTTCCGTGGAATCCTTTACGATGCTGTCACGTTCGTGATGGATGAACTTCACATTCAATCAAAGTTCAAGTTCAAGAGTAGTCCCCCCGCTTTGAGGGGTTGACAAGTAGAAAAAGTCTGGTAGAATAGTCAGGAGAGAAAGAAAATGTATCGTGCTGGTTTTATATTTTTTGTGCTAGTTTTACCGATTCTGAATATCGTGTTTTGTCTCGGATTTCTCGCTGGAAAGTATTCACAATGAAAAAGTGGATTTGTTACAATCTGTTCGGCCACGATACCGATACTTTTGGTATGATTAGTGGTCTGAGTCTGGTAGGTTTTCTGGTTGGTTTTTGGGCTTACTTGTTTGTTTACATTCCGTTGTTTGTGATTGGTTGAAAGATGAATAGTAACTGTTGCGGTGTTAGGGTTGATATTGTTGATTACGAACCTACTTGCTCGCGTTGCGGTCGAGAGTGTGATTATGAAACTAATGCGGATCATTATGGTAGTTATAACTGCTACCGTCCAAATGAGCCGTATTTGAGTGATGAAGAGTATGAAGAGTTTGGTTGAAAGGAATAGTAATATGAGTATGCGTGAACACTATAACAAGCATTTTACTTGTCAACGTAAGGATGGCCGTATCTTTACTGGTGTTATTATCGACGTTTGGAGTTGGCCCTCTACCGATCCTGATAAGGGTGAAATGGTTGTTATCCAACAGGATAATAGGTTGGTTAAGAGCGTACTTGTGAATAATCTTGTTACTTTTTCTGTAGAGTGATAATATGAGATCCAGATTGGTTGATATTGAGAACAAAGCCGAAGCGGATAACTATAATCTGCACTTTGATTGCCAGATTGTAAAGTATGTGCTGCGTAGTAAAGTTACACATGCGACTTACACTTTTGATAAAATGAAGGATGTATTAGCGTTTATGTGTGAACCTACTTATAGGTATCACGGTTATGATAACAGAAAAGATTATGTTACATATGCTGGTAGAGCATCATAAGGGATTTTGATACTGCCAAAATGGCAGCCGGGCCGCAAAATCTGCCAAAATGGCAGCCGAATATTTTTCTGATTTTTTTATTTGACATTCAAGGTTCACCCTGTAGAATACCGATATACCTAGCAGCGAGGAAAAGAAAATGGGAATCAACAAAATCAAAGATGCTCTGACTCAGATTTGGGGCAGCGAGAGCCATAATATCACTCTACTTGCAACTCCTGACGGTGGGTTGTATGCTGAGTGTGAGTCTACTCGGGACCGTCGTCTGCTGACCGATACTAACTATCGAGAGGTGTTGAACGATATGTTCTATCTTTATTGTGTGGAAAATGCCGCTTGGATGGGGGTGTCGTGATGAATAGTCTAGATAAGATTATGGCCGCTATGCGTACGGGAAAGTATGGTAGCGTGTTTGATCCTAGGGGGAATGTTCACGTTGGTATTATCAATAGTATCATGCGTGAGGATGGTAGCGGTAAAAACTGGATTGTTACTGTAACAAATCAGACCGTTAGTAAAAAAGTTTTTATTCACGCCAAGTGATTGTATCATCCGATCCTATCGGATTGGCAAGGTGGGCTATAGTCAGCGAAAAACGAGGGTAAAATGGTATTGACTGTTTGCGAACTATCTGCTATAATGGCTTGCTTCGGGTTTGGGTGTTATGTGGCAAGTTGGATAAAATAATGGAAGTTATTAGTTTAGTATTGACAGGATGGATATTGGGTGGTATGGTTTGGTTGCTTTCTTTGGAGTAGAAAATGTTTGATTCATACCAGAAGATTTATCGGTTTCCTAACGGCTATGGGTCAAGTGTGGTTTCTGGCCCTAATACATACGGTGGAAACGACGGACTTTTTGAGGTTGCGGTACTTGACAATAATGGAGAGATTACATATAATACGCCCATTACCGCAGATGTTTTAGGCTGGCTCGATTTTGATGGTGTGGCTAAGATTCTAAATAAAATCAAGGCTCTGTAATCAGAGGAAAATAAAATGACTTACGCCGAAGCATTGAGCATGGTTTATGGTAAGACTATGCGAACCGAGCGAAAGATTGGTAATAATACATACGCTGAAATCGAATATGATAATAGTATCTCTATTCGGTTGCATGGTACAGCGGTTGTGAGGTTCTATCCTAATGGTACGGTTAAGTTGAATAGTGGTGGATGGCGAACCAGCACCACAAAGGATAGGATCAACAAGTATTCTCCTGTTAAAGTTTACCAGAAAAAGTATCAGTGGTATTTGCAGGATGGTACAGAGTTTGAAGATAATATTTTAGTTAACTCTTAAAGAAAGGGGCTAGGGATGGCCGAATATGTAAACTGGGGAGTATTCTTTGCTGGATTTGTTATTGGTGGTATTTGTGTTTATAGTATTTGTGAGTTTATTTTTCCTATAAGTGAAAAAGATGAATAAAGCGGATTATATTCTGTTGAGTTTTTCTTTTATTGTGGGTTGTTATATTACCTACATTATAAACTGAACAAGGGGCTGCCAATATGGCAGTTTCCGCGGCCGGACTGCCAAAATGGCAGAGATATTTTTGTGGATTTTTTTAGTTGACAAGCCGATATTCTATTGTAGAATCAGCGTATCATCCCAACGGAGAAATGACCATGAACCAGTTTCCTCGAATGATGGCTCTGCTCGACGATACGGACGCGATCAACGCTATTCTGAATCAACTGGCCGACGAGGGTACGATTGAACCTATGGTCGAGCCGATTGACGATCCGGAGAACATGACCGATTTTTGGGATTGGGCCGAAGTAGTCGGGATTGTGGATGAGTTTGTTCCAGCGGACGATCCATTTTGGGGGAATGTTCAGTGAACACCCTATTGACAATCGCCGCTGTGGCTTTATACTGTGTGTATGGTTTGATTGTTCTTTTTCACCCGAAGGGATAATAAGATGAGCCAGGATTCTTTTGATCGTTTCGATGAGATGGCCGAGCGTACCATTTGGCCGTGGATTGATGATGAATCGCACGAAGCCGATGATGTCAACTATGATGATTATAACGACTTCACCGATGACTATGATGATAGCATGGATGGAGATCACGAATCCGCATTAGGTTCGGCGGGTTGGGGTGAAGATGAGTATTACGGCCACTATGGGGATGATTACTGAATAAAACCCCGATCTGCCAAAATGGCAGCGGGGCCGCGATTTCTGCCAAAATGGCATATAAATATTTTGTGGATTTTTCTCTTGACACTGACCGATAGTATTGTAGAATCATAGCATCATGGGTAAGCGAAATAAAAAGTACGATTCGATTCGGCTCAACGTGAAGCCGATTTGGGAAGTTGGTCGCGGACACGCAAACCATATTAGTGGTAGCGGTTCTCACGACAATCGCCCCAAACGTGGTCGCACTCGCGGCGATCAAAAGCGTAGGGCCATAAGAGACTACGACTAGTCTTACCTAATCCTACGGATTTGGCTAGAGTGGCTGTAGTCAGCAAAAAATGATTTTCTTTTGTTGACAAGCACAATAACGGCTGTATAATCTATTCATCACAGGAGAAAAAAGATGAACGGATATGAACTGATTGCTGAGTTTGAGCGAGTTATCAAGGATGTGATTGTGGTTCCGAATCACTGGCTGCCTGAAGATTTCCGCGACAATCGTACCGATAGTGTGTCGCTGGCCGATCTGGAACGCAAGTGTGATTCTCGTGACAGCGTTGAAACTGACCACCAGATTGAGAAGCGTGAGAAGGATAAGCGTATATCTATTTACGCTGCGATGATCGAAAACGGTCAGGAAATAACCTATCTGCCAAAATGACAGGTGTGGCGCCCGGCCTGCCAAAATGGCAGCAAAAATATTTTTCAAGTTCTTGCTTGACAGTGCCGATCTATATGGTATCCTTAGAGCATCACCCCAAAGGAAACTACAATGACCTATAATGGCTACTCTAACTACGAAACGTGGGCTGTTCAGTTGTGGATCGACAACAATGAATCGTCAAGTTCTTACTGGCGTCAGATGGCTTTAGAACTGTATCATTATCGTGCTGAGGAGCAAATCCATTTTAGCAAGGAAGAGGACGCTGTTTGTTTGTTGACCGAAAAACTGAAGGATAGTTATAACAATCAGATGGAAAGTGTTCTTGGTGAGGCTAATGTGACCGGAACGATTTGGGCCGATCTATTGAATGCTAGTGTTTGTGCTGTGAACTTTCATGAGATTGCTAAAAATCTTATGGAAAGCGTTTTGGCTGTCCCGGCTTGACAAAGTTTTTTCTTGTGGTATGCTAGTTTTATTGAGTGAAGGATTTATAAACGAAAGGGTTTGATATGAACGACGTTACGATGTTTGCGGTTTTTGCTGGTGGTGTGGTTGCTGGTCTGATTGCCTTTAGCCTGTTTCATATCTATCTTGGTCTTCGTGATAGTTTGAGCAACGCTAAGGTGGGTAGTGTTTACAACTTCGAATATGTTCAGCCAGTAACCGGAACTCCCGAGCGTTTTATGGCTAAGGTGCTTGAGGTTCATCGTTTTTCCGACGATTGGATTGCTCGTCTGAATCGCACCAGTCGCTATCGTAGGAACGATCCTGAGTTTCAGCGTAGCCGTCATCTTGTGACTGCACAGACTCCCGATGGTAAGATTCGCAACTTCTATGCGGAGCGTACACGCAACGTGCGTCGTCCCCTCCTCGGTGGGGTTGCGTTCAAGACCGGCTTGGCCAGCCTCCTCTTTTGAGAGGGTTGAGCCAAACGCTCTGCCATAATGGCAGGCGGGCCGCGATTTCTGTCAAAATGGCAGTATTTTTTCTCTCTTGACAGTCGTATAGGAACCGATACAATAAACATATGATTGCTACAAACATCGACTGTTATGCTGATTATTCTTGGAGAGTTTTCCAAAATAATCGTTTTGTTGGTTATGTTGTTGCTATGAGCGAAACTGATGCGTTGCGTCGTGCTCAAGAAAAGTATGGTAGTTATATTTGGATTGAAAAAATAGCCTGTTAGATATGGCGCCATAGTATAATGGTTTAGTATACCGGGCTTTCATCCCGGAGATCGGAGTTCGATCCTCCGTGGCGCTATTCTGTTCCTGCTAATCCTTCGGATTCGGGCGGCATGGGTGTTGTCAGCCAAAATGACAGTTTTTGCGCCCAATCTGCCAAAATGACAGTTATATTTTGTCAAAGTTTTTATTGACAAGTGGCGAACGGCTGATAAAATGCCGATATATCTGGTACGGTTCTAAGGAGTAAAGAGATGCTTACGCTGAAGGATCTCCATAAGGCTAAGAAGTTGGTAAAAGAGATGTATGCTAAGGATTATGATTATTATAGTCCAGAGCAGAACGATGTTTCTTATGATTTATGCACTCAGAGCAAAACTGAGCGTAGCGATAATACAGAGGCTCTAGTCATGACCCTATTTGGTTATGCTGGCTATGATATGGCTAAGAAGGGTGGAACGAATCAAAGGTGTGATCTGTGGGCCGGTACTGAAAAAATCGAAGTCAAAAGTAGTTTGGCAGAAAAACGCGCGACTCGTAGGGGACAGGTTTATTACACCTATACCTTTCCTGGGGTAAAACCAGAGTGTTTTGATCGACTGGTTTTGGTATATGTGACACCGTATAATGTGGATTTTCGTATCTTGACTAAGCGAGCCGTATATGCTAGAATCTGTAATGGTGAGTTGAAAAGAGGTCGAGAAGGGTACTCTATATACCACGGCAAACATAGCAAGATGATTGGACAAGATTTGTATAGTTTTTTGGGATTGACAACCGATAAAAAAAGGAGAGCAGCATGACGAAAAACGAGTTGACTCAGATTCTGGAACAGTTTGCTGTTTGTGTGATTCATACCGCTATGACTGATATGAAACCAGACGATCAGTATAATCTTATTTCTGCTGGTATTGACATGATTGCCGATACTGTTATGATTTGCAATGAGCGTAAACTTCCCTCTCCTAGTGCCAACTGAATAGAAAGATAGGTGATTTGTGCCAAACTGGTGCTTGAACAATCTGACTGTTGAACATAGCGATCCTGCTATGGTTGATCGTTTTGAGGCGGCTTATAATAGAGGTGAGACTTGTAATGAGTTTATTCCCATGCCGGAAGATATTGGGGATGGTTGGTGGGATTTTTGTGTGAATAACTGGGGAACCAAGTGGGACATTGGGGCCGATATTGGTACAGATAAAGAAGAGTATTATGGGCTAAAGGCTACTAGGGTTGGTAATCAGGTTAGTGGTACATTTGACTCTGCTTGGTCGCCCCCTATCGGATTGTATGAGAAACTGATAGAGTTGGGATACAATGTAAAGGCGTCCTATTTTGAGCCGGGCATGGCTTTCTGTGGTATTTATGATAATGGTTTTGATAACTATATCGAATATACCAGCAAGGATATGATTCCTATGGCTATTTGGAACGAGTTCGATTTAGAGAACTTTTTTTCTGAAGACGAAATAGAGGCCTAAAGAAAACCCCGCCTGCCATAACGGCAGAGGGGCCGCGAAATCTGCCAAAGTGGCAGACATTTTTTTGTGGATTTTTTCTCTTGACAAGACGATACTAGATTGTAGAATGATTGAGTAAACCAAAACAAACTTGCGTGGGTCTAGCGACTAGATTGGGATAACCTGTACGATAAACCTACGGCTGTTATGCAGCGTGGGGTTGCCTAACGGGGTTATACGTTAGGATAGTATACCAATCTAATGGGGTGCGAATCCCTGTCCACGCTCTAATACAACCAGTAACCGTGAATATACCTGTAAGACGGGGTTAAAAGCCCTGCATGGCGTGGACGGTTAAGAGTCGGATCGTAAATGACTCGCTGGTTTACAACACAACCAGTAATCGTCCCCAAGAGCCAGACGGATTGAGTCATGACCAATCCTAGGAAGGTTTCCGTGGGCGGTTTCCATCCGATCCTGACAAGGGGCAATCGTATGGGTTATAGGAACTGGGGCGTAAAAGGTTCCGCTGGTTTTTTCTTATTGACATGACGATAACTATAGGGTAGAATGCAAACATGACAGTTAACGAACTGATTGAGCAGTTGAAGGATTATCCTGGGGATATGAGGGTATTGACTCTGGGTTATGAGGGTGGGTATGATGATACTCAACTTCATACGGAAGAGATTATATTCAACTTTTCTAAGAATGATGTTTGGTATTATGGGTCTCATGAGTGTCTTAGGTATACTGATGAGGATAAGGGTACAAAGTGTGTGATTATTACGAGGGGTAAATAATGGAATGGCGAAGTGGACAACCTATTGATATAGGCTATTATCTCTGTGCTATTATTGGCAATAACAAGCCTAGTGAACTATATTGGGATGGTTCCTCTTGGGGTTATCACAATAGCGGTTGGGAAACTCTTGATGCTAATGAAGTTGCATATTATATGTATCTTGGTGATATTCCTATGCCGGAGGGTTGGTAATGGAATGGATTAGTTTTTTTGATCGTCAACCAGAAGATGGACAACTTATCTACTATTATGGTAAGTATATTGGTGTGTGGTTTGGTCAGTATAAGTATTCTCCTGACGATCCGGTGAGCCATCATATCATCTATTGTAAAGAATCTTTGGGGGTTGTAGATCGTATGGATACTCCGTGGTGGATGCCATACAATCCTGAAATGACTAGGCCACGTAGGCCGGTTAATGCTGACGGTTCTGCAAGAGATTATCCTGACGATTATCCTAAAAGTAGAGAGGTTTGGGGCGATAGTGGCCGTTGGGGATTTCATGAGGAATAATAATGGCTAAAAACTTTAGCGACTTGCTCGGTACTGATCCTAAAAATATGACTAAGGATCAGGCTATGGTTTATATCATCAACTTCTTTAACTCTCGTATGAATGCCATGAATAAAGCATCCATTACTAAGGCTAAAGAATTAATAAACATTCACCAGATTGATACCTACGAACTAGTAGAAAAGTATATTGATCTAGTGCATAAAAACTCCTAGCTGCCAAAACGGCAGGAGCCGCGGCGCAACTGCCAAAATGGCAGAATATTTTTCTTATAGATTGGTATTGACAGTGCCGATACTAATGGTATACTTAAGGAAACAATGGACGGGGATAGCCACAATGATATCAAAAGAGGCTATCTGAAATGCTGGTCGAGTATGGCGGAAGCCGACATTGTTTTTCCTAATCCTTCGGATTTGGCTGGGGTGGCTGTAGTCAGCGAAAGTTTAAAGGTCTTGACAAGAGTTGGTCGATAAGGTATACTAGAAGCATGAAAACGAAACCACTACACGCCGAAGTTCGATTTCATTTGTCTAACGGTGAACATTATATGCACTGGCAAGTGAAAGTTAAGCAGGGTGGTAAGACTGTTGATGTATATTACCACGACCCGAAAGAATACCAGTTGGAAATGAGGGGTTGTATATTGTGGAACCGGCCCAATAAGGCTAAACAGGTATACGAGGCTGGTGTGCATGATGTTAGTGGTTGGGTAAGATGTGAAGAGGTTATGCTAAGGAAAAGTTTTTTTCCACGGTTGCCTGTTGACAATCTTGAAAAGTTGTTTTATAATCCTATTCGTGACCCGCATTGGCGACGAGAAAGCGACAATAACGAGTTCGTTTGGGATGGAACAGAATATGACACCTTGATTACTGATGGTAAGCAAGTTTATATTCTAGAAGAGCGTAACGGTAGTTTTGACGGTATTTACGAAATCGAACCTAAATATACAGAAAGTTTTGCTATATGATCAAGTTGGAAATGAGCGTTCGTGAGGCTATGGAACTTGCTTTTTATGCTAGGGAGAACATTAGAGAGCGTATCACGCAGGCTGTTGAGGTTGCGTTGGGTGTGAACCAGCGTTGTACTGTTACGATCACGAATGGTATGAGTTTGGATAATCGTATTCCTTGCATCAAGATTATTCGCCAGTATACGGGCTGGGGTTTGAAGGAGTCGAAGGATTGGACTGATGATCTGGTTGGCGGCTGGAAGGGCGACAGGTTCGTTCCTGCTACTCACCACACCAACAGCATCACTCTCAAAAATGCTGAGATGGCGGAAAATCTGCTGCGTGACCTGACCTCTTTGGGTTGTGAGGGTTATCTCTCATAACTGCCAAAGCGGCAGGCACCGCGGCCGAACTGCCAAAATGACAGATATGACGTAACCTCTGTAGCAGCATACACTTACGAAAAATCCAAAAAAAGATTCAGCAAGCGGCTTGACAGTGACGATAACAGTGGTACAATGATAGCATCACACGACAAGACGCCAACCGATCACGACAACAAAAAAGTTCGGATTGGCTCTTGACAAGTGATGATTGCGTGATATGATTGTTTTATTGGTTCGATTGACACTAACTTGGAGAGATTTACCATGAAGAAGTTTTCTTTTGTTGTTGATATTGTGGCTGGCGATCTTGACCGTGAGGTTGTTGTGGATTCGATTAGCGAGTGTCTGCGTGATGCTCTGCCCGGTGATGTTCATGCTAATGTCAAGGCTGGCGAAGTCAAGGCTTTTAGCGAGCAGGGTTACAAGGTCTGGCGTGCTAGGGTTACTGGTGTAACCGCTAAGGCTGCTGGCGATGCTCATAACAGCAAGGTGGAAAAGCAAGAGGAGGTTCTTGTCTGAGCCTAGCATAACTGCTATAATATCCGATAGACCGCTAGTGTTGAACTGGCGGCTATCGGTTTTTATGCTGCCGTGGCCGAGTAGATTAGGCATCAACCTTCTAAGTTGATTTACGAGGGTGCAAATCCTTCCGGCAGTATTTACTTATTATGTATTTCTCTGTGACAGTTAGAACATACTATTATACATTTTTGTATTTCAGTTTTAATATCTTCTAATAAAAAGTTTTTATTTCTTAGCATAGCACCTATACCATCTGTTTTATTATCGTTAATATGATGGAAATCTAAGCATTCTGGTATAGATAATCCGCACTTAGAGCAACAGGATTTTTCCTTTAGTTCTAATACATATCTAGCTTTTTTGGTAAGATATTTGTATGTATTTGTATGCTCTTTACGATGGCAATTAGAACAAATAATATTGCATTTATCTATTTCTTCTTTAATGATTTGTGTAGAATAACCATGCCGTATTAAATTGCATACAGTATCTTTTTTTGTAGATGGATCTCTATGATGAAAATCTAAACAATAGAATCTAGTTTCGCCACAAATACTACATGAGCTATTTTCTTTAATTTGTTGTACTAATGATCTATTATAATCTTTAGTTTTATTTTTATATTTTTGCTTATATACTTTAACTTTGTCGCGGTTCTTATTAGCCCATTTAGTATTATTAGCTATTTTAGCTTTGCTAGTTTTGTTCTTTTTCATATAAACTCCTTATAGTTATAATAGAGATACACCAAATCTTAGCAAGGCGTGGAGATTTGCCTGCCAAATTGGCATAGATCGCGGGCGGCCTGCCAAAATGGCAGAGTTTTTTTGTGGATTTTTTAGGTTGACAAGCCGATAACGTATAGTAGAATCCATTAGAGCAAAAGGAGAACACGATGAAAGTTGCAGACGGTAACGATAAACTGGGAAAAAACTGTGTTGTGGTTAGTAGGCCAGTTGGAGATACTTGTCCATCGGATTGTGATTATCTTGGAAACGGCTGCTATGCAGAGCAGACGGAAAAGATTTATCCGGGCGTTCGTCCTGCTGGTATGCAGAATCTTGTTACAGAAAAGAATAAGATTCGTGCTATGATTTTGGATGCAAAGCGTAGAAATAAAAGTATTAGAGTTCATGAAAGAGGCGACTTTTTTCTAAATGGTGAACTAGACTTAGACTATTTGGCAAACTGGACATGGGCGTGTGAGAGTATTCTGGCCGATGGTGATAGTCTGCCCGATATGTGGTTTTATACTCATATTTATGATGATAGGCTTGTTAGTCTGGAAAAGTATATGAATGTATATGCTAGTGTCCATGACGATAAAGATATGGGCGAGGCTATGGCTCAGGGTTTCAAGTTGTTTGCATGGTGTGATAGTGATATGAAAATCGCACCGAAGCGACCCAAAAGCAAGGTCAAGGCCGAAGCATGGCGGAAAGCCTTGCCGAAACTTGTGGTACTGAACGGCAGCAAGTTTGTAACGTGTCCCGAAATCCGTCGTGGTCGGTCGGAAATCACTTGCACCGGCACGAAAGATAGTATATCATGCGACTTGTGTGTTCGCGGTTTGGCTAATGTTCTCTTTCCTGCTCACTAGGATTATAATATGAAAAGTTTTACATATAAGTGTGTTAGTATTCAAGATGTTTGTGAATACAACTGTTTGGATTTGGGTAGTGTGATGGACGCTATTTCTAATAGTGATATTAGTTTTGGTACTAACTATGATACGCTTATTAGTCCTAGTCAACTGGAAAATATTTTAGATGATGCCGAAATAACTGTTGGTCGTTTAGATTATAATAATCATGACGATGATGATACTATCCTAATCTCTTTGGGGAGTTGAGCAGATGGGTAAGTGGTACGTAAAAAGTAATACGGTCGAAAAGATTGTTAGCATTCCTAATAGTAGTCCACTAGATGCTGCTATCGAAGTTTTTAAAGACATTAATCATTTTGATGTTCTAGATGAGTATTTTTATGTTGATGAGAGAGGCATGAGAGACTATAAGAGTGCTGACCGATTGACCCAAGTTATTAAAACACAAAGGGTTATCAATAAGGCTAATGAGAGAGAAGCGGGACTGCCATAATGGCAGACCGCCCGCCACGACTGCCAAAATGGCATAAAAGATTACTGGATTTTCTTAGTTGACAAGCCGATAACTTATTGTAGAATGCCTACACAAGGAGAAAAGTTATGGCATACGTTGGAAAATATGTTGATAGTGGTAGCCAGAATACTTTCTATAAGGTTAAAAATCAATCTTATGGATTTAAGGGTTTTCCTAATAAAAGTTTGGCTACTTTCGCCCATGCTGTACAAAGTCATTTATCTCCGATGATGGCTCCAAAGGTTTTGAGTCCAGTGTGTCGCATTAGGATTCCGAACTATTTCGCAGAGTCTGACGGTCGTGGTGGGTATAGGTCAAAAGAAAAAATGGTTCTAAGTAACTGGGGTTATCTTACAGAGATTGCTAGTCCATATAGTTGTAAATCAATAGATTGCGACGGAGATTGTGCTAACTGTGATTGGTGTTCTAACTACGAAAAGATTAATGATCTGATCGGAGATATGGAGGATAATGGCATTTATTATCGTGATGCCCATGAATATAACCTAGGATATGTCAAGCGTGATAAAAAGAAGATTCTTGTAGCGATTGACTTTGGTGCTGAAAGTCTAGAAGCAGACGAGCGATTTCCAGAAGTATGTTGGGATGGAGCGGAAGATTTCGAATGCTTTTGTGATAAGTGTGCAGGCAGATATTCTGATCATGACTAAAGTTTTTCAGTCCAGCCGCCGATATTATGCTCATGGACGAGCAAAAACAATCAGCAAGGAGAACAGTTATGCTGCAATGGATAGGGGTTATTATTGCTATTTTAGGATTCGCATATAATGGTGTAAAGGATTATCAAAAGGGTGAGATTAAACTTCCTGCTTTAGAGGAAAAACAGGAGTTGACAAAAACGAATCATCCGATACAATATTGCTTAATGGCATACGATCCTAATGTAGACAAGGTTTTTTATCAGCACGAAAATGGTCAATGGTATGATTACCCTCCCCAACAACGACGATATGCGTCCTCGCCGCAAGTACGGCAACAATATTAAACTCAAGGTTAAAAAGCCTTGGGAAGTATCTACTGGTCATAAAGAGTATCGTGATACTACGATGGATAGTCGGCCAAAAAGACGTCGTACTCGAAATGATATTGACAAACAGTGGCGACAAGAGTATGATATGTGAGGTCTGGGTAGTTCAGTAGACAGAACACCGGAGGATCCGCCGGAGGTCGCTGGTTAAAGTCCAGCCCCTGACCATGCCGGTATAACTCAGTTAGTAGAGTGTCAAATTTGTAATTTGAATGTCGTGGGTGCAAATCCTACTACCGGCTCTCCGGAGTGGTGAAACTGGTATCACAAACGGCTTTGGACCGTTTATTTCTGGATCGTACCCAGACTCCGGAATTAGTAAAAAGATCTTTGAAAATTCGAACCTTGGCGTATTATAGTATAACATGTGGAGTTATACTATGAAATGTTTGTGGCATTTATGTTCTAATGAAGCATCATTACGAGATAATGGAAAATTTTGTTGTAATAGATGTAAAAATAGATACTATGTAACAAAAAGAAGGAAAGACTTAAAAAAAGCTCTTGTAGAATACAAAGGTGGTAAATGTGAAAATTGTGGATACAATAAATGTATTGCGGCGATGGACTTTCATCATAAAGACCCTAAAGAAAAAGAATTCGGGTTAAGTCAAAGAGGTCTCACTAAGTCATTAGTAATACTAAAAAAAGAAGCAGATAAATGTTTATTACTTTGTGCTAACTGTCATAGAGAAACTCACGATGCTCTTAGCGAGTTTAAAGATATAACTACAAAAAAGAGAGTAAAAACAAAACAACAATGTAAGATATGTAAAAAAGAAACTAATAATAAATATTATTGTTCTAGTTCTTGTTCTAAAAAAAGTTTAAGAAAAATAACTAATAGACCAACAAAACAACAACTTATAAATATCTTGATAAAAAATAACTGGACAAAGGCAGCCAAAAGTTTTGGAGTAACAGATAATGCATTAAGAAAATGGGCAAAATCATACAATATACCAACAAATAGAAAAGAAATTATAAAAATATACCAGAGTGGCGGAATGGTAAACGCAGAGGATTGTTAATCCTCCGTCATTTATAGACACTATAGGTTCGAGTCCTATCTCTGGTGTTCGGAGGCTGACGGTCTGAGTTACGATGCCAGTTTAGCGGGTTCTGAGCCTAACAAAAATCCGCTTTTGGAATCTTGGCCGAGCGGTTTAAGGCAGCGGTTTACTAAACCGCCGAGGGTTAAAATCCTCCGGGGGTTCGAATCCCTCAGATTCCGTACTACCTAATCCTACGGATTTGCGGTCTTGGCGATAGTCAGCGAAAAGTTAAAGTTTTTACTCTTGACAAGTCGATAACAAACGGTATACTCCTACTAAAGGAGAAAGAGATGGGTTTGGATCAGTTTGCTTATAGTATTGATTCTGAAGGCAATAAGAATGAGATTGCCTATTGGAGAAAGCACCCTAATCTTCAGGGGTGGATGGAGAATCTGTGGGAGAGCAAGGGTCGTCCGAATGAAAACGCAGAGCCTGATTCTATGGGACTTAGCGATTTCAACTGTGTTCCTGTGGAACTATCTTATGAGGATTTAGAATCTCTAGAAAAAGATATCACAAATAATCGTATGCCACAAACTGCTGGATTTTTCTTTGGCGATAATAGCGACGACTATTATAGAGAAAAAGATTTACAGTTTATTCAAGAGGCTAGATCCGCTCTTGACAACGGCAACAAAGTATATTACGATAGTTGGTGGTGATTGGCCGATTTGGGCTCGAAGCATTAGTAGTGATGCAATAGACTTTTAATCTATGGAACGGGGTGCATGTCCCTGCGGGCCTACTTGACGGTTCGTTAGTTTGGTGTAAGATAGGATCGAAAGGAGAAAACGGCTATGTATGATGAATATGAGTTTGATTATGATCGTGTAGTTGAAGATGCTGATGAACTGTATGATTATGCTAACTACTCTGACGAACCAGATTATGATGATTATGATAATCTTGAGGACGAAAGAGAATATGAGCATTACTACCATAATGTGGTTGATGAACTAGATAACGAATAAATAGCCTTTCTCCTCTGATGGACGCAACTTGGTGGGACAAGTATTCTATAAATAAGCATACCGCTTTATCTTTCCTTTCTTTAGTACGTTCGAATCGTGCCGTCCATCTTTGACTCTCCTATGGAAGACATTAGAAAAACAGCCGAAGGTAAATATATTCAGGGTGCTAGCCACACTTGTCACGTTTTGAATCATAAGGCTAGAAATAAGATTATTATTAGTGCTGTTTGTAATCTTAGGAAAATAGAGAATACTTTCGATAGTATCGCCTGCTGCGGTGTAAGTGGATTGATGGTAGTTCCACAAATCGCAGAGTTGCTCAACAAGAATATTGTTGTGGTAAGAAAGGGGGAACGATGCTATTCAGAGTTTCGTACCGAGGGAGTGGCCCCTTTTCGATATATTATATTAGACGATTTAATCTGTTCTGGTTCAACCGTAAGGCATATTAAAAAGGTTATAAAAGAAGAATATGCTCGTAGCGTTTGCCAGGGCGTATATTGCTACTTGCCTAATGAATGTGCATATAAAGATAATGAGGATGGTTCTCGTCTATGTAAGCGTGATCTTGGGGTTCCTCTTCTAAATATTAGATGACTGCCATAATGGCAGCATCCGCGGCCCGCCTGCCAAAATGGCAGAAAAATTTTCTTCATTTCCTGGGGTTGACAAGCCGAATACATATTGTAGAATCAGCGTATCGGAACGAAAGAAGTTAACCCACACGAAGGAGATTAAGATGCCTGCTGCTGTTGAAAAGATGATGTTTGTTGGTGAGACGCCTTGGCATGGCCTTGGCAATAGTGTTGACGAGGGTATCAACGTAAACGATGCTATCGTCGCTGCTGGTCTGGATTGGGAAGTAGGTCTGAAGGATTTGCAGACCGTTGATGGTACGCCCGTAAACCATCGTGCAACATATCGCAAGAGCGATGGTAGCATTCTTGGCGTTGTCGGGCCTCGCTATACGCCCCTTCAGAATCGTGATGCGTTCGATTGGTTCCAGCCGTTTCTTGATGCTAATGAGTGTGCTATTCATACTGCCGGATCGCTGCATAGCGGTCAGAAGGTTTGGGTGCTGGCTCAACTCAACCGAGACAACGCTGAGATTGTTCCGGGTGATGAGGTTAGCAAGTTTATCCTGCTGAGTAATAGTCACGACGGTACTACTGCTATTCGCGTAGGCTATACGCCGATTCGTGTTGTTTGTGTCAATACTCTCTCATATGCTCACAAGCATAATGATAGCAAGTTGATCCGTATTCGTCACACTCGCTCCAGCCAGAAGAATCTGGAACAAGTGCGTGATATTATGGACAATATTAATGCTGGATTTGAGGCTACTGCGGAGCAGTATCGGTTCCTCGCTAGTAAGAGTTTCAACCAGAAGGATATTGAGAAGTATGTTAAGGTTGTGCTGAATATTAAGGGTGCTGACGAAGATATTAAAACTCGTACCCGTAATATTATGGACGATATTCTTGCTCGTATCGAAGGCCCGAAGCAAACTGCGACTAATGTTCGCGGTACTTGGTGGGCCGCTTATAACGGGTTCAATGAATATCTGAACTATGGTAAGGGTCGCACGACCGACAATCGGCTCGATAGCCTCTGGTTCGGCCAGAATGCTAATGAGAATAATAAGGCGTTGGAATCTGCCCTAGAGTTTGCCAACGCGATCTAGTCTTCCTTTCGTGGCGTGGTGAGTGATGGGTCGCCGTAGGGAACGAGGGAATAACCTACGGCGGCCCTGACCTCGCCTGTCAAAATGGCAGGCAGGGCGCAACCACTGCCAAAATGGCAGATCTCACGCGGCACCTGTCAAAATGGCAAGGATCGAAACTTTGTCAAAGAATCTCAAAAAGGTTGCTTGCTACTCCAGCCTCTAGACGATACAATGGAGTCGTAAGTCGTTTACCAGCAAGGGTTTAGGAGAAATATTAGAGGATGAGATTAGATGAAAGAGATAGTAGAAAATATTTTGATTATTCTATTATCATTTATGTGTCCCACCTGATGCTGCCTGATTGCTGGTCTTGTTGATAGTCAGCGAAAATAGAGGGTCTTATGAAAGTTTATGTAGTTTTTGATTTTCCTGAGATTAGTGATGTTAATAGTCAGGAGGCAGATTTTGCTATTGATAGTCTCAGTGAAGATTTGACCGGATTTGCTATAGATGGTGAATATGAGTGGTATATTGATGATGCAGAAGGAGAGGTTAAAAATGGATGAGATTCTTAATGCTCTTAATTATGTACTAAGTAGAAGCGGTGATCGTCTTCAAAGGTATATTGATACTAAGGATGATAAGTATATGGAAGAGTGTAGGATTTATTTGGATGTGGCTAATATTTATATGTATAATCTGAGAAAGGATAATGATGGAAAGCCTAGTATACGCAATTAATCATGCTCTAGACTGTGCTCAGCACAAACTCAATTGGTATACAGATACCGGAGATAAAAGATATATGGATGAATGCAAAGAGTGGAGTAATGTTGCTAGTATCTATATGAATCAATTAATTATGGAGCAGAAGAATGAAGCTTGTAAAAATTGAGATGGAACTCGGTATTGATGATCCCGATCTAGAGAATGACTATGATAGTATCGCCCAATACTTAAATGATAAGTTGTATAATGATCCTGAGTTTTTCGGTGGTTTTGGCCCTGAGAATATTAGTGAAGTTAAAGAGTTTGTTTAGTGGATTTTTTTGCTCCTAATAAACTTTTCTTTTCTGCTAAATAAAACCTAGTGTGTGTTGTGTTCATATCTATTATAGAATGCTTGAGAAAGTTGTCAATACACCGAATAGAAAACAGTATAATGCACAATAAAATTATTATTCATTCAACATTATTGTTTTTGATTCTTATTTCTACATGTTTTGCAGACATTAAAACAATTAGGATATGGAGATGCGTAATTTGCAAAGCTATTTGCTGTTCAGAAGAAGAGCCTCCTGTTTTTCCTTGTTTTGAAAACTGCGTTAATAGCCACTTGTGGCTTTTGGAGGATTATGTGGAAATAGACGAAGAGGTATGTATATCTAGTAGATAGTTATATAGTATTCTCACCCGCGCTGCATAATATATAACCATTTTCTCTGTAGTTGTCAAGAAAGGAGTTGCCACTAATAAAAAAACCAATAAGTCGTTATGTGTTGTAAGTCGTTTATACTCAAGGACTTGCGACAAGCCACCCGATGTGGTACAATGGTGTGTGTGTTCAGTGTTCTATTCTAGCCTAGAGGTGACATATTTTTATTATTTGCTTTTGTGGTGCTTTGGCTCTTGGCGTGATCGATGGTATGAAACGGATGTAAGGTGTTAGTATTAAAAACTAAAAGCTGCTTATCGTTACTATTAGCTTCAAAACTATTGCTAGAAGACTATAGTAAAGAAACAACTATTGGCAAGATGGATTATAGTACTTTGTATACATCAACGCAAAACGAACCCATGGATAATACAATGGACTATAATTACATAACTACAGAAAAATTTATTCAAGATAACAATAAGAAGTATCAAGAATATTTTACTAGATAAACTCAAATATAGAAAGACTTATTATGAAAAATTTACTAATTATTATTGCTGTGCTATCAATGTGTTCTTCTGTTTTTGCTGGAGATTGCTCTAGAGGAAGTTGTAATCGACCTGTTAGAAAAGCTGTTTCAGGCGTTGTGGATACTGCCAAGAATATTGTGTCAGTTCCTGTTAGAGTAACAAAAAATACTTTTAGTAATATTAGGTCAAGACGATCTGCTCGTCAGGCTCGCTGATAATATTCCTACACAATGAACAAACAATATTCCTCAGGTCAAAAGCCTGGGGATATGTTTGTTTCTTCTAATCCTATCGGATCGGTTTGTTGGTGGTAGTCAGTCAAATTTAAGGAACATATAAAATGAGTAACGATCAAAAACCAGTAGCGTGGGCATTTTATCACAAGGATGGTACTCTGAGATTTATTGTGGATGATGAAAGAAGGATGCTTGCTTGGAAAAGTGCTCATGATGGAGATATAATTCCTTTGGTTCATAAAGAGCCTAATAACCAAAACAATAATATTGATAGTCAGGCTTAACAACGCAGCAGTAACTCAATTGGCAGAGTGTCAGGTTTCCATCCTGAATGTTGAGGGTTCGATTCCCTTCTGCTGCTTTTCAACCAAATATTTTGCATGGTGGAGCATGTGCTCTTCGACTATTTTAATACTAAAAAGCAAAACAAAAATAGTATAAATTATGAATATAGTACAAATCGGATGCAATGACGGTAATGATCATGTATTTAGTTATATAAAATCAAATCCAAATATTGATAATATTATTTTAATTGATGCTAATATAGGAGCACTTAACAAATGCAAAGAAACCTACGCTAACGTACCAAACTGCACCTTTTTACACAATGCGATTGTAGTGGACGATAGCAAGTTTGTCAACCTATATGCCCCAAAAGATCAAAGTTATGATGCTCATTCATCTTTAGTATTTGATCATCTAATCAAACATCATCATCAAAATATTGAAACTATATCAGTTCCAGCTATTAATATTAATGATTTATTATCAAAATATAAACCAGATAGACTATATATAGACGCTGAAGGTTTAGATTCTGTTATCGTTGGCTCCATTGATTTTACGAAACATGTGGTTCCATATATATTTTTTGAGTTTGTTCATTCTGATGGAGCATTTAATATTGGTTCAAATTTTGAAAAAACTAAAAATATTTTACTAAACTATAACTATAAACTAGTAGTAGTAGATACTAATATAGAGGCTAGTCTCACCTAATGTAATAGGATCGGTTAATTGGTGGTAGTCAGTCAGTTTTTCGTACCGTATGATATTCGCATATTCGCAAAAAATATAATCAACTTTACAATTCTGGCCATCTGCTTATTATAACTAATGGATGTATAAAAAAAAGCAGGGAGCCTCAACAGCTCCCTAGCTTTATTTGCTTGTTATTTTATTAACAAGAATCAGGCTTCATCTACAACATCAAGAGACTGAATATTGAGATCAATACCGACAGAATATGTTTTGCGTAGTGTTTCATCATTGATAACGCTTACGCCTCTACTCACAGAAACTTTGCCCCAGCGAGCATTAGTTCCAGTAGTTGGTAGATTAACAACAACGTCGGCAAGTTTTTCTAAGAAAGAATAGACTAGTTCTCTTACGTCACCAGATGTCGCAGAAGAATAACTTTCTAGAGCCGAATAAGGAATAGTAATACCAGCACCATTAACAGTGATACCAGTACCAAAAACTCCTGTTGGATTAACAGTATAGGCCATGATTAAGTTCTCCGTAAAAAGGATGATGTTTGTAGACTTATTTCTAATACACCAAAAAAAAATGATAGCAATAAAATTAGCCGGCCAAAACATAACTTGTGACTATATATGCTCCTTAATCCAAAGAGAAATAGTCAAGCATAGCAACGAGCATAAAGAATTGATATTAACAATATCTATAAAAGAAATATCATATGATGATGTTTCACATATCCCTAAATTAGAATATAAGAATTTAGATTGTCCCAGCTAATATAATCTGATCGTCGAGATGGTCGCAGTCAGTCTGTTTTTAACACCTTGTCATTTTATGATAAACCACATACTATACTAAGAAGGACTATTTATGCAAGAACAAACTAAGTACTATACAACTTTTCAACACGAAGAATTTTCTGACGAAAATCAAAATTCTCTAGCATCAAAAGAATCTAACAAGGTTTTTGCCAAAGCTGTGAAAAGCGGCCTAAGTAAACACATACAAAATAAAACACCATCTTTTTTCAAGTTTTTCGTTAGAGTCTCTGGCCCTAAGTTACTGTATGATCCTTTTCCCAAATATTCTGTTTCCGATAGTAAAAACTCTTTTTTGGACAAGGTTTGTAAATCCACCAACGGATACAAAGAGGTCACAGAATCAATTTTTAATATGTACCTAAGTTATTTAAGAACCCAAAATCCCCAATGGTACAACAAAGCACAGAGAGAACTAAATAACATTAGGTAAAATACTCTATGAATAATCTTGGCCTATTTCAATCACACGGATATTTGATAATTTTCACCTGCATAATTTTATATATGGGCCTATACATTTATTTAACTAACGAATATGGAGAAATTGATGATGAATAATGAATTCCACAAACCTTTCATAAAAAGTTTGATTCTAGTTGCTATTGTCACAGTTTTTGCTATGGTTTCCACAAGATATGTAGCAAATTATTACATAAAACTTAAATCTCCCCCTGCAAAAACCCTAGAATATTCCTCTCAAAAATCCTCAGAACCAATTATATCATCGGTTATTGAGTAAATATGACCTTCTTCTGAATAAAAGTGGCGTATTTTTACTTATTGAATTTGCCCGTATTCTAAATGGGCTAAAGACCACTTTAGGAAATGGCCGATATACCCTATTGACAATCCTGCCGTTTCATGGTATACTGGTACTGGTAGTAATGGTATTTTTCTTAATATTTAACGAGGAAAATGAAAGTTTATGTATCGTAACGTGTTGCTAACAGACAAAGAAATAGCGATTCTTAGAACCGTTATTAGTCAAACTTTAGCCGAAAAGATTACTCCACAAGCAAAGAATTTGACCATTATTCATAACCGTCTTAGAGAAATCCGCCCCCTTATTCAGAATAATCAATTCTTTAATTATGGTAAATGAAACACTAATCCCACAGAAATGAAAAGAATGGATACGAATATGGGCAAGGAACCCGCAAATGCAAACTAAAACATCATATTTCGGTCAACACTTTATTTTATCTATTGTGAAGAATGGTAGGATACTACTCTAATTCTTTCTAATAGTAATGAAACAAAGAATCATGTTGTATTTACAGACGAGTATGAACTAATGGATTTGGTCGATTTTATGCTTGAAACCCTTGGAGAAAAATAATGACTAACGAAGATATTAACGATATTAAATCCATACTGAACGAACAATTTGATTACATTGACAGACTACAAAAATCTGGCTGTCAAAGTGTATTGTCTCAGTCTCTTTGTGATGATATAAAAGGTTGTAACAAAGTTATGATGGAGATAGTTTGTGGGCCGGTTGGTGGAATTGAAAAATTAGTGGAAAGAACAAAATGAACATTAATCTTGATAAGCATGATATTGGTCTAATTCTTGATGCTCTGGAAAGTTATCAGTTGGATATTGAGCATGGTGAGAATAATGGTTGTTCTTATATTTGGACAACGGATAAAGTGGAAAATTTGGTCGATTATCTGAATGATACTTTGGAGAAAAATAATGACTAATGAACTAAAGGAAAGAATCCGTAACTTTATTATTAGTTGGGATAATACTATTGAGGATGCTAATTGGGCAACTTGTGATTTATTTTTAGAAACGGCCATTAGTCTGCTAGAGGAAACTATTGGAGAAAAATAATGACCGATAAAGCAGTTCAATATTATCTTGACAAGAATAAAATGATTGATATTAGGGTGGATCTTTGGAGTGATAGTAATATGTTTGTTAGTATCTATAATGACCGAAATGATAGTTGTGTGGGATATACTTGTAGTAGAGAAGAATTAAAAGGTTTAGCCGATTTTATTTATAAGACTATTGGAGAAAAGAAATGAAAGTCTATGCTATAGTCTGTGAATATGGTGCTGGAAGTATTTATGAGGCCATAGAGATAGTTTGTAAAACTAGAAAGATTGCAGAGTCATGGTACTTAAATGCTGACTTTGATGGCCGACCATATCGTATTAGAGAAATGAATATTGTGGATAAAATGTGGAAAAAGATTCCTAAAGCCCCCCAGTCTAGAAAGCCTGAAACAAGATTATCTCAGAAAAAGGCTAAGAAATGATAACTATTCCACGCTGGGAATATTATGTTCTTTATTTTATTGCATTTATGCAGTGTTTGAGTTTTATAGATAGGCTATTGGTAATTAAATGACTAACGAAGATATACAAGATATGAAAACCGTATTAAATGACCAGTTTGATCTTATCCAAAGACTCATGCCACTGGTTCATCTTCAAGATGATAAAGATTATCAAGATATTTATGAAGATATTTTAGAATGTAATAATATTATGATGGAGATAGTTAATGGGCCAACTGGCGGGATTGAAAAATTAGTCGAGAGAAATGTATGAATCCTACCCCATTATCGGAAGATATTGCTTATGCTATTAGTTGTGTGCAGGATTATAGGGACAGTATAGATCCACATACTATAGAAGATGTAAGAACAATATATGATATTAGTATGAGGATTGAAAGACTATTTCAGTTTTATTATCAGTTGGTAGGGTTTGATCCTAATAATATACGGAAAGTTACTTTAAATGAAATTGATTGAAGGTAAGTCAAAATGAAAATACAAAACAAAATAGAGATTGATTTATCGGAGGAAGATGTTAAGAATATTCTTTATGAGCATCTTCGTAAAGGCTATGGAGATGGAGAATACTCTTTTAAATTTAAAGCTATAAATAGGCCCATAAGAAATAATCAATACTGGACTAATTCTCCTGGTTCAATTAGTATTGATCGTTATGAATTTGATGGTGTTAAGATTGTGGTATCCTAATGAGTAACCAAATTTTTGAAAATTACGACGAAGCCCACAAGTATAGTTTAACTATTCCTTGGAAATTAGACACTTGTAATACTGGAGAAAGTTGCTGGTGTAGACTCATACTTCCCACAGAAAAGATACTGTATAAAAATAAGGTAGGAGATGCTGAAAGAGTTGATGAATTTGATTATATTATACCAGATGGTAGTATAGATAAAGAAACGGCGGAATATGTTGTAGAATTACATAATAGATCAGTAAATCTTTACAAGAGTCAAAAACAAAGATTAGCGGCTTTACAAAAATTAAGCGAATTAGATCAAGAAATGGGACTTGAATAATGTGCGAAAAAAAACTATCAACAATAACCGAGTACAAACCAAAAGGCAAATATAAAATAGTCAAATTTGAAAATGGTCTTGGAGAAATTTGGTATCAGATACAAACCCAAGGATGGTTATTTAATAGATGGTTTCGTTGTTGGTATAATACTGATTATGGTTGGACTACACATATCCCTGAATTCGATAGTGAAAATGAGGCTATAAAATTTTTGGAAAATGAAAGTAAAATATATACAAATAACATTTTAAGAAAAACCGTCACAATTACGTGTTGACAAACCAGAAACTTCTGTTAAACTACAACTACCATGAGTACCGATAAACAACAAATGAACGTGGGACAAGAGTTGGTCGAAAGACTCCAAAATCTGAATAAGATGCTAGATGCTATAAGATCAGCAGAGGTTGATGAGTTGGAACTTCCAGAAATAAACGAACAAAATAAGTCTACAGTAGAACCTAAAAGGTTGCCTAAAAGAGAAAAATGAAACCCTCGCCCAAACAACTTAAAGTTATAGAATTTCTAGAACAACAACTAAAGTTCTGGAAGAATACTAACGATATAGGTTCGCCTACTCATATTGGTGATATTCGTGAGTTTAGTCAATTTCTTGATGATGTTTTATCTAAAGACGAGATAATCTTTGTTGAACTTATTACACATGAAATATATGAGCGTATAATTGAATTGGAGAGCAGAAAATGAGTTGGTCATATAGAGTAGTAAAAACAGTAACTAAAATTCCTCTTGGAGATACCGATATTAGTTATGGTATTCATGAGGTTTATTATGATAACAACGGAGACATTGTTAATATTTCTGAAAGTTTGGCTCATCCAATATCTGATGATTTAGAGGGGTTGCAGTGGAACCTAGAAAGAATGATAGAGGCTTGTAAAAAGCCGGTAATTGAGTATAATACTGGAGAAGAAGTGAATTAACACTCACCACCGGGTTGATCGCCGGGAGGTAATGTCCTTGACCTCTGTTTCCCGTATTTTAGGGTTTCAACGTCAGATAATTGGGGCATTTTCAATACAAAAAACATGGTAAGACAAGGAAAAGGAGAATGGGATTTGACTGATATGAGAAAATAAAGCCTGTGGTCTGGAACAGTGACCCTAGATATCGGTGTTATTTTCAGAGTATTGGTAATGATACCTCACCTGCCATGTTACAAAAAAAAGAAGTCTATGAAAATAAATACATTTGAAGAATGGCTTTATCAACTTACTATTAGTTATAAGATAGTGTCATTTATTGTTTATTTTACAGGATTTTAGAACAATGAATAACCAACAAGAATTATACGGTCACGATCTTTCTTTGAAGAATCTTATACGAGAAGCAGAAGATTTCTGTTATAAGCATGATCTAGAATACGACGAGCGAAAGATAATGATAACTACAAACTATGGTAGTAATGTAGTGATATTCTATAAGGACGAGAAAAAATGAATCAACTAATAGGTTATCTAACTGGTAGATTAGGCAAAAAAACTTGTCCTATTGTATCTATTGATCATGTATTTAATTTTGACTTTAATATTCCCTGGAAAGAGTGGATAGAGATAAAGTTTAAGGATGGAAGTGTTGTTCAATTAATTGAAAAGCCAAAATGACTAGTGAAATTCATCTTGATGACAGCATGGTGCTTATCAAGCACAATCCTAATCTAAAACACAAACCATTTTTACTTGAAATCTATACCTTTGATAGTGAACCTTATTCTATACGTTTTAGCGAAAGTGATCTAAAGTTATTGGCTGGTTTTATTAATAAAGTAGGAGAAAATAATGGGCGCCTCATTTGATTATAGAGTTTACGAAACAGATAACAAACAAAAAATTCAATCACTATGGATTCAGGATAAGATTGAAATTGAAGAAAGTTATCCTCATGATTATATCAGCGACAATTACGATGAAGATGATGAGGACTTTGATTATGATGCTGCTTATGATGAAGCAGTTGATGATCTAGGTTATACTGGTCAAATTAACACAATGGAAGATACTATCAAGTGGGTAAGTATCGATCCTTTTGATAGTGAAGATAAGGCTGTTGATTATATCGAAACAAAGCATGAAAAGTGGAATAATCCTCTGGGTGTTCCTTTTAAGAGTGGTGATAAAATTCACTACGCTGTTGGTGGGTGGTGTTCAGACTAAAATGAGAGACATTAATACTGAAATTGATATTGTTGATGCTTTTATTAGGGATGCACAAAAATATGGACTAGTTAATGAAGTAGTATATTTTGCTCTAAAGTATATGAAAGAGAATCCTGAGAGCAGTATTGAGGATGCTATGAATCATGGATACTACGAATGGATCAAGTAACAACTTGACAAACCTCTAAGAGGTAATATTATACACTTGATAGGTTTGATAATCTATTTTAGTGCCACTAATGTGGGCTAATTTTTACATTAAACTATGTTTATAGTTAGTAATGGAGGTTATTATGACTTTAACTTTACATTCTCGTAATGGCTATCTTGCCCCTCGTAGAGTTGATCTTTTTTCTGAAATTAGTAAAGAATTAGATCATGCTATGAATAATATCTTTGGGCATGACTTTTTTAGCGGCTTAAATAAAAAGGGTAAAGGCTATCCTTTGATGGATGCTATTAAAACAGAAGATTCTTGGGTTCTTCAATATAGTGTACCAGGAGTTGCTAAAGATGATTTAACTGTTGAATTAACAGAAGATGAGCATGGTCGATTAATTACTGTTGGTGGGTTTTTACATGAAGATTTCATGGATAAAACAGATAATTATGCTATTAGAGAATTGAGCGGCCAGGAATTTAGGCGTGTCATAAGACTACCAGAAGATATTGATGATAAAGATCCAGTTTTATCTTTGAAAGACGGTATTTTGCGAGTTAAATTTGGATTAAAAAAAATTGCAGCACAAGTCCAAAAAGTTAAAAAATTAACAATTGAGTGATTCTACAATCTAGTTTAGATTATTGAAAATGTGGCGGGAATCAAAAGTTCTCGCCACTTTCTCTTTAGTTGCGGTTGACAAACGACGATAACGTAGTATACTAACGCTACACCCATTGGAGAAATTTGTGAACCACTACATTGAAAAACACGATATGGAAATGATTTTGGATGCTCTGGAATGTTTGAGTGAGCATTTGAAGCATTACGAAAACAATAGTCCGAATTATCCTTGGACTACTGATGATGTTGATGGTCTTTTTCATAGTTTCGACAACTCTTTCCATGATGATGCCAAATGATTAAGTGTTTTAGTAATGTTGTCGGTCATAAAGAGGCTCAAGAATTAGTTATTGATCTTAATCAAATGAAGTCATCAAAGTCTGAAGTTTTTTATATTCAGTATGATAGAAATCAAGACTATTCTAAAGATGATAATTATTTGGTAGTGGGAAATGTTACTCAGTCTGATTGGGATGAACTCAATCTTGATATGGATTTTATGGAGGTTGATTTAATCTAATGAATGAACTTGTTGCTAAGTATGTTTATGACCAATCAATTAGTTATGGTTATTTTAATGTTTATGCTTGTTATGATTCTATGGAGGATTTTGACAATAGAAATGTAGCCTTTTATGATGTTTATGATAGTAAAGGGAATTGTATGAACGAAGGCGATCCTTTCTACTCTTTTCCATCATGGAATGAAATCTATGATTTTTATTGGCTCCCCACTGTGCGTGAGGCGTCACAAACTTTGTCAAGAGATTTGAAAGAGGCAACTAATGGATGATGTAATTAAAGCAGATTTTTACAAAGCAAATGTATTTAGATTCTATTTTGAGAAACTAAATTCCACAGTAGATATGACAGTTACCAATAGTATTTCTTGGGATACTAACAATTATACTATAACAAGAGAAGAACTAAAGGGTCTGGCCGATTTTATCAACAAGTTTTTGGAGAATTAACATGAAAAAGTATGATTCTTTCAAAGACTTTATGTATGGTGTTGCAGACTATATTGATAGCGAGTACGATGGTCTGGAAAAAGACTCTCCTCTTTCTGATGATGAAAAGTATACTATCCAAAACATTGCACGAACCCACTACGAATCCGGCGACAATATTTCAAACACAGCATACTATATTTTTCAATATTTGAGCATGAATAGAGAGTGGATGAAGGAAAATATCGACTAAAGGCATCTATTGACAACTGCCGATACCTCTGGTATGACACAACTATCAACCATCTAACACTGGAGAGCAAACAATGATTCCTGCCTATACACTAGTTACATATAAGCGTAATAAAAATGGTGATCCTGTTGGTGTTTTAGTAGCCAAAAAGAACCAAGGAGATGGGTCATTTACAATAGGGTATTCTCAGTGTCGCAAGGGAGATAAGTTTAACAAGAAGATGGGTCTAAATATTGCCCTTGGGCGATGCGACAATTTTGATGTTAAATATTTCAATAGTATGCCCCACAGTCTTAGAAAAATTCTTCCAGACTTTATTAAGAGGTGTGAAAGATATTACAAACAAGGAGTTAATATCTAATGAATTGGACTTTTATCGTTGTCAGAAATTCTACTGTAGAAAGAGTTAAAACATTCAGTGATTTTTGGGAAGGTGCTAAGTTTACGGATAATTTTATCAAGGCTATTGACCCAAATTTTCATGGTAACTTTCCAATCTATAATCGTAACGAAAATTATAGAAACGGCGACCTGAGTGTTGGTTTGTATAAGGATTCATAATCTATGACAACAACTATTGATCCTAAAAACATTACAAATTATAATAGAACAGATAGTGAACTAGAAACTTTCTGGCTGTTTTGTTTGTTTGTTGCTGGTAAAAATTCTGATAGTGCTAGCATTAAGTTGTCTCAATTTTTAGAAGATATGACTCCGTGGGATACTCCATTTGGTTATCTTCAACAGATTGATATTCATAATAAGTTGCTAAGTATTAAGTCTGGTCAATACACTAGGCTTTCAAAGGCTATTGAGCAATCTATTGATTTAGATTTAAGAAATTGTGATCTTGATGATCTGACTAGCGTTTATGGGGTTGGACCAAAAACCGCAAGATTTTTTCTACTTCATACTAGAGAAAATTGTGAATACGCTGTGCTTGATACCCATATTCTAAAATGGATTCGTAATCATTCTGGATATGAAGATGCTCCAAGAGATACTCCACAGAATAAACAGGAGTACGAGAAGTGGTCGAGTATTAGTATCTCTCTTATGAGAGAATCGTACCCAGATTTGTCTTTGGCAGATATTGATTTGTTAATCTGGACAGAAGTAAGTGGGAGATTAGATAACTAAATATAAAGCATATTTTGTAGGCGGCAAAATATCACGGAGGCCACTATGGAATATAGAAATATTGATACAGATTATATTTTGTATCTGGTTTGTAAAAAATATTATTCGGGCGAACTAAATCAAGATCAAGTTTATTGGAAATTAGAGTCAGAAGGATATAGTAAAACAGAAATTGATAATGCTATTTATGATTATTATTTAGTATATGAAAGAACAAAGAAGTTAGAGATAGGCTCTATTTATTTAGGTATAATTGTTTTGTTTTTGTATATTATTTATCAAGTTTTGAAGGAGAATATGTGAAAAAGTTTATTACTGCAATTATTATTGGTCTTTCTGTTGTTGGAATTTCATATTCAATTATTATAAATCCTACTGTTGCTAGGGCAGATGATATTGATAAAATTTTGAGAGCAAAGGATAAGGTTCGTGCTATGGTTAATTATCCAGATACTTTAGTTTTTCATGAATTTTATACCAAAGTTAGTGGAAATACTGTTACTCTAAAGTTTACTTGTAAAAATGGATTTGGCACACCAGAAACTCACGTTATGGATATTAGGGTTGACTGATGACGTTTCACGACTATTTACTAAAAAATTTAGAAAATACTGCTATGATTGATCTCCGTACTGGAGATGATATTTTTCAGTATAATTATTGGAATTGGTTTCATCAACAGTTTGAACTACATCTACTAAATGATGATTATACCATTGGACATATTTTACATGGCGGTACAATCTCTCAAAACGAAGATGGTAGTATTGTATTTTATTCTAAATATCATCCATGTAAACTTATTCTGAATTTCTACTTTGGCGGGGCTACAAAATGACAGTTGGTTTAAACGTACAGGTTCCTTGGTCAACTCTATTAATAAATGGCGACAAAAGCGTAGAAACACGAACGTACCCGCTGCCTAAAAAGTATGAAGGAGTTGAACTAGCACTTATAGAAACGCCTGGAAAATCTGGTAAATTTAAAGCAAGAATTATCGGAGCTATTACCTTTAGTCATAGTTTTAAGTACCCAGATAAAAATGCCTGGATAGATGACTATAATCGACATTTAGTAAAAGAAACCGATGAGCTTCTTTATTGGAATGACGATAAGCCTAAATATGGCTGGGTGGTTTGCAAAACAACAAAATTAGATAACTTCATACCCATATCCAATCAAAAGGGTATTATATTTAGACGCCACTGTTACATCTAAAGGATGGGTATGAGTGATATAAAATCATCAGCTAAAAAACTAGTAATAAATAATTTATGTAGAATTTTTGGTGATTCTATCACTTTTGTAGGAAGTATCTGCGAAGTATTCTATTTACATAGACCATTAAGCACTATAAAAGATATTGATATCAAAGTCAATATTTCAAATAGATCACATTTTCTTAATAAGTTATTAACTAGTGACTTTATCGTTTATTCTGAGGACAAAAGGATTTATACCGTTAAGCCATTTAGAACCTATGAACCGATAAGAAATTTTGGTACTCATAATTCATCTTATACAAGCGATAATCAACCATCATTTAAATATGGTTATCACATGCATATTTTTGGCGTACCTTTAGATATTTGTTTTTATATCGACACTTATAGTGATCTGAAAAAATATATCAGATTTGCAAATTTTCCTCCTATTGACACTATATATCCAAATACCAGACTAATAAAAACTGCCGATAGCAAGTTTTGTTTACAGGCAGTAGAATCTAGAATGGAGATACTATCTAATTCAATAGCCGATTGTAAATATCCACTAGAAACACATCAAAAACACTTAAAAAGACTTTCATTATATGACAATTATGATATCGTCTCAGAAAACGCTATCAAAAATAGTAAATATACAAATTTATTAAACAGTGTGCCTAATTTCTTTTTGCCAAAAAAATTTGATACAAATCAGTACAAAAAAAATAACTATAACCTCAAACCCTTAATCACAAAAGACTCATTAATTGATCATTATATTGCTCACGGAATTTTTGAAAACGCCGTAGTACAAAAAACATGATGAGCAGAGTTGACAGTTGCGGAAGGTGTGTTAAACTATGTTAATCGTCCTTGGAGAACAAAGTTATGGGAATGGGCAGTTTTGCTGTTGGCAGTTTTGTTATCGAATATGATGATCTGAAAAAGATTTGTCCAGATGAAATCAAGGCTATTGAAAAGGCTAAGTATTTTGATGGTGTCGGATGGGGGAATATTGGTCGATGGCTCGCATGGAGTGATAATGACCAAATTATTGATGCTTTGCATGATGCTGTGCTTGATGATGAGTCTAAGGCTACTATTCGATTGGAGTTGACAGAAGAACAGATTGTGGAAGATATCTTCGATCAATATGAAATTCTTGTAACCAATCTTAAAACTGTTTTTAATAAGAATACTGGACTATCTTTGCATTTCGATCACTATGATGAAGAAGGTGGTGATAGATATGATAATCCGGGCGATAAGGATGGTTGTATCTTTTGTGTGGATGGTATGGTGCAACTAACTCCTGCTGGCGAAAAGTATAAGGATATTATTAGCGAAAGGAAATGGACTCAGTATGGGTGAGTATAATTGGATGGATAGTGTTAAAAAGATTGTCAATATCGCTACTGGATACTACGACACTAAACCGCCACAATCTGATCCTTATCTGATTCCAGAAATAAGGATCAATAATATGTATCCGTATACTGTGGAACAAACAGTTAAAGTTACTCACTATGTTAAACCCAAGCGTCGTGATCCATCTAGAAATTGGAGAAAGAAATGAAAAGTCAAACTGAACTGTCTTATACAGATGCGGCTATGGAGTGTGCTAGATATATTTTTGATAGTGATAGTGAACAAATTAGTTACCAAGAATATATCAATGATGGAAATGATCCAAGAGATCATATCTTGTATTGTGCTGCTGTTGTTTTGGGAGAAGAATTGGAAGAGTTTCAAAACGATATTCGTCAATATCTAGAAGAAGAAAACGCCAATTTATGAAGCAAAACAAATTTTGGCCCAATGTATTTTTTATTACAGGCATAAGCAGTGCTATTGCTAGCATACTCATTTGGACTCTTAAAAAAGATGGAGATCCAGATCAGACAGAAAGAGTCGGCATTTTTATTTGTTGTTGGTCTACTATGTTTTTTACCTTAAGTAATTATTTTCGAAAATGATTAAACACTTTCCAACTACCAATACTGATAAGGTTATTGAGCATTATTCACAGAAGGATAATGTCCCTATCAGTTATGTTTGTACCACAGATTATAATATGAGTGATCGACCTGTGGATATTTTCTATAGGAATACTCCACATCCAACATTTGGTAACAGGTATTTTGGTATAGGTATCAATTATGAAGATGGATCTTATGTAATTTTTAGTGCTGACGCAATAGAGAGATATACATTTGGTATGGTAGAAGATGATGACGGCGATCTTCAATACTCTCAGTCTCACCATGATTATAAGAGTTTTGATAATGGCAATATGATTGATGGTGGTCGAGAATATATTAGATCATCTCATAATAATGTTTGCATCTATGTGGTTCGTGATGGGAAAATGGTAGAGCGTGATTTGACATATAGTCAAAGTCCAGTATAATACAAGTGTGTTTCGTTTCTTTTACCTTAGAGGATAACTATGAGTCTTGGTGTTGTTGAAAAGAATGGTAAGTTTGTTGTTACCCAAAATGGTCAGCCTATTAATCTCCCCAAGAGTGATGGTCAGGCCATTGTAACCGAATTTAATAGCAAGAGTGATGCTGAAAAGTATATGAGTATTCTTTCCATGCTTCAAAAACAAAAGAAGTATAAGGCAAAGTAAAATGGACGCGGAACTACAAAACCAACTATACGAAAAGTATCCAAACCAATTCAAAAATCTCAAGTATATTGAGTGTGGCGACGGTTGGTACGAAATAATTAATCGTTGTTGTGGAGTTATTCAACATTATATAGACTATTCAACAAAACAAGGTAAAGTTATAGATTTTTATTGGTCACAAATTAAAGAAAAATTTTCTTTACTTAGGATGTATAAGTATGGTGCTGATGATTATATCAATGGCGTAGTTAATATGGCAGAGAGTATGAGTGGTTGCATTTGTGAATATTCTGGCAACAAAGGAAAGTTGCGTAATAGAAAAATTAAAAATGGCGAAGTTGTATTGGCTTGGATGAAAGTATTAAGTGATGAAGAAGCAAAAGTAGAAGGTTATGTTGTTGAATAATGATATACTTTACATCTGATTGTCATTTTGGACATAACAATATAATCAAATATTGTAATCGTCCTTTTGATGATGTTCATATTATGAATAAGCACATACTAGATCAGATAAATAAAGTTGTTGATTATGAAGACACCCTATATGTGCTTGGAGATTTTTGTTTTAAAAGCAAAAAACCAATAGACTATAGAATTCGTATTAATTGTAAAAATGTTCATCTAATATGGGGTAATCACGAAAAACATAAAGATTATTTTCCAGATAAAAATACTACTGATATGAATGGATTCTCTACTCTTCAAGATACTAAAGAAATAATCTATTGTAATCAAAAAATATTTCTAAGTCATTATCCCCACAGAAGTTGGCCGTCTAGTCATAAGGGTAGTTATATGCTATACGGTCATGTTCACTCTAAATTAGATAATGAAGATCAAACCTCAAAAAGATTAACTTTAGACGTTGGGGTTGACAATACAGTAAACTATGGTAAAATATTTGGAGAGCCGTGGAGTTTCAAAGAAATACAAAAACTATTTAACTCAAGAGGCTGTTTTGTAGGATAACAACTCTATGCGAAAGTTTTAGAAATGAAACAAATTAAACTCATTCTTAAAGATAAAGAGTTGACTTCATTAGAAGATTCTGATGAATTTGAAGTAGTTGTATATGACTACGACCTAGATGAATATGAAAATATAGATCCGGTTTTAATTCAAACAGATATTGATGGCGAAAATTTTATAGAATTAGTAATATGAATATAGATATTAGTAAGCAAGAAGCATGGAGAATGTTAGACGCTCTTAACGCTTACAAAAAAGACTATAGTGTTAGTACGGCGGTAAATAAAGTAATAGAATCTTTAAGTAAAAAACTCAAGAAAATAGTTAACAATTAAGGAGATAGTATGAATCTTTTTCTAAAGGCTCTGGTCGATCATTATAATTCTAAAATCAGTGAAGCAGTGGCTACTCTTAATCTTTATATGAATAATAGCGTAGGCATTGGCGAACATTCCGATATCCTTGAAGAACTAAAGAAATATGTGGATATCTTAGATGATGCTGATGGGAAGTTGGCTACACTTCAAAAGTATATTCCTGTAAACAATAATCCTTTGCCTCCAACTAATGAATAGAAAATTGCTAATCTTAGCAAGAGCAATAGATCATAGAGTCGGAAAAGATGATTATGATGCTCCCGACATTCCTATATTAACTCAATACGAAGCATGGACAGCATTTACTATTAAGTTAAGTATTATATTGATCAATTTTATTACTTGTGCTTTTATTATTGCAAATATTATTCATCACTGGTAGTTTATGGATAAGTTGCTAGAAATTTTACGACAACACAAAAATATTGTTAGTTATACTCTATCTTTCTCTAAACCAGAAACTCTTATTCTTCAATTTAAAGATGGATCAATACTAAAATTAGTGGAAAAAAATGAAAAAGAAAAGTAAACACAAGTCAGTTAAAAAATCTAAACCAAAGATTGATGTGGTATTAGAATCACTATTGAATCTTGAAACTGTTGTTAGACAACTGATTAAAACAGTGGAACAACTACAGTATTCTAGACCATATTATCCACAAGAAAAGCAAGAACGACCCAAATACTGGCCCGTTGATTACCCAAAATATAAAGATGTAACATGGGATGCCATTAATAATGGTTGGCAATGAATCACCAACAAATATACGACCAAAAGATAAAACTATGGGAAGAAAGAAACTCTAAAATGAGAGAGTTTTTACGAGATTATGATAATAGAATCCATAATCCTGCAATGAAAAAGATAAGACAAGAATGTGAAAAAATAGGACATAAATTTAGTTTTCATGGTTATAATTTAGTACGATCTCATAGAATTTATAAGTGCGATTATTGTGGAATAAGTAAGCACGAAGAAGATAATTCATGACTATTCAACCTATCAACGATAACAATAGTAGATTTGATTTGGTAGAAGTTAAGTCTACTAATAGTTGCAAGCCAACCCCGCATTGTAAAATTCATGGAGCGATGAATTGTGTGGCTATTCATGATAAGGGAAAACTTTGGAGATGTATACAATCTAATCAATTAAAAGATTGTCGAGCAGGGTGCGAGGAGATAATCCGTGCATAAAAGTCTACTAACTCAAGAAACTCAATTAGAAAACTTGAAAGCCCACTACGGTTTTAGTTTAAATTTTGTGGAAGTTACAATTCCTCTTACGTTTAATGAAATGATTGATATTTGGGGAGAAAATTGTGCTGAATATGAACACGGGTGTGCATTATGTAGAGCGTGGCACGAATGGAATACAAATAATCATAAAGTAACTGTTGTAGTATCACGAGACGCTATTATCAAGGCAGCAAAGGAGGATTGAATGACTAAAGAACTTGGTAAAATTGAAAAAGTATATTTCGGATATGGCGGATACCAAGATATGCAGTTTGGACTTACGTTTGTATTAAATTTTAATGGTAAGGGTTGTGTAGATTTTATTGATGGTGGTTGGAGTGAGGATGTTAAGGTGGACAAATATACTAAATGGACAGAGAAAGATCGACAAATACAAAGAGCAGATATGGTAAAAAAAGTTAATAAACTGCTCAAAGACGCTAAAGTAACTAGTATAGATCAACTCAAGGGCAAACCTATCGAAATTATTAACGAAGGACTTACTCTTAAAAGTTGGAGAATTCTTACAGAAGTATTATGACTAATCAAGAATTTTTAGATAAACTACGATCTATAGTTGTAGACTATGATAAGACTTATGGAAATTGGCCGGAAAGCAAATTTGAAGGTCTTGCATTTTACCAATACGCATTGTATCATTGTGACATAGAGGACGATTCAGAGATTCTTGAGAATAAATATCCAGAGATTTATAAAGATACAAACTATGGACACTGATACCAAATGTTGCGATCCAGATGCTCCTACTGAAACTTGTATGGTTTGTGGGCGATATATCTATACTTGTGAAAGAAAAGAATCTGTTAATGATAGTTATCTTTGTCCAGTAATTGAACATAATAATGGGTGGGAATTGCATAATGGGTTTTGGGTCTGTAGTGTGGAGTGTGAGCATCAATATTTTGCGGATTTGGCAAAACCTCAATGGTTTGACAATTTAAAAATCAAATGGTTTCATCCTTTTAATTTCTTATTTCACAAACGTCCTAAGATGGATACCGATTGGCACCCGTCTGATGATTTATATCAGTATGGTTTTAGCCTCGATCTAACCACCGAAATCTATTATTATACATATGACTGGGGAAAGGGTTTTAGCTGTCGTTTGTTAGGATTTGGATTCGAAATAACGAAAGTACGCAAATGAAAACTTTTAAAGAACAATTAAAAAGAGTTGTCGATGATGTTAATTGTGACGCTTGCGGAAAAAGCACTACAATTAATACGAATGTTGGGCCGGATTATGCTACTCTAGAAAGTTGTTGGGGATATGGGTCAAAAGACGATGGATCCAAATACAACATTGATCTTTGTGAGGAGTGTTTTTTTGACGTATTAAGTTTTCTCAAAGAAAAAAGACGTCAGATTTTGGGGCCATTCAATTATCCTTATGACAAAGACCCTTTTGAGGGGGTAGAATACTTATGAGTAAATATAAAATTTGCAAATTTTCTAATGGTAATAATGAAGAATGGTATCAGATTCGTAAAAAAGGTTTGCTATTTTGGTACTGGGTTTCTGATTACGAATATGTTGGTAGCGGAATGTTACGTAGCGTTAATAAGTTTTTCACAATCGAACAAGCCAAAGAATATATTGACAATGATATAAGATATCTTAAAAGGGGACAAATCAAAAAAATGGAGTGTTTTGATTATGATTAATTTAACACAAGAACAAAAGTTTGTTATCTTTTGGCTCTATAATAGAGTTGCAGAAAATATACCAAATAATCCAATAAAGAGTGGCGAAAACAATATTATTGTCAACGGAATCGACGTAACAGAAACAGTCAAGCAATTACTGCAAGATAGGTTATTTGTATGAGTTATTATTGTCCTAGTTGTGAAAAAGATATTTCATCTCTTATAAGTTGGGAAAATCTTACTGAACAATATAACAGTAACAGGATGCTTTTTTGTCCATATTGTAGCGTAGGACTACGATTAAATTATGATGAAGAATGGGATGGGGTTGAAGAATATTCTTACTGGAGTTTTGAAATATCAAAACGAGGCGATCAATGAATAAAGATGATTTTATAAAACTAATTAAAATTCGCCAACTTCTCAAAGAAGCATATGACCATTATTTTAAATATTCAGATGGTCACTGTAAAAGCAGCGAAGGTAGTATTAGCATCGAATTTGGAGATTATTGGAGTGACAAAGAATGTAAAGGTATAATTACTGGAGTCAGTATTTATTCTTATGTTCTTGGATCTTCAAGAATTCATTATTTTGACAGTCTTGACAAAGCACTAGAGACTGTGATACAATGGCATAGTGAGGAAATGACTATGACTTACGATTATGATGATGCTGGCTATCCACGAACACATTTACAGAATCTAGACTTAGATGATTAATTTTGAACAATTCTTAGACAAAGCAGATAAGTTTTATTATGAAAACGAATTTGAACTTCGTCATGGTCAGGCAATAATGAATGTTCTGCACCTAGTTCGGTCTGATTTATACAAAAAGATAACACAAACCGATCTTGATTGTTTCTACGATGACGGTACAGTTAAAGACACTTTAGACTACTTGGAAAGAATTTGGGATGACAAAAACATTTGAAGATTGGTTGAATGAAATAGAAGGATTCTCTCTTAGGTGTGAAAGAGCATACGACGATCTTGTTGTTAATCCTAAGGATGAGGTTGATAACTGGAAAAACATCAAAGAATGGTTAAAGGCATCTTTTAATGCTGGTTATGAAGCTGGCGAGTTTAATAAACTATATCTTATTCAGAGCCTCAAATCTGAAATCAGAACATTAAACAAAGAAATCGCTGGACTAAGAGAAGAAAGACGCTCTCTACTTGACAAAGACAAACCACCAGGGTATACTCAATCATTGAAAGGGCTAGGCGATGACTTGTGATTTTAGAGTTGTTAAACAAACAACGAAGCATACTAGTTTTGATGAACCTACCATCACATACAGCATACATGAAGTCTGCTACGATGAAAGCCATAACGTATCTAATGTATCACCAGAACCAGCAAGATA